TTCTTACGACAGGCCTGTGGTACCGCGTGCGGGGCTGGTGCAGGGGCGATGGCAACGCCTATATGGACATTTACATGGGCGCGCAGAAGTGGATCGGCACGGCATCCACCGACTGGCAATACTTCGACGTGGTCACGCAGGCGGGCGACACCCAGCTCCAGTTCCGCTGTCTCAACATGGCGGCTGGCCGGTCGGTGTGGGTGGACGACGTGACGGTCGAGTGCATCTCGGCTTCGCGAGCGACCGACAACACCGGACTGGGCAGACACATCGAGCAGGCTACCGACATCAATCGACCTGGATGGGTCGCGCAGGGTACGGGCGGCGTGCTTCGGTTCGACGGCGTCAGCGACTCCTTGAAGACCGCCAACTTTACGCTGAACCAGCCGGTGCACGGCTTCATCGTCGCCAAATGGACTTCGACCGGCACCTACGCCCGGCTGATAGACGGCAAAGACGCCAACTTTGGTTCGCTTCTCACCAGCGCGGGAGGCGGACCTAACGTGACGCTGACGGCTGGAGGGGCGGGAGTCACCAAATCGCTGGTGGACGGTGCGTGGCACATCATCGACTACGTGCTCGACGGCGTGTCGTCCAAGCTGGCGCAAGACGCCGGAGCGTTCGCCACGGGCGACGCGGGTGCTCTCAATCCAGGCGGCCTCACGCTCTGCACGGGCGGGCACGGGTTTAACCCAGCGCGTGCTGATGTGTTTGCCGTCTACCAGTACAACAGAGAACTGCAGGCTGGCGAACGCACCCAGATGGCCGATTATCTGAAGATCAAGGCAGCAGCGGCTGGAGTGATTTTGCCGTAGCCTTCGCTGGAACGGGCTGACGTAAAGGTAGGGCAGCATGGCCGAAAAAGCTCTCGTATTCGATCCCACGACCAAGTACGCCACCCGGGTAGGCAACAGCACGGTGCTTCTGATCGGCGCTGGCGCGCAGTCCAGCGCGGCCGGCTTGTCTTTGCGGCCCAGCGTGGATGGCATAGACATCAACGGCGTCACCATCCGCAATTCAACTGGTGTGGTCGTGGCGCAGTTCGACACGGCAAATGCTAGGCTGCGCGTCGGAGACGACGCCCAACCGACCGCCAGGCTGCACTTGCCGGCTCACACGACTGCGGCCGGGTCGGCACCAATCAAGCTGACGAGCGGCACGGCCATGACGGCAGCCGAAGACGGCGCGTTCGAGTACCACTCGAGCCACCTGTACTTTACGATCGGTGCGAGCCGCATGCAGCTCGACCAGCAGCTGCCGGCGCTCAACCCGAGCCCGGCCGGCAGCTACACCAACTCGAGCGTCACGGTAGACGCGTACGGGCGGGTGACGACGGCGGCGTCTGGCGGCGCATCTCTCACCGGTTACACTCTCGGCGCAAGTACCTACAACACGGCATTGGGCGTGGGCGCTGGCACAGCTGTCACCAGTGGTGTTCACAACACTTTCTTTGGCTACAGTGCAGGGTTAGCGCTACAAACAGCATCAAACAATGTGTTCGTTGGTTCCAAGGCTGGAACGGCAGTCACCAGCGGCATTGGAGTAATCATTGGTTTTGAGGCAGGTTTGGGCTGCACGGCTGCTGGGTCATCTGTGATCATAGGATATCAAGCTGGCAGCACTGTGGCGGACCCTAGTGGCGGCACATATGTCGGACACCAAGCCGGGCAGATCAACACAGGGTCCTTGAATACGAGCGTCGGTTCGTATGCTCTGCAAGGACACGCGACCGGCGGGGCTGGTAGCCAAAACGTTGCGGTCGGTTCGTATGCTCTAGCCGGCATAAAAACAGGGAACACAAACGTAGCCATCGGATACTACGCGCTGAACTGCAGCTACGGGTTGGCTGGCAGCAACAACGTTTGTGTGGGCAACGGGGCGGGCAATAATGGGGCCAACGCTGGCGGCAGCGTGAACAGTTGCGTGTTTGTCGGACACAATGCTGGAGTGACCAGCTCCACAGTCACTGCTGCGGCCAGCTATGTGGTGGGTGTCGGGCCCAGTGCCTGCAGCAACTGTGTCGGTGCCTACACAGTCGGCATTGGACAAAGCGCAGCGGCTTATGGCGGCTCTTACTGCATAGCGATCGGATATGATGCCGGCAAAAACACTTCAACTGCCACACACGATATTGCCATCGGAAGTTATGCGCACTCCGTAGGAAACGGTAATGGGGCCAACAATATCAGCGTAGGATACTACGCTGGTTACAGCATCAGCAGCGGCGGTTCCAACGTATGCATAGGGAACTCGGCAGGATACTCCGTCAGCACACAAACAGGCAACATCTTCATTGGCCTTGAGACTGGATATGGCGCAACGTCGGCTAATTCAATCTTCATAGGGTACAGAGCGGGAAACGAATCATCTTCCAGTTATGGCATTGGTCTCGGGCATCAAGCCAGCTACTACCCCGATGGCGATTATAACGTTGCGATCGGGTATCAAGCTCTGTACGGCAACAACGTCACTACCACGTCGAACAACAACACTGCCATTGGCTACAGGTCTGGGTTCTCTTTGTCCTCAGGAGCCCACAACGTTCTGCTCGGCAATTCGTCAGGCTATAGCTTGACCACGCAGAGCGGCAACGTGGTGATCGGCCAAGAGGCCGGCGGCGGCGGCGGCGCAACTCCGACAGAAACGTTTCTGATGGGTTATCGGGCGGGGTACTACACGACTTCCGCGAACAGTCTATATTTCGGCAAGAGTTCTGGTTTTTACTTCGCCGGTAGTTTCAACGTAGCTATTGGGCACGAGACCATGATAGGCACGGGCGGCGGCGGGTGCACCGGAAGCTACGCGGTATCCATCGGTTACCAGTCCGGCTACTTGCTTCAGTCCGGGTCCGGAAACGTTCTAGTCGGCACGGCGACCGGTTACTCGCTGGTGGCTCAAAGCTACAACACGTACGTGGGGCACGATGCTGGGCGAAACGCCGCCACTAGCGGCGGAGTGGGGGTCGGGTATCAGGCCGGTTACTATCCCGGCGGCAGCTATAACGTCGCCGCCGGGTATCAGGCGTTGAGAGGGGACAGTGTCACCAAGACTGCATACAGCAACGTTGCACTGGGCTACCGGGCGGCGTACAGCGTGACCAGCGGTTACGAGAATGTCTTCATCGGCTACGATTCTGGCTACAACCTGACGAGCGGCCACAACAACGTCTCCATTGGCAACGCCGCCCTGCGGGCACTGACGACCGGCGGACGCAACATCGCGATAGGTCAGGACGCCGGCAGAACGATCGCCGGATCCAACAACAATGTTTTCATCGGCTACGGTGCTGGAAAGATTTCGACCGGGTACGGATCGGTGTGCGTGGGCTACCAGGCGGGATTCAATATGGCCGAGGGCGGCAGTGTAGCCATCGGCAACTCGGCCCTGTACAGCACCGCGGCCTCAACCGGGGTAGACAACATCGCCATCGGCCGGGAATCGGCCTACACGATAACGAGCGGCGCACAAAACATCGCCATCGGGATCCAGTCGCTGTACTCGCTGACCGCGTACAGCGGCAACGTGGCGGTAGGTCACGAGGCCGGCAAGAGCACCGCGCAGGCCTACGGGACGATGATCGGCTACCAGGCCGGGTACCGGATCGGGGCGGGGTCGGACAACATCTTCCTGGGCAGACAAGCCGGGTACGGCAACGCCACGCCTGGCGCGGCCTCTGGGAACATCGCGATCGGGTACCAGTCGGCGGCAGAGCTCACGAGCGGCAACCACAACGTCGTCGTTGGGAACGCCGCAGCAGGATCGCTAACGGTAGGCACTGGAAATGCGTTCGTTGGGGGCTTCTCAGCCGGAACAGTCACATCAGGTTCTGGCAACGTGAGCATCGGATTTTGCGCGATGCGATACGCGCCAGTCGCCGCTGAGGGTGTGGTGGCCGTGGGGTATGAGGCGGCTACGAAGACACCCAGTTATGTGGTGGCGATCGGGTTTGGGGCGGCAAGCGGCTCGGTCGATGGTTCCACCGTGAGCAGTGTGTACGACATCGCGATCGGGTACCAGGCTGGGTACCGCATTGGCAATACGGGCTCCAGCAACATATTCATCGGCAAGGAGTGCGGCTACGGGGCGGAGAGAACCGGCGCGCTAACCAGCAACATTGCGATCGGCACGGGCGCCATGCAGGTGGTAGAGGAGGCGAGCTACTCCATCGCCATCGGCTACCGGGCTATGTTCGCCACAGCCGGGGCGCCTTCGTCCATCGCGATCGGCCTGCAGGCGCTGTCGTACGATTGCGACGGCTACAACATCGCGATCGGCAGCCATGCCGGCGTGGCTATCGAGGGCGGCGTGAACAACGTGGTCGTGGGCATGTCGGCGCTGTCTAGCGCGGTCGTCGTCTCCGGCATGATTGCCATCGGGACCGAGACGCTGTACAACGCAAACGACAACACGCAGGACTGCATCGCGATAGGCAACGGCGCGCTGTACTCCATGGCCGCTTCCGGGCTTACGGCCGCCACCGCCAGACGCAATGTGGCGGTGGGGCCCAGCGCGCTGTACAACCTTCGCGTCACCGCGAACGACACCAACTGCGACAACAACGTGGCGGTCGGCCATCGTGCTGGGTACGGCCAGTCCACCTTCTGCCGCGAGAACGTCTACATCGGCGCCGAGACCGGCGCGGCCAGCGCGGCCAGCGTCTACGGCAACGTGGCGGTCGGCTACATGGCGCTGACCTCCGTTACGGCTGGCGGCAACGTGGCCGTGGGATACCAGGCGGGCGACAGCGTGACGAGCGGCGTCTGCAACGTGTGCATCGGCCTGGGTGCGGACGCGGCGGCCACTGCGGACAACCAGATCGCGATCGGTCGGAGCGTCGTGACGACGAACGCCAACTCGGGGCAGATATCGCCCAGCCAGCCGACCGCCGCTCCCCCGTCGGGCGAGTTTTGGATCGGCGGCGACAACGGCGGCACCGCCTACCATCTGCGCGCCCAGACCATCACCGCGTGGTCGTCCCGCGTGCTCAAGACCGACATCGCACCTATCCCGGGCGCGCTGTCGCTGCAGGTCGTGCGCGCGCTCCGGCCGGTGTTCTACCAGTGGCGCGACCGCGAAGAGATGATGCAGACGCACAACAAGAGGACGCAGGCCGGGTTCATCGCCGACGAGGTCAAGACGGCGGTCGAGTCGTGCGGGCTCGACATCGGGTATGTGGACTCGGAGCGGGAAGAAGACTGGACGTACAAGCCGGAGCACGTGCTGGCCGTCACGGTGCGGGCCGTGCAGGAGCTGTCCGACTTGGTCCGGCAGCTCCAGGCAGAAATTGCGCTGCTGAAAGCGTAGAGAAGCTGTCGACCTGCTCGGCCATGGGCCTTTGTTCTTCTAGTTTGGAATGAATGTCAAAGAAGCTCTGACTGCAGCGCTGCCTCCCTGGGACAGCCTTGGTGACTGCGTTAGGTTCGCCAACAGCGTTGTGTCAGTGATTGGTCGATTGGCCAGATCACAAGCCACAGGATACCAAAAAGAGTTCACTGTGCTGCAGTATCCTGACTGGGTGCATGTTGCTGCCGTGACAGAGCAAAGGCAGCTTGTGCTAGTGCGCCAGTGGCGCCACGGCGTGCAACGGTTTGTGTTGGAGCTTCCTGGAGGAACAATCGACGATGGGGAGACGCCAGAGCAGGCAGGCCCCAGGGAGCTGTCTGAGGAAACCGGATATGCATCTGCAAAATGGGAGTCCTTAGGTTCTGCTTTTGCCAATCCGGCGATCAACACCAACTCGGTTCGTATGATGGCTGCGCTCTGCGCTTCAGCAGCGAAGTCCGGTGGAGCCGCAAACCCGGATGTTGGCGAAGAGATAGAGGTTGTACTGGTGCCCCTCTCCGAAGCTGTGCAAATGTGCTTGGACGGTCGAATCTCGCATCCGTTCACGCATTCGGCGCTGTTCAGACTCATTGCGGCGCATCCGGAGCTGCTGTAAGCTTCCATCATGGGAGCAAAAACCGAACTCAGTATTGAGCTGGAGGCGAGGGGCAAAGCCTCCGAAGCTTTCCACGCCCACCCTTCCAATCTAAGCTCTTGCGAGGCTTGGTTGGCCCAAACTAGAGGCATGCATCGGCGCTGCCCCTGCGAGGACGGATGGCAAGCATTTGCGGACAGCATTCAAGAAGCTGAAGAAGTTTCGGAGACCTTCAAGCGGCGTTGACGATGGGCGCTGGTACTCGGAGGCGTTATGGCTGTTGAGTGCAAGAAATTGGCGGGATTCGTGGCAATTCAGGCCAAAGAGGATGAGCGTGTGTGGCGCGTGCTCGATTTGGCTGGCGTCGGACACGAGTGCGACTGCGACTTTTCAAGTGACGAGTTCGTGTGCAAGAAGTGTGGCCGAAGGTTTGACATGGCGTCGCCAGTGACGCGCGATGACATCTGCCCGCACGCCGCTGTGGAATGGACGATGGAGGAATAGTTTTCCTATGAGACCAGCTCTCGACAGACGCTGGGGTTAGTAAACTTTGCCGTGTCCATGGTTTGGTACCTCCAAACGACATAGACGGCAAGCCTAGAATTCTATGTAAGATTTGTTTGCGCGAGGTGGCGCGCCAGAAACGCCAACGGTAAGGTGTGCCATGGAACTTCGCGAATGCCTCACCTTTGACGATGTGCTCTTGATCCCGCAGCTGAGCAGCGTTGTGCCAGCAGATGTTGACTGCGGCACCAGCTTGTCCGGACTCAAACTTGCAATTCCCATTCTAAGCGCCGCAATGGACACTGTGACCGAGGCAGCCATGGCGGCGGCCATGGCCAGAGCGGGCGGGTGCGGCGTGGTGCACAAGAACCTGAGCCCCGCCGAGCAAGCGGCCGAAATCAGGAAAGCAAGGAAGGCGCTTGGGGCGCATGCGGCCAAAGGTTCAACGCATTTCCCCACAGCCGCTGTGGCGGTTGGGGTTCGGGACTGGGAACAGCGCCTGGGCGAATGCGAACGGTTCGTCAACCTTGCAGTTGTAGATTCGGCGCACGGTCACTCCGTCAACGTTCTTCGAGCAGTGAGCGACATCAAGGCAAAGTACCCGAAGATGAAGATCATGGCTGGAAATGTGTCGACCGCCGTTGCTGTGAGAGCCTTGGTGGAGTCTGGCGCAGACATCGTCAAAATTGGCCAGGGGCCAGGCACGATTTGCACCACCCGTCTAGTGTCTGGCTGCGGCATGCCTCAGTTCACCGCTGTGGCAGACTGCGCCGAGGAAGCTGACAAACACGACGTCTCCATCGTGGCAGACGGCGGAATCAGGAATTCTGGAGACATCGTCAAAGCTCTTGCCGCCGGCGCCGATGCAGTCATGATCGGCTCTCTTCTGGCTGGCACTGACGAGGCGCCTGGCGAGCTTATGGACCGGCGCTGGAAGGTGTACCGAGGCATGGGATCTGTCGGCGCCATGGAGCGAGGGTCCAAAGATCGTTATGGGCAATCTGGCGTGTCGGCAGACAAGCTTGTGCCTGAAGGCGTGGAGGCCAAAGTGCCGTACGTAGGCCCGTTGTCAGCGGTTCTGCATCAGCTGGTTGGAGGCCTGCGGTCCGGCATGGGGTATGTTGGGGCTGCCAACATCAAAGAGCTGCAGCGGCGAGCTCGATTCGTTAGAGTCACTGCTGCAGGCATCAGGGAAAACGGCGTGCACGACGTCAGCTGAAATCTGCCTCTGTCACTTCGGCAGGGCCTTGGTCGCCCCACTCCGGCTGCCACAGCTCAGTCGGCACTTCGTCTCCGGTTCTGCCGCCACATGCCAGAAACAGCGCTGTGACGAGCTCGTGCACATGCTGCACCCAAATGTCCACGTGCCACAGGTCGGATTCATAAACCAGAGCAGGATCGAATCGCTCTATGCGAGTCAGTGCGGCGTCGAACCGCAGCACCCACCGGATCATGTTGTTTTCGGCTATGCGCATCAGTGACTGAAGCGAGTGCACCAAGCCTTTTTGTGCGTACTCCAACTGTTTGAGATCGGAGTCCCGCAGCGACCGAGCATACTTCACGAACAGCTCCTGCACGCGCTCTTTTTTGGCCAGGGTGTTGACGAACTCGGTTTTGAGATCGTCCGGAAGCTTAGAATGGGAAACCTGGAACTGCGTCACATGCCTGGTCAGGTCAAATGACTCTCCGCGGGGAGCAGTTGCTACACGCACTCCGGCGATGCGCGCTGCTATTCTGACAAATTTCGCTAGCGACGCAGCATTCGCAGGCTCCAGGGTGCTCATGCAAGCCGCCGATCATTAAAAACCTGGCCTCACAAGTCATCCTTCCCAACACTGTCCTGGCGACGTGCAAAGCTTCTCCACCTGGTCTCTGGTTCTGTGCTCCTCGCACAAGAACCACGTCTGGTATCCTAGCTGAGCATATTTTGACGTCCAAGTCGAGCACACGGCACATTTTCGCTGCATGTTGATGGCTTCCCCGCAGAGTCTCAAGTCGAAATCAAGCAAATACCTTTTGTAGCATTCGCAAGCTTCGGCTTCAGTGTCGTGACCGTCCGTATGGAACTTGTCTTTGTGGGGCAGTGATTGGGCCAACCACTGGCTGGCCTGCTCCGGAGTCAGCAGCCCCGGCTGCGGCTCTCGCCATCCGGCGCAATACCCGATCGGCCACACCATCCCGTCTCTTTTGCAAGTGTAGTCCCAACGCTTGTTAGATTCGCGCTGACGCGCCGCTAGGTGATTCATGCAAATGCATGGAACAAAAGCTTGCGTACTGGTGCACTCCTGTGTAGCGGTGCAGCCGGGGTCGTCCTGACACAGGGAGGGGTCTTCCTAAGGCTTGGCGACAGGGTGCGGCCTGGTGCGCCCTGTCTGATTGCGGAGGCCAGGAAACTACCTTCCCTGGTCTTCCGGCGCCGCTGCATGCAGCGGCGCCGCGTTCGCCCTTCTCGCCCACTCAAGCGCAAGGCGGTTAGCATCCCTGGAAGTCTCGTCGTGTGCCGTGCGCTCCTTGCCCTTTTCCATGTAGGTAACTGTAAGACAGCTTCCGTAGTCCCAGCCGTGAATGAACCTCCAAAGCCAGGGCCAAGTTGTCCCCAGAGATCCGCAAAGTTTTTCTATCCATCCTTCGCTAAATCCTCCGCGCGCCAAGTCTTGCATGCCAAAGTGAAGCAGAACGGCTCCGACGGCGTTGCAAGCACACGGCATTTTGCCTCTCCGACTCGGGTCTGCGTTGTCGCGCCAGTCGAATATGGCGCCGCGGACGATTTTGATGCCTCTGTTCTGCGCAGCAGTTAACGCCTCTTCAATGATCTCTTCAGCCTTCATGCTGTCAGTTACACTTCAATCCGTGCAAACGAACGCGCTTGGCGCGTAAAGTGGGCCATGGACGACAAATTGACGCCAGAGTCAGTGCAGCTCGAGCTGCCTTTTCCAGTTTCTGACCAGGGACTTGCTCCGGCTTCTGCGGGGCATGCGACGGCAGCTGCCGTCGAACAGCAGCTGCGCAAGCCTTGCAAATGCGTTAGTCGCCAGCTGATCTACTGGAGCTCCAGGAACTGCTGCAAATGAACCAGGTCGGTTATTCGTCCATAGATAGGCGCGGACTATTCGCGCACAAGGACTTCGCAGCTGGCGAAGTGGTTGAGCGGGCGCACGTCTTGGTGGTCACCAATGACCAAGAAAAAATAGTGGAGCAAACGCCAATCGGCGACTACATGTTTTGGTGGGACGACGAGCACGCGGCGGTCGCATTCGGCCCCATTTCGTTTGCCAATCATTCGGACAGCCCAAACTGCGATCTGATGCGCGACTACAGCACGCACACCGTGTTTCTTGAAGCTTTGCGGCCTATTCGGGCCGGCGACGAAATCACGTTCGATTACGAGTATGTGTGGTTCGATGCGCGTTGAATAAAGGTCTCAGGCGTCATTTCCCGGAAGAGAGTCTCAGCATTTCTTTGGAATGCTGAGCGGCTTGAGATTTGTTGCGCGCCAAAGCGTAGAACGCCCAGTCGCTGAGCGCGCGCAGAAACGCCTGCTCCTTTGCCCGCATTGCGCGTTTATCTGAAGCCTGGCAGAATTCGCTTATGCGGGCAAGCGCCTCCATGCCGACCTCGTGTTTGATGTGAGGTGGCGGATCGTGCCGCAGCATCCAGGTCATGCTCATTCGGCCATCACTTTGCGCATGGCTAGCAGGCCGTCGAGTTCCTTGCCCGCAGCAAGCTGGATCAAGCGTCTCTTGCCCGCCATGGTGCACATCGCAAAATGAATGAAGCCAAGGTCCGACTCGTCCGGCAGCTCGTCGCATTCCGGACGGCTGAACACTGGTTTAACACTCCAGGAGCTGACGGCCCACCTGCGGTTGTTGACCGGGTCTCGAAATCCAGAATACGCGACACATTTCACGTCGAACTCGTGCGGCACCAGCGTGCGTCCGGTGCCATGTATGTATCCGATTATGGCTCGCAGCATCCCTTCTACAGTGGCGAATATCTTGCACCCTTCTTTGGACCACTCTGGCGTGCAAGACTTGCCGCGTTGTTTGCTTGAACGCCCAAAGCGAGTGGAAGGTCTCGGACCCATGGGTTTGGCTACTTGCGCAGGCATCGCATTTACGACCCAGTCGGCGGCGGTATGGATTTTTTTTTTTGTCACTTAGCAACATGGACAAAATCATGGACAAAATTATACGCATTGCTGCCAGGGTGGCAGCTGTTCCATCATCAGATCCAGATCAGTGCAAATCGTGCCGAGGGACTGGATTCGGCCCAGGCTTGTACGATTGTCCGCGTTGCAGAGGTAGGGGTAGTCTTAAGGTCACGCGCCCAGATCGATACTTGATTCGGATGACGAACGGGAAATACGTGCTGATCCCGTTCAGCGTCGCTGCCGTCGAGAGAATGCGAAGCGACTGGCCGCAGTATCCTCAGTTGTCCGAGCAGGAAGTGCTTGACCAAATTCAAAATATCACTGTGTCGTTGGTCACAGATCCTGGGCCTGACTGGGATGTTGAATGGTGGAGCGGCAGCGAAGTATCTGTTGAAAGACTTCGGTCTATGCTCGAGTGGGATCCTGAATTTTTGGACTGAAAAGAGCCGCGTTCGATGCAGTTGGAGCCACACTACCTAAGTCACTAGTCTGATCTTAGGTCAACTTCGACAGTAAATCCTCCCACGAGCAGACTTTCGGAAGACCTGGCGACTTATTGTACGGTCTGCCCCACAACAGTGCTGACCTGCTAGGATGCGCCAACTGCCAAGCGGCGACGTTCTCAGGACAATCGTCGACGAACAAGTCTCCGTTTATAGTTGACTTGTCGCTGGCGAACCGGATGTCTTGAGGCTCCACGTCAAAGTATTTGCGCATCCAGGCCACGCGCTCCGAGATCCAAGTTGAGCATTTGGAGTTTGGTGAAGTGACGAACATCACATCGGCTGCGCGCCGGACATCAGGCAGCCATTTGAGCGCCGATACGCATGGCTCGAGCGAAGCGTTAAACCCGGAAAACGCCATGGCGTTGAGACACAGATCTACAATATTCTCCGGTGCACCGATTCGGCGCAACGAAGTTCCTATCTCCCACTCGCACATTTCAGCAGACGTAACTGGGAACCCGCCCATTGTAGCTATTTTAGCCACAGCGGAGTGGAAGTCAGTCAGGACGCCGTCAATGTCAAGCAGCAGTTTTTGCTTCATGATTTGCAAAAATACAAAAACGCCACCGTGATGGAATTGTCATATGTCGGCGGCTCAGAACCGCCGGCTCCTTAGCGAGTACTAGGGTTCAACCCCCTCCGGTGGCACTTCGATTCGCGGACGACCAACTGCTACTTCGGATTTCGCGGGATGCTCTTGAGGTACACGAATGTGAATTTACATCCAGCGCGTTTGACTTCGGCCAACTCGTAGCCGTCCGGGACCACATTGCTCTTGGCCAGCTTGTTGACGTCGCCGTCCCAGACCGGACCCACACGACACCACAGCTCGACTTTGTTTTTCCTCGCAGCTCTCTTCATTCCAACATCACTCCCATGACCGTCAGGTAGTTTTCCATATCGCTGGCGAATGCCGGCATGTCGGCGATCTCCCGCGGGATCCAGTCATACTCGTGGCCGGCCTCGGCCTCGGCCTCGGCCTCGAACGGGCTGGTGACCATTAGGCTGAGAGTGATCGATCCCAGATATCCGCCGTCGACTCCGAGCACCATCTCGTTGCGCATAGGCATGAGCACGAGGCCATCCTGGATCTCGGCGGCTAAACAGAACTCGGCCATGAACCTCAGCACCTTAATCCGCACCAGCCTCATGGCTTCCTGCGACCTGGCAACGACCGCGGAGCACAGCTCAAACTCGGGCAGGCACACCTTCTTGGAATCGCCCTTGAGTTGAAGTATGTTCTGGCCCGTAGAATCCACGAACAACACCCGGTGTGGCCACGGGTCCGGTAACCAATAGTGAGGAAGGCCCCCGGGCGACAGCCTGTCGACCATGATCGAAATCATGCGACACAGTACAATACGAAACCGGTGCATCTCCAACAATGCTTACAGGGCTATGCCGAGGAGAGCTGTATCACTCAACGTGTCAGACAAAGCTGTGAAGAAGCAATGCCGCCCATGCAGCATTGCGACGCCAGGCATCAGACACCGGAGCAGACGACGCGCGAAGATTAAGCGCATTTTCGTGTAAACACGATCATGCCAAGGGCGGTGACTAGAGACGGCCGCAGGCAGCGGATGCCCACCCCGACGCGCGTCGTCGACGCGGCAGGCAGGCAGCAGGTTGTGCCCAATCTGAGCGAGATGGCGCTCGTGCCGATTCTGTCCGACTTCAGGCGAGTCGGCTTCAAGTTCGTCTGGAAAGGCTTTGAATCTGCGGTCTTCTCCACTGCTGCCGGGTTGAACGAATATCAGCGCAAAGCTGTCATCAGGGACGCTGCCGAATACTTTTGCAGGACGCTTCTGCGCATGGACCGCAGCGCGCTGTCCAACAGGAAGCTCGCCAATACATACGAGTTCAGGACAATCTGGCATCTATGGCGAAGTCAGCAATGCGAGTGGGATAAGCAGCTGGACGAAGCTGAGCAGCTGCTGGCTGTGCAGGAAGTCATGAGCGCATGACGTAAATCCGATGCCTGATGGTGTAATCTTGATAAGCCGCAGTTTGCATGAATCGCGGGACAAGGGACGAACTTCTGAATAAACTCAGGAGTAGGAGATCTAGGATGCCGGTTGGATGCCTCGACACAGCCAATTTGGACCAGGTGGTTTCATTTCTCAACGAGCTTGTTTGCCTTGACAGGCAAGCTGTGGAGCTGCTTGTTGAAACTCGGGTGCGGTGCAACCAGGCAATGCTAAGCCACCCAACCGTTCAGGTCAGAGAAAACGACGACGGCCATCCGACGGTCGGGCTGCTAGGGATCGTGAACGGAATGTTTGGCACGCAGCCTGATGGCTCTGCGAAGCCAGGGTGGGGGCATGTAGCCGCTCAGTTCGACGACAAAACCGGCAAACTGATGGGCTTCATTCGGGTGGACAAATGAGCGAAGACAAAGATCCGAAGTGCGCCTGTGCGGACGAACTGGTGGTAGGACCCGAAATGGGCGACGGGACGAGACCGTTTGTGCGGCACACGGCCGACCATAGGTTGCTGGGCGGCTTCATGCGATCAGCAAAAGACGGCCAAGCGTGCAACGGTTGCGAAGTTGTTGCACTGACGCCATTGGACGGCTCCAGGTATAAGGTGGAAACTCTGTACGACGGCAGTGCAGCCAAAGGCCCGAGCAAAGTCTCTACCCGAGAGTACAGGAGCGGGTGGGAGCGCACGTTCGGTCGCAAGGGCGCAGGGCAAGCTTGATCGCGACCGTTGCAGCTCGTTCGCTACTTTGCCATTTGCGCCAGATGCCCTGCCAGCCACACACACGAAGCGATCGTGACCAAAACTGACGGCGTCCATATAGCCCACCTGACAGACCACGGCATCGCTTCGTTGCGTCTTGTCGAAACTTCGACCACTGCTTGATGCAGCGCAGCTACGTTGTCGGACAAGTGTCGCAGCGTTTCTTTCAGGTCGGTGGTGAGTCTGGCTGAATCTTCCAGTGCTTTCATGCGCTTCATGACAGCACTGTGAAAATCGCATGTGCAGGCGGGCGATGTTGAATCCATGGCAGCACAATCGATCGACAAAAATTCGATAGTGCCGAGGTCAGGTCTGCCGGGTCAGTAGAAGCGAGCTCGAACCTGGGAGGCGAATTTTGTCAGTATCTCTGCCTCAAATTCAGGTTCAAGGTCGAAAGTGTGGACCACATCTGCGGCAATGTGCACAAGCCTATTGGCGATACATACAGCCACCACTGAACGGTTTTGTCGCACATTCAGTGCATCATGTCGCATCGCCACTGCGGCACTGTATCGGCGAAACAATTTGGACTCATTCATCGTGCACGGATGGCTTGGGCCGCAGTGTTCCATGAAAATGAGCAGCCTCATAGAGCTGGAGGCGTAGCCCAGAAGAAGACGGTCATCAAGCTTGACGGCTTCGTCAAGCTTGATGACCTGATGTGCAAATTTCGTTTTCGATTGAGTTTTTGTCTCGGTATGGGTATCCATGGCGACCACCATAGTCAGTCTGATGCCGGACGGTTAGGGGCCGTTGCGTCTCTGCCGCAAGATTTGGCAACATTTAAGACAGTTTGGATTGCGGTGAAATCCATATGCAATTTTACACCGGCACTGGGATGACAGTGCGTTCAGTGAACTGGTAAACTGCAATGAAAGTTTGGATGATTCACCCGTTCAATGTTAGAACTTGATGTTCGAACGCAGTCCAACCTTCATGAGCGGAAAGGAACTGGCCAGAGGCGTATAGTTTGTCGAGCAAGTTTGGGGTGTCGTTCAGCGGAAGGACCTGAGATTTTGGCTCTCAAGACGGGGGTTCGATTCCCTCCGCCCCAGCTGAACTGCCGGCCTATTGTATAGTGTAGTCATGGGGTGCGGTTGCAATAGAGGCATGACGTGTTGCGACGTTGGAAGGTCTTTCGTGGAGAAGCTTGAGTTGGCTATGCGAGAAGCCATGGTGACTGGGGACTGGACATGGTTTGACTTGCTGAGGGCCTTGTTCGAGAAACACATGCGCGGTGATTAGATGATACCCACCATCAAATTTGCACAGAAGATAATGCGCAACATTTCCAATCAAATGCGCCTGGAGCATACTATCAGAAGCGTCATGGCCGAGTATGGCCATGACTGCATGTTCACAGCCATAACGCACGAGTCCATGGCAGCTCAGTGTTCTCGCTGCGGCCAAATTTTGGCTGTCCGCATAAATCCGATGTCCAAGCCGTGGCTGTTTGGCAGAAGCTCGTGGAAGGACATCTTGCTGGAGGGCGGAGCCGGGCAAATGCAGTGCATGTATTTGCAGCGCTTGATCAGCACACTGCGATTGGAGCACGTGCGGGAAACGATGGAAGCGTGAGTAAGGTAGGCCGCTGAAGGAGGAGTCTACGCGTTTGGCGTGACAATCACGCAGACCAGTCAGTTAGCCGTGAACGAGGATTGATGCACTATCACCCGATCGTCATCCGCAGCTCCGGTCCCTTGCGCCAGGAGGTCTGGAGCTTCTGTGTATTGGACTTCCAGATCGTACTCGACGCCTATTGGGTCGTGTCCCGCGCGACCCTGCGCCATAAGTTCAAGCTTGACAGTCGCGCGATGTATTACGCGCGGCTCAGCTCGCGCGATTCGACCGTGGAGGTCGATTCGGTCCCCCTGCCCGATGACGTCGCGGCCGAGGCTCGCCAGCAGGTCATCGACAAGTTCCGCGTCGTGCGCGAATATTGTGCGGGTTGACCTGTGGTCACCTCGTTGTAATCCCTCCCATGATTGAGTGGTTCGACTGTTTTGTGGAAGCAATAGAAGGCGATCTTGCGCGTGTTCGCACCTGGTCCTCAGAGGGCGAAGAGGCCACGGCGTGGATTGAAACCGCCAAAATCCCGGCAGAGATGCAGCAGCCTGGCGCATCGTTCAGGATTGAGGTGCGGCCAGGCGGATGGCAAATCGCATAAAGGCAGTCTCACGAATGTAACGTATACTGGGCCTGTGAACGCAACTGGATAGCGTTTTCGCCTCATAAGCGAAGAGTTGCGGGTTCGAACCCCGCCGGGCCTACAAATGTGAAGTTGCAGATTGATTACAATATCGCAGCATACTTCGCCCACTCTTGCTCTGCTTCTTCGGCTTGCATGAATGATAGTGCCTCGTCGAACAGGCCTGGGTCCACGCCCACGGAGTCAGCGAGCTCCATGAGCTTGGCAAGCTGAGGGTCTCCCTCGCTCAGCATCCTGGCAAATTCGTCCAGCGACGGCGGCTCTTCGCCGAAGGCGAGGGGTCTTTTTTCACTCCATATCTTCCAGCAGCCAATAGCTAGGGTTGTGCCATCAAGAGCTGGCTTGAAGACACTTTCGTCGGCCCAGCGCTTTTGTCTGGCCAGCGCAGGCAGATCTCTGCCAGACGACACCAAATTTTTGGCAATGTCAGCCGCTACGGATTTGCTGACGCCAGCGTGCTCTTGCAGCAGCAGCTGCCACCGAGCGACGTCTGCCTTGGAGGCTGCGAGCCCTGAACCAGCAACCCGAACAGCTATCTCGATGACATCGGGGGTGGAGTTCCGAGCTTGGTTCGGCATTGGTAATCCTTTGACAGCTTGTGTCATTTGGACCTCTCGGCGCTGGCGCCCGCCAAATTGTATGATCAAATCAAGAGGCCAACAATGAACATCGACAAGGTAACAGCAGCTATGGAGGGCTATGTAAAGGACCTCGGTGTCGAGCCTGAGCGAGCATCCATGGAGACGCCGCCGCTGGATGCGCATTTCGCCAAGAAGCATGTGGCGTGGATGCTTCTGCAGATGCCTGACGCCGCTGGGAATCCTGACAGGTTCAACAGATGGCTCGGATTCGTCCAGGGAGTCCTGTGGGTCTTGGGAGTCCGCACAATAGGACAGATGAGAGATGACAACCGCTGACTGGAAGCCGCGCACTGGCGTTTCCAATACAACCTCTGCTGAACTCGGTCGTTCAAGCCTTCTACGACCAGCCGTTCCGGAAATGCGACAAATGCAAGCGTATTGACGGCCACGAGCTGAACTGTGAGACTGGCTTGATGGAGGATGTCCATGAGTCTTAGGAGTTTCCTTATGGTCAGGAGGCGCCATGAGTCGTGACTTACGGTTCTTCCGGTTTCTGGACGCGCCGGCCATCCGCGTGCTCGACGTCGAGGCGGGCGGCCGATACCTTCATTGGGCATCGGCGCTCAACATGACTCTCCGGCGCCCGCCCAAATGCCCATCATGCAGCGTCGAATGCTGCTTCGGCCATCCGCGCAACGACTGCGAGCTGCGCGACGTGTATGATGTGAGCGAAACATGACGCCGGCCGAAAAAAGAGGCAATTATTGCCAGAGCCATCATGACTCCGGCCGGCCGTCGGCTTCTCGCTCAAACCATGCAAGGCGGCGGACCGCAGAAAGAATGCCCTAGCTGCGGCGCCAAGTGGCTGCATGGACCGCATCCGCTCAACGATTGTGAATTGCGCGAAATCTGGGATGTGATGATGCCATGAACACCGATCCCGTCATCAGAAAGTTCATCGAATCGGTCGGAAGGGCCTAGCGCATAGCCGCTTTGGCCGCAGCCATGGCGCGACCGCTGCGAACAACCAGAGACTAACTGGAGACGCTTCGATGTTCGTGCTGCAAAGCGAAATGGCGAAGTGGATTCGCCGAACTGCTGCGAGATGCGTGCGATATGGGACGTGCTAGAAATGAACCTGACCGAGCAGGATGTCAAGCAGCTGTACATGGAACCGAGTTCATATTAGTAAGTTTCGTTAAGAACCCAGCGGACCCTAGAGCCGGAATCCTGCGGAAATGTCCTGATTGCGGAGTGAGCTTCCCTGACGCACATCCGGACAATGGGTGCGAGATGACCGACATCTTCAACACCCACGAGTCATGAAGCCTTCAGTATGCGCTGCAGCGCATATGGACGAGCCCGACTATGGCGGCCTTGAGGCCTATGCGACATGGTCAAGCAGATAGCATGCGCAAACCGCGAGCAAGTTCCCGCAGCTCGTCTGGAGACCACTTGACGTAGAAGCTTTCGAACCTAGGATGCGGAAGCCCCTGACTGACCTTTCGTTCTTTCTTATTTGCCAGCATATCTGCCAGGTCCGCATACTTCCTAGCCGTGGCTTTGCTGCCGGGGTCGCGCGGAGCGTCGCCGGACAAGGCTTGCTTCCAGTACATGAGATGCTCAGTGGCCCTGGAAGCAGTCTGCTGTCTGCCCGAGCTTTCCATTTCAGCCAATTTGTCGTAGTACGCAGGATCTTCGGTCAGATGATCCATGGCAATCTCTATTGCCTTGTGCACGGCATCAGGATTCTGCTTCAGCAGCTCGTGCGCTTCTGCGCACGTGTGTTCGAACTCCACGACGGTGCCCTTGATGAGCGATTGGGGGTCGAACTGCTGCGGCATTTTGTCGTCTGCAAGACCGCCTTGCAGTTCGTCTTGCCAACCTTGGGCAACCTTTGATGCGATTCTGACCAAATCCATGCAACTGTTGCAGGACAAACAGCCGAAAGCGATGGCCTATGGTTTTGCCCCGCATCGACCGAGGTGCCGGTTCCGGTTCAAAATCCTCAGCCACCGCACGAATGCTAAGTGGATCTGTTTGGTCGTGCTGCCATATCCGAAGCACCAGCGACAGGTTAGGTACCTGTATTGGCCCGGCTGTTGTCCAGTCACTTCTTTTTTGCCGGTGCCTCCGCAAGCGGGGCAAGTCGTCAATGTGTCGCGCTCGGTTGACGGCCACGCGTTCTGGGCTTCAATTTGGGAGCTTGAATCTGTGCGCAGTTTGCCCATGCATTGGGCAAAGAATAAACGTTTGGAAGGTGCTATCTGAGGTAGTTAAATGGCTTCCAAGCCAGGGCGTCCGGAGAGATGATGCATCATCGTGTGCTTGGTGATGCCGATGGGGCGCCGACCAGATTCGATGTGGGCGTGGCAGTAGATCGTGAACTTGAACCCCACGAAGGAGCTCAATCCACGAAGGGTTCTAGATGCCTGCCAGCGACGCCATGAGACGTGAGTAACTTGCCCTCGCGCTCTTCATAGCCTGGTCCAAGGCATCAAACGCTGCGGCGCACTCTTTGCGCGCGGTGAGCACATCGTTCGGTGAGTCTTCCGGAATGCCGTCCACAACCACATTTCTGAATCCAAGCAGGTTGGCTCCAGTATCGTGGAACTCCTTGTACCGCTCTAGCAGACCCATGTGCATGGAAGCCGCGGTGGACGCGTCCACGTCCTTCTTATTGATCTTGTCCTTTTTGCCTTCGTCTTTGGTGCGCTTTACAGCGGCGATGGCTTCTCGAATGGCTGCAGCCACCAAAGTGCGGGAAGGCTTCCGGGAAGCATCGATCTTGTCGGCAATATTGCACAGGAGCGCTGAGTACTCTTTGGGGGTCATGCCCTAGCGTCCCATCGAAATCTTAAGAAGGGCCGGAAACCCGGCAAAACCCGGTCTAGTTTGCGGCGTGACAGACACGGTATATCATGCCGCAAACAAATGTGGTGCCAGCTCGTATAAGACGTGGAAGCGTTGGTCGGGAAGGTCCTGATGCCGCACTGCTAACGCGGGTATCTCGAAAATAGGTGCTGGTTCGATTGTACGATCTCGGCATGCCTAAGAGCAAAGCAGCCGATGGGATGTTTCGCTTCTTCAACAATGTGGGCAGGGAGCACGTCCCGCGTGCTCGCACGTTTGCTAAATTTACGCCAGAAGAGATCTTCGGCATTTTGCAGCTTATCTCTGGCAGGGACGCGCACGACATCATAACCTATGCCAACACTTGCAAGTCCGGTTCGCGCAAGGTAACTCTTGAAGACGTGCAACACGTGGCTGATTTGTTCCAAGTCAAGGAAGTGCAGGAGAGCTAAGATGGTCAACTTGGTCGGGCCGGCGGTGTCGACTGGAGCTTTGGCAACATATTCGCAAGGCAGGCAGACCAGCGCTTTCAAGGTTGAGCCTCTGGGCGATCTGCCGCCGGTTCAATGGATGGACTGGAACCGAATGCTCAGCGATGAAGCACCGCCGGTGCTATGGGCCGCCAGATCGATGGCCTCGCACTCGACCGGCATGCGCCCCGACGGCGAGGCGGTGAAGCTGCATGGCACTTGGTGGAAGCTTGAGCCGCTCAGCGACGCCAGAATTCGCGCCGACATGGCGCTCAACGCCATGTCGTTCGGTGTCGACACCTATGTCGACGCCACGTGGCTCAAGAAGGCGGTCGAGCCGCGCGTGGCCCTGCAAAAGGCCCTACACGACGCCATTCGCGCCGGGGTGAGCCGCAGCGAGATGATCGACATGATAGACAACAAAATAGTAGTGTCGGTGATGACTGATTGAGTGTAAATCATCTCATGCTGATCATCGGCGGCAACTTCGAAACAGGCAAGCCATCCGGATACGTCAACCTGCTCGCGCAACACCTCGCACATATCGCTACCGTGCACAATGGCGGCGACTGGGCGACGCTGGAGCGCATATGTAAGGCCCTGCCGGACCACGACACTGTGCTGTGGATGCCGGACGTCGACAACAGCCGGCCCAAGCTGATCAACGACATCAAGCGGCTCGCGCCGCACACGCTGCTGATCACAACCAAGCGCAACGACGAAGGGCGCTACTCTTTTGGCGATTTGATCGCCCGCGCGCTCAAATCCCACAGTGGCCTGATGCTAGAGCTGCGCAAGGCCGAAAGCAAGGTGTCCACCACGCTGATGGATCCGCTTGGCAATGTGTTCCTGTCGAACGAGCTAGATGTCGAGCGCGTCGCCGGGGCGCTCGCTGCCAGGATGACAGAGCTGCAGCACGGTACGCGCGTCAGCTCAACGTGCTTGGGCAGCGAGCAGTCCGACTTGTGGCGCGCCGCCTGTCATCAGGTAGGCGTGCCGGACGAGGTGGAAGAGTTCTTCAATATCGTCCGCAGTCATGCCAAGACGTTTCACGAATTGATACATGCTGCGGTTAATCCGGAGCGCCTGATGGGCAATGCGTCCTTCCGATGCGAGAGCGGGTTCCCCGCCTTCCGCCTGGGTGGCATTGCCTACATGTCTCGGCGCAACATAGACAAGCGCGACATCGGCGCGGGCGGATTCGTTCCGGTGAGCTTGCTGGACGAGCAGCGCACAGGGTACTGGGGCGATGCCAAGCCGTCGGTCGATTCGCCAATCAGTATCCGACTTTTCAATCGCCTGCCGTTCGTGCGATTTATGCTGCACTCGCACACCTACGTCTTAGGGGCTCCTATGACGCGCGATGTGCTGGCCTGTGGCGACGTGAGAGAAGCCGACGCTGTGCTCGAACTCACGCCGCAAATGGCTCCTGGATTTGCTATTAACTTGCGCGGACATGGCTCTCTGGTAGGGGTTTCCGACCTGAAGTTGCTGCGCTGCATCGAATATATGGCACGCCCGATGCCCGAGATGCACGAGGTGCGTTGAATGTCGTCGCACAACTGGAAGTGCGAAGGGTGCAAATGGGTCTGCGCCGCGTGCGGCCACAGCTTTAAGTGGAGCGCCAAGCACGGCCCAACCAAATTCGATCATGACGGCTCGCCTGCGCTAGAGGACCCAACATGGTTCGAGTTCCAGATGGCCGGCCTGCTGTCGTTCGTCAATACCTGCAAGGGTATGGACGAAAACACGCGGCGGAAATTTGTGCAAATGGTCGGTATGGACCCCAAGTTGCATGGCAGCCATGCGGCTGCCTTTGAGCATTGTATGCTTGCGCGAGAGATGAATAACTACGTCATTGTCAGCCAGGTAATGGACGGATGAAAACGCGCAAGAAGACAAATCAGATCAAGCACGCGACCCGCTGCCGGGCTTCGGCCAAGCGATCGGCCAAAGAGGTCAAGGACCGCGTCCGGCTGGGCAAGCCGCCTTATGCGGGCGACGACCAATGCGGGGCGGAGCATCTAGGCTACGTCTGCCGGCGGCTCGCTGGGCACGGCGGAGTGCACGAGGGAAGCCGCCCTGACAGACGCTTCTTGCGCCGCTGGAAACAGAACAAAACCGAATGCTGATCACATCTGTGTTATGCTGCATATCGGATCGCACGGCCCCGGAGCAAGCTGAGATGTGCAAATAAATGTTGCACAACTGGATCGTCAGAATGAGTGGTGACACCAAGTATGGAAACTGGCGACTGTGGCAGTGCCGGAATTGTGCAGCTGCAGTGATCACCAATTGCTCTGACCCGAACACGGACAGCCGTCTATGGCAGCTCAATGGAGTCTTGTTTTGCGACGAGCAATGTGTCAAGCATGTGATGACCATATGATGTGCTTCCAGGTCCGAGGGGAGGGGTGACATGGAGATTCCTGGATTCATTGTGTGGTTCAAGGGCGACGACGAGCACTCGGCATGCACATGCGGGACTGGTGAGGAAACTACGATGTTCAATACCGAGCAAGCCGCCAACGAGTTCATCGCAGAGTTGTGCGACGTGAACGGACTGCAGGAGAGCCAGTACGAAGTCCGCCCCGCCGTGCTAGTAACCTGTCGCCCCATGTGTTACCTTCCACAAGCTGCGCGTGCTGGGTGTAGATAAGTTTTTGCCGCAGCTCGGCACTGCGCACAAACTTGTCTCGGACAAGTTCTTTCATCACGCCTAACCTGAGCTGATCCCACCCCTTGCGCAGGCGCACTTTTGCGCCAAGCCGTTTGGCTCTGGCTGGCGACGTCGCTCCGTAGATTGCGGTGCGCTCTTTGCAGCTGTCTGTCTTGGCTGCTTGGTACGCATGCTCCACGCTTTTCCACACCACGCCGTCAAACATGACCTGGCACGGGTAAAAATTCGACAGAAATTCAAACTCTCCGCTGAAAGAATCGATCGTGGTCATGAGTCACCTGACCGGCCGCAACCGGCACCGGGTTAAAACTTCGCTTGTGCCTCGTACTCGGGACCTGCACAGATTTCCGCCGCAGGCAGAGTCGCGCCCATGTTAGACCGTTCAGGTGTCAGCAAGTTTACAATCAGAGAAAGCAGCTGAGACGCGATTTGTCACGGCGTCTGCCCTGGCGGGCAGCACACCACCCAATCGTATCCTTCAAGATGCCCCAAGTCAGCTTCTGTGCAGCCGTCCGGCACCACGCCGTGAGTGCATTCCCACGCGGTGTGTCTGCCGCATCGAGACGCGTCGAGTGCCTTCATGCAAGTGTAAGCAGGTCGGGAGTCTTGCGATCCGCACCCTGCCAAGAGCATAAAAATGGCGACAAATGAGCGCATGCCGGACTCTACTTTCCGGCATGCGCTCAGTTTGGGGCACGCTCACTTGCTCTCAGGATGTTTCATCAGTATTTCGAGGGATTTTATCAGCATGACTTTGCGGGCCCTAAGCTCAACGGCCAGCGGACCAGAGTATTCAGACAATTCAAGCAGCGAACTTTTGGCAGCGGCCAATTTGTCCTCGACAGAGGCCGAGGCCGTGTTAACAGGACGCTCGTGTTCGAAATCTGGCGGACACATGCAGTATGAATACCTTCTTCCGTCCTCCCGGCACTCCGGGCACTGCTCTTCTGGCTTGAAGCCAGCTGCGCACTTACAGCCAGCAATTCCTTTGGTGCAATCTCTGTTCATTCTGCCAACAGTACCAATTTCAAGTCAGAGTTTTACAAGCTGCCTCACGACTCACCACCTTTGGGGGCAGGTCGGTGGCGAAGGCCGCAACGAGCTTGGCAAGATACTGATGGAAGTTCGGTCTGAGCTTTGCTCTTGCGCATTCTGCCGCATTCGCCGCGATTCTGTTCTTTCAGACGACCCTGAGGACGCCGAAATCCGCGAAGCTTTCGAAGTCTCCGGCGGCGGCACTGAGCAGGAGTTCGAAGAGTTCAAGTCCGGATGGGGCATGGGAAAAGACATATGAAGTCCAAGCGCAAGACCGACTAGCGACCACACGAGCATCACTGAATGATTGCAAGATTACCCACAGACAGATGTTGCGTCATTCTTCTGGTAGAGGGGCCTGAACTGGAAGGAGAACGATGCGGTAAGCCTGCCGTCGAATGGTGGCGCACACTTCTACCGATTGATGGGAGGTTTGGTAGTCTGGTTATGCGCCCTAATGCGCTGTGCAAGGACTGCGCTACGCAGTGGCGAGCAATGCACAGTTTAGATTCAATCGTACCAATTACGTACGAGGAAGCTCTCGTGATGTACATCCACTCAATATGAGCCGGAAATCGCCGCCAGCACGAAGTAGCGCCAATCATGCTCAACCACGACTGGCAGATGGCGCGCCATCGCATCGGGTGGCGCAAAAAGCGGCGCAAGTGCGTGCTCATTTGGCGATGCACCCAGTGCGGCGCCGAGTGCCGAGTGGCGGCGCCGGACGACACAGACCCGCGCGATTGCGTCGGGTGGAAGCCGCAGCCAGCAGATTTGAAGCGAGACCAAGTGTACTCTGATTGCAATCGGCAGCTCGTGCGCCGAATCATGCAGTCTTGAAACCCCCGGTCACATGATCAAGATTGCCCACCCGATACGCATCACAATCCGTGCTCCGCGGGGTCTGCTTTGACGCTGCACATCATCATGACTGAGAACGTGCCTGTCGGCCATTCGTATTCGATCGGAGCGGGCGGAGTGATCGAATTCTGCCACGATCCGGAGTGTCCCGAATCCCGGTGCATCCTGCGGAAGGTTCATGACTCATGAAAGAGCTGCTGCAAGAGCACGGGCTGACTCCTGAAGAAGCATTCGAGTCAGGTCTGCGCTGCGCGCTCGGTCTGTGTTCAGAGATATTTCAGCTTACAGCAGTCCGGCAGAACAGTGAGGCGACTCAGTTCATCGAGAACCCGTCCGAAAAGGTCCAGCTCGCGGCAGTCCGACAGAACGGCTTCTCAATCCAGTTCATCAATAAGCCGTCCGAACAAGTACAGCTTGCAGCAGTCAAGCAAAACTGGACCGCTGTGCGGTTCATCAAGCAGCCGTCCGAACAAGTGCAGCTTGAAGCAATCCAGCAGGGTGGGAGTTCAATCAAGTACATGAAGAACCCATCCAAAAAACTGCTCCAGCAGTTTTTGCAGGATCTGGTGACCAGGCAGGTGCAGGACTCATGAAGACGAGCCGCGGAGCCGCAAAGCTGCGCAAGCAGGTGGCTGCAGCGGTCAAAGACGCAAACCTGCTTCACGGAAACCTGCTGGGCATGCAGCGCCGCGCAGTCGCGGCCAAGCCAGGCTGGGAACAAGAGGTTCTGCCCACTGTGAAGCGACTCATGCCGGCAGCAGCCCGCACGGCTTGGGCTGCTAAGGCAATGCTTGCGGCCATGGCTGGATTGCAGCCAGAAGGCAATTTCGCAGGGCTGCGTGTAGCGCCGCGGCAGACTGAGGCCGGACTGAGCGCAGCCGAGGCTGCAAAGCGTCTCGGGCTATGCGCGCAGACCATGGTCAAGATGTTGCGGGAAGGGCGCCTGCCAGGCAAGAAGATAGGGAAAATGTGGAGGGTGACATCTGAAGTCGTCGCACAGTACGCCGCACACCACACAGTCGGCAAGAGCTGCTGGCGGGTGGCGAGCCCAGCCAAGGTTTTGAACAAGAAGCAGACCCGACACGAGTGGGCAGACAATGGCAACTGCGTTGTGTGTTCGCGCTGCGCGCTCAGTGTCCCAGCCACGATGGACTGGCGACACCAGATAGCAGTCGGGGCTTTGAATGGGTGCGCGACGTGAACTTCCGGCGCCTCAAAAGCAGTGTCGTGTCGTGCATGGACGAAGACTTCAAGCGCCTCGCCAGCACAGTAGACAACTGCCCGTTCAACGTGTTCGTGCACGGCGCAGGATCCAATTCTGACGTGTTTACCGTCACCTTCTCAGCGGAGAAACACGTGCCGTGGCAAGGCAGTAGCGGAATTTTGGCGCAAGCACACTGCACTGTGCTGCCGGAGCTGTACGGCAATATAGTGATGATGACGGTGTCACTGCGTCAGACCAAGAAAGAGCTCGGCCGCTTGGAGCCAAGATATGACGAGCATAACCGGACAGACCAGCGATGGAGATATGAGTCTTTCCTGATGGAATGCGCCGCCGAGCCGCTGTGGAACTTGCTGGAGAGGTCTGTGGACTTCGAGCGGCTGACCAGCAAGGTCGCCGAGGAAGTGATGGGAAGTTAACTATGTCCAGTGTGCAATGCGTAAACCACACTAAGTCATAAGTATGCAGATGCATGAATAAGGTAGTCGTTTTACGTGCAGGAGTTTAGGCACTCACCCAAACTGGCATGGTGGTCGTGTGAAGAAACGGACGACGCGCAAAAAATCAGCAGTCGTACGGCGTGCTTCTGGACGCGCCGTACGGTCAATGCAAGCTAAGATTGCCAGTCTCATCGGCCAAATCGGAGATCTCAGAAAAAAGCTTGGCGAAATTGAAGATCTTAAACAGAGGATCGACGATTTGGAGTATTTCAGGGACAATGCGCGCAGCATAATGGACGTCATGGACGTGCAGGAGTCGTGACAGGACCTTCTCTGCGCATAGTACTGCTGACTTCAGTCAGACGGAGAGGGACGACGTAAATGCGGCAGGCCAGAGTGTACCGGTCTTGTGCAGTGTAAAACACTGAGGTTGGAGGGTCAGCATGTCATTGACGCCGATGGTCGTAACTAGCGTTCATCACCTAGTGGAGCGTGCCTACAAAGAAAGCAGTCCGCGCCAGTATCTGCGCGAACTGCTGCGCAACTCTTTGGAGGCCGGAGCTACCCGGGTGGAATTCGGCCCTGAGTGGCAGGCCGTCTCGCGCCGAGACGTGTATAGGCTCATGGTTGCTGACAACGGCAAAGGCATGGATCCGGACGACCTGCTGAAATTTTTGAACACTTTCGGCGGCGGAGGTAAGCCTATCGGAGATGCGCATGAAAACTTCGGCATCGGTGCCAAGACGTCGCTGCTGCCGTGGAATCGCGCCGGCGTCGTTGTCATATCTTGGACCCCTGCTTGCCCGGACGGCGCCATGGTGTGGCTCATGTATGACCCCGTCTCCAAGGAGTACGGAGCGAAAAAGTTCGAGACGATCAATGGCAACGGCGACTCGACTTATGACAGCGTAGTTAAGCCATTCGCCGAGTGGTCAGACGTCAAGCCGAAGTGGATTCAGGACCACGGCACTGTGGTCGTGTGTCTTGGCAACAACGGAACAGAAGACACGTTTTTGGGCAGAGACGGCGAAGACGGCGAAAAGGCGATCACCGTTTATTTGAATAAGAGATTTTGGGACTTGCCTGGCAACACTGAGATTTGGGTGCAGGAGCTCAGGTGCGGCAAGGACAAAAGAGCCAGATGGCCGCGGAGTCTGGCCGATGCGTCAGGCACAAGCGACCGCCGATGGAATCGCCGGCAAGTGCGCGGGGCTCAGTATCTGGTGTGGCAAGTGCGCGCGAGAGGCGACACGTCAACCAATGTCAAGAAAATCGAAGTGGGATCCGTAACGCTGCGCGACGGCACCATAATCGAGTGGTATTTGTGGAAGGGCGAGAGGCCCGGCGTCCACTCGTATGGATACGAAAAGGGGTACATCACTGCTTTGTATCAGTCGGAGTTGTACGACACGCAGCAGCATCCAGCACAGTTTCGCAGCTTTGGCGTCACCCACAAGATGGTGAGGGATAATCTGACACTTGTTGCCAAACCGCCTCTGAGCGGGCCAGACACGTACGGCGTATACCCTGACAGCGCCCGCAGCACGCTGAAGGTTCAAGGCACAAAACGGGCAGGTGAACCGCTGCCGTGGGCCGAATGGGGGCAAGAGTTTGCGGAAAACATGCCGCAAGCTATCAGCGACGCAATGAACGTTGCCACGCCGGAGCATACTGGTACTCTAGATGATGGCAAATGGCGCAAAAGGCTGGCAAGCGAGTTTTCGAAGCGCTGGACAGTTGTGCGCTACGTGCATAGAAAAGGTGGCCCTTTCAACATCAATACAACGCTGCGCGGTCAGGTAGTTCTGGCAGAGGGGCCGCAGGTGGGCAGAGGCAGCGCAGGCAAAGCAGCACAGCCGTCGCTCGCCTGCCCGAAGAAAACCACTGAGGTGTTCGAACCCAGAGCGGACCGTCCCATCATCGCAGCGCGTGAGCCGACGACCAAGACCGGAGTCGAAGCGGTCAAAATGCCCAGTCTGTGCGGGCTGCCGGAATACGAATGGGTGACGTGTGCTGATATCAACGGGGAAAACAAGCGGGCGTACGCCGCTTCTTGGGTAAAACCTAATAAAGACCATCCGACTGGCGTAATTCAGCTGGCGCGCGATCACACAGTCATGGCCGAGGTCAAGAAATACTGGCGAGACATGTACCCAGCAAAGCCTGGCGAAAAGGTAGACGCCATTGTTGAAGAAGTGTACGGCGAGGTCATGGTGGCCCGGGTTGCACATTCTGAACATTTCATGGGGGACCCCAATTGGGGCCGCAACGACGTCGAAGAGCAGTTGCGTTCTCCCGCTGCGCTCACCATGTCGATGCTCGGCCTCTTCAGCGAAGACTCAATACTGACGGATCGCATGGCCAACAACCTTGGTGGCCGTCGCCGCAAAGACACGGCCGCTTAGTGCAGAAGGTTCAGACTGCAATCCGATAGAGGCCCGATACCTCACTTTAGCCTGAACACTGGCACTGCAGATGTAACTTAGTCCCATGCGCAAGAGCTGGGACGAATATTTCCTGTCGATCGCCCGCAACGTCGCTGAGCGATCGACCTGCAATCGCAAACAAGTCGGGTGCGTCATAGTCCGGGATAGGGCCATCCTGTCGACTGGCTATGCGGGCTCGATTCGCGGTCAACCGCACTGTTTAGATGTAGGTTGCGAGATCGGGCCTGACGGCGGATGTCAGCGGACGATCCACGCAGAAATCAACGCTGTGGCGCAAGCTGCCAAACATGGTACCTGCATCGACGGCGCCACCGCGTACGTGACGCTGTCACCATGCTACAACTGCTTCAAAATGCTGGTGAATTCCGGCATTCGCCGCGTAGTGTTCGACGAGGCATATCGACGAGAGCTGGACGCACATCTCATCACTGCGTGCGGAATGGAGTATCAACAAGTGCAGTTGGACCGCGTAGACGGCGCCATGACCAGAGACGCGCTGATGGAATTCTTAGACTCATCAACTGATGATATAGCGAAGACATAACTCTAAGGTCGGTCAGCTCGTCTGCCGTATGACGAATGATTGCGAAGGGGTGTATCGTAAAACAATGTCGAATACCCATACAAGGCCGTTCTTGAAATGGTGTGGAGGCAAGGGCCGCCTGGCGTCACGCATCCTGGCCAAGCTTCCGGCCCGCATCGGCACTTACTACGAGCCGTTTCTGGGCGGAGGCGCAGTCTTTTTTGAACTCGCGAGGACGCGCCGATTTGAGCGCGCGGTCATCGGCGATAAATGTCCAGAGCTGATGAATGCTTTCCAGGCGGTGCGAGACCAAGTCGATGACCTGGTGCGCGAGTTGCGCCAGTCGCAGTATAAATATGACCGCGAATCCTTCTTGGACATCAGGCGGGCGGACCCGGACAAGATGACTCCGGTGGTGCGCGCTGCCCGCACCATCTATTTGAACAAAACGTGTTTTAATGGCCTGCACAGAGTCAACAGCAAAGGCCAGTTCAACACGCCCTTCGGCCGGTACGAAAACCCGGTGACATGCGACGAAGCCAACTTGAGGGCCTGCTCGGAAGCTTTGCAGATGGCCGAGCTGGCCGAGTCGGATTTCGAGAACATTTGCACTGACGCAGGACCTGGCGACGCCGTCTACTACGACCCCCCATACTTGCCTATTTCCAATACAGCCAACTTCACCCAGTACACGTCTGGCGGCTTTGCTGCATCAGACCACCTGAGGCTCGTCGAGACATTTAAACGTTTGGACGGCGCCGGAGTCGCACAGGTTTTGTCTAACTCCTCGGCGGCAGGCAATGCGGCGTGGTTTTGCGATTTTGAAGTAGAGGTGGTCACCGGCACACGCAGTGTGGGTAGGCCAGACAAACGCACATCTGTGCCAGAGATCCTTGTGAGCAACTGCGCGGAGTGCCAATGAAGTCTGCGACGGCGCGTTGGATAAGCGAGGCGTTCAAGTTGCAAGCCCGGCCGGCCTCCAGGCGCAACGCCGAGGGCAAAGCCGTCGCCATGGGGCGCAAGCTGGCCCCAGCCAGAACCGAGATTTATGTTAACAGATGCATGGAAGTGGCCAACGCCGCCGACTCGCTGCGGCACCTCGAAGAGTTCGATCTGCCGCTAGATGGAGACATGGTCATTGGCGTAAGCCTCATATGTGACTCTGGCAACACCTACCTCGAGACCGGTGCAGGCGTGCGGCTGGCAGTCGACAACCCGACTTTGGACCAGGCCGCTTCCGAATGGTTCGGCGCGTTCCGCCGGGCCGTGGCTGACGCAAGAGCGCGCCTGCCGTTCCCGGCCAGACAAGAGATGCAAGTCGAGTGGTCGGGCAAGCTGCGGCTTTCGCCGCAGGGCATGGTATATTGGACCCCGGACGAGAATCCTCAGTTCTCTTCGATCGAGGGTTTGTCTGACGCCACGGTAGCGGTCTGGTCAATCATGGAAGAATGATCGCGGAAGAATGACGGAAATCATGGAGCTCGCGCTGTAGGCTCCCCCTGATGACTGACCCCAAAGACAAGTCCGAAATCGTTCATGTGGCTGCGGCGCAAGCCGACGAAATGCCAGGCGACAGCTCGGCCGAGCCAGCTGTGGGCCGCTGGTACTGGGTGCGCAGCGAATCGGACGAAGACGAAGACGAAGACGAGGAGCAAGAGCCACCGCAGGAATGGCTCGGATGCGTCGTGCAAGTCGGCTCCAACTACGCCGAGCTGCACGAGGCCGGCCCTTCGTCGCGGCGCCAGCGGGTGCATTTGGACACGTTTTGGGAGATGTGTCGCTTCGAGCCCCAGCCAGACGCGCACATCGAGGCGCAAATCGAGCAGCGCCGCGCCGAAGTGCTGCGGCTGATGCGCCAGGTGCGAGATGTGACGTCTCGACTCGCCATCGTGGAGGCACCGGCTCTGTCCAGCCATTCCGAAGCGCAGGCCTTGGCGCTGCGCTCTTCGGACCAGCCGGCCGAAGAGTACAAGGCTGCCCTGGTGCGCGCCAAAGATGAAGAGCTGCCGCAGCTGTTCAGTCGGATCAAGCAGGCGAACCGCGCAATGGGCGAATGGATGCAGGCCAAGCTGATTCCGCTTGAGGCGCAGGCCAATCTCTTGGGGCTTGTCGTGGATGCGGTCAAGCAGCGCATCTTCTCGGTAGAGCTGTACGCAGGCCTGGTCGAGCAAGTCGAGCAAGTGCGCGACGGTGAGCCCGCCGAATCGGGCGCAAAGCTGCACCTGATGCAGCGCCGCTGCTACATGGACGAGGAGTGCCTGGCCAACTATAAGGCGGGCGGCATGGAGTTCAAGAGCTTGCGCGCCTTCGACAAATGGCTGGGCAAGCGGGAGAATCTTGAGCGCATTCTGCCGTTCCCGCGCTGCATCGTGGCATTCCGCGTGCGCCGCAACGACAAAGAGCGCGAATGGCGCAATTTGTCCGAGTATTTCAGCATTCAGGACAAGCTGCAGCTCGACAAGCTGACGTTCCTGTATATCCGCAACGGCGACCGGCTGTTTCGCTTGAACACCGCCATAGAGTTCGGCGAGCATCTGTTTCCGGACATGACCGAAGACCCGATGGGTGACAAAGTCTACGCGAGCGTCTCGATGTCGGGCCGCGTGGGATCGTGCATTTCGGAGGGCCAGTATCTGCAGCTGGTTGAGCAGGAGGCCGAAGAAGAGCGCCAGGCGAAAAAAGCCCCGAAGAAAGATCAGTGGCGTTTTCGGCATTCGCACGATTCCAAGAATTACAAGCCGTTCTCGCACGACAACGTCTATTATGACGATATCTTGAAGCATATACGCGACGAGATGGCCCAGCACAACCGGCTAGTGCTCGTGCTGCAAGGGCTGCTCGACCGGTCTCCCGTGCTGCATCCGCACCCGCAGTGGTCTTTGTGGGATCCGCGCGGATTCGAGGCGGCGCTGGAGCTGGTGTACGACGACTCGCGAGCTTTGACTCCGGGCGAGGCGCCAGACTTCGAGGCCTATCGGCGTCGATGCAACGAGTCGTTGCGGGACGGGTCGGTGACCGTCGGCCAGGAAGTGGCCTGGGAGCTGCGCGAGGCCAAGAAGGAGTGCGACCGGCTGGATCGGGACTGGCGCACAGCTCGGACCGACTACAGGCCGGTCCGGTTTCGGCCGCATGGGGACCCCGGGCCAGGGACGCTCGCTCGAGTGGTCAAGTGGCAGCCGAAGGCCAGGACCTGCACCTACGCCTGGAACCGCGAGAGGCAAGATTGGAGCCGGCGCGACGAGGGCGGCATCCGGTGCACGCTGACGTGCTCGGCCGATTGCTTGCTCAATGTCGACGTGTACAAGCCAGGCGACTTCAAAATCTTCTTCGACGATCCGCGCACTCGCGCCGACTATCTGCAGTGGGCTCCGATGCTGCTCGAGGCCGAGGAGTACCACGCGGGCAACCGCCCGGTCAAGCCAGTGGAGGACGCGCCTCCGCCGCCCCGGCCGACGTACGAGGGCCGCTTGCGCTACCGGCAGCGCAAGGAGCGCAAGGCGCTAATGAACAAGGCGGTGCGCCTGCGCCGATCCGTTTCGACGAAGAGCGGCAAGGTGCACCCCAAAGGCAGTCTGTGGCGCATCATTTCAGGCAGTGGCCCCCACTTCATGGTCCGCAGCGTCAACGAGGACGGATCGTGGACCGAGGAAGACCAGTACATCAGCAACCTGGAGCGCGGAGACTTCGACTCGGATGACCAGGTGCCGCCGACGCCCAAGAGCCCATAGATGTAAGTCTAATCGTTCGTGCAGTATGTCACCCTGGAGGCCGGAAATGTCCTGGGTTGTTTACATGATTCGATGCGGCGGCGGAACTATGTACACTGGCGTGACAAACAACATGCCGCGGAGACTTCAGGAGCACAGGTCTGGCAAGCGTGGAGCGAAGTACACCAGAGGGCGAGGGCCGCTGACCGTGGCCTGGTGCGCAAAGGTTATTGACAAGTCTGCCGCGCTGCGCGAAGAAGCAAGGATAAAGAAGCTGCCAAAGCAAGCCAAGGAGCAGCTCGCGCAGCAGTTCAATCCGCTGCTGCGCGCATATCTGGAATGTTGTCCGCAGCACAAGGAGTTCGAAGACAACCCCGGGCTAGTGCGCCGAGTTGTGGAGCACAGAGACAAGTTGGTTGCAAGGTACTCATGGGCTATTCCCACAGAAACCGCATTGAGCGAAGTCTTGTCCATGTCACCGATTGTGGAAATGGGGGCCGGCACCGGATACTGGACGGCGCTGCTGCGCCGAATGGGGGCGGACGTCGTTGCGCTTGATAGGTCTCCGCCGGGTTCACTCAAGTCTTTGGTGGCGGCCTGCAACCCATGGCACGTCAATGCCCGTCAGCACAGCAAAGTGCAAACTGGTCAACCCAGCGATTTGAGAGTGTACGGAGACAGGACCTTGCTATTGTGCTGGCCGCCCAGAGGCTCGATGGCCAGCCAATGTTTGCAACATTGGACCGGCGAAAACTTGGTGTATGTGGGCGAACTTGCCAGCGACACTATGGCCGATCCAGAGTTTTTCGAGGTTTTGCGTGAGAAGTTCGACATGTCTGGTTTGGTCGAAATACCGAAGTGGCCTGGCATCAATGACACCATGACTGTGTGGCGCAGGCGAGCTCGGTGAAAGGCGCGGCGCTCGGGGACATGCTCTGCGCAGTACTGTCTTCGTATGATCAAGCAAGGAAGCCGCGGACCTGAGGTCACAAGATGGCAACTGTTCCTTATTGGGCAGCGTCTGCTGGACAAAGCCGACGGCAACTTTTGCCCGGATACTAAAAAAGCTACGCAGCTGTTCCAACAAAATGCCGGACTGAACGACGACGGCGTAGTTGGAAGAGATACCGTCGGCGCCGCCAGGTTGTCAGGATTTGATCCTGACCCGCCTGAAATCACCACAAAGCTGTCTGCGATAAGCTATGTAGAAAAGCAGAGGCTGTTTGGTCCATTGACGCATGTGCCAAGCCCGCAGCCGGGCAACCCGGAGGCCATACGCATCACCAACGGGTGGCAGTCCAATTTGAAATATGTGAAAATCCCTCAGCTTGCGGGTCGCCGGGGAGCGCCTTCCAGCTGCTCTGTGCCGTTCCATGCCAAAGGCGCCGACAGACTGGCCAAACTCTGGGCTCGCTGGGAGTCTGAAGGTCTGCTTCCGCTTGTGCTGACGTGGGACGGCAGTTGGGCGCCCAGGTATATTCGCGGCAGCCGGTCCATTCTCAGCTCGCATGCGTTCGCGACTGCTTTCGACATCAACGCCAAATGGAATCCTCTGGGCGCCTCCCCTGCCGCAGAAGGCGCCCAAGGCTCGGTGCGGCTCCTGGTGCCCGCAGCCGAGGAGCTGGGATTTTTCTGGGGAGGTGCGTGGGGTGCGCGTCCGGATGGAATGCACTTCGAACTGGCCGTGGCAGATTGAAGCTGTGATGGCGCCGCTTCCAGCATGAAGGCATCCGAAATCGTCGCAGAGCTTCCTGAAGAGCCTACTTCGAAGCGGGAAGCTAAAATCATCAATTTCATCGGGCTTGGTCACTACATTGAGCCCAAGATGGTGGAGATCGAGTCCTCGTGGAAAGGGCACGTGGCCAAGGTGTTTGTCATGGCCGACGCCTTGATGCTTGGCGAGCCGGACGATTTCTTGCGCGTCAATGCCACGATGCGAGGCGAGCAGAGCATCGCAGATTTGTTGCGAATGTCGCTCATCACGCCGAAGATAGCTGACTTGATACGCGCCCAGTCCCGCGTTCAGATTGAGCCTCGCACCCAGACGCCTGACTCCAAAATGGGATACACCAGCCGCATGGTCAGGCACAGCCAGGCTGTGACTGACGCCGTGCTGGCGGCGACCAAACACTGGCCCGAGCCTGGCACACTGGAGATGGTGGGTCGACAGCAGCTCGGCTTGGTCTCTGGCGTAGGCAAAGACTGGGTGCTGACGAACAGGTTGGCCGGCAAGCCTGGACTGGCGGCCAACTACGGATGGCACACAAAAGCCAGGCCGAACCCGGCTGCGCCGAAGAACGGTCCTTTCAGGAGTCCTGGCGGCGGCTACATGTGGCAGACCGTCGGCACAGCCCACAACACAAAGCATGTGGACTATTCGCAAATAGTGCGCCTGATGAGCGCAGAAATGGTGGTAGACGGTCAACCGATGCTGTTCGCAGACGTCGCTTGCCACCCAGATCTGTGCTGGCTAGTGGATTATGACGGTCCGCTGCATGTTCTGCGTCATCCGGAAAACACGACAGTCGAAGATATTATGAATGCGTAAGCACCCATGGTTCGTTCCAGACATGGCAAGCGTATTGTTTTGATCTAGTGTCGCTCGGTGCGACCATTTTGTTGCACTGGAAAGTTCATGCGCATATATTTTGTGGGGGCGCACAGCACCGGCAAGACAACAATGGCCAGGTATGCTGCGCATCAGTACGGCTTGCCTCTGTTGACAGAAGTGGCTCGTTTGCTTTTGGCCGAGAAAGAGCTGACGCTAGAGGCGCTTCGCTCTGACATGCAAGTTGCCAATGCCTATCAGAGAGAGATACTCGAAAAACAGTTCCTGGAGGAGCGAGGCAAAGAACACTTCGTGTCCGACAGGAGTTTTGACAACCTTGCCTATGCGTGCAGCCATGCGACGGTGCTGCGCCAGATGCTGAAGGACCCTTGTCTGGACGAGTATGTGGCAAAGCTGCGATCAAAGGATGTGGCGGTTTTCTTCATCAGGCCAGCCATGAGTGTAATGAACAACGACGGCGTCCGAGAGAAAGTCGAGTGGGAAGAGCTCATACGGATAGACGCCATGGTCAAATTCATGCTGGAAATGTGGGGACTGAGGTATTTCCAAATCAACACGCCGTCCATGCAAGAGCGCATAAGACTGGTCGACGCAGTGCTCAGTCTTATGGCCGGCGGGGAGACGTCTGGATGAGCGTCCAATGGGTGGAAACTGTCGGACATGGGTTGTACAAGACCCATCCTCGGCGCCGCGAACAAATAGTTAGGGTCACCAAAACGCTAGTCGTGACCGAGTTCTCAAGATACGACAAGCGCACTGGGATGGACGTGGACTCCACAAATCGAACAGTTGGCGGATATAGGTTGTCGCCAGAGTCCCTTGCTGCTGTAAGTTCAAAGTGACTGCAGCCCTGCGGCCGTTTCAACCTCTGCCACCACTGATGCGCATACCCATGAAGTATACGGCGGACCAGTTCTCGGTTATTCTTGAAGAGATTGCGGCATTCGAAGTCGAATTGGCTGAAGATCCGACTTTGCCGGACCTGGGGGTCAGGTATTTGAACAGTCGCGTCGCTCTGTGTCGCAAATACCTCAATAGGGTCATATACTACATGCAGACCATAGGCAAGCAGGTCAAGGAGCTCACGGTGGAAACCCGCCAGATGGAGCTGGACCTTGAACTGAAGCTTGCTCAGAAGTTGGCCGACGACCCGGAAGTGCGCAAGCAGCCATCGATAGAAGACCGCAAGGCGCTGGCCACCATGCTGCTCAGACCGGAGCATGACAACCTGTCCGCCTTGCGTTTGGAACTGCTCGACGCCGCAGAAACGTACAAGATTGTCAAACTGAAGCACCAAGACCTGATCAGAACTAACGCGGACGTAAAGTCTCAGCGCCAGCTAGTCAGAGACGACGCTGATGCGCAAATGGCCGGTCAGCATGGATATAGCAAGCCGCAGGCCAGACAGGACAGATCGGTGCCTGACGGCATGCCGCCGCCGGTGTCCCCGGGCGCAATAGACCCGAAGGACTTGCTCGACCCGGAAAAAAGGCCGGCGGACATGCCGGAGCCAATGGACGAGATGCACGCGCAGCAGATCGCTGACTTCTTCAGCTCAAAGCCGCCTCAGGACCAGATTAAAGATCGGGCTGTTATTGGGCCACGTGACTCCGCCCAGCAGGAGCCAGTGCGCAAACCGGCTTACGACGACGACGTGGTCGAGCCAGTGGCGCCTATGCTGTTTGACGATGTTTAGCAGCGGCGCCTTTCAATTGTAAAGTGTCTGCATCAACGGCCAAATGGCCAAAAGTCCAAAGCGTTCAACAAAGAGGTAGAGACAATGAGTGACTCAAGTGTGATGGAATTCGGATTCGACGATGCCAAGGTCATCAAGGTGGTTGGGGTCGAAACTTTCAAGCAGACCCGCCCCGGCGAGAAGCACCGCGTCACCATCGTGTCTTTTAAGCGCCACCACGACGGCATTCTCGCCAAGAAGGCGCTTGAAGCCGGGCGGCCGCTGACTGACGAAGAGAAGTCTCAGTACAATGCAAAGATCGACGCCAAGCTGGCAGAGAAGCTCGGCAAGGCCGTGGACAAGCTGACCGAAGGCGAGCGCCTGGACATCGCCAGGCCCAAGTTCTCGATGGCGTATACCCACTATTCTGAAGGGGTCGGCACCATCCGTTGCCTGAGCAAGTACGAGGGCCAGACGATGGTACAGCCGGAAATGTGCTGCAACAAGTTTGGCGATGCGGATCAGAAGGTCGGCTGCATCATCATGACCTATCCGATTGACGACAAGGGCCAGGTCGACGCCGATTTGCTCAAGATGCGCAAATACACGAATTTCTACGTGTGGGCCATGTCGGCCAAGAAGTTCAAGAAGCTCGAGGCAGCGTACACCGACGCGCGCAACGACAAGCGGGAGGTCATCGACCTGCGCGTGACGCTGGACGGCGATCCCAAGTTCCAGAAGCAGCAAATCGAAGCGGCCTCCACCGCGTTCTGGGCTCGAGAAGACTGCGACCCTGAAACCCGCGCTTGGGTGCTGGATCAGGGGCTGCGCGCTTACAAGTACGTGCAGCAGAACCTCGGCTTCGAAATGACGCGAGACAAGCTGATGGAGAAGCTGCAGCAGTTGGGCGGCGGTGGCGGCGGTTCTGCTCAGATTTCGTCTGGCGCCCAGGCTGAAGCGCCTAAGCTGGTGTCGTCGTATTCAGATCTTCTCACCTAGCGAATATCGGTTCACTTGGTAGTTCGATTCGTATCTACCAAGCCTCCCGCTTGGACCACCTACTGCCAAACTCACACTGCATCTGGACGCCGCTATACTGAGCTAACAAAGCTCACGATGGTGGAGTTTGCCAAGCGGGTGAGCCAGCGTCACGAGACATGAACGCCTAGCGGTCATCCCCTCTCGAGGAGGGAGTTGGCATCCATTCTTATTGCGCTGCTGCTGGCGTGCGACAGCCCTGGGGTTGATGGCGAGTCTCGAGGGCCGCGGGTGGCGCTTTCTGGCCATCGTGGCTATCGTGGCCTGTGTGCATTTATTTAGCTGGCTCATCGCCGTAAGTTTGGCAAAATGCTTACGCTGGGGTTGACGCGAGAATCCACCTCTTTTTGCCTAGGTCCCATATCTTCGCAAACCCCTGCGAGGTCCTCAGGGCGTTCTCAGTCACGACACAGCCAGCGGATTTGCGCAACGCTGACTTGTGATAGCGATGACCGCCGCGCGCCCAATAATAATCGCGTTTCACGTCACCATCATAAGTAAACCCTATTGCTCGGTACGTGTGGCCGTCAAATAGCCGGTTGTCCGAGTAGGCCACGATGCTTGAGTGCGGGTGGGTTGCACGGAATTCGGCCATAAACTTGGACCATATCCCGTGTATTCTGAACCTGGGCCTCATGACCATTCGAGACATCTCATAGCTATGCTTGCTCTGTCTGGACGGCTTCCTGAATGACATGGCGGCCACCATCTGACCATCATAGAAAGCAGCGATGTTAAACGGAGACGCACACCGGCCTATGTAATGGAACTCGTCGTACAGGGCATTGGCTTCACTACTGGTCACCAGTCTTATGTCGCAGCTCTTTGGTCTCAACCTGAAATCAGGTTTTATGCCAAGTTTATGCGCAACAATCGACTCGATGGCTCGGCGCCTGTGCTTCCATTCGTCTTCATATATCCAGAGCGATGTGCTCCCGGACGCTTTGGCAATCTCATACTTGGCACCTTCGCGTTCGGCGCTGCCTGGCTTCGAGTGCCACCGGATGCCTTGAAGTTCCACCAGAAGGCTAGCCTCTGGCACATATAGGTCAAAAACCTTCCCGCCAATCGGATGTTCTTGTATGGGTGTGAAGCCGAGACCGCGGATGAACTCCGCCAGTTGTAGATTCTGACCTGATACTACGTTATTTGTGCATCCGCATGTCAAACACTTCAGACGTTTCAGGTCGTTGAGCCTTGGTCGGTAAATCCGACCGCACGCGGGGCAGGGCATTGCGAACGAGTCTGTGACGTTCCTGATGGCTTCCAAAGGTCTTGGGAGGCCCTCGGGGAATCCATCCTGGTCAATCGGGCATTTTATCGAGCGAAGCATGTCCAGATGCTGTGCGTACGCAGTGCGGACCCTCGCATAGCATTCAGTGCACGACACAACATCACCACTGGTGATTAGATTGACACTGATTGCCTTGGTATTGCCACATTTGCATTGAAACAAGAGTTTCTTCTTGCTACACATCCCGACGATCACGGGGTGCGTGCCTGCATACACGAAGTTTTTGTATGGATCGCCTGGACTCAACGACACGTCTCGACAGTGCCCACATGTGGACTCGGCTCGTATGCTCTTAAAGCGACGGAACGTCGTGTGCCCGCAGCTGCATTGGAACGAGAGTCTCTTGTTGGACCCGGCATGTATTTCAACCGTAGGCCCGACATACTCGAAGCTGTGGACTCTGTCGCCTGTGGCCAATACCATCGAGTTGCATAATCCGCAGGTTTTGGCCCGCCCCCTCAGGACCGTGAACAAGCGCATGCTTTTAACTCGACCGCACTTGCACTGGAAAGGATGTTGCTTTTGGCTTTCCGGTTGGACGTAGGCATCGGAACCCACCCATGTAAGATCACCAAACACGTCTCCCGTTTTGATGAGCCGCGCTGTGCATCTTCCGCACGATTTGCTTTTGCCAAGCACGACATTGCGCAGCATTACCTCCGTGCGTTGCCCGCAGTCGCACGCGAATGTTAGTTTTTTGGCGCTACGCTCGCCGATGGTGACTGTGTCACCGATGTATTCTAGACTGCCATATCGAACCCCGCGGACTAGTGTCATCATCATGGTCACCTCAGACATTACATGCTAACACTCGGTCTTGACCCATCACTAAAAGCCTACGGATGGTGCGTATACGACAGCCAGGCGAAAGACCCGCGCTTGCGCCGGGTCGCGTCAGGCCATGAGGGCACTTTGCCGCTCACCGTGCCGGTCGCCCGATTCATGCATTTCCGGTCGCTGGTGGCAGATCTGCTGCGCCGCTACGAGGTCCGGGCGGTCGGGATAGAATCGCCGGCGTTCGGGGGTGGCCCCTTCAGCGAGAATCACTTCGGGCTGATGATGTTTTCGCTGGAGGCCATATTCGCTCGGCGCCGCGACTGCGTGCTGTTCGATCCGACCACAGTCAAATACATGGTGGGCAAGTCTACATTCGCCAAGTCGGATATGCAGCGATTCGTGCAGCTCGACACCATGTCGTCCGGCACCATAGACAATAACGAGGCGGACGCGTACTGCATCGCCCGGTTCGCCGCCCGATTCATGGAAGTCCGAGCAGGCATGCTGGCTCCCGAAGACCTGTCCGACAATGAGCGATCAGCATTTCTGACTCGAACCAAGAAGCGCAAGCGCTCGGACGGGTCTCTGTCGCTGCGCAAGACGGCTCACGTGTTCCGCGAAAACTCCAGGTTCTTCGAGTTTTCGCGGGTTCCCGAGGGGTCGGTGGATTTGCCGACCAAATCCGACATCAACTCGATGCTCGTCAGGTGGCTGGAGGCCGACCAGGCCAAGACGCTTGAAGGCTGAACGAGTGTATTATAACACCTGGAGGCATTATGGCGAAATCGGCAGCCGCAGTCAAACTTCATCCCAAGCTCAAGAAATTCACCGAGTCCATCGAAAAGCGGACAAATATCAGGGGGGTGTTCGTCACGCCGAAGTTTCAGCAGGACTACACGCCGACCGGCAGCACCATCCTGAACTTGCTGATTGGCGGAACCAGATTGCCGGACGGCACCTTTGTGTGCCCTGGATGGCCCCGAGGCAAGATTTCTGAGGTATTTGGTCGCGAGAGCTCAGGCAAGTCCACCATCGCCATGACAGCCATGGCACATGCTCTCCGTCGGGGAGGAGAAGACGGCTGCGGCTTGTACGTCGATCTCGAATGCGCAGTGCAGGACCACTATGCCATGAAGTTAGGCGTAGATTTCCGACCGCCAGAAGTTGGCGGTGAGGGCCGCGCCATCCGGGTCCAGCCGCACACGTTCGAGGAGACTGAGGCCCTGGTGATGAACGCTTGTTTGCAGGGCGTGGACTTCATCGTCATAGACTCCGTGGCTGGTCTGGTGTCCAGTCGCGAAATCAAGCGAGACACGTCCAATGAAGACGAGAAGATGGGCGTGGCGGAAATTCCTCGCCTGATGTCTCAGTGGATGCCCAAACTCCAGAGCATCATTGCCAGGACGGGCACGCACTGCATGTTTCTGAATCAGACCAGAGACAAGATTGGCGTGTCCAAATTTGCCAAGAGCGAGGAAGCCCTCAAGTCCACGACCGGCGGCAACGCCCTGAAATTCTGGGCAAGCGTGCGCATGATGCTGAAGCCGCGCATGTCAGCTAAAGCCAAGTTGTGGAACCCGCTGACGCGCAGCATGGAAGATGTGCAGATTTCGACCGACATCGAAGTCAAGATGATCAAAAACAAGATCGATGCGACCCAGGGTCATGCTGGGCTCATCACAATCCGGTACGGCGTCGGCATCGACGAGCTGCGCACCATGTTGAACGTTGCGCAGGCATATAAGCTCATCAAGATCGGCAAGAACGCCAAGAGGCAAGAGACCTACTCGTACTCGTCTGCCGGCGGCCAAAAGGTCGAGGTGGTCGGAATTGAGCGTTTCCGGATGGAAATGACCAAGCTCAAGTTGACCGACGAGTTGGTCAACGGATGCGTCGAGAACATCTTGCAAGGCTTTAAGGTGCTGGACGACGAACAGCTAGCGCAGCTGGCCGAGGACGCAGTCACTAAGCGCGAAGGGGACGACGAAGACTACGAGTCGGACGATGGCGGCGAAGTTGTGAATGCAGACGGCGTGTCCGTAAACGAAGATGGTGAGGTTGAAGAAGACGGCGTGGCCGCAGGAGTATCTGAAATCACGGCTGACATGGTTTGACGGAGGCGGACATGAAACTGCATCCAGTCCGCGTGACAATCAAGAACTATCAGTCGATAGCAGATCTCGACATCGAGATAGCCGGGTTCACATGCATTACAGGCCCTACCAACATAGGCAAATCTAGCATCCTGCGGGCGATTTCCGGCGCTTTGCTCAACAAACCAGTCACCAACCTGGTGCGCACCGGATCCAAATCATGCTCTGTGCGCATCTCTTCCGAGGCCGACGGGAAACCGTGGGGGTTTCTGTGGGAGAAAGCGGAGAAAGGGCTGAATCGGTATTGCATAGATGGGCGCCCGGAGAAACTGGAAAATGTGGGCCAAAAGCCGCCAGAGCCGATTGGCAAGTTCGGATTCGGCGCAGTGCGCATTGGCGACAGAGAAATGCATCCGTGGTATGCGTCTCAGTGGAGCCCATTGTTTTTGCTCGACGAAGGCGGGCCGACCATAACGCAGTTCATATCTGAAATATCAGGGCTGAACGTTCTGCAGGATGCAATATCGCTTGGTTTGAAGGGCAAGCGCAAATCGCTGGAAGACCTGAAATCGGCCGAAGCCGAAGTTGAGCAATGCGAGTCCAATTTGGCCAAGGTCGGCAACTTGCCTGAGCTGGAAACGATAGTCAAAGAGCTGGAGCACCAGCACGACTCAATCAACGAGTACGGAGACAAGGTAACTAGAGCCAAGGAGCTTCTAGAGTCGATTTCCAAACTCTCTGTTTTGGTGGACGTGCTCGGGCCTGTGGGCGCGGTATCCATCCCCCACAACGGGATGGCAGACCAGGTAGCCAATACACTTGAAATGAAGTCCAGACTCAGGCGACTGGAGGAGGCAGCCCGCGCCATCATCGCTTTGAGGGGCACAAAAATGCTGTTTTTGCCGGACGTGCCTGCGAAGGAGCACGAAGCGTGGCTGCGAATCAAGAAGTACTCCGGGCTGAGGCAGCTGAAGCAGACTGTGCAGACGCTCGAAGCAATCGGCGAAATCGATCTGCCTCAGCCCCCCGACAGTTGTGACATAGCGAGAGTGGCCGCTGCAAAAGTGCTGCACAAGAGCCTGTCCGGTTTGCGCCACTCTGTGAATACGCTGGACGCGGAAGCGTCTGTGCCGCCAGATCCAAACCTTTCCTCGCAGCTGTCCGGGGTGTCAAAAGCAAAGGCTGCAATGGCGGAGATGCTGCAGCTGCAGCGGGAAGTGGCTGAACTTAAAGTGCAACAAAAGCAAACAGACAAAGATTTGGACTCGGTTTTGGCAGATCTGTCTTCAATCCCGAGTTGTCCTACATGCAGCAGGCCTGTTGCCTGCAAGCCTCACGATCACGCCTGAGGCGCGGCTTCTTCGTCCGGCATCTTAGACTTGCCGCGCACCACCGGCACTAGTTTCATCATTTCGTGCAGCACCATCGACAACGGACCGCCAGCTGCAAGAATCATGGCCTGCCACCATGGTATGCCGAAGCCCATGTTCGTGGCCAAAAAGATGCACAGCGTAACAACAAGGATGGCGATGCGTATGGCTGCTTTGCCGCGGTCGCTCTTGAACAGGGTATCCTTCCAGTTCGCCAGCAGGCTCAGCAGTATCTTCAGTACGACAGCCAGGGTGCTCATGGCACCCACGAACTGGATTGCCTTAGTTTCTTGGTACTGTTGCTGAGCTCGCAGAGCCGCCGCGCTGTCTTTGGCGCCAGACTCGGCGTTTTGCTTATGCGATTCCAGCTCAGATTTGAGCTGGAGCACTTGAGCGCACAGCTCTTGCGGTCCCTCGCACTGGTCTTGGGCGCCAGCTGCGACGGTGAACGTCAGAATTGCGATCAAGACGGAAATAGGGAAGGTTTTCATCAGGGGCCTCCTGTGGCTTCTCCGGATTAAGGCCGGAAATCGGCCGATGCCTGACGTAGCCCCAAATATGAGCAAGGTTCAGATCAAAGATACCAAGGTGGTTGGTCCGGCGCACCCGGCTTTCGGCCTCAGCCAGGCTTGGTACGTCTTTGGCATGTTTTCGGCCGACCAGTCCGTGAAGCGTGTTTTGCTGGTGAAAGCTCACAACGAGCACGCGGTGCACATGATTGAGTCTCTGGTGCAGCAAGACGGGTCGGTCAGCGACACTTGTGCACTCATTTCCATGAGTCAGCAAGAACCATTAACCAGGTCGACAGCGCTTGACCAAGTGGCCTTTTGGGATTTCGTGCTCGAGATTGTGGACGCAGACAGGTGGATGGCGTCCCCATTCCTGGTCAGCTTGTTCCAGGACTCTCTGTCCGAAGTGCAAAAAGCGTACGTGGATAGGAAGATGGACGAAGTCATGCTGCGGCGGCAATTTGCCGTGCAGGAGCTGGAGCTGCAGCTGGCAGAGATGCAGCCGGCAGAGAGCTGCCGGCTGGCCGAGGATTCCCAGCGGAACGACCAACTGGCCAGTCAGCTGCAGTCAGGCCTTGCCAACTTGGGATTCAACAAAAGAGACGTCCAAAAGTTTGTTGAATCTGTGCAAGACAGGGATGCGCCGCTCCAGGACCTGCTGTTGGAAGGCATCAGCCAACTGAATCGAGGCTTGTCATGATGAGATGCAGGATTTGCGGCGCGCAGCACCAGATCTCCAGCGAGCACTGCCCCGAGTGCGGCAAGAAGCCCACGGAGTGTGTCGGCCGTTGCGTTCCCATGCACGTTCCTGTCCCCGGATACTTGACATTCGATCAGTTGTCTGGACTGGCTACGGCGCTTGACAGTCAGCAAGCAGGCCAAAACGACGCACAAATCTTGGCAGTGAAGCGCTCTCCGTCTGCCACTGCTTTCGCGGTGTCCATGAAAGCAGTAAAGTGGACGGGGATTTTGGTGGTATGCCTGACGCTGGCGCTCTTTGCAATTGTGATTCTGAAGGCTTTCATGTAGTCGGATGGTTCCCCACCGAGTTCGCATCAATTCCTGAAGCTGTTTTGATTGAAAAGTCAGGACGGGTTTTGATGCTGAAGCAAGACCTGTCTGAACACGATCTGCCTACAGCGCCGCATGCAGCGCTTGACATCGAACTCAAAAAACACCAGTGGATTGTGTCAAACAACGGCCCGCGCGTCGTCGACAGAGACGAAGTTGGCCGATGGCGGGACAAAACTGCAACAGACCTTGTTCAGGAAGCCATGCTACTGAAGGGGAACCCGCTCCGCGTGCTGAAAATCTTGGAAAGTGCAGCCAAGCTCAGGAGTTTGGATCTGAGCAGTTTTGTGGCGGCTCTTCAGACACAACGCACAACCGAGGACGAGAATCTCGGCTCGGTGTTTTTCCGGGTTCGAGGCACCCGTCCGGGAGGCCAAACAGGCGGATGAAAGACTGGCGCTTGTTAGGCATCAGAGCCGAGTAAAACGCCGCGGCGAAGGTCGAATCGTCGCGTATCCGCCTGAACAGCAACCCGCTTTTATCTCCGAACTTGTCGCGGCAGTCGCTGCAGCAGAAATCCTCAAGGCGTTGCACAAGTTGGCAGGCCGCGCACCGACCTAGCTCGATGACAGCTCCGGCTTCGTCTGGCGTAGACTGCGCAGCGTGCTTAGGCAGCCTGTCCGAAATGTCGATTACCTTCATGGCAGGCGGTACGTCTTTCATTGCCGAATTTACATGAAGGCCAATCATGCCCAGGTTTTACGTCATAGAGTATGTGGACGACGAAGGCGACCAGGTAGTCAAGCATGCGCTGCTGGAGCCCGAAGAGGCGGCCATGCTTGTCGAAGAGATGGCGCGGAGCGGCACGTCCGGCTCCGTCACTGACCTGTCGCCTGAAGGCGGAATGCCCTTATTGGCGATTCAATGCCTCGAATAACCTAGGTGCGCGTCCAGCATCGAGGCGGCATAGCGTCTCGCGACGTTTCTGAACTCCGCAGCGTGTTTTTGCATGTAAGTTCCAGCCAGGAGTCAGCAAATGTGGGCAGAGTTTATTGAAACGACGCGTGAATGTCAGCGGCTGGACTATGTCTGGCGATACAGCACCATTCCAATCAGTGTGCCGGAGAATGTGACCTCGCACTCGTACTGGGTGACGATATATGCTGCCATGATCCACCAAGCCCTGGATCCCCAGGATACAGACACATTGGCGGCGTGCCTTGCTTGCGCCTTGGTGCATGACATCCCAGAAATGAAAGCGGGTGACTTCGTGCGTACGTTCAAGTATCGCTCGAAAGCTCTAAAGCAAGCGATAGACAAAGCTGAACGGGAAATCTTGACGGAGTTCGGTCCATCGATGCGGGCTGTGGTGGCCGCCGCCGATTCCTTGGTCGGTGCCGCCAAAAATCCGAGCTATGTGCGAGCCGTCGTGAAAGCAGCCGATTTCATGAGCTTGCACAATTTTATGGTTCGGGAGGTCTCTCGCGGCAACACTGAAATCCATCCGTTCTTTGAACGAATGGTGGCCGACCTGCGAGCCATGGCTTCGGAAAACGAGAATGTGATCTTCGCGACAGGTGGCAAAAGCTTTGAGCTCGGCCAGTATTACTCGCAGTTGGCACAGAACGCAGCGGCGATCTGTGCCATGTTTCTAAGAGGCAAGGTTATCTGATGCTTGACACAATTAGGGTTGGCCAAACTTTGATGTTTCGCGGCCGTCTGCATTCGGTTCACGACTGCTCCGACGACGCTGGAATTGTATGGCTGCAGCCAGAGCCGCAAGAACCGGGGGAATGCGTCGGCGTATTTGGCAAGTCTTTGGTGTTGCAAGAAGCCAGCCCGGTAACCCACACTGACTTCATCCCCAAGCGAACCCGGTCCGAGATTGACGCCAGAATCGACGAACTGCGACGGCTGCGAGACGAAGCCAGAAGCGCCACTTTCGAAGTCAACGGCGTATTCAGCACCATCGACCAACGAATCAAGGAACTGGTTGGGGAGCGTGAAGCGGCTATGGACGACATCTTCTCGGCCATTGTCGAATCGCACAAGGTGCTGTGCCGCATCAAGCAGATGGGTGAGAAGGAAGCCTATGGTCAGAACCCGGCATTCTATTATGCGGCAGCTGTGTCAGCTGAAGCTGGAGAATGTTTGAATAAAATGGTTAAAGCGCTCCGCAACGGAGGCAACGCGGATCAGCAGTTATTGGGAGCCGTAGTGTCTGAGTTGCCCGATGTCGTTATTTATTCTTTTATTCTTGCATACGTGCTGGATATGGACCTCACCAAATTGGTCACGGAAAAAGCACATATCGTGGTGGATCGGGCAGTGGCTGGATATTACGGCGGCCCACTGGTCAGAAATAATGCAGACGCGACTGACACCAACACCAGGCCAGATCCTGCCATCAGCGGGCTCAGGAAAGATTGTCCTGTTTGACTGCGTATGCGGCAACACAGGCATACCGGTCAAGTGGATTGATTTTGCCCGCGGCCACAGGAAATCGTGCGGCAAGTGCAATGTTCTGCCAGCCGAGCACTGGGCAAGCACCAAGTATGGTCGGCTGCGAATGTTGCATCCGCAGCCGACCAGCACTGGCTCCAACAAGCGGGCGATTTGGCTTTGCGATTGCGGCAAAACAACACAGGCCGCAATTGTCACGGTGAGCAAGGGCCTTACGACAACTTGTGGCAAATGCAACGTTTTGCCTGCCGAGGAGTGGGCGGGCAAGAAGTTCGGCAGATTGCGGATGAAGCGGCCGGTAGATGCGCACCCATCCTCAGCGAAGCTCGTAACCTGGGTCTGCACGTGCGGCCGCGAAGTTGACTTGCCGATCATACGTGTCACAAGGCTCAATACGAAAAGCTGCGGGAGGTGCCGCACCTCAGTTGCTGCTTGGTATGAGGCGCACAAGGACGACTTGCGTGCGTTGCGCACTCCGATTTGCATGACGCAAATGCCGCCTGGCGGGGTTGCTATCGCGAAAAGCATCGTCAACACTGGCGAACCAGTGCGAGCCACGTGTGCAGCCTGCGGAGCAGAATACCATCCTAGATGGGACGACATAAGAATTGGCCGTTCGTTAACATGCGGATGCGCAGCCGGTCACGTCAGCGACGCGCAACAGCAAATACTGGATGCTGTGCGGACGCTGGGAGCGCACCCTATCATGGAGTACAAAGTAGGCAAACTCGCTTATGATGTTGGCGTGCCGGACTGCCGATTGCTCATAGAGCACCACGGTCTTCGCTGGCATTCAAGCCCTGAGTCACGGCGCCGGGACTCGGCCAAGTACCTGAATTCGATAGACCACGGATTCGAGCTATTGGCAATATACGAGGACGAGTGGGCTTTCAGTAAAGCCAAAATGTGCGACATCATAGCGAACAGGCTTGGCACGCACAAGCCAGAGTCGCTTAGACCGTCAGCGTGCGATGTCGGCTTCGTAGACTGCCGGTCGGCAGACGCTCTTCACGACAGCTTCCATTATTTGGGCGGGGCTCGCGCCAGCGTCAATGTTGGCGCATCGTACGGCGGCAAGCTGATCGCATGTGTGTCCTTCAAGCGTCCAAGCCGCCAGTCGAAGCACGACTGGGAGCTCGTGCGCATGACTTCCGACCCGGCATACCGAGCGCACGGGATCTGGTCAAAGCTGCTGCGAGTGTTTGTGCGCCAACACTGCCCTCAGTCCATTGTTTCGTTCTCCGACAACAGGTTGTTCAACGGTGGGGTGTACGGCAAGCTCGGCTTTGTGTTCGACGGGGATGTCAAGCCAGATTACTACTGGGTCAAAGGCAGACGCAGACACCACAAATCGGGTCTTAGAAAGCCAAATGGGTATCCCCAAACCGAGAGCCTGCTGCGGCAAAGCCAGGGATACGCCAAAATTTGGGACCTCGGCAAGAAGCGGTGGGTCTGGTGCCGTCCCGGAGCAGGTTAACGCCTCCCTGTGGGCGTCCCGTCCTGATTTCCCTTAAACAGGGTGTAGAACGGCAAGCTGTTGGCATGGAGCCGTTTGCGCATATTTTCGTTGTCGTCAGCCGGATTTTCGACAAGCCTTGAGTTTCTGGCCATCGTGACCAAGGTCGGGTTTGACGTGATGCGCAGCAAGTCTCCTTTAGCTCTTGGACTGCGAAGCAGCACCAGCTCTACCTGCTCGTACGTCATCTCGTCCAAGATGCACCTGCCGGCAAAACCTGGCGCACGGGGCGTGAAAAATATGTTGTCCCTCGTGTCTCCAGTGCAAAGCGTGCACTGACCAGGATTCGGATTGACCGGGTCGTCTGGACCGTGCTGCCTGGTGACGTCGCAATCTTCCGGATCTGCCATGGTGTGCCTCACAAGTCTATCATTGCTGTCACAGTGCTGTCTGCACCGAACACGAGTCCGCCTATGTGCGGCCTTGAGTCTTTGCCGATCACTACGGAACCGCCTTGGCCGAAGTCGTGTTTGAATGACCTGTTGCTCTCCGTCCCCCATCGATTTGCAACAACCAGCGCGCACGAATTGTTCTTCACGAAGTTCATCCAGTCCGTGGCCGGAAACCCGCCAGAGCTCCAGTTCATCGGTGCAGCCAGGAGGTCCACCTTCCGGTCGGCGAATAGTCTGCGTCCTGACACTGGGTCTTTGTCTATGATGTCTCGACATATCGACACAGACATCCACCCAACATCTGTGTTCACCACACCTGGAAGCTCGTCTCCAGGCGATGCCCACAGGAAATCGTTGCCCCACAGGTTTAGCTTTCTGACCGTCAAAATTACTTCGCCGCTGGGGTCGGCCATTGACGCCGAGTTATACAGCAGGTTTCCGTCGCCTTCCACGAACCCCCACACGACGTAGGCTTTCAGCAACTTGGCCATTTGCGACATGCGATTGGCCGTCGTGCCGTCTCGGCGCTCTGCCACTGGCGCTGCGTCGTCGATTGACAAGAAGCTGTACCCAGTGAACGCCAGTTCAGGAAACACGACCACCTGGGATCCCAGGGCTGCCGCCTGGTTCACCAGAGGTGCGCATCGCCTGAAGTTGTCAGACACGTCCGCAGGGCTTGTGGCCAAACGCGGCTTATATTGAATGGCGGTGATGATGGGCACGTTGGTACGCGGAACAAGAGGTCTACTTTATTACTATGAAGCCGTCTTTGGCGCGTTTGCTGGCGAGCTGCTCTGCTCGCAGCTTTGACTCTTGGTATTTGTCCAGCATTTCGTTTGTGCTAGCCTCAATCGCGGACAAAGCAGCGCTGACTGCTTGAAACCTGATGGCTGAGTCAGGGTCGTCTTGGTTCATGTCTGGGTGATGCTTCGCCATCAGCTTCCTGGCGATTTTTCTGGCTTCCGCCAAAAGCTGCTCCGCATGTTGTACCCTACCTGAGTCCGTTGGCATGGCAGCCAAATCCCTGACCAGGTCGGCCCAGTTCTTCCCGAGGACAGACCATGCGTCGGCAATGTTCACAGGTCCAACCCCTTAAGCGACTTCAGTCCGCGTGACGAACGCCGGCTTTTGCGCTCAGTCAGGTAGTGCTCCAGCTGCTCGATGGTTATCAAATCTGTGCGCTTTGCGCGTTTGAACTCTGCTTTGATTTCCCTGAGCTTTTCGATAAAGTCATCGTACGTCATCATTGACACCGTACAGCAGTGTGGCTTAAATTGTAAAGTTGACAGTATGAATCGCAAGTCAAAAATCATATCCCCATCTCCAGGCAGCAAGAGCACGGCCGATTGGTCTAAGCTATGGTCGGGGATGCGCATGATGTACGAAGTTGCCGGTATGGACAGACATAAGTCAATGCTGGATAATTTCAAGGATCAAAAAGAGGAAATTTGTCGGGTATTCAATGTAGTATCCGAAGCAGATCTGGCTCGCATGCAGCGCCAGATTGAGCACATGAAGCAGAAAGGAATGTAATATGGAAACGAAGACCAAGAAGACTCCGAAGACACCCAAGCAGGCTCTGGTGAAGATCAATTCCCTGCTCAAGGGCATCGACAACTCGGTCCTCCAGATCGAAAAGCACAAGACTCAGGTGGGGTCTGCCCTGAAGGAAGTCAAGACCCTGATGGGTGGCATCGGCAACGCCGTAGTGACTGTTGTCAAAAAGCCTGAGGTAAAGCCTCCTGTCAAGCCTGCAAAGAAGCTTGAGAAGAAGGCAGACAAGCCCACCAAGCCCGCCAAGCTTGCGCCGGCCAAGAAGCCCGCCAAGCCCGCGAAGCCCGCGAAGCCCGCGAAGCCCGCGAAGCCCGCGCCGGCCAAGAAGTCTGAGGCCAAAACTGCTGCAAAAGACGCGAAGGTCAAGAAGTCTCCGGTGACCGGCAGGCCTCCGCTCAAGGAAGCCGTAAAGCAGATCATCGCAGCTGGAAGCGGTCCGCTTCAAGCCGCGGAGATTTGGAAGCTGGCAACGGCGAAGTGGGGCTACTGGTCCAGGCAGTCTCTGTACAACGCCCTCAAGGACGACAAGTCCTTCTGTCGCCAAGACGACAAATTCTCACTCGCCACCGACTCGGTCGACGACGCTGAAGCCGAGAACTTCGTCAAGCAGATCGAAACCAACCAGGCAGTGAGCAACGTTCAATGAACAACGGGGTTATGGTGCAATCTCGCAATGACATTGCGTCAAACCCCGTGTTGTTGTACGCAAGTCGGTTCGCTCGCAAATGCTTGCTTGAACACCTTTGCGCACCAGATCACCCGGTGCTGATGGTGGAGAGGCAGCTTCTGGATCAAGCCAGGAGCTGCCTGCACGGGTTTTTGCTCGCAAAGCCTCAAGACAGGTCAGCGGTGGAGAGCAGCATTAGGCGGCTGGCAAGCGAAAAAGTGATGTCGCTTGTAGAAGATCCATCTATATGCAAACTCGTGCTCGCTATCGTGAGGCATGAGTCGCTGGATAGTGCTTTTCCGAGCGTGAACTGATGGAGTCCGACGTCCATGCCGTGTTGTCAATGGCGCACATAGCCATTGTGGAAGCTGCGCAAAGGTCGTCTATGGAGCGCGTATCCGTTTCGGCAATTCGATGCAGAGCCGGATGCCACGCTTGCTGCAACAGATTCATCGCTCTGACCATCGCCGAAGCGGCCGTGATGGTCAGAGCGATGCAAAGGTCCGGTAGCTGGCCTCATATGCGCAAGAGCGTGGAGGCTGTTCGAGACGTCGCTGCAGCTGCCAGTCCGCAGGCTTGGTATAAGATAGGCATACCGTGCCCGCTGCTTGTGAACGGCATGTGCGCCGCATACGACGTGCGACCAGTGGCTTGTTCGCTGCACCACGTTTTGTCCGACCCCGAAGCTTGCGACGGCAGCAGCGCTGCAGCCAAATCGTACGAGCCGTACCGCATGCCTAAAATTTATGCGCAGTTCATTGCTGCCCTCGACTCGGCAATCAAGCCCGGGTCTGTGCTTAGGGTGTCTGCGCCGCTTCCGCTGGCGCTGCTGTTTGCGGACGCAATGCTGTCAAAGAAGTTCAAAGACCTGGACGAGCTGGTCTCGTCTACGGCAGAATTCAACACCAGATGAAATGCATATACTGCGACTCCGATGGTGTGCTGAGGGCCACAAAGCAAGACGGCGTCTCTGAAGACACGTACGTGTGCAAAGGGTGTTGGAAACTACTACAAGATCCTAAAACTGCGCTGCCGCTGATCAGGGGACACCTCACGCTGGCTCTCCGCGGCAAGACGGCTCCGTCGGTGCTGCAGAAGCGCATCAACGAGTATATGGATCTGATATCTAAATGGAAGCCGCGCAACTAGGCGCAGGCGATGCCGTAAACGTCTTGCACAACAGCTTTGACTTGCAAGCGAAATCCCCTGATGACCTTGCTTGACACTTCGTGCCCGCCCCACGACAACGCTTCTCGAATGACATCGGGGCTGGCGCCGCTCCGGACTGCTCTGACGTAGCGAGCCAGGTCGCGCTGGCCTCGCTTGCGCATGAGCTCTTCCATATCTTTCATGTACTCTGTGAGTTCGTCGGTCAAATTTGCGGCGGGCACGTCTATGGTGTCGAGAAGGGTTCTTGAATCGTCCGCTCCGTTGGGCGAATCGATGGAGTCCCTCTCTTTGTCGTAACGCTTTTTGCGATGCACCAGGTTGATGCACACATTGTTGGCGATCATGTAAACGTAGTGCCCGAACGAACTCTTGCGAGGGTCGTGCGCGGATCTGGTGTGATTCTTGTGCACTATGGCGACAAACACTTCTTGCAGAAGTTCTTCCATGGGAACGTCTGCGACCCTGAAGTACTTGTGCACAATTTTGGTTATGTCCTGAATCTTCGCTTTGACGTCAACCCCCAGGTCGACGGAAGGGTCGTCCTCTGCGATCCTTGGCCAGGGCAGCTTCGCAGGAGGCACCCTGGCTGGCTTAGACAAAGTCGTCACCACCCTGACTTTTTTGCCCACACACAAACCCATCCACCACCTCCAACCAGGGAAACTTATTCCAGTGTACCACAGGTCTATTAGACCGGGCAAGTCCCTCGTCCGTCCCACTCATGCACAATACACCGTCCGCACGTCCACTGTGCAGGCGCGCATTCTATATAGCCTTGCTGCGAGACGCCCACGTTTGCGTTGCGACTGGAATCAGCTAAAGAGTCAAGACACTCCCCCGCGCATACGTTATCGAGTCTCTAAACATGCAGCACATTGGCGCATAGGGAGCAGTAGAGTTCTTCGATGGCAAAGCAAGACTTCCTGCGCGAATGCATGTCAGAATTCAAAGGAGCGCCGATAGACGCGTTCAATCGGGAGTTTTGCGCGGTGTGCTCCAACAGAGGTTGCTCCAGAAGCTGGGGCAATGCCTCTGGATTCGACACGAGAGTCAAAAACTGGCGCACTGTCTTGTTTGAAAAGGTGCCGAGGATAGTCGCCCCGGACCTGGCCAATCCGAATTTCGCGCCCATGGAGACGACGCGCGTGCCGGAAGTACAAACGCAAACGTTCGAGACGTCCGCAAGTCCGCTGTCGTTCGACGACGTCCCGGACACAGAGCCCGGATCTCCAGTCAGTAGCCCGCCAGCTGCAGAAGCTCAGCTGGAGCCGCGGCCTGGTCCGGACGTTTGCCCGCCGCCCGCCGCTCCGGCCGCGCCCCCTGGCCAAATGTTGTTCAATACGCCGTTCAAGCAGCCGGTGATGCTGGGTGACCAGACCAAGATGGAGGAGGAGACGCCTGCTCAAGGCAACGTCTTCGTGTTCGATGATGACTGACGAATATAAATGGGGCGACGACCCCGGAGTTGCTATTGAAAAGTCGGCTGGAACTCCGCTGGCCGCTGCTATAGAAGAAGACGTGGTGTCCGGATACCTACTGGAGCTGCGCAAAAAGATTGAAAACAACGCCGAAGTGCGCCGGATGGTTGCGGAAAGCCGTCCAGCGCAAAGCGTGAAGAGCGAATTGGCTGCGTCATACGGCCCAGCCAAACCAGGCACGGAGCACCTACTGGAACGTGCAGCTCAGATACTGCTGGACGAACTTGAGCAGCAGCGAGCAGCTAAACCTAGTCTATATCTCGTGAGCTGCCAGACGGGCCGCGCTGTTGTACCGATAAGCGCCAAAGACGTTTACATCCCTCCAGACTACGTCGGCCTGGATGGCGGCGTGCACAAGTCCAGACCAGTGGTGCATCCAGGGTTGTCGTCCACGCTGGCGCTGGCTTCGCACGAGTCGGCCAAGCACCAGTCCCTATTGGCTCGCGCCACGCCCGAAACTGCCGCGGCTTATGCGCACCTATCTGCCCCAGAGCAGATACTGTCCAGGGTCAAACAAAAGCTGGCCGACAAAGTGGAGTTTGCGGACTTGCCTGGAGAGACAGCACAAGAAATAGAGTTCGGCAGGGAGCATATCTCAGGACTTGAGCAGTCAGCCAACCTATCTTTTCACCGCGTCGAGCTCTTCGCCGCAACACTGGCCAGAAAGATCGCTCTGCTCGGCTCTGGCGGCAGATGCTGCATTGACGGAATACGAGCTTGCCACGGATCCAAGCAGCGCTGGTACGTCTGCACCGCCAGGTTCGCAAATGCTGCAGCCAGCCGAGACTAACGTCTGAGCCAAAACCTGAGCCATGGCGTGTCGCAGCTCTGCGGCCCCCGGGGTGCCTAGTGGCTCGAAAGCAGCGAGCACAGCAGCGAAGCCTTCGAAAGTGCTCCTGTATTGGAACTCCACATACACGCCCATAGGCAGCATACACATGCCTGAGTCCGGATTCCTGAGCACTTGAGCCACGTCGGCAAACATCTGCATGATGTCGATGGCGCGTTCCCTCATCATTGCGTTTGCCTTTTCAGCGATGTTGGGGACCCTGGACACTGCGACTTCGGTGAAATGTTCTGTGCTCAGCGCCGGCACCCATGCCACTAGTGGAGTGCACACCGTGAACTGATCTATGAAGCCGTGGCCGAGCAACAGCGGCATGACCGCCTGAACTATGCACCACGGACAGCTCACGCGCACGGCCATCTGACGGGTCTCGCTGTCAGAACAAACGCATTCCACGGACCCAAATTCTAGCAGTTTTGCCATTTCAGATTCCGAAAAGCTCAACCACAATTTTGAATTTGCTAGGATCGACTAGGATGTTTTCAGATTCCCCAACAAGAATGTCGCCTCTGCGGTTGACTATGCGGATGGGAATCTCGCCTTCAGCCAGAATGCACGCTGCGTGCAGTCTGCGCATAGCCGATTCCGACGGCACAGATCCTATGACCCACCTGAACACTTCGCCGTTGCCCCTGGTTTTTGGCTCCGGCTCGACATGGTAGTCCGGCTGCGGAGACGGGGCCAAGTCGGCGGCCGTTTGGTCGCGAGTCTCGGCGGCTGGCTCGTGCAGCTTTGCAGGTTCAGGTTTTGAGTCAGGCTCGTCCAGAGACACGTTGATGTTGAGCGAAGGCGCTCCTATGTCGAGGCTGAGGTCGGCCGCGCTGGCGCGGCTTTTTCCCGGGTCGTTAGCCTTGTCGGAGCGGGCTTCCGCGGACTCTTTGGCAATCTGCTCCGCAGGCGACGCCAAAGCTTGTGGCGCCACGAGCTTTGGCGTCGCCGGGTTGCTTTGGTGCTGCGCCTCTCCCCCATCCTCTCTCTTGATCCACTCAGCAAGAAACTCTGGGATCTTCTGGAACATTCGCCCGTTGTCGTAGTATTCGTCTTTCTTCAACTTGCCTTTGAAGACCCCGTCTACCACGTCCTTGGGATCGGCCGGAATGCCGTCCACCATCTTGAAATAGTCGAAGCGCGCCTTCCAGTTGACATCGATTCCGGGCTCAGTCAGAAGCGGCACTTCCCAGTCCCTGCCGTGGGCCTTCGGAAGCTTCCACGGGTACGTCATCCACTCGTCGAGCTTTCGCACCGCTTCTTGCAAAAGCTCCGGCTCGATTTCGTACACAACTTCATCATGCACCGTCATCACGTATTTGATCTTGTCGTCCCAACCCATTTCTCGGATCTTCTTGTCGACAAGACACATCGCGAACTTCAGTATGTCGGCCGACGTGGCCTGGATTGTGTAGTTGATGGCGCATCGCTCCGCCTTCGCCCGTATGGCGCGAATCGGGGAGTCTATGGTGGGTATCGGGATGCGCCGCCCAAAAGCCGTGTATACGCATTTGTGCTTGCGCGCAAACTCTTTCTGGTGATCCACATACCCCATCAGCACCGGGACTGCGGCCCGGAGATTGGACATGTGCCTGGAGCCATCTTCAACTGAGCAGCCGACGTTCCTGGAGATTGCGCCAGCTCCTCCTCCGTAGATGAAAGCAAAGTTGCAGCGTTTGCCCCGGTTGCGCTCGTCTTTAGACACTTCGCTTTTGCCGAACAGGGTGCGAGAGGTGATGCTGTGCACGTCCCCGTCTTCGTGCAAGAAAGACCTGGTCCAAATAGGGTCGCCTGACAGGTTGCACACAACCCTCAGTTCCTCTCCAGCGAAGTCCAGTTTCACCAAGAATTTGCCGGGCCTCGGGATGATGCAAGTGCGGATTTGCTTGAACAGTTCAGGCTTGTCGTCGTCAGAGTCTCTCGGGATGCCCTGGAAGTTGATGCCGGAGAAGCCGTCTGCGATTTTGCCGGCTTTCGACGAAAGGCGCGTGGTGTCGGTCCCCATCTGATTGAACACCGGCCTCACGTCCCCATACTTGTCGTGAGACTGCATCAGCTTGTCGGTGAACGACCCCTTCATTTTCTGATAGTGTCTGAATTCAATGACCAGGTAGAACAGGCTTTGCGTCTTCGGTTTGCCGGCTTTGTCTGTTTCACCGTGCAACACAACGCCGTAAGCCTTGCCGTATGCGGCGTCCATGGACTTGAGGGCCTCGTCCTTTAGCGTGTACTGCTTCTGCACGCCGGAGTCGTCCTCCTCTTCGTTCTCTTCGCTATCGCCGGACAGCGCGTCCGCATACTGATCATCCTCCCCCAACATGAATTTGGTAGGTTTCAGACACAGACCCTCCGGGTCCGTCAGCAGAGCCATGGACAGCTGCTTCGGCGAACCCACGTTCAGGGTCCTCCATCTGCCCGTCTTTCCAGTGCGCGACTCGATTATGTCTCTGACCGCATCGCCAGTTAGCTTGAGCATAGCGTCGCACTCTGCTGACAGCTGCTCTACGCGACTCACATCAATGTGGACCCGGTTGCGCTCCATCTTCTGCACGACGTTGCAAAAGGACTTCTCCAAGTTGTACATCATCATGTCGTGCCCTTGGAGTTTGTCCTTCAGGGCAAACCACAACTTGTAAGTGAATATGCCGTCCGAGCAGCCGTACTCAAGCCCTTCTTTAGGGTGCAGCAGCGCGAAGTTGTACCGCTTTTTCTCCTTGCGAAGCTGCTCTTTTTTCTCGTGCGTGAACAGGTCGTCGAGCTCGATCATCTCTATGCCGAAGTGAATCTTGGTCAGCGGTTTCAAGCCGGCCGGCATACCTTTGAGCGGGTTTATCACCTTGGCCAGAAGCATCGTGTCTTCGTGCTCGTCTGCCTTCCAGTACTCGCGATTCACCAACGGCAGCAGCATCTCTTTGTCATATTTGCCGCCGTGGAATATGATTTTGCAGTTGTTCACCAACCGCGTCAACTCGTCGCACACCGGATCCCAAGGTAGGTTGCCTGAGTCTTCTGGCTCATGCGTCAGTGGGATGTAGTAGCCGTTCTGCCCGTCGAATGACATGCATAGACCAACGATTCGATCGATGGTTCTGATGCCGTGGCGGGTCTTTTTGCCGTCTTCGAAATAAGCGTCCTGGTACACCCTGTTGTCGAGCCCTGTAGACTCGACGTCGAGCGAACACAATCCCCTCTGTATACAAATATCCACCAGCTTGCGAAATTGGTCGACGTTCTGAACCAGGTGAAACCCGAAACCGCTAAACCAAGGGCGTTGTACGGTGACTCGATCGTCAGCTTGGGCAAGTTGCATATAGAAAAATACATCGCGAGAACGACTTTGACTCAGAGTTGTCTGGCAAAGTAGCGTTAGCCGTGGATTCAAACGACCCATACGAGATTCTTGGCCTGTCTGTTGGAGCAAACCAAGACGACGTCAAGCGGGCGTACAGAAAAATGGCCAGTCAAGCGCACCCCGACGCGGGAGGGGACGCTGAAGAATTTAGGCGCATCACTTGGGCCTACGACCGCCTCAAGGACATTGCCGAGACTGTCGAGCCTGTCGTCTGCGACGAAGCTAGCTGTACGGCAGAGCTGACGCTGGAGGAGCAGGCGTTCGGCTGCACGAAGCGCGTAGTGGTGAAGGTGGACGGAGTGCCCTGCCGGACGTGCTGCGGCGCCGGACGGGCGCCGGACTCCCCAGTCGGCCCTTGTGTCCAGTGTCTGGGAACCGGCAAACAAACCAGCATGTGGGGGTTCAACAGCAAGGTGCGCCAATGTGCCACATGCAAAGGCGCAGGCACCGTGCCGCTTCGGCCTTGCAAAGAATGCAGCGGCAAGGGTCGCGCGGCGGGCGAAGCTGAAGCCTGGGTGCAAATTCCGGCCGGAGCAGAGCATGGCCAAGAGCTGTGCTTCGACGGCGATTTTGGCGGAGTCCGCGGCCGCCTTTTCGTCCGCATAGTGGGGCTGCGCCACAGCCGGTTCGACAGATCCGGAGATGACCTGGTCACGCGGTCTAAGATTGGAGTGTTCGACGCTATTCGCGGCGTTCGCGCTGCGGTGGCCGGACTGGACGGCAAGCTTGTTGAATTCGACGTCCAGTCCGGCATTCAGCCGAACGAACACGTAGTCGTGTCTGGCGGAGGCATCAAGAACTCGCAAACAGGAAGAACCGGCGACCTTCGCATCGTCGCCGTGGTGGAAGTGCCGAAGAAGCTGTCTCCGAGAGCAGCTCGGCTTGTTGAAGAGCTCGCTGACGAGCTTACTCGGAAATAATGACGTATCGTCCGTCTTTCCAAGCAAACACCACCGTCTTCGCTAGCTCCTGAGCCGCAGACATAGCATCGGTGAAGTCGTCGCTGTGCCCTATGTCGTAGTCCCAACATTCGGGAAACTTATCAAATCTCGCTGTGCACTTTGCTTTGTCTGCCACGGCACAGTTGGACATGCTGAAGCATTCTGGCTTGTCGAGCCGCATCAGAGCCCCGCTGGGCGGAGTTTTCAGCAGCCTCTCCAGGGGTTTTGTGTACCCTATCTTGGCATCGTCCAGCACACATCTTGGCGCGCGGGTGCAAAGGTCCAACACGCCAGCCAGCAGCTGACGCGCAGCGGCGTCGGAAAAGGCTTTGGTCATCCAAGAGTCCAAAGCTCCCATGGCGATCTCTGTCACAGCAAGCCGCTCGCCAGTGCTCAGCTCCAAGCTATATTCAAATGTCTGCATTCTGCATGCATTTGTTCATAGCATCTCTAAGCTGAGCCAAAATCAGAACCATCTGCGGCGTTGGTTGCCCGCCGTTGTGGTCCAGGTCCCATTGCACTGCGTCCAGCACCCTGCACCACTTGATGTAGTCCAGGAGAGCAGCTGAACTTCGCAGACGCAAAAGCTTGGACTCGAGAAGGTCCAGCATCCGCGGCACGTCTGACCAGGCTTTGGACTCGTATGCGCCGCTGCGGTCTTGCGGCATACCTATGCTGGCTTCGGGCCGTCGCGGAGTTTTGATGCTGAAACGGCGCTCCAGCTCGCCCAGCGCTCGCATGAACTCCATGCCGCGCATCCTTGCCATCAGGCCTATGCCGTTCAGTTGAACGCGGCATTTGAAGCAGTAGAAATGCGCAGCCGAAGACCCGTTGGCGGCGTAGTACCTGGCCGACGGTCTATTGTCTTGACCATGCCCAGGAAGAGGGCACTGGATCTGCAATGTCGAGTCTTTGTCGTCCAGCTCCACCCCGTTCTCGACTAGGGCGTCGAACGCGTCGTATCGCTCAGATACTGCTTTGATCCGATCCTGGACCCATTGTTGGTCAGAAGTGCTGTCTTGTTCCATAAACTAAGCCGATGCTGGCCTCACCCAAGCGAACGGCTTACCCTCCTGCTGCCAGAACCATCTCACTTGTTGACCGCGCACCAACATTTCCAGTTCCAGCATTTTTCCTGAACTGGAGTCCAAAAATTCATAAACGCCGCCTGTAGGCAAATCGTGCCACTGCGCTTCTCGCCATCTGACCCACTCTCCGAACAGCTTTGGAGTCATGTGCGCACCTCAAATGAGCAAATCGGATGCCGACAGTTGACTGACGTGCCTCCCGGCCGAGACTAGAAGGTCGTTGTTGATGTCGATAAGCCCAGATTCGATTGCTCGCATTCGCTTGGACAACCATAGGATCTTGCCAGTCATCCTATCGAACAGCGGATTGTCCCGGTTCTTCAAGTTGCCCATGTAAAACTTGCCTTCTTTGCGAAGCTGGTCGTTCAGGTACGTCCAGGTGATGACGTCGGCACTTTTCTCGCAGTTATGCGACAAAAAACCGTCGGTGGAGTACTCATGGTCTCCGGTGACTTCCAGGTCAAACACTTGACTCTGACCATCGGCTACGACCGATTTGACCACAGCGGGTCTGCATGCTGAAGCCAGCACTCTTAAACAGTCCAAGTCATCGTTGTCGCACACATCCCGGAGCAAGTTCACCAACTGCATAAGCGCACCATGAGACACCCGGCGCGTTTTAATCGCATGCTGAAGTTTGCGAGGCAGGCACGCGATATGCCGGCTGCATACTCTTTCCAACATATCCGTCACTGGCCACGATACGAAGTCCCCAGCTTTAGGGGACCCGGCCGCAGCATGCACAAAAGACATGAGTTTGACCTGCTTCTCAGGTTCTGTAAAACCAACGATGCGGGCAAACATCTCTCTCGACAGTCTAGCGCGGACGCGAAGAACCGTTCTGTCAAAATCGCAGCCAGCGAGCCGCGTGACTGAATCGTGCACAGTGCTAGCCACTCCGAGTTTAGCCAGCAAAAGCTTCGCATGCAACAAAGTGCGCTTCATGTCGCGTTTCAAATCAATGCTGATTACGCCTTGCGAGTTTATCGACCCATCAGTGTCGAAAAGGCCTTGCAAGTACGCCACAACCATCGCCTTCGGGGCGGCCAACACTACAGCAGGAATCCCAGGCTTGCGGTCCAATCCGACTCCCATCCGATAGGCAAGACCTGCCCCTAGCCTAGACGGCACGGTCAACGTCTCCCCATCATGGTTGGTCGGCCGTTCGTACTTGCATGTGTCCAGAGCAGGCAGCAAAGGCGGATCGAGTGGGAACTGCCCATTGTCAAAATCGGACAACAGAACATCGCCAGGGATCAAATCTGACACCTGCACCCAAACGACTTTGCCGCCGCGCAAAGCACGGAGCTTGTGTTCGCCAGTAAATTTTGCCGCGGCTCCGTCGGCGGTCTCGACCGTGTAGACGTCTCTGACGCCATTGTCGAATCGATTCAACACTCCCTTCCATCCGGTGGAGCTCCATACGCGGTGCACTCCAGGCTCCACTTGTTCAATAGGCAAGAGTCCGAGCTGCGTTTGCACTAGCGTACCTTCAGCACAGCACTCGTTAGCGTAGGATATCGCAGCCATGTCGTAGCGGCCGTCGTTCTTGTCTGCTCGGAGTTTGCCCTGGCGGTTCATTTGGAACAGAGCCAGCACCGGCACGCCTCGGCCTCGCGCGAAGTTTAGCGCCATCAGGCGTCCGTCGCGGACCACGGCGTTCGAAGACGTCACGAAGTCCGAAGTCCTGTAGCGAGGCTTGGCAAGGCCGAGGTGGTCCACAACGATGCCGTCGCAGCCCCATTTGTTGTGAAACATCTCGGCCTTGCGCCGGATTTCCAGAATGCCGACCTCTTCTGAAGGGCGCCAGACAAACAACTTGCCTTTTGAAGTTGTTTTGAAGTCTTGAGCGACCATCTTGAGGCGCTCTTTGTCCTTCGGCGACAACTCGCCGTCTCTCACCTTGCGGTAGTCCAAACCGGTGTAGCGATGTTCAGGTGGAATACCCAGCCGCTCGTCTTCTTTCCACCACTCGGTCACAAATTTGCCGTGCGACGAGTGAATGACGTACAACTGACGGCGCAGCTGCTTGTACGGCATTTCTAGGATGGCATAAAAGATGTTCTTGCCGTAGACGTATGCGTTGTTGTACGCGTAGTTCAACGACAGCGAAGTCTTGAGCTCGCCGGCGTAAGCTGTATGGATCCAGTATTCGCCTCGCCTGTGGCCGCGGCACACGGCATCGACCGGCTCCAAGCCGAACAGATTGCGCCCCGCATACTTGTCCGTTTTTTCGGTGACCTCATACTCGCCGAGAAGTTCTTCGGCGTCGTCAGTGACCACCCCTTCGAGCTTCTCGCCGCCTTCGACGCGAGTGAAATCGTGCAGCTTGTCATATACGAATCCGACAGCGTCCGATATGCCCTTGAGCACCTTTTTGCCGCCGAGCGATTTGTCGACGTTGCGGCCGTGTTCCGCCACCACGGTGGCGTCTCGCATCAGCATCACGAAGTTCTTGATCTGCTGGCGATCTTCTTCGGCGCGAACGATGGCTAGGTAGTTGGTGCCAATGAACGGTTGCGCAGCTTTGATTTCGTCCAGGCGAGAAACTGCTTCGACATTGTCTTCCTTCTCAAAAAACTCGCGCACGATGGTGAAGTCAGGCGGCGCTGACATCTGCCCGTAAAACGTGCCGAGATATTCGAAAATGGACTTGTCCTCAACCGTAGGAAAGTCGATGGAATGCTCTTGCAGCTTGATCCAGTTGCGCAGGCAGTCTTCGGCATCCGGCACAGCGCCGACCTGAATGAGGCTTCTGAGTATTCTCTCCAAGGGTACCTCTTGATAGCGCTTCGTTTATGCAGTGCGCAGTTGCAGCGAGTCAGTCGTCGCCTCTACCAAACGGCTTCTTTTTTCCCAGGCCTGATCCATACACTGACAAGCCGAAGTCGTCATCTTCCGCGTCGCGCGGGGGAGCGCGGCGCTCCGGTTCTGGCTTGGGGCGCGTCTTTTTGGGCGGAGAGTCGCCACTCTTGCTCGCTGGCGCTGGCGCTGGCGCTGGCGCTGGCGAACCAGATCCCACCAGCTCCACATCCAACACCCCTGCCGGCGCGTTGCGAGGCAGAATTGGCGGAATTCGCACTTTCGGCATAGCCTCAATCAAGTCCCAAAGCGATTCAGAGTACGCCGGGCTGGTTGAGGTGAAATGTCGGTCCATGTCGGATACCAACCATATGGGTTTGTCATGGTCCGATCGGCACACCAAAGCCTCTTCAAGCGCTCCAGCGGCTGCCTTGTTCGGGCGCGTGATGGCGTTGAGACGCACAATTGCCAAATTCGGCGGACCGATGAAGTCTCCGACGTTTTCGAACGAAGCTTCGTTATCGTTCTTGTTCTTGCGGGCCATATTGCCGACGTAGGCGTGCAAAATTTCGTTGTCCGAAGTCACCCGAACAAACAAATTGATATGCCGGATCATCACGGCTTTGATGATCGCCTTCATGTCTGGCCATGTAGCCATCACGAACAGCGACTTGTGCACATGAGCGTGCAGATTGTGCGTCAGATGCTCTGGCCGAAGGTCGGCTATCCGCACGTACGGGGGCATGGAAGCCGCTCGACGCATCAAGATGGCGCAAATGCACTCGTACAGCTTGCCCTCTTTCTCTATGATACCTCGTCCGTTGCACTTGCATTCGTCCATCGTCAAATCTCCGAGTCGTCGAGGCTCACGACAACGGCCTTAGCGCCGGGCTGGTCTTCGGGCATGCTCTTCTTGACACGGGAGGGGGTTTCCCTGAGCTTTTTGCCGATGGAGGGCACCTTGGCACCGGCTGCCGGCGCTGAGGCCTTCTGACCCCCTTCCCGGCCCGACTTTATCATGGCGACCAGCTCCATGGCGTCGTCTTCCGGGACGAACTTCAGGCCGTCTTTGAGACCCTCCCCCGCCACCTTGTCGGCCAGGGACTTCTTGGTTTTGAGCTTCTTGATGACATATTGGTCTATCGTCTTGGCGCCGCTTTTGCGGATGCCCACCAAATGGGTGGCCACTACCATTGAATGTTTGCTGCCGATGCGAATCATGCGGCCGATGAGCTGCAGGTAGGTGCCCCAGCTCCAGGGTGAGTCGAGCAGCACAAAATGCTCTGCTGCCTGCAAATTGATGGACTCCGACCCGGCTTCGGTGATGAGAATCACGTCGACGCCCGACTTGGGATCTTGAAATAGCGCCTTAGCCTTCTCGCGATCTGAGGCCTTAGCCTCCTTGCCGGTGATGCGAGTGCAGCGAATACCCTTGTTCTTGAGCGCTTGTTCAGTCAGTGACACCATGCGTTCAAACCTGGAAAACACAATGGTTTTGACTCCATCAAGCTCGTCTTCGAGCATTTCTATCAGTGTGTCTACCTTGGGTGAGCTGCCCTGAAACGGCTGACCATCTGAGTCGTTGAGTAGGCTCGGGGCATTGACCGCCTCCTGCACAAACGTCATGGCCCCGAGCACGGCCGCTGATGATTCATCCGGGTCAGCGTCTTTGGCGAGCAAACCTGCTTCAGCCATATCGTACAATTCTTCCTGCATGTCAGTCAGCTCACATTGCAACTCTCGCGACACCAGATGCGGCAGCTCTGCGGCCACGTCGTACTTGCGTCGAGACAGGTAGAACGGCTCTATGACTTTAACAAATTGGTCGAGGTTCTTGTAACCCACAACGATGGGCACTTGGCGCCCCCCGCCAATCCTCTGGAGCTTGGTGACGCAGTATTCGTTTTGGAACCACGTCACCTTTGGAAACAGGCCAGGCACCACAATGCGGAACAGGGCGAAAAACTCCATCAAGCGGTTTTTGACCGGCGTCGCTGTGAGGCCACATACCCGATCGCAACACTTGGCCAAGTCAGACGCCGCCAAATGAATTTTGCCTTTATGATTTTTGACGACGTGCACTTCGTCCATCACCAGCATCAGCTTAGCTTGCGGATGCGCTGCCTGAAATGCCTTAAGGTGACCTAGGACGCCAGGGGTGACAACAGTCGGATGCACGGCAGCTTCGAGTCGAGCAACCTCGATGCGCCAAGCTTGCTCGGCGTCGATGAGCTGTCGCATCGCTTGAACTTGCTGCTCGTCTTCAGACTGCCAGTTGTTGGGCAAGGGCGGCCTGGATTGGGCGCCAATGGCTACCGTGGTCTTGGCATAGTCCCAAATCTCGAACGGTCGTTTGTTGAAAAAAGATTCGAAGTCCTGAGTTGAGCCAGCCGCAGCTTGCTTGGCTGCCTTGTGCATCTTGCGAGCAGCAGCCAACGCCTTTCTGTCAGTCGTCGATGATTTGTGGTCGGATTTGCGCACAACCGACTCATTTGCGTCCTTGAGCAACGCATCGTAGGTCATGATGAGCAGGCGCTTGCATCCATCGCCGTAGCTTTCGAAGAATTGGGCGTAAGCGACGTCTCGCTCATACGGGCCGCCATCTATGGTTACTGCCTCTACGTTTTGCAGGAACTTGTTAGTTTCGGCCTCCCACTGGTACAGAGAAGACTTTTTGGTGAGTACTATAGGTACGTACTCAGGTTCCTTAAGCCATAGGTACCCGATAGTGCTGAGCACCTCTAACGTGTTGTGGGTGACGATATAATCGTCCGTCACATATAGGTTGTTGTGCGCTGCAACCCGAATGCATTGACATTCCGCTTCGCGCGTCGCTTGCACTGATTTTATCCGTCGTGCCGTTTGATATTTCGTTTTGGGACGCCACCGGGAGACCTTCCTCGAAAGGTGAAACGGAACGATCTCATTCGGAAGAGAAATAGTGACGGTATAAGCGAGTTTACCATTCTTCGCTCGCGATTTCCCACGCAGCGTTGGCATCTTCGATGCTATCTTGGCGACACCGCCCAATGACTGGACGAGAGCGACGAAGTCCTGCACAAGCTTCAAGTTGGATGAATAGAATTGAGTCACCATGCCATCTTTAGACACATATCCATCTGTGTCCATCAGGCCGCGCAGCAGTTCAATTCTCTGTGAGACTGATGCAGTGAGGTACTGAACAGGGATGAACTTAGTGTTCCAATTTGTGCCCTTTAGACCAAGTTCTTTGACGGCCCGAGTAAGTCCATCGCCGAGCAGCACACCAACTATATACGGGTCCAGCGGTAGGCACGTCTCCGGGAATTGTGCTGGTCGCATTATGGGTACGGACCACCTGAGCCAGGTGGAATTCCTTTGACGGGACAGGCCGGTCGCAACAATCTGCTTCAACGAACGCACCACCCACCCATCGCCAGATCGGCGCGTATTTCCAGTCCTCACCGTCCACAAATGGTCCTCGCAACATTCGGTGCTAGACCCATCAGACATTGTGACTTTATATATTTGTTTCTTGCCATTGGGGTATATCCCAAGCACTTTAGTTGGTAACCCGTTGGCACCGATCACAAAGTCACCCACGCGAAGGTCCCCCATATTGACCCATCCTTGAGGAGTCAGAACCTTCGCGTCCAAAGGTTGGGCTTTGCCAAGTCCTGTGTCCTCGCCGTTTATGTGGCGAGGCGACATGAGCATTTCCAGTATGTGTCCCTTTTGGTAATTGCGGAGTTGCACAGGCAACTCTTCGCCTCCATCATCAACGAAGGACTGACGCAGGAAGGGCGACGGCTTGAGCGATATTTCCGTTTGCGAGCGGATTTGACGGATCTGGGCGAGATGTTGAGGATCGATGATCATCGCCCCCAGCTTACATCAGTTGAAACTGAAATAAGCAGACAGCATCGCACTGGATTTGGAGCCGTCGTAAATGAACGCGTAACTTGCGGACAGGCCAAAGTTTTTGGTCAAATCAAGACCAGGGCCCGCGCCTGCGCTTCTGACCCCAGTGTAGGCGGCAAGGTTCACCGGCCCCAAATGGAAGAAGTCCCACGACACCCCGCCGTCCCAAAAAGGCTGCGCATCTCCGGCGACTGACGAAACTGCCTGCGGCACGAGCAAGCCCGCTTGAGCTCGAATTCTCAACCTAAACATCGGGTCCGGGGGCTGCGCCCTGAACTGCAACTGGGGGCGAAGAACGATGTGCAGGTCCCTGTCCACGTGCCGGCCTATCTTGAGCTTCGCTCGCAGCGGCACAATGTCACCACCGTTGACGTACACCCTGTCCTGCCAGTCCCGCACAATCACCACGTCGTCTTGCAAGGTCACCACAGCTGGACTGCGGTGAATGTTGTCTAGCTCGTCCATGGCTTGCAGAATCTTCTGCTTCTGCTCGGCCGAAACGCATTTGCCCGGCGCAGGGCACGCGGGCGCGTCCTGCGCCGCAGCTGGCCAGCAAACTGTCAGCACCACAACAGCAGCGGCTGAAACACCAAGTTTCATCGGAGCGCATTCCTTACGTCGTCGGTGTCAACTCCGGAATCGTTGTTCTTGATTTCGTACACGCCAGGCTCGATTTCGACCACTTCCTGCACGTCCTTGTTTTTGACGCCAGTAGGCAAGAGAATGGTGATTTCGCCTTTGTCCGGGTGCACAACTGTTATGGTGTCCGGATTGGAGAACGCCCCGGGCTGCAAGATTTCTGTGGTGACTGGCGCCTGCACGTACCCGCGTTCGTCAGGCGAGCCGGGTGTCAGCAGTTTTCCGTGTGCCGATCTGGCAGCCACCACCGCCGTTCTCACGCCCGGCGTGGGCGATTTGCCCCACAATTTGCCCAGCATGCCACCGATGTCGAAGCTGCGCCCATACATCTTCAGTAGAACAAATGCGACCACCACGCACACAGTGGCAGCCACAGCCAGCGGGTACTGCACGGCAATCTGGTACAGACGCCGAAAGAAAGCTTTCACGTACGTCATGCTTCGCCATCCAGCTTGTTCCTGAGCCTGGCTATGTTGTGCAAACACTCCCCATCATCATCGAAAATCAGTATGGCAGTGCCTGGACCTGTAGTGTCGTACGAAGTTTCCAGGCCGACCAGGTTGTTGCTGGTGAGATGCTTACCGGGGCCAACCGCCTCATAACCTGTGTTCCTGTTCAAGATCCTGATGATGCAGTTATTTGGAGTTATGCCGTACCCACCGCAGTTATTGCCGGTTGCTACGATGTTAGGATATACCTTGCCCCCAGCGGAGCTTCCGAACCAAATTTGAGCGAATTTGGTTAAGCCTGCGTTGCAACCAATGCCTCCGTTGCCCTTGACTGTGTTGTTGCACACCAATATGCTTTGTGTCTCATTACGGTAAGTTATTCTAAGTCCGAAGTTGCCAATAAAATCTGTGACTGTGCAGTTCGAAACTTCTATGTCGTATGCAGTATTGATATCCACGTCGTCAACACATCTTGTGAAAGTGCACCTAGAAAGAGTCGTTTTGCCTGCAGTGTCAATGATTTTTACCGGGCTTTTGACACCGTCTATGGTGCACTGAACTACGGACACCCCGTAACTGTCCCCATCCACTGTTGCTATCCCGTTTGTCGCCGGGGTTGTAGGGATGGTACACACAAAATTGCGTATCGTCGTATCGTGAATTGTCAAGTTGTATCCGTGGACAGTGATGAAGTTTCCTCCCCAACTGCCTACGGTTGAAAGGGTTGTCAAAGACCCTAGAAGCGATGCGCTGAAGGAACCAGTTCCGGTAATCACTGGACAATTGAGTCTGATGCGCTTCAGCGGTTGAAGGGACTCATTAGTCAGGTCGTAATTGCTGAACACCAAACCTGTTGCAACCAGGTTTCTATACCACTGCAAATTCAAGTCGCCCGTTTCGCCTCCGAGGACGAATCTGTCGAATTCACAATCTCGAATCACAATCTCATTGCAGCTCATAGACACAGCGCCCCACTCGTTGTCCGCGATAGTGGTGAAGGCGTAGTCCACGTCAACGGTGCAGTATCCCTGTTTGCATGAAGCTGGAAAAACAAGACTGTTGCGGTTGAATATGCACCCGTTAAACGACACTCGTCCGTACTCACGGAAAGCGACAGTGAACGGACTGACTGTCGCGCCAGCATTAGGCACCCAGTTGAAGCGAGTTCGATTGAATGACAGATTGTCGACGTACGCGAATTCGGACGCGCCGCTGGCCACTGTGCCGTTGGCTGTTGGAAGCAAGTGCAGCAGAATGTTTGACCATCCTGAACCCGTGTAGACAGCGTCCACGTCGCAGTCTTCAAACAAGATGCTGTCTACGATCAGACCAGCGCCGGCGCGCACGTTCTTGCCGTTGGGGTTCAGGTCGATCAACCCGGTGTTTGCCGTCAAATTGCCGTTGTCCAGTTTGCCTGGGGAGAGATTGAACTTGCAGTTTTTGAACTGCAGGGCTCCCATGCGCACGACGCTGCTGATGCCAGCGCTGGCGTGGATGTACACGCATCTTTGCTCGGCCAGTCCGTAGGCGAACGTGCTGTTTTCAACGACGAACGTCTCCGGGGCCGCCGCCACATTCTTGAACGTGAGCGGACCATTCCCGCCCGCGTCGGGAGAACCCGACAAGCGACAGTTCGAAATGCTGACTGCTGCTCGCTTCACTTGGCCGCCGTCAGATTGTGCCGCCGGATTGTTGACGGACACGCACTGCACTCTGCACCGGTCCATATGCAGGTGAGCTCCTCCCACCATTTCGACTCCATAGTACAGCCCTCTCACGTGCACCGCCACGTTTTTGAGGGTCAAAGACCCGATGCTCGTGCCGGTCCTGGTGAAAGTGACCGTGTTCATGTCGCTCAGCGGCTGCTCTATAATGCATGTGCCGTACGTTCCTGCGGCCGTGACGTTGTCGCCGCCAGGCATGCCGACAATTTCCAGGTCGATGATGCCGGTGTTTGTCGCGATGGCAATGCCGCCGGTATATGAACCTGACTTCAGGTGAATGGTGGCTCGCCTGGTGCCTATTGCCGGAGTGCTGGTCAAAAACGCGACAGCGTCGATAAGTCCGTTCGTGCCGTTGAAATCGCCGAACGTGTTGACTCCGTCTCCTACTGTGATGTGCGTCCTTGAATTCAAATGCCTGACTATCGACGACGCAGACGGCGCCTGAAACACGTCAGACAGACGCAGGAACTGGGCGCCTGCGTCGGCTTGCGTCAGCTTCATGTAGTCTGAGCCAATACCCACCATGTTGTTGTCCGAAAACAACAGTGTGTCCGCATTGGCATAGAATCCGCCTGACAGCAGCTCTATCGTGGGTCCGCTTTCAGGGTTGTCTGTTCTGATCAACACCATCCGGGTGAATTCTTCCCAGTCGGCGTTGTCTCCAGCAGACTGCACCCCAAGTTGCCAATATCCGTTGTTGTCGAATGCAATCATGCTGGCAGACTTGTCTGCCAGGTCTTTAGTCCACTTTCCGGTAGACGGCAGCCACCTGGCATTCCAAGTTGACACGTGAGACGCCGTGTTGCCGCCTCCGAATATGTAAGAGAAAGCGTAGTTTCTCTCCGCATACGTGTTTTTGACGGTTGCCGGAGGCGCAGTCGCGGGTACGCCGATGGACTCTGTCAGCAAAGTAACTGACAAAGTTCCAGTGCTGCGAGAGTACGGCATGCTCAGCCTGGGCGTCATTGCCGGAGTCTTTGCGCCCACGGTCAAAGTGTCCAAAGACAAGGCGGGCAGCGCGCTGCTAAGCAGATGCGAAGGCACCAGGCCTTGTCTGTCCAACGTGGCCGGCTTGCCGGATTGCTCAATGCCTCTCGTCGACGTGTCCAGCTGCGGCACAGTGTCGATGTTTTGGAACTTGGCGGCGGTGGACGCAAAGTCAGGTTCGATGTCTCCGTACTCGACCACCTCAGGCAACATGACGTACACAGAAGCCGCGCTTGCCCCAGCCTCAGGCCACGGCGGCGGCACGGCCACAAACTCGCCCATGGATGCGTACTCTGGCACATTGACTTGGGCCGGCCTAATTCCCAGTTTGTTGCATGCGTCTCCGCTCGCGTTGCGCAGCACAATGTAAAACTGCGCCATCTTGGCCGGCACCGGATCGCAGAACGGAAGCTGGAACTGAATCTCTGTGCCGACTTTGCTGCAGATGTTGGAACCTGCGACGATGCCCACTTGCAGCCCGAGCTTCGCCAGCGTGGCCTTTGTGGTCAAGGACAACACCTGCACAGACGAGTTAGGTCCAGCAGGCAAATCTGACGACAGCTGCAGATAGTTCTTGCCGCCTGCGTTCACCACAGATGCGAACCCGGCGAACGTCCCCGAGTTTATTTCGTCTGCAATGTCTTGCGCAGACGTCTTGCCGACGGCATTGGCAAAACTGCACATGCACTGAACGCCGTCACGCCGCATGTGCAGAAAGTCCGTGTCGTCGAGTTCGTACGGCTCTGGCACAGACGCTATCACCACAGCCGTGCCGAAGCCCGCCGCCCAGTAGGTGGAGTTCACCGCGTTCACTGCGCCGTCCACAGACAGCACTGTGCCGGTGGCAAACGGCACCTGGACGATCGACACCAGTCCGTCCACTCCCATTTCAATTTCGAGAGTGTCCCCAGTCACCAAGGACGCGAAGTCGCCGTTCTCTCCAACAATCGCAGCGTTCCTATACCCGTGCGCAAAGAAGCTGAACCGACACTCGTTCGCGTTCAGGTAGTACGGGTAGCTGAGGTATGCGTACACTGCTTGCCCGCCGACAGCGTTGGGGAGCGAACCTGCGCCAGGGAAGCACACATTGTGGGTAGGGGCAGTCAGTACGGCTTCGCCGTTAACATACCTGAGTTGGCAGTATCCTGCTTTGCCTTCGTACGCGCAAGATCCGCTCGGGCCGAAGCTGCCCGCTCCTGTCACAACATCCAGGCTGCTTGTGTGCAAGCCTCGCACAGGAGCCGTGGCACCCCAGCTCGATTTGAATGCTACGGCTCCGAATCCGAGCTTCGCCAAAATGCCGGGCGTGTGACCTGACTCAGTCAGTGTCACGTAGGCGTCGTCGCCGTAGTCGAACTCCCACCCAGCCATCGTGTGTTTGCGGCTGAAGACACGCACGCAGCCTCGAACGTCGCATGCCGCTTCGGCGTCGTCGCCTATGCCCACTGCCGCTCCTAGCTCCCGCCGAATGGCGGCTGCAACTCTGGCCGCAGTCAGCACGCTGGTGTCGGCTCCAACGGTAAGAAAATCGCTGCCGATGAATGCAACGGTCACGACGTTGCCGCCAAGAACGCCGGGCATCCTGATGCCGAACGAATTGCCGGTAGTCACGCCAGTGAACGGCCCTGCAGTGCCGGTCATCTCAGCCGGCAAAGACTGCAAAGTGCCGCCGACCGCGTTTGTCGTGGAAACCGATTCCAAGACAGCTCGGTCCACGCTCTTTGAAGACGAGCTAACGCTCGCCAGATTCAACTGCTTGGTGTATGCGACTTGCGGATTATTGATCTGGAGTGCTCGAGGCCTGGTCATGGCGTCTCCCGGCGTGCCTCCACACAGCAGTCTTTACACATCGGCACGCGCCGAACAATCTCGGCCATAATAACCTGAGCAGGACACTTTCGATTGGTCTAGTGAACCGGTCCAGCGTGAAGTATTGGGCAGGTTCTACAGCAGCGCTATATGGCAGCGTACCATATTTCCAGCGTGTCTGTGGTCTTGAGGGCCGGGATGCCGGTGTAGACGAAGTCGCGGAAAATTGGAGAACCCGTTATGGAATAGTCCACGCCGTACTGCAGCTTCAGTCCTCCGAGCCACGCTTGCACTGTGGTCGGATCCAGCGGCCTGGCGCTCAGAGCGTTGGGAAAAGACGTTTGGCCGGCGTAAGACACCAAAACAGTTTCTTGTTTGAAGGCTTGAGTGCTGGGGTCGCTGGATCCGTAAAAGATGGGATCGTCCCACACGTTGTTGATAAACACCGGCCTGGCAGTAGGGATTATTTCAACGTCCACGCCGCCGCGGCGCTTCTCTAGCGGCCGACCCCAGACGCGGAACCTGTCGGCGGCGGTGAATCCCTCGTTGCGGCCGGCTGCAGAGTGCACGACTTCAGTTTCCCTGAAGTAGGCCGGAGACGCTTGGGTCACGATCATCATTTGCAGTTCGTGCCCGGGGTGCACTTCTGAGGAGTTGATGGTCTCGGGTTGGGAACGGACGAGATAGGCCACTCCAGCTACGACGGCACCAACTTCCGAATTCGGCTTGGCTTTTGCGAGTTTGGCAGAGATGTCGGAGCCTGCCCACGGAGAGGTGACAGAGTAGGCAGCCCCGCCACGAGTCGTCTTGAAATTGTGCACGTCGGTGACGACAGATGTGCCGTCAACTCTCACCAGCGACTCGCCCCCGTTGCCGGTGACGTTAGAAGCGTTGCCGCACACAAACTCCGTACCTTCCCACTTTGGCAGACCAGCCCCGGCCACGGCTTGCGAAGACTGAAACGGCTGGAAAGACAACGTGCCGACAGAGATGGCAGCGCCAGAGGACGCAGAGCGAGTCTGGTATAGCGTCTTTCCAACGAAGTCCTTGTCGCGGAAATATACGCCGAGAGGCAAATTGGACACGCATCCGGCAAACTCCGGATGCAGGTCTCTGTCGTAGTTCTCAGACATTGCGCCGCGCTTTATTTGAGGGCGAGATGCCACAGACGCGGCGGTGACGGGATACCTGGGCGCAGCCCAATCTTCGTACCCGACCCGGTTCATGGAAAACCTGCGGTCCATGTCGACAAGCGTGCCGGCCCAGCTGGGCGGTCCGTCAGGATTGCTGACCGCGCTCAGTATAGGAATGGGCGTGGAGCCGGACAACCGGCCAGTGCCGAGAGAGGTGACGAACGAAAGCGAGGCCAACACCTCGAACCCGGCCCGGTTCTTTAGCGTCAGCGTGTCAGGACTGCCGAGAGGGTGCTGGAACACAGCTTGGGCTTCTCCGACAGTGAGCGGACCCAGACGCTGCAAATCGTCAGAGTAGGCGCCCTGAGTGCCGAACACGTCGCCCTGGTATGGCATTCTGCTGTAGTACAAGGTGATTTCGTTGTTCACCGCGTTAAGAGACATCGGGGCCGGAGTTATGAGGCCGACAGTGTTGTCGCTTGCGCCAGTAAACTCATTGACGCCAACCGGAATGAACTGTCCCGACTTGGCTACGAGCAGACGCGCATTGGTCTGCAAAAACCCCCTGTCGAATGCGAACAGCGTGCACTCGACCAAGAAATTGGCCGAGTCGAACGTGGTGCCTGAAGGAGCCTTGCTCAAATCAAGCGCATCTGCACTCAAAATGAAGTACAAGTCCTCGTTGGCATCGAAGTCCAGCAACACCGTGGCAGCGTCGCAGTCGTCGCGCAGCAGGTTCACAGCTGTGCCGGCACCTGTAAATACTCGGTTGTCGTCGAAAATGGGGGAGTCCACAACAACCGGATTGGCGATCGGGTCTCTCAGATACACACCAGTGATGCGGGCAGGCGCGAGGAACGGCGGGAATTTTATGCCTTTGAACTGGCCGCCGGAGGCAGACTTTATCTTGGTATTGACGTACTTCTGGCCGAAAATCGACCGGGCGCCAACAGACTCGCCGTACGTCTCCCCTGGTCTAGGGGTGACGATGTAGTAACCCGGCCCGGTGTCGGGGTACGCGACCAAATTTCGGTTCCAGCTCGATGTGTTGTTGGAATTGCCGCCGAACGGTCCCTCTTTAGACATGACGAGGAAGTTCAGGCCAGAGGGGAACACGCCGTTTGTGACGGCAATGATAGGAATGTGATGCAGCCCGGGCCTAGGCATGAGCTCAATCGGAATTTCCACGTATCTGGTTTCAGCGTAGTTCGCCACGCCGTCCAGCCTTTGGCTGAAGAATAGGCCGAGAGGGTCCGTGTCTGGGTGCACCTCGACTGACCCGTCCAGACTCCTTTTTGGCATCGGCCCTTGGTACAACACTGGAGAACTGCCGTACCAGTTGAGCCTGTAGCCGCTGCGCGCCAGCAGCTTTGGCGACAAGATGTTGCGATAAGGTGCGACGTACACCGTCTTGGAACCCGGATCCACCATGACTTCTGAAGTGCGAGCCAGGTTCCTGTTGCACCCAGTTTGCACAAGAGGAGAATCGCCGAGATAAGTCGGGATCATCCTGTTCATAGTGGGCAAGCCGGGGCGGGTCATCACCTTGGACGAGTTGTTAGGACTCCCCAGCCAACTGACCGTATGCACATGCTTTGGCTTGTGCGACAAACCGCGGCCGGCCCCATATACGACAGCAAACTGGATATGCGCGACGGTGTCGTCTGCCATGCTTTGCGTCGGGGCGGCGAAGCCCGTCATGGCGTCTGTGAACTCCTGAAGCATAGTGCTGTCTATGTCGGAGCTGAACCGAATGACAAGGTCGCCAGAGGTGTTTATGGACACCAGGATGCCCTCGCCATGTCGCAGAATTCTGAGGCCTAGGGGGTCATATACGTCGACTCCCTGAAGCATCGTGGGCTCCGTGGCCGATGGAGAGTTGTCGACAACTGAACCGAGCCCGCCGTTCGGGTCCGTGGTCATGCCTTCGAACCGCACCAGCACAGCGTCTCTATCTTCTGCGGGCAGCACAAACCTGACCTGATCAGCATCGGCTGTGGGGAGCCCCGAGCGGAAGTCGGACAGTCTGATGGTGAGCTCGTCTCCGTTCCACCACCAGTCAACTCCGCTCTGCTGCCTGCCGCCAACCCCTCTGGTAGCCCCTGTCCAGTCCACCTGAATATTGTAAGGTGCCACGCCGACGGCGAGGCCTGAGCCAACCGGCCCAGCGTTTGGCGGCACTCGGGCGGCCACTGTGTACCTCTCCGTGACCACAGCATCGGAAAAGGCTCTCCTGTTTCCGCTTGGAGCATCGAGGCGAGATAAGCCGCCAACGAAGATGGACGAGTCGGTGATGCGGTCCCCGTACAGAACGACCGGGCCCGCCGTATTTGTGGATCCGTATCTCTTCCACGAAGTTCTGAGGTTGCCCTTCAGCAACTCCACAAGATTCGTCTTGAGCATGGTGCCGTAGTCGTAGCTTTCGGCCACGGCGTGCCGCAAGTCCAAGACGTCGGAAGCCGCAATCTGGTCTGCAAACAGTCCGTCTGGCCTGGTCGTAGTCAGCACAAGGGCTGTCCCGGCCTTGTGGTCCCTGATGACCGTCTGCAAAGCTCCGCGGTTAATGTTGACCACGAACGACGTCGGCCCAGTCTGTAGCACGCTGTCGATTTTGATGATTTCGTCGTCAATTCTGAAGTATGCCTCTCCAAACGCAGTCATCGTGGACAGCACCGTTCCGCTGATGCTTGTCAAGACGAAAGACACATCTGATGCAAGCAGGTCTGACGGCAGGTCGACCGAAGTCAGGTATACGGCGTCCCCATCCCTGTTTGCAGCCAGGCTGTTGCGGTTGAAGGCTCCAGCCAAATTGCCGACGTCCGAGAACCCAGCCGAGTTGCGGCGAAAGACTGCGCACAACGGCACGGCGTACACGTAGCCATCTGCAGTGCCGAACGTGGCCGGGTCGCCCGTGCCTGCACGCCACAGTCCCGGGTCCCCGAGCTGCTTTCGCATGTTCTCAAACGGAATCGCGCCGGGCGAAGCAAGACCTCCCTGGGCGAACACTGAGGTCTTGTCGAATCCGTCCGGGCTCTGCGCCATATTGACGCCGGCCACTACCCGGATGCGATACTGGATCTGCACGCGCTTGGTGGTCTCGTAGTTCATGTCCGGGTCGACAATGCCATCAGGCAAGAACGAGAACCCGCCCTCGACGTTTCCGAAGCGCCACACAGCGCCGCGCTGGGGTTTGCCGTCGGCCACCGCCGGCGGCGCCGGATCCACATCTATTCTGGCCAGCCACACCTCAAGGAACGCAAATTCGGCGCGGTTGCCTCCGGTCGAAGTGCTAGGCGGATTCAGTGCGATCTTGTTCCAGGTGTTCACGTCGTCAGGCGCCAGCGGAGGGCTGCCGGTGCGCGTGCCTGCCACAGGAATCAACCATCCGTTGACCACTGCCCATGTGATATTTCGCACTTCGACTGAGGAGTTTCGGCCGAAGTAGAAATGGTTCGAGTAAGACGGGTCCGTCCTGTAGTCCACGTACGGATTAGATACGTCCATCAGCCATCCGGACGGATACCTGGCCCTCACTGTCTCGGCTCTGGCCTCCAGGTCCATGAGCGAGATGAGATTCAACTCGGAATCGCACGGTGGCCGAACCTTCTGGAAAACGACAGCCGCGTACTGGTAGTCCCTATCATCAATGAATCGTGACACACCCGGTCCCAGTGGATTCGTCGGCATTTTCGCACAGCTCCGTCGTAGTCAGACTTGCAACCATCTAAAGGTCACATAAGTGGCCTAGATGTCAACCATACTGATCAGCCTAACAGGACTTCAGTGAGGAGGCAGCGGCACTTGCTTGACTAGCAAAGAAAAATCAGAAATAAACAGACGCATGTTGCGGTAAGCAAGCGGGTCCAGCGCCAAGGCCGTGACCTGTACTTTGAAGTCGCCCATGAGCACTGGTGTTTCCAGCTCTTGGTCTGAAGCGAAAGAGGTCAAGACAACGCCGGGGTTGGCAGCGTTGACCAAGGCCAAGGATAGTTCCACCACAGAACTCGGATCAATGAACCCTCCAGACACCTCGTCGTAGTTGTAGTATCTGAGGTTGGACCCCGCCTGCTGGCTGCCCAGAAGGAAAAAACTGATGCGCGGGCACAAGTACGCGTTTACTGGACCGCACAAGATGGTGTCGCTTGTCCATACAGACCCGAGACCCGCCGCCATGCAGGTGCCCTTGCCGGGTCCGATAGTGACGCGAGACGAGTTGGCAACGTCGCAACTGGGCGAGACAAACTCCAGGTTGAACTGGAGCGAGTTTGCGAAATTCGGGTGCGACGCTTGGAAAGCGTTGTTTTTGGCCGAAATTATTTGGGCTAGACTGGAGCCGTTCGGAAGATCTTCTTCCGACAAGTCCTCCGGGGATCCCACGATGCATGCGTCTGGCGGCACAGCAAACCTCAGCTGGTTGTCTGCAACTCGCCCGAGCAGCGTGCCGTCGCTTTTGCTACATATCAGCTTCATGTGGCTCTCCTGGCGTGCATCAGATTGCCGCGCAATCTGTAAATGGCTACACACCCAGCGCTCGGGAAAGTGTTGACAGTTACCGAGGGTTGCAAAGTGCTTCCAACTTCAGTGAACACTGCCAGCACAAGGGTGCCTGGTCTGATGGAGTCAGTATTCGTATCTACGACTTCCATCAGCACCGGATGCAATGTTTTGTGGATGGAGTCGCACGCCAGTTGAGGCGCTGCTGCAGCAAAGACCGCGTTGCTCACTCTCGGCCAAAAACTGCGGCCGTCTGCATCGTGCGTGACCTCGTCATTATTTTGCACCACGACCTGGTTTTGCAGCATGGTCGAGTACGACACTGGCAGGCTGGCGAATCCTGTCGGCATAGGCCTGGCTGACGACAGCTTCGGGCTGACTGAAGCCTGCATGACGCTGTCCGAGTCTCGGGTGCCTAGCGGGATTTGGAAAAACCCGGTAGACGCTGCGCCGACAAGCATGTCGTCCGGGCTGGCCGTGCCGGCAGTGACAACAGTGAGATGTGCCGGCGCGGCGCGCAGCTGAAGGCGCATATGCCGGACGCCTGCCGGCACGCCCACAGACTGCAGAGCGCGAGCTCTGTAGAACACCTCGTAGGAGTCTCCCACGACAAGCGGAGCCGGCCTTATCGGCACATACTCCACGCGCACGCCAGACCCTCCAGCCACTTGGTGGCTCAGTGTGACCACAGTCGCCACAGTGTTTTGCGTGTAGTTGCTGGTCAAATAAACCGGGTTGACCCCGTCGTCCACAACGACGTCGGCTCCGTTCAGCTTCTGCGGCAGCCAAACCTCGGTGCCGTCTGTCGTAGCTGCAAACGTGCCTGACTCCGACATGCCCATCACGGCCATGCGCAGCCCCCGGTTCGGAGCGCTGACTGACCAAAATCTGTCGAGTTGCACTCGGCTCGCGTCAGGCAAAGCAGACACGGTGCTGGGGTCCGCCCAAACGGCCAGGTCAACAGGGGCCCACACGGAGTACACTTCAAGCGGAACACGACTCAAAGCGCCGCTTCCGGCTGGATACTTGATTTCGAGCTCCGCGAAGAACGTGATCTCCTGGCCGCCAGTGCTGTCTGCCAAAAGCAGAGTGAGTCTGGAGCCAGTTATGACGATATTGGAGACCATGCACCATTGGTTCGCAATGCGCGGGTCTGCTGTGCCGTCAGGAAAAACCGTCCATAACTTCTTTACCCCCACAATTTCGGTGCCTGCAGGTGCGACTGCCGTCAGATCCACAACGCCCCAAGTCGTAGACAGCACACTCAGTTCAAAGTCTGCTTGAGTGTGAGCGGCCCCTCCAGTGTCTGCCAGGGTGACTGCAGCCACAACAGTCTCCAGAGTCGCCCTGTCGCTGAAATCGTACCTGACGCCGTCAGGCACTCCAGCACCAGGAGAAACCAGCCGGTCCCGCATGAACACTGCCGTGCCTGCGCAGTCGTCAGCCGTCACCTCCGCATTGGTGACAAGCTCGTCCCGCATGAGATGGCTGAAGTTCCTGGTCAGCGCCTCCTGCAAGTCCGTAGCTGCAGCCTTGCGGAGGTCCAGCACGTCTCCCGCGTGGACGTGGTCCACGAACTGGCCGTCAGGCCTGTCGGGCGTGCCAGCGGCCAGCGCTGCTCCGCCGTTGATGTTGATGTCTTTGTCGAACGCGCCGGAGTTCCGCCTGAACACAGCGCAAACAGGCACGGCGTACATGTAGCCGTCTACGGTGCCCAAAGCGGCGGCAGATGCGGCGTCGCCCGAGCCTACTCTCCACAGTCCGGGATCGCTTGCCACTCGTCCGTACAGGAGCCCCGTCCCCACTCCGTCTGCCGAGCTGCCTGAAGCGTAAGCGGCGCAGTTGGCTTCCACCGCGTCCGGCAGCTCCGGATGCGTCCCGAAGTCCCAGTCTGTGACCACCCTGTACCTGTACTGGATTTGCACCCTGGCTTGCGTTGGCCTGGCGTACGTCGGGTCGATCAAATCGTCCGCCAGATTCTGATTGCCGATGGCGTCCGGGGCTTTGGCGTTTCCGTGCCTGAAAATTTGGCCAGACGGGCTCTTGCCGCTGGCGTCGTCAGCAGTCACCAGAGCGCGCCATACTTCCAATATGATTGCGTCCGCCCTTGTGCCGACGACAGGAGGGACTTCAAGGTATATGAGGTTTTGACCGTCGGAAGCTGTGTCGGAGTACTCGAACCTGATCTGCCATCCGTTGACAACCAAATCTGACGCAGCGATCAAAAACGCGTTCTCATTACCGGCAACGGCTTCCAAGAAGCCAAAATCGTTGGGCAGAACTGTCCGCTCGTTGCCGCCGCCAGTCTCGTAAAAATCGCCACTCAGGAAGCCTGACGGCATTGTTCGACGCACATGCTGACCCAAGCCTTGAGGGCCGCACAGTTCGCCGTGTAAATTCAGTTCCCAGTCGAGTACTGGCTGGTTGAACTGGAATACTACGCTTTCCCAGGAGTGGTCTTCAGCTGTGTACGAACCTCCCGCCGGTGCGACGGCTTGGGGATTTTGACTAACGCCTGGGCCAAGCTGCTTGTATGCCATTTCTCAAGCTGCTTCCATAAGAGGTTGGAGGGTATACAAACTGTACCGTCGCTGTAACTTTCAACAGGAGATTAGCCAATGCAGACGTTTGCCATGATCAAGCCGGATGCAGTCAGAATGAAGATGGTCGGCAGTATTTTGGCCTTCGTAGAAAAAGCCGTCACGATCAAACTAGTTGAAATGCGAATGATCCGGCTGACTGAGCCACAGGTGCGGCAGTTCTACGCGGAGCATGACGGCAAACCGTTCTTCTGGCCGCTTGTCGATTTCACTCTATCAGGACCTGTAGTTTGCATGGTGCTGGAGGGAGACGACGTAGTGCAATGGTGGAGGCGGGCAATCGGAAACACCAATCCGCAAAAAGCTGAACCAGGCACAGTAAGGCACATGTGCGGAATGGGTCAGCCAAACAACGCGGTGCATGGGTCTGATTCGCCAGAGTCTGCAGCCAGAGAAATTGCCATGTTCAGAAGTTGGGTGGCTGAACGCAAAGAGCAGTGAGCGCATCCGGTAGGCAATCGACATGAAGATTGAGTTGAAGCCTGCAACAGCGAAGTCTCCAGGAGAGGGCGAACCATGCAATCCGCCATGCGTCTGGCTCAAGGTCGTGTTCGACGGAGGCCTGGGAGATGCTCCGGCCATGCTCGACTCGTGGCCAGACCACGCCGAATGGTTAGACTACGAAATGGAGTGGGGCGGCCTGCAGGTCCTCATCGGCGACAGCGACGGGACCGAATGGTGGGAGTGGATGTTGCGCAATGGCATCGCTCCAGGTCAGGAGTTTTGGGCCAGAGTCGAGCAGCCCACCTACTCATGGGACTATTGGGGCGAGCACGACGTGGAATATGGCGACTGGGAGATCGCCCGCCGCGAGCCCATACCAGATGATCGAGCCGGAAGGCTGTGGCTTGCGTGGTTCAAGGATTTGGACTGCCGCAAGATCATGAATATGGACTTGTAGACCTGCTAATCAGGTCACCAAGTCAAACGCCACGACCATGTCAGCGAGCTCGTCGGGGGCTTGTTTATCACGGGGAAAGTCACGTAGTTGACAAGAATGTCCTTGCCGGAGGTGTCAACAGAGGCGTCGTACGGGCCGTTTGGGGGCAGAATGGGATTCCTGAGCGACATGTTCGTGTCCACGTCGCCTCCGATCAAACCCATCTCAGTGAGGGCACCAACAGCTTCGGACTCGGTGAACGTCGTAGTGAAGTCCACTACGTTGGTGCGTATGCCAGACAGATCCCCGTCGGAATTGATAAAATTGGTAGCTGCAATAGCCTTGCGACCAAGCTCATTGTAAAGAGACCGTTGAGACGGATTGGCCGGCGGAGGGTTCATGGGATTCCAGGCGATATCTCCGGTTCCGACGGCCAAAGCGTACACCCCAAAGTTGGGGATGCATTGATTTGCCAGAGGAGCACCGGTGCCCTTCATGAACGTAGCCAGCAGTATACTTGCGTCCGCTGTCACGACGTTTTTATGGTGGCCTCGCGTCTCCTGGCCGGTTTTCGAGTCCCGAAGCACCCAGAACACTTCCCCCTGCATCCTGGGGCGCGAGTACGCGTCCGCGGAGACATTCGCCAAAGCGTAGCTTAGCGCTCGATCTGTGGCTCGCTTAAAAAACTCTCTGATCTTAGGCATAGCGGCTCCTACACAAGCACGACTGTGACTTCGTGCGTTGTGGTGTCTTCAAGTTCGCCATAGACTACTCCGGGCATCCCATATTTGACTTCGCCACCGCGATACCGTGAAGACGGGTCTTTGTTGCTTATGAGACCATACTGAGCGTTGTTCAACGCGGGTTTATACGAAGCGGAAAAATCTGGTGGCCAGGCCCGTCCGGACGGCGCCGCCGGAGCCGGGCCTAGGATGAACGGGCGCAGCATAGGCTGGCGGTCGCCAGAGCTGCTGTACGAATCTGAAGCCCTGGCGGCAGCTGACACGGCAGCCACATCGATCTGAGCCCCATTGTTCGGGTGCAGAGCAGGTGAAAAGAAAACATAGCCCGTGGTTGTGAATGGGCTAGGTGGGGGCTTCGGCGAACCGTCTTGCGGATCTGGCATTCTGGCGAACGAATCCGTCGACACAGCTTTGCCGCGGCGGCGTCCGCCTGTGCCGAATCCAGGAAATAGGTTCGCAAAAATTCCGTCAATCGTGTCTAGGATAGACGCCATTGTCACACCACTGCTAGCTGCACAGTTCCAGCCGCTTCATCATAAGTCAGACTGTACGTGTGGAACTGTCCATCAAGCCAGTCCATCGGAATTCTGTCCAGAGTTCGCCCAGACACTGCATCATGTAGTTTGATATATCTTGACTCTGCAGACTCGCCGCCCCATCCGATGGCCATTACGAATCCCGGGTCTCCCGCTGCGCACGACACGCCCACGTAAATTCCAGAATCTCCGTCTATGGACGAGCCGGGGGAGTTTATGCGAAGCCTTGCGCTGAGGCACATTCCGGACGAAGGCATCGCCGGATATCCTACTCTGTTCGAATAGATGGTGGAGGACTGCCCACTGACGCCGTATCTGAGGCACCCTTCTGCCGGGATCATTTCTATTGTGACATCGGACGGGTTTTCGGACGCGACGAACCAAGGCGAAGACTGCGGCACCTCAAAGCCCAGCTTTCTTCTTGCCGAGCCGCCGTTCACAAACACGGACGAAGACGAGCCAGGCGCAGGGCTAGACAATCTGATTTCCGCATTTTGCACCGAAGCCAGCCTCGGCACAACAGTGTTTATCTTATCTACGACGCCGTTGAGGGAAGCGTCTGGCCTTTCGAACACGACAGTAACTGGCGGCTGCTTGTCCACTTCTAGCACGAGCGTGTCGCCATCTATCAAAGCGCTCGGCCTTGAGCCAACAGACACGACAATCGCTTGCTCAGGCAGGTTTGTGCCGTCGTACGTGACGGATTTGTTGGACTGACTATTCACAGCATCCACATGCCAGGTTTCGTCGTCCGAAAATGGATGCACAAGCCCCGCAGTGCCGGTGCTGGATTGCCAGAACCGCATGCTTTCATACAACACGCGCGGAGGAGGCTCCAACCTGATGAAAGCAGCGGATCCGTGCACTCCTGAGTACGTCCTGTGGGCATCGTAGCTGCTTGCTAGCTGGTTCAGCAGCGCGCATGCGGAGTCCAGGTCAGTCGCGTCGGAGGCAGTGACGACGTTCGCTACGTCGTCTTGAATATGCACTTTGCAAGTTCTGACTTCTGTTGTCCTGTGTCGGTTGAAAGATGCTTTCAGCGCGTTAGCCAGAGACACGAGGGACGCCAGCCCGTCAGCTGACAATTGCACCAAGTTGGCGCTGTCTGTCTCCACGTGGGACACGTCGCGGGACACGTGGCAATTGAATTTTGCTTTGATGTCTTGCGCCAAATGAAGCGCTGCTGCAAGTTGGTGCTCTATTGGGTTCGTCGACACTGCGTCCGCAAGAGCGCCGCCCACCCTTGCCAAGATCAGATGGACTCTGTGGCCAGGCTCCCTGCCCACAGCCGCAGCGTTCCATACGTGGTCGTTGTACGCTGCCTTGGCGGCGTTCGCCAAAGCTATGCAGCTGCCCAAGTCAACGGCCCTGGCGAACGCCGCCAAATGGGCCTTATCGTCGAACTGATGAACTCCTGGCGCCACCCTATGTTGACTGAGCAGCGCCATCAGCTGGTTGGCGAGCGGGATTATCGACGAGTGATTCAAAGTCACGGAGTACTGAGCTTTTTTGGCGTGCCAAAAGCTCGACGCCGCGTGAGCCACGAATTTGTCTCGCAAACCAGTCAGCAAAGTTCTGCATGAAGTCGCGTCGGTGGCATCGGCCGTGGTTTCCTGACTGGTGTCGAAGTGAGGAAAAACATCCGGCACGAAGTGGAAGCATCCAGAAGCCAAATGGGCGCTGTACTTGACCAACGCCTCGTTCGCCAAAGCCACGCACGAATCCAGATCGAACGGCAAAGCCTCAGTGAGCAGGTTGTCCGCATCTATGGTGTCGTGACATGTTGCGTCAGAAATGTGGCTGTTGAAAACTGTCTTGAACTCTGACAACCTGGCCACCGCAGTTGCCAGATCCAGCGCAAGCGGGGAAGCGATGACATTCACCGCGTCGTCTGCCACGTGCACGTTGGCCGACACGTCGTGGCGCACTCTGTGTCCCTCGTACGCTGCACACAGCGCGTTTGCCGCTGAAACCACTTGCGCAAGCGTCTCCGCAAAAGATCGGGCCGGCGCTGCGCCGACTGCGTTTGCAGAATCGTCTTCGTAGTTCCCGAGGTACCCTCGGTAGTTCATGAAGTCAGCCGCAGACACGGACGACGCCGGCGTCGCAACTTTAACTAGACCGCCTCTAGACTCCAGATCCTGGGTCTTCGGAACTGGCGGCACTCCTTCACCCAGCACAGTGAACGCCTGCACGGCCGAAGCCGCCATGAAGCTGTCGTCTGGCGTGCCGCCTGAGTACACAGAATAACCCCAGTGGTTGTGCTGTTCTGGGGTGCGAAGATGTTCAGGAGAAGCCATCAGGTTGGCTTGGTTCAGCACATGCCTTGGAGGCACAAGCCTATCGGTCAAAGAGTGTCGGCCGAGAGAGTAACGCAAATTCGTCCATCTGCCACGACTGATTTCCAATGAGTCAAGAGCGCCCCATGCTATGACTGGCCTGTTGTTGGTTATGCCGCGCATGAAACTGGCCAAGCTTGGCGGCAGAGACGTAGGGCTGTAGCTCATTGAAATCGACGGCGTATCTTCACCGTCGATATACAGCGCCACTGGACCTATCGGGTCCCTGACAATCCGGTACGTGTGAGGGGACGACCAGTCTACGCCGGTCAGAGCCCACGAGCTCATGGCCGACGGGTTTCCACCTTTGTAAATTCCGACGTAGCGGCGAGACGGCGCCTCGGGGTCGTTGAGCTTGCTGTCTTTGAATGCGCACACAGAGGACCAATCAACAACAGACACAGCGGTGCGCATGTCTGAGTTGGTGACAGACTCCGCGCCAGATCCGAAAGACATGGAAGGTATGCTGCCTGTTGCATCTCCGAGAGCGGCGTACGTCGGCGAGCCTACAGCTGGCACCAACAGTGTGCCGTCAGCGTACACGAACAGTTGGTCAGCGACCTTGTTTTTGAAAATGTTGTAGCTATGCTGCTCCCCATCGTTCCACGCGAAAGCATACTGCGCCACAGGCTCCAAAGAGTCCGTGCCGACCATGTAAGTGACGAGGTTCAGGTACGGGTTGTCATTGGCATCCACCGCGCAATGCAGCTCCACGTTCTTGCCGCCGTATCCTTCGTCCACGTTCAATAGAGCACCGCAAAAGCGAAGATCTGCAAACGGCGCTGACGCCAAAACAGAGTCTCCTGGGGTGAAGCTGTCTATGCTGAAACGCACGTCCACTTTCCACTCAGAGGACGGGCTGAGCGTCCCCACGGACACCAGCTTGTTGGACATTGTGAAAGCTGCGTAGTCAGAAGTTGAGGAGTCTGAGATGCGCATCACTGGCGCCTGCGCTGATCCCAACATAGACACCGGAGATCCGCCGGATTTCATCCACGGCACGAGCTCGGCGTCTGGCGGGTTTTCGCCAAACCAGGAGATCCTTGGCTCCGGGTTGGAGTCTGTGCCGAAGTATTTGCCGGCTTGAATGCCCAGCCTTGCCGCCGCGTTGAATGCCGAAGATCCTCCAGTTATTGTCATGTACGACGAAACGCCAGACCCGTAGGTCAGCCGAACATGCCCCAAGGACGTAGGCGAGGCGAGGCTGAAACCTACCGCGGCGTTGATGACCCCGCATACTTGAGCGGCTGTCGTAGGAGGCGGAGTGGGCGGCACAGTCACTGGCGGCTCAAAGGAGACGACTCTCTGTGGAGCACCGTCAAAACCTATGACAAGCTTGTCTGTGGGCAAAATCACGAAAGGCTCTGCCACAGATCCTGTAACCGAGGCCGGCGTCGGATTGTGGTACAAGAACGCGAAGTGGACGGACTGCTGGCCGTCGTCCATATACAGCCCGTGCGATCTGTTGCCAACGCTGAATGTGTGGTACTCTATCGAAGCTGTGAACTCCACCACGGACGAGGTGTTCGGAGACAGCATGGGCTCGAATCTCATGTAGCCGCGGAACGCCCCGGAGCTCGCTCCCATGGTGACAAGCTCCGCGACATTGGCGGAGCTTGTGGACTCGACTTGGATCCACGAACCTGCAACTGCTCGCTCCACCCCGCCGTGGCCTAGAGTAATCCACGGGTTTAATGTGTCAAGTTCAGGAGTGACAGATCCGTCTAGCCAGACGGTCTTGTTGTCCTCCAACAGGTTCGAATCGAGCGGGGTTATGTTGGCCCGAACCAAACTCCAATGGCTGCGCGACGTGGCCTCCCTGCTTATGGATCCGAAGAACACCTGCTGAACTGGGTCGAATTTTCCTTCGAAATCCGATATGGCAGGCAGCCGGTTCTTGGTAACAGTCACCAGCGGCAGCACGTCTCCACTCATGTGCAGCTGAACGTTGCCCGCGGCGTCACGGCTGAGCCTGTACGTTTTGAGAGAAGTCCAGTCGGCGGCCCCGGCTTCCCAGCTTTCTTGAAACTCGTGCGGACCGGAGTTGGTCAACACGCCCACCTGCCTAACTTGCTCCACCGCGTGGAACGCATCGTTCACAAAATGGACCCCGGGAGACGTCAAGTGGGCGTTGAAAGCCGTTCGCATGGCGTTGGCAAGCGAAACTGCTGACGCCAAATCGTCGGCGTCAGCAGCGGCCACCATATGGGCGCTGTCCACTGCTTTGTGAACACCGGCAGTGGACAAACTTGGGTCAGCTTTCGCCAAGTGAAGATTGTGCTTTAGCTTCAGCGCATTCAGCAATATGACTAGCGACTGCAAGTCTTTGGCGTCCACCAAGTACGTCGAGTCAGCTGGGTCGTTCGGATTGTGCACAGTCGGATGCACCAGATGTGCGTTGAAATTTGACTTCAAGCTGTTTGCCATCACGATGGCAGAAGACAAATTCGTGGCATCTGTCTTTACGAATCCTACGAGAGCCACACTGTATCCGTCAGACAGTCCAAATCCGACTCCGGTAAACACGCCGTCCGGCAGGTATTCGCTGACGCTTGCTCTGAACGCTGCCGACACCACGCTGTCTACGACAATGTCTGAAGCGTGCGTGAAAAATGGCGGCTTACTGGATGCTGTGCTTTGCAGATCGTCGTCCACCAGAGTCAGCAGGTTGTTCGACAGCTGCACGAGACCCAGGCCTTGAAGCGTCCATGGGTCGGTTGCATTTTGCGGCAACACGTTCGCGTCCCACGAAAGCGTGGTTTCGCGGATCACTGTGTTGAACACCGGATACTTGAGCTTGTTTATCGGGGAGTTCAACAATAGCTTGGATGGATCGTTGCTCGACGCCGAATATCGGCGCTCAAACGCTTTATACTTCCACCCGACTCGCAGCGGAGACACAGCAGATATCAGATCAGGAGTGTGGCCAGGATCGACAAGGTACGACCTGGCTCTGTACCGATGAGACGGCAAACCCATGATGCCATTGTTTTTGTCCTGATTGAGCACGAACTCTGGCGAGTTGAGCCGCTGAAATCTTGCCGGCGGATTGTTGAGGTACCTGTAGTCTATATTGACCGTGTCTCCTGAAGACGGCTTTGATGGGAGAACGACAGCGCCAAACATGCCGAATACGGCTTCAGCGTCAACAACAGAGCCGTTGATTCTGACAACAACGTCTTGAGGAGAATCCGCCACCATTCCAAGCATCGGATCCAGAATCGTCCAAACGAACGGACCGACGAGCGTCCCTGGAGCTGTTTGCCGTACTACGACGGCAACATCGCTGGACACTTTGTTGGCGATATCCCCGAGGTGATGCGATCTTCGCTCCAGACGGTGCGCCTCGTACTTCTGTCGAAGCTGGTTCGCCAGAACTAGAGCACTGCTCAAATCGTTTGCCTGCGCGCACGTGACATCGTTCCACACGTCTGGGCGCAGGTGGAAGTCACCGCCTGAATTTGCGGCGTGTGCTGCGAAGCATGCTTTGACGTCGTTCAACAGCGCTACAGCTGTCGGCAAGTCGTCTGCTGCAACAGCAGACGCCGCGTTCATTGCGTCGTTGTTCGCGTGGGTCAGCGACGGAAACTCCACTCGAGCGTCGACATTGGACAGGTGGTGATTGTAGGCAGTTTTGAGCGAGTTGGCTAGCGCCACGACCATGGAGAGCGTGGACTGGTAATCAGCGGTGTCGAAATTGGCATCTCGCAGCACAGCCGTAACCGAGTTCGGCACCTCACCTATTGCGAACGTGCCATCGTTGCGACCGCCGTGACTGCCGACAACTCGAACTAGTTTGCCGATGTCTCCTGATGTGAAGCTTGCGGTGGCAATGCGCACGGTAGTTGGCGACACAATCACCAGGTCTGTGCCGGTGAGGAGAGGGAGCGGTGCTTTCACGATCGGTGCCCGACGCGTGAAAAGGATCCTGTCTGCGACCGAGTTGATCCCGGACAAAGATATAGACGCCACTTCAGATGCTCCTCATAGTGGTCCGACGTCTTCGTGCAGGGGATTGCCTGCACGGTCGTGCACGCCAGTTACTTGGACCGTGTAAGCAACGTTTGACATGCCGGCAACGCGAACGGACGCGACGCGGTCGGAAAGCCAACTGGCGTCCAGAAGGGTCATGCCGTCGATAAGCACGTTGGCTCCGGGGACTACAGACGTTTGTCGCATTGGCTTGGACATGTACAGCTCCACGGAGTCCGGCAACAAATGGCTTGGCGACGGTCCGTCGAGTCCGCTCCTTGCGACGGCAGAAGTCAAAACAGGCACAGAGTCTATGCCGACAAATCTTTCCGACACATGTCCGGAGGATGTTCTCGACGCGTGGTTAGGTCTGTTGTCATGCCACGTCTTGACTGCACGCATTTCAACGTCGGCCAGTGCTCCGTGTACGAGTCCTTCAGTTTGCACAACCAACAGGTCTCTCACCGGAGCACTGGACACGCTTATGCCAGGGAACTCGTGGTATAGCGGCACTGACTGCGCCGCGTCTCCGTTTGCAGCAAACCCGGCCGAGTTGTGCTGCTGCAGCCGCATTTGCAGGTGATCAATCAGGTCCGCCAGGGCGTCCTGGTCAGCAGCGTCGTCGAATTCCACCTCGGCGTCCCGACCGTAGTGGAACACATCTGAGGAGAAATGTGAACTGAGCTTCATCTTCAAAGCATTCGTGCGAAAAATCAGAGAGCTCAGACTGATTTGCGTGGCATACTCAGAACTGGATACTGTGTTGACAGTGTCTAGCTCCTTGTGCTGCGCGCCGACAAACGGCGCAGACGCGGGGTCGCTGATGTGCATTCTGTATGCATGCAGAGTGTTGTTGTACGCCCACAGCAGCGTGGAGAGAGACCCGGCGGCGTGCGCTTTTGCCGCGACAGACCTCGCGCCCTGCTTGACACTGACAGAGTCTGCATCTCGCATCGCTACGCCAGATGCGGCGCGGAGCCTGACTCCTCTGACTATCGGGGTCGCGCACATTATCTGCAAGCTGCTAGAATACGGCGAAGCTTCAATCGCTTGCGAAGACGAGCTTGCCATGTCCTCGCTTCGTATACCTACAGAGTAGACGCTGATCACAGCGCGCGTCGCGCTTGTGGCTAGATGCAAGTCGGCGTACCACGTAAACTGGTCCACGACCGGAGGCGCGATGGCCACTGACGAAAAGTTGGCTATCGGCCCCACTGGCAAGTAGGCGCTGGAGAAGGGCACCTGGTAAATCGCTGCCGTATGGCCGTTGTACTTGGACTTGAAGTCGTTGGCCTTGGACAGCGCGTCCGCCAAGTCTACAGGCGCCAGACCGCTGCACATGTTCATTTCGTCCGCATACAGATGGGACTCTTCATTCTTCAGATGGAGCAGGTAGGCGGTCTGCTCTGCTTGCAAGAGACAGCGGGCAGATTCGAAGTCTGTGGCTGGCGGCAGCTCTACCAGGTTCGATTGGTCCGGCATTGTGTGAGCACTGGAACCGAAGTGTGCGTTCAGCTTCACTTTGGCCTGATTCACCAAAGCTATCAGCGAAGCTTCGCCTACAGCCGCAGCAGCCGTGACCTGGTTGGAAATGTCCGGAGCCGCGTGAGCGCCATGCTGCACCACCAGCCATTTTAACTTATTGGTGATGTCAGCATGCGACATCGGACAGCTGAAATGTACGCGGACCACAGACGTAGCGAACTGCTTGGCATTGCTGACGTCTACAAAATTGGCTGCTGTGATCTTCGCTTGCACAAGATCCGCATACCCTGTGACCGCATGCGCCAGAGTCAGAGGAATGTACCCGGATGACGAGTTGCCAGACTCGTCGAAAACGCCAGAATACCTGACTACAAATTCGGATCCTGCTGCAGCGGAATCGAAACGAAAACGCACGTTGTTTTCAGACTGCCCCGCGGACCACGGCACCAAGTCCATGGAGACTATGCCGCTTGACATGAGGTCTGCAGAGGCAGCGACTGACGTTGCGGCCACAGGTCTGTCGAACACCACGTCTACGCACCCCCTTGTGGACAGGAAGGCACCAAGAGCAATCGGGGCGTCCAGGTCAGTGGCAACGAACCCGAACGGGTTTTCAGTCACCGGATGTCCGTTTGTGGACCACAAGTGCATGGCTGCACAGATGTACTGCTCGAATCTCGTCAGAGCAGAGTCCAGCGCCAGCACCACAGACATTTTGTCGGCGTCGTAATATCTGGCCGACAAAATGCCGGGCACGTGCGCTCCGCCAACCGCTCTAATGACGTATGCCGATGCATCGTCCGCTGCTTCGACAGGAGCACTGAACTTGACTCTAATCTCTCGAGAGCCGATGTCGTGCACGTATATGCTTACCACTGTCATCGCCATCCGTCAGCTGATTAAAGAACCGTTGCGCCCAGATTCGGAGATCGTCAGAAGTCCAGCGAGTGATCCTCATTCTCGACAAACACAGACTTTTTGGCACCTAGCGGGTCCAGCCCCTCTATGCCTTCGACAAACTTGCGAAAGTCTTCGTATCCATAGCTGGACAAGTCAAACCTGGATGAATCGGACACCTTTGACGGCTCAATCACCAGGTCCCCCTCCTTCGTGCGATTGCCTAGATATTCATCACGCAGCACGAATTTGAGCTTGTACAGAGTGTGCGCAGGACGCAGAATGTCCAGCAGTATCCTGGTGTTTTTCTCAGCCAAAAACGCGTCTATGGAACCCGGGGACGACAGCATGACGTCCACGCAGAACGTGTGCTCGTCAGAGATGTCGAGCCCAGACCCCGGTTTGCGAGCTTCCACGTAGTTTTCGGTGACGCGCACCTGCATGCCGTCCACCACTAGTTCCACTGCGGCTTTGATGCTGGCCGGTACGCTGCCGGCAAAATATGTTTTGACCAAGTTGCGCAAAAATGCAGCAAAATCTGCGTCGTTGTGGCTTGGGTTGGCCATTTCCCCTGGAAACAGCATGGAACCCAGAACCTGATACAGGAACTCGGCCCTGGTGGATCTGTAGTCGCCGTCTGATTTCACATCGTCGAGCGCAATGCGGATGCGGGACATGGCGATGGCGACAGCTTTGATCTCCCTGGCGTAGTTTGGACCGTCTACGGTAGACTGCCAGTACGAAGACAACATCGTCAGCAGGGCCTTGAAATTGACTTCAGCTTCCTGGTTGAGTCTGCCTATGTACTCTTCGCCGCTCTCGTAGGCGTTCTGATTTACTTTCACAATAGCCATGTGCTGCCCCTACGCTGACTTGTACGTGACTACGGTGTCGCCAGCAGCAAGGTGCTCTATGGCTGTTGCTGTGATGTCCTTCGATCCTCTGTCTTTGAACACCACGTACGTGGCGGCAAACACATGAGCATCGGGCGTATCGTACGGCACTGTGCTGGCGCTCAGCGACACCACCACCTTGTTGGCGGTCCTACGGATGCGCTCCGACTCGACCCTGTCAGGAGACACTGCGGCCAACAGCGTTGCGTCGTCTGTGTACCCTGAAATCACAGCTCCGGCAGCGCCGACGATCCACCACCTGTCAACTCCGCGACCTACGTCGTGCAGTGACGGCGATTTTTGCATCATCAGCTCGTCTTTGTAGACGCCGGTGTGAAGCATATCTGGGCCTCCTCCGTCAGTGGTGTTGAACGGCAGAGGCTGCGTCATTATGTAAACTGCATTTGCGCCGTAGCTAAGCGACGGCAGCATCTCGTAGTCAGAGTACACATGCTCCCTGATGCGGTAAGCTCCGTCCCGCAGCGTGAATTTGGCCAAAGGCTGCACTAGGTAGTCCACCCCTGCCACAGCTTCCACTGCTCCGGTCACGTCAGACTGATGTATCGGGTTCCCAAGACCTCGCAAATTGGCAAGATGCGTTATCGCTGTCCTGATGCCGGAGTCGACCGTGGTCCTGTTGGCATTGGGCATGAGACACACTGTGGTTTCAATGGACATCGGGTTCTCAATGGACTCCTTGATCGCTACGTCAGCCGCCAGGTGCTTCGTGTTTTTCACAGCGGCATTGACGCGCTGAAGCACATCGTTGACCACGTACGTGACAGCGAAGTTTTCGTCATGTTGGTAGTCCACGGATACCGTAGCGCCGCTGTCTATATTTGAATTGACAGTTCGCACTATCCTTGCCGACGTGGTTTGCGTGCCTTCCACCACCAGGTAATCCGGGTTGGGCGAGTTCGGCCCTTCGTACTGCGTAAGACGGTTCTGGCTGTACACAGCAATGGTGAACGTGTTTATGCCGACAGAGCCAAGCGGCTCTTCGAACTGAGCTATCATGACGTGCTGTTCGCCATTGACTTGCACGATTTGGCCGGTAGGGATGCCCCCAACCTGGTTTATGGACACGTAGTCCTTTGCCAGCGTGCTCCCGCCTTCCAGCAGCGGGTCTTGCGTATGGTACAGCGCATACCCAGTGCTTGAGTCGAGAGTGCCCGACAGCTCTCCGACGACTGCAGACACCCTGCGCATAGGTTGCACTGTGGCCACAAACCTATTGTTGCTGCGGTATCTGTAGTCCCCTTCTATGAAGTCATCGAACATCGTTGCTGGCTGCGGTATGGCCGTGTTGAGTTGAATCGTGTTGTAGTCCACCACCACAGCCCCGGTCAAATCGTACGACGCAGTTGGCGTTGTGGAATGGTTGCGCACGCCCAGCCCTTGAGAGGGATTGTTCAAAATCTCTTGTATCGGGTTGGACGGGGTCAACCTGGAGTCCATCGCCCTGAGCGTCAGAGTGGCTGCGTTCACAACTTCAAACCGCATACGCCTTGCAGCTGTGAACTGAAAGGCAAAGCTTTCTGTTATGGTGCGCTCAATGACGCCTTTGACGTAGATGTCCACCTTTCCGCCAGTGTGCTTCTTGCGGATCGGGTCCCAGTCTCTCATCATATACGCGTCCCCGGACCGCACCACTTTCGTCTCAAGCACGCCGGGCGTGGCGACTGACACCTTGTAGTATCCGCCTTCCGTGCCTGTGTCGAGCGAAGTCAACGCTCGCATTGCTGTTTCAGCGAGCTCAAGATTGCCTTGAGTGTCTCGACCGTAATCGGACGCCACTTCGTTGACTGTTTTGAATCCTGGGGCCCCGGCAACCACCACGTCCAAAGTGCCGGCCGGAACATTCCCGGAAGATCCGGCGGACTCCGCTATCATCTCAATTTTGACTTCATACCAGCCTTTTTCCACGTTCCAATACTGCGCCGCGCGGCTAGCGTACATGAACACCGCGCCGCGAGAAGCGAAGCGGGGCGCTGCGCTGTTGGTGGACGACGCCACCACTGCGTTTTGCGACACAATCATGTCTTGCGTCGGCGCTTTGGTCGTGTAAAATGTCTGGACCACCGTGGCGGCTCGAGCCCCAAGTCGAGGCAACCCGAAATTCAGCGCCAGCGAGTCGAAAGATCCATCTATCAAGTTTTGCACGACGGCGTCGTCAGCAACCCCGAGAGCCGAACGCAAACTTATTTTATACTGAGACTTGTCGACGCTGACGCTGGATCCGGTCAGACTGGGGTCGTCAATCGCCAGAAGGGCGGGAAACGACTTGGCCCTGTGCACAAAATCGAGCAGGAAGTACACGCGCTGCGCTTCGTTGGCAAACGGTTCTATATGCACTTCTCTCACTGTGGATCCTGGAATGAGAGACAAAGTAGGCTCCGTAGCCTGCACAACGCCTATGTAGTCTTGAGCAATCTTGGCTTGGTCTCTGATGTTGATGCCCCTGACAGTCCTGTCCATCGGCAGCGGAGCCGCTGCCAACTCTTGAGAGTAGTGGCTCTCCAGATAAGCTCCAGTGGACTTGTCGAAGTACATCGCTGTCACGACATAGAACAGCGGGTCCTCATCGTTCACAGAGTTGAAGACGTCCGAATTCAGTATGCCTCGACCGATGCTGGCTGTCCTGTCGTGATTGAAGACGTACTTGCGTGACTGTATGCGGGCCGCCACGTCCACCGTGATTCTGTACTGAGAGTTTCCGACCAGCGGCACCCAATTTACAGATTTGCGCTCCCTGACAAGTCCAGTGCTTGGATTGGTGGCATCAGTCACTATCAGCAAATCGCTGCTGCCGTCGGTGTCAGACAGGTCGTAGGAGAAGTTTCCGATTGGATCTTCGTAGAATTCTGTGATGCTCAAGGAACCGGTCTGAATCATGTCCGCGTTCACGCGCAGGTATCCCGACCCAGTGCCGCCGGGGCCAGTGGATGCGTAGATGTTGTATCCGCTGGCTCCATCAGTCATGACGTCTGACCAAACGACGTCCACGGACTTTGCCCGACGGCGAATTTCCATTCCGGATGGAGACTGGACGCTGATGTCCAGATCGGCTTCCGAAACTATGTCCACAGAAATCGTGGCAGGGGAGCTTACGCCTCCCCCGACGTCCACTGCCCTTAAGCGAACGACGTTTTGACCATATTCGAAGAAAAGGCCGTTGGGGTGGCTTGATGAATTGGGAACACGGAAGGCCCCCGGAAGCATCTCCACAAGCGACGGGTCTGACACAAAGCCAGCCCCGTTGACGTCAATTTGTATGTCGACTACGTTGGCGTCGATAGTTCCGGAAAACGACAGCTCGTTCACGTTGGAGGTCATCGTGAGTGAAGTTGTCGTCCCGGAGTTGTCGGGGTAGTTCAGCTTCAGGGTGGACATGCATTACACGATACTCATAAAAGATTGGCCGTCATCCCCTGAGCAGGAAAGCCGGGTCCACCGCAGCACCCAGGCCGGCGCCTATCATATATGGATTGGGATTGCCAACAATTCTTCTGAGCGCGATCGGCTGCGCGCTCCTGCAAATTATGACAATGTTCATCAATGCAACAGTCGGGTCGTTCGGCAACGTGGAGACGTTCACGGATTTTATTGTGAGCGGGTACTCCGCATCGGTGACGTCTTGCGTGAAATTTTGGCTTTGTTGAGACTTGATGTTCTGGTATACAGAAAAAGCCCTGCCTACGTCCAGCGTGAGCATTGAACTTGCCGTCACTTGAGCCGAGGACCCTTTGCCGCCAACCCTATCCATGACTCTGGAGCCGAGCCAAGGCCATTTCCAGTGCGAACCCAGCTTGGTGAACAGGAATTTGTCAAATTCCTGAGCCAGCAAATCGGCGTCACTGACGCGCTCGTAAGAGTTATTCACGATGCTGTAGTCGAACTCCATGCGAGAGCCGCTGCACCTTCTGCAATAGTTCGCATAGGTCACATAGCTGACATGTATCACTGGACGACTGTTGAGCAGCGTGTCATGGAACTGGATGACCTTTTCGTATTCGTCGTCCGACCGTGCAAATTTTTCCACAGTCCACGGCGGAAAAAGCATTCTGCTAGACACAACGCGACCAGGCACTATGCCTAGCTTGTCGTACGCGGCCAGCACCCTGGCCGTCGTAGGAAGAGACTCAGTCTTGTCGGTCCATCTGGGGTCCACGAACGAGAAAGCGCCCCTGTCCGAAGGCGACATGGACTCTACAACTATCTTCTCCCGGCGGGCCGAAAACCTGAGCTCAGGAATTTTCCTCGACAAATCTTTGGCAAGGTCCTGTGACTTCACGTTGCCGGTTAGAAGCTGGACGAACGCAGGAGGTCCGTTGCCTACCTTCACATACAGCAGATCATTCTGACCCCTGCTGATGCGATATGGAGCTTGATTGAGAAAAGCCACTGATGCTTTTGACCACAGTCCGCTCTGCGGTACCTTCTCGCCGTTGATCCACAAGTCTATCTTCTGGTTCACTGGCGGCATGCCGAGCCTGACTGCGTTGTTGACGTTGTCATACAGCGCAGTCTCCATGCGTATCTCGTGGCTGCAGAGCTTTTGCAGAGCAAAATCGTAGCTCATGTTATGCGCTGGTTGCCCTCCACGGCAGCTTGTTGCACGTCTTCCATCGTGCTGTCACCGACCGGGCCTATGCCGAGACCAAATCTGTCGCCTACCCCAGGCGGCACATTGGCTCTGCCTGGCTCTTCCATTGTGACCTCAACCTGCATTATCTGGTCATCTATGGAGAAACCATCAATCAATCCCCTAAGAAGCTCGACTTCCTGCTCGAGCTGGTCAGCATAGTCCAAAGCTCGCTTTATCTTGAATTCCAAGTGCTCCCGCTTGGCCTTTATGGACTCCAGCTGCCACCTCTTCAGCTTCTCCACGGACAGGCCTAGCGGTCTATCGAAAATCTGTCCTCCCCTATTCACGCGACCGTTCGTATACCTCGGCGCGTCGTCGATGCTAGCGCCGCGGTTCAGGTATACGGTGTTTTCGCGCGTGCGCAGCAGCATGTCGTTTTCTGGGACGCCGCCAAGCATTCTGTACGCCTGCAGGAGCTTGCCCACATACGAATTCGGGTTGGCCTTGAACGACAGCGGGGTCGTGTTGTCGTCGGAGTAGGTGCATTTCAATTGGCCAACTCGAATAAGCTCCATCTGTAGCATCCTGATGCGAGCTTGTATCTCTGGCCTCTGAGTGAATACGAAGTCTTTAAAGTCGTACCACTGAGCTCTTGTGAACGTGCCGAAAAAAGTTAAAGGCCATATGCGCCTTCCACCTGTCCCTTTCTTTCATGGACACAGACCCCGTGCCCAAGAAATGCGCTAAAATTGCAATTCCAACATAGAAGCCGAAAATCGGATCCTCCGCCGATCACCCTTTTCCGAATGTCAGCAAGAATTTCAGCGCATCGAGCGCTTTCGTGAACCCTGGACCCGGTCCGCCAGCGGTCATCACATATCCTGAATGCAGTCCATAAGGCTTGTTGCCAGGTTTGTCTTCTGCGTTCACAAGACCGTCGACAAGCCCGTCCACGCCGTTGGTCCCAGTCACCTTAAGGAAGCTAACAGTTATATCTATGTTCAGCATTTCCAAAAGAGAGATGATGGCACGCAAAAGCTGCTCAAGGTCCCTTATGCGCTGAATCAGCGTTTCTATTATGTCTGTTATCTCTTTGAGCGCACTCTCCACAGCTTTCAGCAGCGCCAGTATCCACTGCTCAAAGTCGAACATGAACGGCACAAGAGATGGGAAAAGATCACCGATTGTCACCGAATACCACTGCAGATATCCAGCCTGGTTGCCGACCGACATGGCCAGCCGAAGGAAGTCAGCCAGGTCGCTGCGCTCTTGCACGCTCACCCCGATGCCCACCGCGGAGGACCCGATAGTGAGGGGAAGAGGACCGTTGTACTTCGCTCCTGGCTTCTCTCCGTATCCGGGGTCCTCTTTTGCCAGATACTCGCGTATTTGCTGCCTGACAGCATCATTGACGTCGCCGACGACGCCGAAAAGACCCCACGGCGCATGCAAGATATCGCCATACTTCTTGGCTCCGATCATGCCTGCCGTCGAAAACTCGTAGCCAGCTTGTTCCAAAATTTTTTCAACTGTGAGCTTCACCCCGGCGCTCCACAGACTGCTAAGCCTGCTGGCTATCTGAGGCTGCGTCCTGAGCTTCTCTAGAAGCGGATTGACAACTCTGCGCACAGTTGGCTTGAGCAGTGGATATTTGACGAAATCGCTGACTTGATCGCTCTCTGTCTTGATTACGCCGACTGGTCCTGCCAATACGGACAGGGTGCCCCATCCAGTTTTCTGCTCGAGCTCTTTCTGCGTGTCTTCCCTGGAGGGGTACGGCAGCTCGAAGTTCAACAGCATGCCTGCCAAGAAAGCGTTCAGCATGTCTTTATACAAGTCAAAAATCGCGCTGTCGGAGACCTGCATCGGCACAAAACCGCGCACCACAGCGCTGGGTTTGCCCATCACGGCTCCCTTGCCGTAGTTGACCACCCACCCGAACTGAGAGTCTTGGGTTATGATGTACTTGGATGCGTCGTCTGGAGTTTTTACGGTGTTGTTGTCGACGTACGTGTCATAGAGCTCGCCCATGTACGCGCGCACTCTGTAGTAGTATGACTTCCCGGCCTCTAGATCAGTGTCGATAAATCTGTACGTGCCGGTCAATCCGCCTCTGTACGATTCCGTGTCGACTTTCATCCGTTTTCTGAAGAATTTGTAGTCCCCGCCGCCCCTCTCCCTGACAGCCACTTTGGTGGATACGGAAGCTACGTTGTAACGCCTGATTGTGTTTTTGACCCGATCGCCCTGCGTCTTGGACTCCAGTTTGGCGTACACAGTCTCGCCAGACGGGACGTCGGCATCGGTGCGCTCAACTAGGAATTTTTGTCCGAGATTGTAGCTTGGCAGTGATGCGGTTATCTGTCCTGTCAGCGTAGGGGACCCCACTCCAGAGGCCGACGTCGGCATCTGCCATTCCAAAACAAGCGAGTTGTCCACTTCTGACGGTTCAAACAGCTGCCAGAACTGTGCTATCGGGTCTCCGCTTTTCGTTGGCGTGCTGACCTTCAAACTAGCTGGAGCGGCGAGTCCTATCCCATCCATGGGATGTCGAATCAGATTCATGAGTGCCATGATCTCTGACATCAGATCGCCAGGCGACTCTGCACCGATATATATCACGACCATCGCTGCGTTCATGCCTGCCGAGTACGTCGGCCTGAACGGGTCGCTGTTGTCGTAAAATTTGCCAAACAGCTTCGATTCGAAAGCGGAGTAGCCGCCAGACACCGAATTGAAGACCATCCGAAGGTCAGACCGCCTGAAGTCAGGCCGAATGAGCAGCACTGCGAATCCGGTGGACTTGATCTGGTTCAGTATTGCTCGGATCGCAGCCAGCAGCAAAGCTATGATTGCGCGCAGCGGGTTGATCAAATCAAGCGAAAAAGCTTTGATTAGGTCGAGCAGCGCTTCCAGTATGGCTTCAACTGTTTCCAGCACGCTCAACAGAGACTTGAGCGGCGGCCGCAGCTTGGCCAACGGGTCTATGTTGATCTTGATGCTCGACCACGATGACATTATTTGCCGCCCATTCGATCCCGAACTCCTGTAAGCTCGGCAAGCTTAGATTTTTCCGCTTTGATCATGTCTTCCAAGCCGGACTTGAGGGTGACGAGAAAATGCATGACAGCCGGATTGGGACGGATCTTTTGATCGTGCTGCCAGCACGCTTTCACGTCCTTACCATCGCGTCCAGCATCAGCACTTTGCGCTGATTTTCCGTCACCTTCTCTACGATCTCCGCTGCTCGGACTTCCGCCGTCCGCTGCATCTGCATCAGTCCGCTCTCCTTGTTTGTTCGCTGGTCTATCCACATGTACCTCGTGTCATAAAGGTTGTCGCCATCGGTAAGTAGCGAGGTGAGGCTGCCGCTCTGGCCCGCCATAGCCTGCAAGACAGACTGCCTGTCAGTGATGGCAATTAATCTATCTCCGGCTCCAGCAGCCGACATTGACGCAGACCATGCTTGGGTGTTGCTCAAAAATTCCAATGTGGACCTGTAAAAATTTGCAACAAACTGGAACTCTGCTTCTTGCAAAAAGACCCATGGGTCGATGATGCAGTAGTTTCCGGGTCCTGGCACCAGCTGAGGGTAAGCCGAATCCACAGTGGCGACTTTGCCGGAGGTGGACTGTATCTTCCACAAACCTGCGCCGGGGCCGCTGGTGACCCAAAGCAGTTTGCCTTCGCTACCAGACAAGTCCTGCATGGCGGTCCACTGACCGCCCGCTGCCGTGCCTCGACCAGCAGTCGCTACGGGGCCAAAGAGAGCCGCAGCTCGGGAAAGTTTGGATAGCTCGTTCGTCAGTACTGCTGACTCAGCATTCAACACATGCTTCATGCTGAAGGTCGATCCGACCACGAAGTTGCTGCCTACCGCGTCAATGGAGTTCGGCGCTGGGTTGACGTAAATGCCTTTTTGGTCGATGCTGGTGACTGCGCACACGCACCCGGCGTTCGGTCCGTCAATAAATTGAATCGAGTCGCCAACTTGCAAAACCCCAAACATCTCCTCAACAGATACGAATTGCCCTGGAGACTCGTGCTTTCCGTAGCCAATGCGAAGCATGCCCATCTCTTGCGACAGATAACGCAGCTCGCATTTGCCCCTGCGTCTGGGTATGTCGATCCTGCCGGAGTCGTTCGTCTCTTTGCCGAACAAGGCAGGCAGTCTGGCCGGCCTAGGACTGGCATTGCGGAAAGACACCTTGGCCTCGATCACCTCTGACCCTGCAAGCGGATGGTTTCCCACGATGTCAAAAAACAGTATTTGGCCGTTGCTGGGATTGTACGAGTAATCGAGCCCTGGCACGTATATGTTTTGGAAATTTCTGTCGCCAATCCAGTCTGCCGGAGTCTGCGCCACGCTGCCTACGTGCACTGGCACGTCCGCGTCGATGACTACGCTGTACCCCGTCGCTCCAGAAACCGCGCCGTGCGCCACTTGGTTCCCGTCGAGATCGAACACCTGGACTTTCATGCCGTCTTTGAACGACGGCGTCAAAGTTTCGGAGTCCCCATTCTTCCCGCCCTGTCCTGGGATGTCAAGAATCGCGGCCAAGAGCTCCTGCGCGCCTAAAGAAGAGTCCAGCTCCAGCCTGGTGCCGCCTGGGGCAAAAGTCGCTGAGGTGAAGAACGCGGCAGCCCTGGCCGTGGTGGTGACGCCAACTGAAGTGACGTCAGCCATCTTGAAGCTGCCGACCTGTTGGCCGTTGTATGCCGAGCTCGTGTTGCTGGTAAACGATGCGGAGGTCAGCGTAGTCGGAAAAAGTCTGGACAAATCGTTGGGATCAGACATCTTGCCGTAAACCGAAGAGTAGACCTCAGTATGCGGGTAACTGGAAGACATCTTAACTTCCCCGTACAACTTCACGACGTCGTCGATATCGTTGGTCACAGCGCTGTACGACTCTCTTGGCGGATTCGACAGAATGCCGTCGTATCTGAATCTTCCAGACTCTCCTCCTACAACGCGTCCATCTATGAGCTGCAACGTGTCTTCGTACGTTTCAATCAAGTCGTGGTGGAACTTCAGGAACCTCTGCACCACTACGTCCAAGTTCCTGTAGTGCGCAGCGTCGTGCCTGGGGCACGGCAAGCCTGCATTCTTTGTTTGCGAAGACTGCGCGTTTTGCGTGTTGGGCCCGTAGCTAGATGCCGAGTTGCTGCGCACGGCAGCTTCTTTGGCTTCAGGCAGCATCGTCACCACAGTCTCTACTCGGTAGAAAAACGAATCTGGCGCGTACAGATTGTAGTCCATCCGCAGATGTTGACCAGCGATGCCGTTAGAGCTGTTGGGAACAATTTCTTTGGCAAAGTTGATGTCGAACACAGTGCCTGCGTCTTGCATTTTTCTAGCCACATACATGGCTCGCAAAACGTCGCCGAACTCAACTGGTACCTTCAAAGAAATGATGCCATCTTCTCCCAGATCGTAGTCCGAATCTGGCTGCAGCACTGCAGACGTTCTGCCCATCTTTGCCAGAACGAACCCTCTAGACGTATATGCCGGGCGCAATGTGGAAAAACTGGACCCGGGGTCATACACGGGGCGCACAGTCCTGTTCACAACTGGCGTTATATAGTTGCGTCTCGCTCTGCCAGCCGTGTTGACTGTGGTCACGCCTGAAGAAGCGTCGTAGGAAGACCCAAGTACCCAGTAAGGGTCTCCATCTAGGTCAATGACCACGCCTTTGGCGTAGTTGCAGCTGACGTCTGCATGCACTTTTACGGCAGTTGTGCCGGCGACAAATATCTCTACTGGATTGCTCTCCGCAACCATGTAGCGGCCTCTGATTGGGGCTGCAGCTTTCAAAACTTCGCTGTCGTCCACCGCTGGCTGGGCGAACAATACACGGGTCGAGTCAGCAGCGGCGTCGTAGGACGACGCCGCCACGTACACGACGTCCCTGTTCTCAATCAGCACAGCTCCACCTTGCACAAGGGAGGCGGTCTGGTCTCCGCTCACGTCGATGTGCGTAGAGCCGCCGGCGCCGCCGGGCACGGGGCCGGAGGCTTTGAGGTTGTCGTAGTCCACCGGCGAGTGCAGCAAATCTATGGAAACCTCACCACCGTTGGCTTCCTCCACCCAGTAGTCCACCACCACAGGACCATCTTCGACAGCTTTGTTGAGAACAAGAGTACCAGGCGGCTTGAACGTGTATGACGCCGGATCTTGAGTGACGCCTTCCACATACAGCACAATCGGCCGGCCTCGGTTCACAGTCTTGCCGGCAGCATTGAAAGTCACCACTTTGGACATCTTGGCAAACGCGGCGGACTCTTGCCTGATCTTGAACAGCGCTGCTTCTACGCGCTTCGTAGGCTCCGCGGTGACGCCCTCGTCTTGCGAGTCCAGGGAGATGTACTCGATGCGCACAGATTCACCCGGCATGGCCGCGCTGGACAAGCTTATCTGACCGACGTTGGCTCTGACCTTGTAGCTCCTGCTGTCTGCTTTGGTGAACAAACCTGAAGGCCCGTTCGGGCTGCGGTACACGGCAAGTTTCTTTGGGATGGACACCACTGGCGCCCATATTCTATCGGCTACGATTTCGTCTGTAGCCCTCACCGAGCCTGCCACCGCGCCGCTCAAAGCAAACGGAGGGTCCACTTCGACAGCGATGCTGGACTTCACCCCGACAATGTCTCTTATGCCGCCATTGTCGTCTGACGTCACCAAAAGCTTCTTGCCGATGTCACTTGGAACAAACGCCGGCGCAGAGGACACAAATTCAGAGCCTGACGCCTGGCCGCTGACGTCTCTTGCGCTAATGTCCCCTTCGCCAACTGGCTCCACAAACTCAATGAGACCGGCCGAAACGTCGAGGTCGAAGTCTGACGCGGTGAGCAGAGACCCGTTGCGCCGGACCTCAACTCCTCGTCCGACGAGCGCTGCGCCGTCCAACTTCACGGAGGCCTGCGCTTTGCGCAACCTCAAACTGTGCACAGCGCGGCGCGTGAACTTCAGGCGTCGCGCGCCGAAGTCAAAAGCGTACCCATATCCTTGCTCCAGCGGATCTGTCGAGTCGTGCAATTGACCCACATATTTGCCAGATCCTAGCTCCACGCTCAGACGAAGCGCGCTGTCCACCAGCGGCACAGTCGAAAGCATGATGAAAGGCGACTCCGGTATGTTGTCAGTGAGCAGCTGGGACACCACGTACACGACGGTGAAATCAGGTGCTCTAGCCGGCCCAGATCCGTTGACTCCGGACCTGCGCATCAACATGGCTGCGCCCGGAGCACCCAACTTGAGCATTGAGTCTACGTACCCGAAAGTCCACCCTGTAAACCTCGACACGTCAACATGGGAAACGTAGACCGTGCCGTCTGCGGTGTTTATCGACACCTTGCCAGAAGCAGGAGACCTCTCCGGGATCTTGTCTGTCAGTGCAGCAACAAAATAGTGTCTGACTTCTCCGTCTTTCTCAGCGAAGATCACAAATCTGGACGGCTCTGCACCGCCGACAGCTTCCGGGATGACAAAGGCGGCGCCAGGCCACGCTGCGGCCACGCTGACTCCGGAAGTCCGGTCGAGCGCTGCCGAACCAAGGTACGCGCCGTCGTAGTGCACAACGTCTCCGCTGTGCGCCGCTACGTCTGCGTCGGCGAACTTCAGCCTGCCGGTGTCTTCGGACCACCTCACTCGTCCTGGCGCAGGCGAAGTGAGTGCGCTTTCCAATCCGACTGGCTCTGCAATCAAATGCGGACCTTGTCCGATGCGAATTCTGGGCGAACTTCCGGGAGCCGGCCTTGGACTCAGGAAGATTCTGTACTCTGTTGATGCAAAATCCGGCAGTATTCCAACCACCCCGTCGCTGTGCAGGCGTGGAGAAAAACTTTGGCCCGTGAAGGATACGGTCCGACCGGCCAAGTCGACTACGTCCACAGCGCTGAAGTTTAGCTGACCGCTTTGGTTGACTTCCACTTGAAGCTTGGCAAGAGAGGCAGGGCTGGAGAAGCTCGCGGAGCCAATGAAAACCAAAGAAAACGACACGCGCGGAGTGTCGTCCACATACAAAGCGTACGGCGCTGATGCGACCCTGGAGGCATCAGGCACAGGGACTGTCAACCGGCTGTCATTGGACAGTTGCCCGACGACGCGAGGAGCGGCACCCGGCAGAGGAAGCCACCTGCCGGAAAAATCGTCGTAGTCGAACCTGGTTACGCCGGGCTCGTTTCTTGACCAGTAGAACACGAGGTCAGGATCAGCTATCTCCAAACTGCGCTTGGCAGAGTTCGCAGACCCTGCCACGACTACGTACTCAGATCTTTCCGTAGCGCCGGACAGCACTGCCGGATTTTCCACCACACTGTCCGGCGGAAACGTGTATGTGTTGTTTCCAGTGCTGTAGCGTGCTCCTTCAAGTAGTGCGCCGCTTGTATCTAGAGTCATATTGCACAATACCTCTGACGGCAGTTTTTCCGTGCTCTAGCATTTGTAGCGCAGTCGACATTCGCGCCGACCACGTACGCGCTGGACTGGTTCTACAAAGGACTAAATCAGCGACCCTTTGCCGACGCCGCTGGACGCAGACGAGCTGGGGGACCCGGTTATGGCAACCATGCCAATCGCAGACGGCAAAACATTGTCCAGCGCCGTGGCTACAGCAGCAGCAAGCTGGGGCGCAGCAGACCCCAAAAGACCGGACGCCAAGAAAGCATCGGTGAACAGACCGATTGCCGCAACAGTGTTGGGCAGTATCTGAAGCTTCCCAGTACCTACTCCCACAGAGGGATGCACAGTGCTGATCATGGCCATGGACAAAGCGGAGGAGTATCCTGAAGCTATCCCGAGCGCCAGCTGCGGCATGGACACCCCAGCGATGCCTCTTGCGGGCAGATTTGAGGTGAGGGAAGTCATAAGCAAAGGCTGAGGAATCCAGACCCCAAATCCGGTACCTTTGCCTACCCCGACTGTGCCTGCGTCTATTGTCATCACGTTCATGGCTGAAGTGCCGTACTTGCACAGAGCTAGAGTTAGAGCGAGCGCGAGCTGAGTGCTGCCGGTGCCGCGAATGTTGGCCGCAGCCAAGCTGGAGCGTATCACTGGGCCGATTGTTGCAGGGTTGAAAGGCATGCTTCAACCAACAAACGTCGTGGGGTGGCCCAGTATAGGCATGCCGGTGATGAAGTCCCGGTGAGGTCCTGGGGGCCCGGGGATGCCAGCGACGACGTTGCCCACTATGCTCATGCCTATTTTGACGACCGGCGCTGCGATCACGTCCACAGACCCCGACATCGTGTTTGTGCCAGCTGCCATGGAGGTGTTGGCGCCGCCGGCAGAAGTCATCACTGAGCCGCCTGCCATCAGTCCCAGGTTGGCAGTCGCCATGACAGATGCGCTGGCGCCGCACATGAGGTTGAGAGCTCCAGCGCCAACAGTGACTGAGTAAGTGCCTGAAGTTACCGCGATTGTGTACGCGCCGGCAGTCACAATGGTGGAGTCAGTACCAGTCACTGTTGTCTTGGTGCTGCCCATATGCGTTGTCGTAGTTCGCAGCTTCGAATACGACTCCGAAGATTTGTCCAAGCATGTGACGTCGCACGGGCCTAGGCTTCGAAGCACGTAGCCCCCGGTGCCGATGTTGCGCCTTGCGCCTTCTGCTTCCAAAGCAGACGTGCCGCCGCACACGACAACTTGGCCACTGGCCGCGCTGACGACGTGGGATCCGCCGACAGACACGTACTCGGTGCCAGCCACTATGGTTTCTCTGCCTTGCAAACCGGTGTAGTTGGTTTTGACTTTGCCTCTGAATGTGACGTCCACCGACACTGGGTCTTGGCTGTCCGAAGACGTGTCGAGAAACGACCCCAAGTCGAGCTTCACTCCGCCGAGAGTCTTCAAGTTGAGGCTGACTCTGTTTTGATTGCACCCAAGGAAAGCTTGAATCCCGCCGTCAGTATTCAAGTCCACGGACTGCGCTTCGTTCCTCGACGCTGGAACGTTCCAGAAAACTCTGCCCTCTTTGGTCACGCCAAACACGTACTCCGAGCTGCCGCCACCTATGGGGGATATTCTGAACAGTCTAGCCAGAGCTATGCTGTCGGCTTGAGACGGTTCGTTGACAACATCCACATCAAACATTCTGACGTCAGGTCGAGCCACATCGTCAGGCGAGCTGAACATGGACATGGACAAAATGCGCTTGTACAGCGATCGGCCAGCATCGGTGTAGGGGTCGTTGCCCACAACCGTGCCTCGCACGTCTTCTATGAACACGCGCTTCAAAGCGTTGTCTATTTGAATCCCGTCACCTTCTTCGGTGACGGACATGACCCCGTCGTGAGTATGGAATATTTCAGCCCTGTCTTCAACGTAGCATTCGTCCACCTCGTCCCATCGTTTGTCGTGAGTGTTTTGCACCACGTAGCTTTGTCGACGCCCATCGGACATCACAACGAACGGGTAGTCCGCTTTGGTCTGGTCGAACGTGACTTTTCCGCCAGAGTCTACCAAGCCGAACTGATGCAGTATGGAAAAAGCCGAACTGTTTGTGCTAATGCCGTCCACCAGCACGTTGTCCCAGCTGCCGTCCTCGTTTCTGAGCGTCTTTGTTTTGTCAGCCAGAACAGCTTCTATGGGGTCCCCGTCTATTTCTCCAGGAGTCCTGTCTGGAGCGGACAGCAGCAAATCAGGCAGCAAGTTGAACGCGTTGCGCTTAATCAGCCCCCTGCGATAAAATCCAGCTGCGCTGCTCACAAATTCGTTGACTGTTTGCAAGACAGTTGTTTGGTCAGAGTCTCTAAGCTTGAGCTCGTTGCCGGCGCGGTTTTGCAGGGTCACATCTCTATCCAGTACGAAGTCGGACCCCTGGCTTGAAGACGCCAGAAAGTCGCCGCTGTACGCCTTCCTGTTCTTCATGCGGATAATGTCGAGCCTATACCGGGGATCGTCCGCAAGATCAGGAGACAAGGCCAGCGCTTGAGCTGCCTCCTCAGGGTCGCAAGCCGCGAAAGGTTCGTACTGCCTGGCCGCAGTGATGCCCGGGGCCAAAAATCCTGTTATTTGGGGTTTGAAATTTCTGAACCCAAACTCAGACCACTCAATCAGCACCCTGGTTCCTGGCTCCGGGACGCATCCGGCCCAAGAGCGAGGGCCGGCGCCGGCCGGCGCCGGCAGCGGCACGTCGTGCCACTCCTTGGCGGCTCCCATGTCGACAGCTATGGAACAAGCCATGGACTCCACGTCCACATGCAATATGTGTCCAGTCCACAGGTATGAGTGCGACTCCCTGGACTGCAGGGACCTTTGCCTAGTGCCGCCCTGCAAATTAGGGTCAGATACTGGGGGTCCGAACGGCACGGGGCCATTTCTGTTAAACGCCATGCTTCACCGTACTGAGGAGTATCGTTGTCATATGCTCGTCATTCAAGCCACCACAATAGGTGGAGCGATTATTGAAAAAGGTCGGTGGATGGCTCCTGATTCGGCTATGGTTAACGTCGACCATAGCATAGCGATAAGTTTGAACACTTCAGACAAGGAGCTGTTGAGATACGTTCAAAATCAGAACAAACCGGAATGCTCACTGGATGATTCCGGCAGCGGCCAAACGTCAGTTGTGGTCACATACTCTGTCGTGCAAATCCGACACATGGTGGATGGTCCCAATTTCGAATCCATGTGCATCGTGCGCCCATCCAGCAGGTTCGCGGAGCAGGTGACCACATACCTGCTGGACCCCGGCAACTGTAGCGCAAAGTTTTTGGCCGCGGTGCGCAGCTAGTACTGCTTTGGCGGTTCAGGCGCGACCTGCTGCAAGTCATCCTGCACCGATTTGTTGGTTGGCCCTGCGTCTTCGAATACATCTGGCAGTGCAGTCGGCTTGATTTTAAGCGGCGGCGGCGTGAACGGCTGAGGCTGCTGGACCGCCCGAGACCCCTGTTTGCTTTGAACCCCGGACAAAGCGCCAACAGCGTCGTATCGAGACCAGCTTTCTGCCCAGTCTGCGAGCGAGCTGCTTTCGGCAGCAAACTGCTGGCCGGCTTCCACAGCAGTATTTTTCAAGTTGTCGAGCTTCTTTTCGGACTCGGTCCAGTCCCAGTTTATCTGAGATTGGATCACGGCCAGCGCGTCCGGGTCTCCCTGAGCTGCTCTGTCAAATAGCGACCCGCCAGACGGACCAAGAACCTGGCTCGGGTCAAGATAGCTGTTGTCGCCGACTTCAGGAATTTCTATGCCAAGATATTCGCCCGCGTCCTGCTCCTCTCGCTCTGCGTTGTAAGCAAAAGCGTTGCTGAACCTTTGCGCCAGGTATTTGTTCAAGATTTCGAAGAAGTCAGGAAAGCTTGCGATGCCAACCGCGTGGTCCTCGGTCGGTTGCTGGCCGGTGATTGCCGCTGGCGGGCCGGAATTTTCCATATAGGCAGAGTGCTCAGGCGACCCCACCGGATACAAGTCAGCAGCACTCTCTACGCAAGCCTTTGCCTCTGATTTGTTTTTGACCGGCTTTCTGTGCGTCTCCACGACGACTCCTCGGTCGTCTTTCCGCTCGTAGACAGCCATCATGTGGTTGTACACCTCCTCTGTGACTACCCCATCATGGACGCCGTTCATCGACAGCCTGGTCTTTTTGGACGATTCTTTGTCCGTATCTTCCCCAGTGAAAGCGTCTACGAACACAAACCTAGCAAGCAACAGCGGGCTGCGATCTTTCGCGTACGTCTTGATCGTGCTTGGCGTCAGTATGCTTCGCAGTACCTCTTTAGGCAACACGGAAAACCACTGCGTCCGGCCGATATTGCAGCTGCAGTTTTGCATGCCGACTTCGTCAAGCCCGTTTTCCGATTTCGGAACGAGCTCCCACAGGGTCTTAGAGCGTCTCGTAGCGTCTGCCTCAATGAACACAGCGCCAGTTTTGGCCCCCCGGTTTGTCATATTGTTCACTGCCGCAGAGTACGTGTTGACGCTGGTCAAGGTAACAGCCCCTGGAGTGTGCATGGACGCGCCTGTGATCCAGTCGTCAGGCTGCATTTTTTCGAACATCTCCGATGACGCCGCGACGGAGGTACTCTTGAGACCGGACGGCTGGTTGGTCACCATGCCACCGGTTGCGGCAAACTGAATGTTTATGTCGTTGACCGAAGAGTCTTCTGTCGACTTGAACTTGAGCCTGAGCTGCCCTCTGTCGATGAAAACTCCTCGGCCATACCTGTTGTGACCGATCACTTCGAAGCCGAATTCGTCCGAAACAGGCCTTATTGATATGTTGAGATTTTTGGTAAGGCGAAAATCAGACTTTGCAGCAGCAAGCTCAGCTATTTTGTCTCCCAGATCCAGGATCTGCTCATTCAGAGCGTCAAATTCGCCTTGGAGCGTGTTTACGAGGTTTAGCTTCTGCCTTTCCTCGAAGTTGTACTCTTGCTCCATCAACGTGCCGAAGCTCTTGCCCTTGTGATTTTTTGCTATGGTCTTGTTGAGGTCAAGCCTGGCTTTGTTGAGCTCTTTGCCTTTATTGTTTTTCTGAGCGGACAGTCCTCCCGAGCGATTCTTCTGTCCAGCAATCTTTTGCTGCAGCTCCAATATCTTAGTCTCAATCTCCTTGTTCCTTTTCAGCTGGAAGTCCTCGGCGCTGCTGTCGCCAAGGAGACCTCCGTTTGAAGGCACTGAAGTCGAGGCGCCCCCGCTGAACTTCGTCGGATCTTGCGTGCCTGCCCCCCACACTATGGACGAAGCAGGCACGAGCACCATTTCTTTGAAATCGCCGCTCACGTCAACAGCGTAGTCGTACAAGCCGGAGTTGTTCATGCCGGCTTCGTATCGGTGGTGTCTGATGCGACTCACTACGGCTGCCCTTCTGTCGTCTCGCATCTGCTGGAAGGTTTCCCGAACCACTTTGTCGTACGTGTACTGCGCAGGTTTTGGAGCAGCGCCCTTCTGCTTAGACTTTCTGGACCCAGACCCCTTGTCTGCCGTGGTCTTCGCCAAAGACTTGTCTTCGAACGTTGTTCTGAACACCATCACGACGTTGGGATATCCCAGAATCTTCCCTGTGTCGGGGTCCCTTATGATCAAGTGCGGGCTGGCGTTATGATCGTCCTCTTGTCCAATTCCGGAAGTTTGTCCGACCGATCCGTCAAAACTGACCTCGTACGTGTGGTGTGCGGCAGGAGCAGGTGGGTTTTTATCGCCCTTTTTGTCGCCCTTCTTGGCGTTGTTTGCATTGTCCGATTGGGGCTTGGGCTGCACCCGCTGCACCCGCCCCATGTTGGCAGGGGCTATGAACTTGGATCGCTTTGCAATGAGGCCCAAAGTAGTTGTGGCCTGGCCGCCTGGAGAAAAGTTGTGGGACACGCTGTTGACGTAAAAGAATGAGTCATAATACGGAATCCAGACCGGAAAACCCATGCGAATCTCGGGCCGCATGGGGATGGTGATCGTGCCGTTGTGCCTTTTGGCATTGATCCTATCCATCAAGTCCAGAAGAAACCAGAACAGCTTCTTCGGATTCCCAGCCCATTCGCACTGAAAGTCCTGCCTGCGCCACCCGTAACGCTTGAGCAAATGCCAGTCTATAACTCCAGTTCTGGGCACGGTGATTTCGTCAGTAATGCACGGATCGAACACTCCTCCGAATGCGTTGCCGCTGGAAGTCATGTGCGTCACGACTTCAGCTTCGGAGTCGTTTATGTTGTCGTCCATTATCTCGAAGTCTTGAATCCAGGACACCGGCTTGTTTGGCAACACGTTGAGGTTGTAAAACGGGGGCTTGAACACTATGTCGCCAGTCGTGTCGCAGTAGAACTCGTACGCAATTTGGTCTCGCGCCTGCAGCGCCACAGCCAGCTTGCTCTGCGTGTCGTTCTGAAAAAACTGCACATCGCCGGCCCGGTCCAGACTGAGTTTCACAGCAGCGATTTCGTGCGGTTGGAACTTGAAGCTTGCCGTCATCGGATTTTCGGCAAGTATGTCGACTTCGTTTTTGAATATGGCAAAAGACAGCTTTGCTGGAGATATGTCTCCGCTGCCCTCGAACGTATACGCCATGCCGGAGGTTCCGTACAGCACAAGCGAATTCCATATGTTGCCGAATTTCAGCTGCCAATAAGCCATTATGTCTTTGGCGTATTGGCCTACGACTCGCTCTTCAGGCCCTGCTTCCGGCTTGTGCGACATGAACGACCCGTCAGTGATCGAAAAGTCGCCCATAGACTCTCTTGCGAGAGATATCATGATAGTGTACGGGTTGAGGCCCGCGAACTGATTGCCAAACAGCTGGTAACCGCAGGAGGCTCCCTCTTTGCCAACAAAAGCCGGGTTGGTGATGACGTTGGTCTTTTCCCACCAGTGCAAGATGTCTTTGCAAGACAAAGTGAACGTGGTGACGCCGTTGGACCAGTTCTTGGAGATGTTCACAATCATCCCCCAGAAGATTTTGTAATACTGCGGGACACCACCAACTGTGAAGTATCCCTTGGCAAAAATCTCTATCTCCATCATCGGGATGACTACGAAGTTGCCTTCCACGAAGAACTCGTTCACATCCGTGTCAGGGATGGACAAGTTGATGGTAGCAGACCCCGGAGGGGAATCCACAGAAGTCTCTGTGGATATGCCAGTGATGTACTTGTTGAGGTCTACCTGCCGATTGCACTCGCCGCAGGTTATGACCGAAGTTTGGCCTTGTATCGACACATAAGCGTCAGGCGCCAAGGTGACGTAAGGCCTTTTGTTCTCTTCCCAAGTCCCCTTGAACGCTGACATGCGCGGCATGGTTTGACCTCCACGTCACATGCTACTTGCTTGAATCCCTGACTTTGCTGCCTGCGCGTCAAGACCCATGTCCACGTGCATGTCGTATTTGGCTGTGAATGCGAACGAATACGACATGTTGTGAGGCTTGTCAGCCGCGTCAGTGATGCTGAAACTGTCGAAAGAACCTATGTACAGGTGATCATCATAAATGATGAACACAGATCCGGGCAAAGCAATGACGCTGCTTGTGCCGTCGTTGGACGAATACACAGATCCATTGTTTTTGTACAGCGTCACGAGCGACATCAAGTTGCGATAGCTCAAACTGTGTATTCTGTTCGCAGTCGTCAAACCGCCGTTCATGCCAGCATTCACGGCGTACTGGGCTGCTGTGACTCCGCTTGCACTAATTTTGACTGGCTGCTCAAGCCCGGTATGCACGACGTGCCCAAGCCTTGTCTTCACGCCGACGTCCACCAGATTTTCGTGGCTGCGTCTGAATTCTTGCGGATTCGTCAGCATGACAATCGGCGGTATGCTGCGCATGAACGCTATCGAAGACGACAACAGCTGCATCTGCGCCTGAATTTGCTCCATTCTGTCGGTATCCGCATGTATGTTTCTGCCGAACACCGGCCCGAGCGGATCTTCAGGATCCGTCACTGACCCGTACGCCATAATGCTTTGGCCGGCGGCTTCAGTCACAGCCCCGGCATGCCGCCCGGCTACGCCCGTGCTTCTCGGGTACTCGTTGTCGTACGATTCCTTCTGTATGTCAAGACTTCTGACGTAGTGACCGTTGCCACCGACGCTGGTCGGAGCGATAGACTCGTCGTAGTACTTTCTGGGCTGCCCTGAACTGGTTTTCTCGCCGTTTTGCAGCTCTGTGGCGTACTCTTCGGTGGTCCTGGCCTTAAGAACGCCAGGGTACCTGTTGACGAGCAGGCTAAGCCACGAAGATATGCCACCCTCCATGGTGTCGTGCGACCTGAAAGCGACAAGGTACGCATTGCCGCTTTTGGTATCGATGTCTATATACCCGCCCCCTTTTTTATACCTATCCAGGAACGGCTTGTTTGCCGGATTCTTCGGGTCCACTATCACAAGTTTCGTGCCCTTTTGATTTGGCACGGCCACAGTTGGGTCAGTAGGGTCTACAGGTATGCCGTCAGGCTGCAGCGTGTGCTTCTCTTTATGGCTATCCTCATATTCCACATTTTGCTTCTGCTCTTTGCCGCCGACAGTGTACCCTGTAGTAGGGATGTCCTTTACCTCAGTGGCCTTCACGCTAGACCCTGGACCGGCGTGAATGCCTCCTATGTTGTTGTTGTTCGTGTTAAGCAGACGGGCGCGAGCGTACGTGCCATCTGCGCGCCTGTGACCGCGCGAGGCCCCCATTTCCAGCCAAGCGTGTGCGCACAGGATGGACAAAAGGTCTTCAGATGGTGACGATCCGGTCAAACGAGTAAACTCCTCCACGACTGCTTGTCTGAAATCGTCTCTGCTGAACGTCGTTCCCTTTTTGGCATCCATGGTCCCGGCAATTTTGCCGCTGGTGTTGGCCCCCTTCAGCTTCACCTTCTTCTTTTTGATCAGCTGAGGCGGCATTCCAGCAAGAGGCACAGCCGCCGGGCGCCTGTACGTAGGGTGGAACGACACATCGTTGTCTGGCGCCAACACGCCGATGACGAACAGCTTCCAGTTCTGGGAGCTTGTCGTGGTTGCATACTGATCGGCTGAATTGATTGTTTGAAAAGACGGGTGTCTGCCTATCTGCTTTGCGATCTCAAGCAGATCTGCGACAGGCTGAACGGAGTTGAGGACAACAGGAGAGTCCGAGCGGGAGCTGGTCATAGGCTCACCTCAGGGGACGATGCGTTTGTCTCTAGTAGAAGCCCGGATTGCCAACTCCTGGGCGTCTGTGCCTTGGCTCTGGTCTTTGAGCACCGCTTGGACTGATGGATCCACCGGCTGGGCATTGCTCTTGTCCAGCAAAAACTTTTCAACGCTAGCGTTGGACATGTCCGATCGAGAAGTTTCTTCAATATTCTCCGGCATGGGCTCGTAAGTGGGCAGCTTGTACACGGTCTCTGTGACTTTGAACTCCCAAGAAACCTGAAACTGATACGGCAGTTCTGCAGTCTCCACCACTTCAAAATTCGAGAACCATCCGTAGTAGATGCCGCGGTCATATATGCACATGATCTGGCTGCGCAGCACTGGCATTCCTGACCCGTTGAACAGTTGTCCGTTAGATCTGAACAGTTCCAAAAGATCCGTGGTGCGCTCCCATGCCAGCGTGCCGTGGCGGCCTCTGAAAGGACGCACGACGCCGGCGCCTCTTCCTATCCTGTAAGTGTCGTTGGCCGAATCCGACGTCAAGCCTGAGTCAGGGCCTATGAATGCCCCGGTGGTGCTGTCTGCCGACAGGGCATCCAAGTCATCGGGCCACATGAACTCGACAAATCCGCCTCTTGTCATCGTCACGGACTTGTTTTTTGTGAACTGCTCCTGCAGAGAATTCGGATTGACGTGCAAGGCAAGGACGTACGGCCACAGCGGCTCTGGCTGCAACCTACCCACTTGAGTGACCTGAAACAGCATTGGGCGGCTCGAGCCAGCAAATCCTGCCTCAGCCGTGTTTGCTGCCGGATGTTTGAAGCGAGGTAAGTGAGAAAGCATCAAGTTCCAGGATTCATAATACCGCTATCGAATCGCGTTTGCAGGAACGACGCTGGTCGAACTCGCGAGTGCATTTCAAACACACAACCACGATCTTGTCGCTACCAACAAAACCAATCTCATGAAAGTTCAGTGTCGCTGGCTCTGCCTGTACAGCTCTTCTCGCACAGCTATGGCCACGGCATGTGGGTCTCCGGCGCCGCTCACGCTGATGTTGGCGTGTATGGTCACCGATTTGCCGCCGCTGGCGCCCCCATTGAGCCCAGGATTCACCACTTCTTCGCCTCGCATCAGGCGGTAGTACCCCGTGGTCTCTATCTTGCCTCCGAAGTCTTTAGTTCCAGACGAAAAGTACGTGTCTTCGAAGTGTTCCCGCCAGAATCCGGCGACGTCTCCCATAGATTTTACGTCATTTGCTTGGGCGACGCCGACAGTAGCCTTTATCTGTTCCGCAGTGTGCGAGTACAAGAAGTAGTCCATCAGAGCACTCGATATGGACTTGTCTAGAACATCCTTCATGGATGCTTCTGCCACATTTGTCTTGAATTTGTCTTTGTTTAGCACCACGCCTGTGCTCTTGAGTATTTTGATAACGTCGTCGGTCATGGTGTTGATACCCATGACCTGCACGTTGATGGACTCGACCGCGTCTTTGACTTTACCTAGAAGGTCAGATGACGTGTCCCTATCTTTAGGTACTTGCTTAACTGGACTAGACTGAAATTGACCAGTCGCAATAGGCGCTGCACCCGTCTGGATGTTGGCTCCAGGAGAAGATGCTGTTCCTGTTTGCGAATTTGTTTGGCTCTGACCTTGACTTTGAGTCTGCGGCGAGCTAGCTACTTGAGATGTTGACTGGCCCGGACCAAGCACGCCAAGCTCTTCAAGTGCCTTATCCCTCTCGCTATCCGTCAGTTCGTCCCAAAATTTTCCAGTATAAGACTCGACGTCCGCCTTCTGCTCTGGTGTTATCATCGTCTCCAGGTCGCTTGCTTCTTTAGCCAACCTATCGGCCTCCGCCCTACCCTGCATGGTAGTTGGTCCGGCCGTTATTTTAGTGTTCGGCCGCTGTTTAGCGCTCCTCTTCTCAGCTGCTTCCTTGAATCTGTTGTTCGGTTCAACCAAAGCTCCGCCAGCAAACAGTTGCAACAGATTTTGCCCTGTGTCACCATCAATGGAGTTGATGGTTTTCATGGCTTCAATCATATTGCCTTGCTTCATAGCTTGGTAAAAGGCTTCTTGAATCTCGGCCGCTTTATCTACGCTCATGCCCTTGGAGCGTGAGAATTCGTAAATTTTCTTCGGGTCTATGTCTTTCATGTCCTCTTGAGAGACGGCCCCACTCGTAGCAAAAAACTCTGCCAAGTCCTTTCCCGACTTACCTTTATTCAAACCGTCGACTAGAGCAGCGGATATCGCTTTTGCTTGCTCTTTTTTGGCCCCGGCGTCTTCACCTGTGAACCCCTTGACGAGATCATCGGTGGCGTCCTGCATATCTTTAACCTTAGCTTTGCCACCGCCGATAAGCCACGTGAATGCTCTATCAAGCCAATCAAGGATCGGCTGCAAAATGTCGAATATCTGCTCCAGCAAATATGCTATGACGTCGCTCAGCTTGTCAGATATCGATTTGGTGGCGCTAACTTGCTCCTGCGCCAAATCAGCAGCTGTGATTTCAGTCTTCATAGACTCATCATGTTGTTGAGTCGCCAGAAAAATGTCCTCCTCTGTAGCCTCTCTCAGGTTCACTGCGTCTTTATGTGTTATGTCGCCGAACTTGCGGATCGATATCTGCTCACGCAGCGCATTGTTCATCGATTTGCTATTGGTCATACCAAACTTGTCGAGAGTGCTCTTCCAAACCTTCATCGACTGATCGGTTTTCCTCAAAGCCTCATACTGTTGCTCGCTGATCCCTGTTTGGGCTATGACATGCTCGCTCAAGCCATCAAATCCTTTCGTGAATTTTTGGCTCATCTCTTTCAACACTTTGTAAGTGCCGAGCATGCCCATGCCCTTCATGGCAGAGGCTATCGCCAGCGGGTCTCCCTTTTGGCGCGACGCCTCATATGAAGCTAGTTTCATCGCCTCGCCAATATCAGTACCTGACAGCGCCTCGCCGCGTTTAGACGCTTCTGCTTGCATTTCTGAGACGAGATCTGCCATCCCTTTCTCGCCCTTGTTGAAAGCATCCATGAACTGACTCGGCCCGCCCTTAAGATATTTGGAAAACTTGGCCGCCATCACACCGGCTTTTGAAGAAAAATCCTTAGCCGCGATCTCGCTGACCTTCGGGACACCAACTATTAGAGCCGTCTTGAGGCGTTGTTTGAAATCAGTGCCGGAAAAACCTTTGGCAAAAGCGTCCATGAACTGCTTTACGTCTTTAGGACTCATGGTCTTAGACAGGAGCTTTATGGTTCCTGTAAGCTCTTCGAGCCGATTGCGATATAGCTCCACGTCAGGAATGACAGATTTGAATATCTCCATGAACTTGGACATCGGCATGCTTGATGTGGCAGCAGCCTTGACTACGTCCTTCATCAGGCCCTGCACCTGCGAAAATCCATACCCCATCTCTGATTGGAATTTTCCCATCATGGAAGCCACTTCTTCAGCTTCCATATTGAGAGCTTTGCCGAACACGACCGCATTCCTGGCAAATTCTTCTACTCCGAATTGCAGGTTGCCTTTGCCAAGATCTTGCATGGCATTGCGAGTCTTGATTAGGGACCCTGTGGAATCTTTCGCATAGGCGTTGATGACTTTCAGCACATCTTCGGAGTTTTTGCCAAATCTCAACATAGCGCTGTGTGAGTCAATTGCCGCTTTGCGCACTTCGTTCATGACATTGCGGTATCCCTTGGTGTCATTCACCATGTCGTTGGTGAAGCCCATGCCCTGAATGAGCGCAGAGTTCAGCTTCGTCATGTGATCGCTTGCCGCTTTCACCAAAGCTACGAACCCGACAAACACGGCAACCGAAGCGCCGACGGCCATGGCGGAAAAGCTCAGCATCTTGGACGCGCTGGCTATCTCCGCCGCGCCGGCTTGAGTCCCCATGCCGCCGGCGGCTTCGGCCTTGTTCATGGCGCCCTGGGCGTACTTGCTGCCTGCATTTTTGAGCAAGCCGCCGCCTAGGTCCTTGAACATTCCCTTGAGGTCGCCGCCCTTGATCTTATCGAAAGCGCTGCCCAGCGCATCGTTGATGTCGAAGTCAACAGCGTTCTGAACTGTCTTTTGGTACTTGTTCTGCAGCTTGATCAATTTGTTCAGCTGCACAAGCTCCTTGGCGCGAGCAGACTTCTCAGAGTGTATCTGCTTGGTGAGACCCTCCATCTCTTTGACCTGGTCCGCTATCGCCTTCTCGATATGCTCCTTCGCTTCTTTGGACCCGGCGTTCTTGTACTGCTCATTCAGCTCTTCTATGGAGCTCTGAGCATTCTCTATTTCGTCCGCAAGGTGCTTGAAGCTCTGCAAACTCGAGGTCGCAGCCCCGCCAAGCTTGTTGGCGAACACCCCGGCGGCGTCGGAAATGGCGTGAATCTCGCTTGTCACAGAGCTGGCTTGCCCTGCGACTTTGCTCCAGTCAACGCCCAATCCGCGCAGCTTGCGCTGCATCTCTTTGACTAGCGCATCAGCGTCCTTCACCGCCTTGGCGGCAGACGCCTGGTCAAGATGCATGCCGAAAGAGACGTTTGTTTTCGGATTACTCATTGGGCTTGCCTCTCAGGTGTGCGCGGTCTACATCTATGTCCGGCGGCGGCGCAGGGCCCGCAGGAGGCCGAATCATCAAAGCCTGCATGCGCTTCAAGTACTCGTCAGCGTCTTCGCGATCCAGCACTTTGGCCACGCCCGCGGCAGACCGGCCAGCCTGAGCCAGCCTCGGGGGCATGGCTGCCAGCTGACGGCTTTCTTTCGCCACAGCTTCCCTCTCCGACTGCACGCGGCGGAAGTACGATTCTATGGCCCTATCGTGCCAGTCCTTTTCGCCGGACAAGGCGGAAGACAGCTGATCAGCAAGCTCCTCCGCGGTCTCCGCCTTGAAGCGTCCGGTGACCACCGCCCTGCGCCCGTCTGGCAAAGACACTGTGCCCTGGTTAGAGTCTATCTGCTTGCCGAAGCTGGAGTCCACGTACTCTCGCAAGACCCGCATCTTGTTTTCTTCCATCTCTTGCTTCTCGCGGGATTTGCGCGCTTTGTCCTGCTCCTCTATCGATATCATGCCCTTGCCGGCAAAGCACGAACCCACGAATTTGGCATGATTCCAGTCAGATTCTATCTCTTCTTTCCTATCTATCGCTTCGTTCATCGCCACCCACGCCTGCTGGCAGTAGTTCATGCCGAGCTCAGACGTGCCCTGAATGCCTGTGGCTTCTGACGAGTGCACCGCCAGCTTTTTCAGGAACAGCCATTTGTACCTGGACTTCGACTCGTGCACATACACTTCTACAAGCGGGTACAGCTTGTGCGCCTTGCTGTTGAGCGCATTCAGGTTCGTCAGTATCTTGTCCTGGTAGACGCTTGGCACCTTTGCCACCATGTCGCACAGTTGGTGCAAGTGGCCAGAGCGCCCAGCAAGCACGTTCCTGCCCATGGCAACCAACAAGCTGTAGGCAATGAACGCTGCTTTGAACGCCTGGCTTGAGTCGCTTTTTGGAGGTCTGACGTACTCGATGTTTCTTATTTCAAGGTGATTCAGAGTTTTGAACACAAAGCTCTGGCCGAGCAGATTTGCATGGCTGGACAAAAACCCCGTGAACAGATACTCCTCGAGGTCCTTCCAAACCGCAGTGTCGATGTCCCGATACTGCTTCGGGATCCTAATCTGGACGCGGCGCTGCGCATCTTTGTCAGGAGGAGAGTCGGCGGTCATGGTCACGCCTTCCGTGTCAGCAAGAATTCAATCGCGCCGCGGCATAGACAGACCGAAGGCGCCTTTAGCGAGACTGCGGTCTGAACCTTGGGTTGCGGTTGCTCTGGGCCGGGTCTATGACAATCGGAGGTTCAGGAGGCCTGACGGACCTCTCTTCCAACACGTCGACGTCGTGCCTTGCCGCAAAAGGCTTGTCGGGCGTGCTAGAAGAATCTTGCCCGAGCAGATCAGTAGCAAAGGTCTTTTGCGCGGGGAGCGGCTGCTGAATAGGCTGCGCGGGGAGCGGCTGCGCTAGCTGCGCGTCTGGCATGCGCTGGAACGGGTTGAACGGTGCGGAATCTTCCTGCGCCGAAGCGGCTGCGGCCGGCTTTTCTGCAGCCTCATCGCTCATTTCCACAAGAGGCGGCATGGACAAGTCTGCCCTGAGCTCCCTCACTTTTTCCTCAAGCTCAGCCAACTCTTCTCGCTTGTCGCGAGCATTGTCGAACTTGATCTCCTTGATGTTTTCTTTCTTAATTGTCTCTGTGATGTCAGCAAACACATCGAAGGCAGAGTCCACCCACTCGATGCCCCACTCTTCCATTTTATGCAGCAGGTACTTGTATAGAGGTACGCGCACGATCTTGCTCTCCCTGTCCTGCACTGGGAAAGATGGTGCGTCGTTGCGATATGGGCGGAGGTCGAAGCCGTCAAATCCGACGATGGAGTACGCCAACGTCATGCGCTTGACTTCACCTATGATGTTGGTGCCAAGGTTTTGGTTGGTCAGTATCTCGTTGATGTGATGCTGATACTTGAACGGCACTGAAGCCATCCACACTGTGTGGCCGCCTATCATGCGTTCCCAGTATTTGTCCGCGCCTACGTTGGTAAGAGCAGCGTCGAGCTGTTTGAAAAAATTGTCGTCCATGTTGATCCCGGTAGGGTGTGTGCGCCTGCAAACACCCTACCGGGCAGACGTCAATCAAGGCTGCTGGAAGAGAAGCGATCCGCCTTCTTCAGCCTCGAACGGGCTGTTGCCGGACCTCATCATGTCGTTGTACGACTGCGGAATCACGCTGCCGTCGGTGATGTCCATGGCAGTGGCCGAGCAGTTCTCTAGCACAATGGCCGAGTCTGCAGGGAAGCTGACAGAGATGTTGTTGAGCCAGCAACACTGGAAGAACGTCGTCAGACACAGCTGGTTGTCGACTGCCGACGTCTGAATGCTGACTCCCTGCGCGAACGGGGGCTGCTGTCCGCCCTTCGTCACAAGTTCGGAAAACACAAGTTCGGACATGATGTCAAACGGCCACTTGTGATGCCTCAGCGATCGGACCACGCCGTCGATGCCGCCCCTGTAGCCAAGCTCCTGCATCAGTCCCGAGGTGTACAGCAGGGTCCTGTTGAGAGTCAGGGTCGGCGGCTCAGTGACGCTGGGCACGAGCTCCTGCACGCGGTCGCCGAAGCCAACTCCGCGCACCGGATCAATCGTGCGGGACTCTGACCAATCGAACGTCGACAGCACTCCTACCTGGAGCCACTTTTTGCCAGCGCCGAAAGGCTTGGAAAAAACGCGGTTCTTCTGACTTATAGCAACGCGCGTATTGGGGGCAGCGCCCTTCCAATAAATTGAATCTTGCAGCTCTTGGGTGCGCATGATGTCTCCTAGCGAGAGGTGGTCATCAAAAGCTGCAATAAATGGTCAAATTATTCTGACCACCTAGTAGATGTAAAATCCCATATGCCAAAGCAAAGAACGGAGTCACAGAAACTGCTCCGCAAGCAGTCCGACGCGTCAGAACGTGATCGATGGCACGCATTCAGACTTGCCCACTTAGACGATCTGCAGACGTGCAAGAAATGCAGCGTAGAGAAAAAGCTCGCAGATTTCTGTCCGAGCTACGCTCATCGCACGATATGCAAGATATGCATCAGTCAAAAGATGAGAAAGTGGAGACATGAAAACTCGGCGGTGAGCAATCAGGCGTCCATTCGATCTTTCCGTAAGTCCGCTAAACTCATCGCATCGCACAAGCAGTCAAAATGTGTTAGGTGTGGTAACCAATATCCGTCGTGCGCCATGGACTTCCATCACATGGATAGGGCCGGCAAGTCCACAGCCATCTCCAAGTTGTATCAACGCAGCGCATCCAGACTAAGTCTGGAGGTATCAAAATGTGTGTTGATGTGCGCAAACTGTCACCGAGACATGACCAGACAAGAAGAGCATAAAACGCCGGTTACTAAAAACCGTAAAGAGCCGCGCGAGGTTACAGAAATACCTATCATCGACGGATGCACAAGCAGAACTTGCTCTCAGTGCCATGTCGCAAAGCACGAAGATAATTTCACTTTGCTGAAAACAGGATATAGACATAGCTTCTGCAAGCGTTGTCTGAGGCAACGCAATAACGAGTATGCTTCTGCAAGACGAGCACTCGGAAAGAAACGATTAGGTAAAGAGTACGTGATTTCGCAGAAGGACAACAAAGCGTGCATGGACTGCGGTGTGGTGTTTAGGTACTGGGTGCTAGACTTTGATCATAGGGGAGACAAGAAGGTATGCAACGTAGCCAAATTGTGTAATCGAAGCCTAGATGCCATAAAGCAAGAGATAGCAAAATGCGATCTCGTGTGCGCTTGCTGTCACAGAATAAGAACGTTCAATCGCAAAACACAGGCGGCCGTTCTGGAGTCACCAATCCAGTATGAGTCAATCGCGATCGACGTGGATATCAACACTATCAAAATTTCTCATGGAGATGTTGCGGCGTGCAGACAACTTCTAGACAAGTACCATTACGCCAGGTACGGGCGCGCTGCATCAATTATCTACCAAGTGACCACGCCAGACGACCGCATTGTGGCGGTGGTTAAATTCGCACCAGTAGTGCGTAAGGAAGTGGCCACTTCCGAAGGGCTTGAGCAGCTCGAAGTTTTGGAGTTGGACAGGTTCTTGATCGTCCCTGGAGTAGCTACAAAAAACCTTGGATCAAAAATTATGTCAATGGTCATTCAGGCTGTGAAACGGTCAAAGCCTGACGTGACTGCTTTGGTGTCCTTTGCGGATCCAATGTATGGACATGTGGGAGGGTTATACAGAGCATCCAACTGGGAGTTTCTTAGGACCGGCGCCAAGTCATACTACTATCGTTGTGTAGAAGACGGCACCGAAATCAACAAGAAAACTCTCTACAACGCAGCAAAGAGCAGAGGTCTTAGCGAGAAAGAGTATGCGACTCACCTGGAACTCTCAAAAGTGGAAACTCCCGGCAAGCACAAGTTCATCTACTTATTGCGCTGAAGTCCGGCCACTCTGCAGGCCACGGCCGACATCCTGGCCATCGGGCTGTCCGGAGGCACCTGTCCTGCGGCTTTCTGTGCCCATTCCTCGCCCTCGAGCTCGAAGACCGCACACCAATACCCCTCTATAGCCAAGAAGCCCGAGAAACGGGCATCCCGTGTCACGGCGGCCGGCACGGCTTCCACGGCCCAGGTCCCGTCCGCTTGCAGGCGGAATCCAGGGCCTGGCCGAAGCCTCATCTCGTTTTCCCCGGCTGCCTGCTTGGGCACCTCTGCGACCTGCGCGAACGGAAAGCCTGGCAGCATTGGCTTGAGGTATTTTACGGCCGCGTCGAAGATAGCTTTGCCGCCCCCATACAAAGCCCACTTCTGCCCGAGGCCATCGGTCAGCGGATCCCACTTGAAGACGCATTTGCCGGATTTTTGGTACAGAACGACTGCGGTGCCGTCAGACCATACTTTGATGTCGTACGTCCTGCCCTGAAACACAAACCTGCCGGTATGCACGCATGTCCTTGCAGCTGCCACGACGTCTCTCCTGTCCAGCTTCCATATAGCCACGTCTTCAGGGCGTATGACCGCGTCTTTTATTTTGCGCCAGTTGTACCCGCCTCCAGTCTCGTAGACCCCAGGCGGAATGTCCACGCCGGCAGCCTCTCCGGCATCTGCCACAATCAGCCAAGCGTGGTCATCTCCGTCGTGGCCGCCCTCGGAAATCTCCGCGCCGTCCAGGCAGCTCGCAATGACGCTTGCCAGTGCGGAAGACACTTCGTCGCAAATCCCGCCCGCGCCAAAGTCTTCGTCAAAACCGTCGTCGTCTTGCGCCCAGGCGTCCACCACAGCTTGAGCAGCTGCGGCCATCTCCGGGCGCAGCTGCTCAAGCGCGTGCACAAGAGTCGGGTGGGGGGCTGGCATCAACCGAGCGCAGGCAGAAAAGCTCGAATCACTCGGCTGCAGGAGCGCCGTGCCCGCCCTTGCCTCGGCGCCCGAAAAAGTACGTCGAGTTGGCCGACTGGTTGCCATACAGCGAGTGCACAGCGCGCTCGATCTGCTCCAGAGGCTTGTCCATATCTTGCACAGAGTCCACGTCCGCGAAAACGCCGGCGATCTTCTTGACAATTTCTGCGATGCGAGGGCGCACGGCGATGTTCTGCGGGCGCTCGGACATCACAGCTGCATGGCGCAGCCCGTCGAGGATCAAAATGATGCGCCCGTACTTCTCTGCCGGCTTGACCGCAGCGGACCGCATTCGGTCAATTTCGCTGATCACAGAAGGATTTTCGACGACGAACTCGCTATTGGCCGGAGCCACGTCACGCGGCGGCGCAGCAGCGGGCGCAGCGTCCTGGGCAACAGACGCTTTGAGCTGGTTCACGTTCGCAACGAGCTCGCGGGCCCGTTCCAGTGCGCTGCTGCCGCTGGCGGGGTCGGTGGCGGCCAGCCGGTTGACAGACTTGACGACCTCGTTCAACTTGTCGTTCATGAGCAGACCTTTGCAAAGTGATGGTTGCGGCCTTTGGTAATTTGAAACTATAAGGCTTTGAAAATCAGGTTACGGAAATTTCAGCTTGCACCTTTTTGCGCGCAGCCTTGCCGATCTTGTAGTTGCGCACAACCTGCTCTGCCGCAGCGTTCAGATCGTCGGCCGAGAACTTCACCCCACCCGGCACCAAGTTCCCTGCCGCCACAGCACGGATGACCGTGGCGTTGGCCAGCTCTCTGATGTATGCCCCAGTCAGTCCGTCTGTCAGGTCCACTACAGTCTTGATTGTGTCTCGGCTCACAGATTCATCTGGCGTCGCATGTACGCGCTTGAGGAACGAAGCCAACATCTGGCTACGATCTGCAGCGTCCGGGTACGGCATCTCTATCTTGACGTCGAACCTGCCCGGCCTGTCCACCAGAGCTTCGTCCATGGACTGGATGTCGTTGGTGGACGCCATGATGACAACGCCGGAGTTCTGGTGCATTCCGTCAAGACAAGCCAAAAATTCATTGAGCACGTGGCTCTCGTAACCGGACAGAGACCCCCGGTCTCTGCCGAACAAGTCCATGTCCTCTATAAACACAATGCACGGCGCCAGAGACCGTGCGGCTTCAAACAAAGAAGTGACGTCCGAGGAGTCTTTGACCGACTTGCCGGTGCACCAAATGCGCGTGATTTGTCCCATCTCATGCGAGATGGCCCTGAACACCGTGGTCTTGGCCATGCCCGGCGGAGAAATTAGAATGACGTTGCGGCTGGGAATCATCCCGAGCGCAGCCAGCTTGTCCATGTTGCCGACCACACCCACGGTGTTTTCGCGGATCTCCTGCACGACATCGCTCTTCAGGACGATTTCGTCCCAGCCGGTCGGCCTGACCTGGGTAAACCCGAGAAAGCCGCGCAAAAAGACGAGGCACTGTTGGAAGTAAATGTCGTTCGTCTCCATGCTTCTGTCGAGATCGTCAAGAAACTTTTGCGCAGCACCAGACTCGGGCGAAGACACAGCGGTGACGACGCATGCAGGGCTTTCATACCCGAGGTCTATTTGGACAATCAGCTTTGCGCCCGCGGCGTCAGTCACAAAAAACGTGCCCAGCACAGGCAAAGTCACAGACTTGTCAGGCCCCACCTGTATGGTTTCTTGCTGGACCCGATATTCGTAAGAGCCTTTTACTGCGTTTTTCCATGGATAGGAGTCCAGAAACGGCACAGCCTCGTAAAGCCCGCCGGATTCGAACAGCTTGGCAAACGCCCAAGCATTCTTGGCTTTGGCGAACATCGGGTAAGTGCGGTTCACAGACGTTGCCTTGTGAATTTCGCACCCGAGCCACAGCTCCTTGACGTGCGTCTTGGGGTCTGCCGGCGAGTCGTCCCGGTGCTTGGAATTTAGCTCCTCTATGCGAGCAAAGTAGCTGTCGAGTGCAAAGTCCACTACGGCGGCAATGGGCTCGGGGATTTGGTAACCGGTTGCGGGCAACCCAGTCAGATACTTTGCTATCCTGCGCATACCAGGCACGCATCAACAAGAAACTGAACACGGCATGGAAGACGACCACAAGCAGTTGGTAACGAAAATCTTGAACCCCGCCGCGTACACCCTGGCTGAGGAGAGTCAAAACACATGATGCCGAAGCTCATGGCAAAACTGTACAGAATGAAGATGATGTCCGACGTGAAGGAGTTCGTCGAGTCATTGCCCATGGACAAGCTAGTGGAAAAGCAGATGGACAACTTCATCTACGCCGGCGAGGGGTGGGTGGACACGGGGTCTTGCAAATACCAGACCCAGCTCAGGATCGTCAAAGAGAGCAACAGCATCGTGGTGCAAGTGCGTTCGCCGCGGGCCGGCGTATCTGCGGACATCCCGTTCAACACAGAGGAAGAGCGCCGCTGCGCTGCAGACGCGTTCAGCCAGCTTGTGCCGAAGTATCTGAACTAAATTCACACTTCGTCGCTGTAGTCGTACGACTCGTGAATGAGCTCTTGAATTTGCCCCCGAATGCGTGAGTCAAGGCCGGTCATGACTCCATGACTTGGCGCGCCTGAGCGATGTCGCATGGCTCTCCGGGCTCTTCTAAATTCACAGACTCCTGACCGCAGAGCTTGCATACGCGCAAGCTAATGATGTTGTCGTACGACCAGCTAAACACCGCGCGGACATGCACCTCTTCGCCATCTGGACCGTCAAACTTGTAGTCCGACTGAGATTCAGATTGAAGGGGTTGGTCTTCCCACTGATGGCCTGCTACTTCGAGCTTGCGCAGCAGGCTCTTGATTGTAAGGAAATGCACACCGAGCAGTTGCGCAGCCCCAACCAGACTCTTGCCTTGCTTGAGTGCCCCATGCAGCCGCTCTAGGGCAAGTTGAGGCTGCTCTTGTGCAAGCTTGCGCAGCTCAGCCAGTGCTCGCGAGTCGACTCGCACGCCGGGCCGGTTTTTGTAGGCGTCTCGCATTTCCGTGATAGCGGCGGCAGAATGCTTCTTGCCTCTCATGGTAGCTGACATCTTGTCGCGATATCCGGGCTGCGCCCACGTGCGGCGGATTCCGGCGACCACCTTGGATTTCACGGCAGGATCTGACAGCGCAGCTTTCGACGCGGCCGACACGCGAGCACGCACTTCCGGGTTGGTCAAAGCTGCTTTGATTGAGGCCGAGCGCCTAGCACGGACTTCCGGAGTGGCGGAAGACGCAGAGGCAGCAGACATGCGAATGCGAGCCTCGGGCGTAGAGAGCGTTTGAGCGAGGCTGCTGCCGATTCTGGCGCGATATGCCGAGTCCTGTTGGAAAGCGCGACGCTTCTCCTGGACGTCAGGACGGGCCATGGCTTCTCGAGTAGACGCGGACCGCTTGGAGCGCGACTCCGGAGTGTTCAGCGAAGCTTTAGACCGAGCACGCGCCTCAGGCGTGGAGCAATAAGCGATGTTGCTGGAGCACTTGGCTCGGTACTCCGGGTCGTCCCATGGGTTTTTGCGAATGGGATGTGGTTTGTGCTGCCCGCCCGGCTCAATGTTGAAACCGAAAATGGGATCGCGCGTCTTGTGACGTTCAATCCACCGGGCCTCAGCCGCATTCGCTTCTTCCAACGTTGAACAAACTTCAAGAACCTCATGCGAAAACGCGTCGGCGCCATACTTGCGAATAGCATTGGCAAAGTGATATGAACCTTTGCCTTTGGCACTTTTTGCTGCGTTTACATGATTCTTCCATCGCTTCTGCCAGGTTTGCGAAGTCAACCCAACATAGCGGCGGCCAGACTCAGTATGAATGTGACAGTAGATGACCCAAACTCGCTTGATGGAGTCCATGAAGAACTCTACCAAGCGAGCGGTCCTATTCTTTTTCTATGAACGAATCCTGATCTGTAGTGCGCTGAGAATGTACTCAAGCGGGAAGATGGGCACGTAGATCGCCTCATTCCGCATGATGGTCGGGTCGTTCTCGTCCACCAGCACAGAGATGCCAGCCACATGCTGCACAATCTGCTGTGAGATCAAGCCGCTGAACAGGCCAGTCACGACACCTTCGGCGGACTTGAGCAGCGACGCGGTGAACTTCTGACCGATGAACGGATCCAGAGCTTCTCGCATCGACTGCTGCACGTGGTGGATGATCAGCGTCACCGACGGCGTGCGCGTGATCACAGTCTCCATCCTGGTGGTCAGTCCGTGGCGAATGCGGATGCCGGTATCCACCTGCTCCATCACCGTCACACCAGACACAGCGATTTGGTTGGCTTCAGTCGGATCAAGCACGCGGCCGATCCGCTTGAAGCCTTGCACCTGACGCCTCGTCCAGGGGGTGGCGACGTCAATGGCCGGGTTGCAGCTGGCCCCGGCGAGCGCCGCTGCCATGAACGAGCCGTCGACCACCTGATCCACGGAGTTGCTGTTCTCGTCGAGCACCGACACCACGTAAACGTCGGGATATGCGACCACCATCATTTCTGACAGCAGACCCTTGGCGATGGACTGCACCCCGAGCGAGGAAGTGCCGGCCGCGGGTCCGATCACGCCAGTGCGCTCGCCTTCCTGGCGCGGCGCACTCATATATACGCAGTGCTGATTCAGGAATGCGAAGATCTGCGGATCGGTGGCAAGCGGGGTGATGACGTCCGGCTTGACGTTTCCGGTGATGGGCTTGCGCTGCTCGTCAATAGCCTCGGTGTAAGAAGCTACTGAAGCCTGCGAAGAGTTGGCCGCGCGCACCACCTGCTTCAAACCGACAAGCACTGCTCCGTTGAGCATGGCCAACCTGGCGCCGAGCGCCAGCGGGTTGGACGGCATCGGAGGCCCGAAATTGATGTTGATCTTCTTCAGGTCCCTGTAAAGGCCGGTCGCCAGGTCAGTCTTGGCGTAGTCGTACGACACGTAGTAGACGTCGCCAATCTGCGGCTCAGTTCCAGACCGGCTGTAGGTCGCCAGCACCGCTGTGCTGTTGACGCCCACGTTGGTCGTGTTGAACACCGTCGTCTCCACGCCCGGAATGGCCTTCCAAGGAAGGTTCGCGTCGCAGATGAACGTCGGATCGATGATCAAAGTGAAGCTGCCGCCGCTGGCGTAGTCGCCTACGGACAGGGGCAACACCGTGAACCGCAGTCCGGTGACCGCGTCAGTGTAGGTCTGGCCGGGCACGCCAGTGCCCGACGAACCCGCGGCGCCAGCAGACGAACTGACGCTGAAGCCGCTCTTGGTCGACTCGCCAACGTCCCCGGAAGTGCCAGGAATGATGCCCAAGTTCGTGTCTGCCACGAACGCCGTGTTGGCAACGCCCGAGAAAGACAGCGTGGAGGTGGCTCCAGCGGACAGCGAATCGATGCGAAGAAACACACCCAGGCCGGCGGCAGCCACTGCCCACGCGGCGGCGACCATGTAGAACGCCGGCGCTGCGTTCAGCGCTCCTGCGATGGAATGGGCCGTGGGCTGCACGCGAGAAGCCTGCGCGCTGTTCGAGAACCCAAGCTTCGAGTTTGCCGTGCCAGATCCGACGACGATAGAAGAAGTCACGTCGTTGGTCTGCGAGAACATGACCATCTTGCCGGCGTGCGTGCCCTGACCTGCCTTGGCCACAATCTGCGCCAGCGTGCTGGTCTCGGCCGTGTCGGCAAGCGTGTGGAACACCAGGCTTGCCTGGTGCGCGTTGTACTTGTCCTTGAGCTCGTACGACAAGATGAGCAGCGTGCGAAGGTTGGTCGCATCGGCGGCAGTCACCGCGTTGACAGTGTCTGCGGTCGAGTGGTAAGCGCCAGGATTGTTCGTGCGGTGCAGCTCGTACTGCGTCTTGATGTCGTTTGCCAACGCAATGGCGGTGCCCAAGTCAGTGGCAACAGGCGCAGCCACCACATGCACGACGTCTCCAACCGCGTGCCTGGGGGCCGTGGGGACGTGTGCGTTGTACAGGGTCTTGAGGCTGTTGACCAGCACAATTGCCCTGTTGAGCATCGTGGTCTGGTCCGCCGCCGGCGCAGACCCCGCATACCAGGCGTTGACATAGCTGCACACGGCGTCAAGCGACACCGCAGGTCCAGACGGAAGCGTCGCCGCGTAGCTCACGCCGTCTATGCCAAACGCGAACCCGTCGTCCACGCCAGAAGTGATGGAGAACGGAGCTGCGGCCGTGCCGACGATCGACGCCGGCTGATTGAGAGCGTTCCAAGACCCTGCAGCGGACCGACCAGGCAGCAAGCCAAGCTTTGCCGACGCGTCCACCTGGCCAGCCCCGGTCGGCGTAAGCACAACCACGCTGGAAGTCAGCCCGTTGGTCTGGGTCTGCTCGTTGCGCCCCCTGATGTGCAGCAGCGCCTGGGTGCCGTACGAGGCAGACAAAGCCAAGCCATTGGCCACAGGAGTGAAAGTGGTGGCCACAGCGTTGGCAGCGTCTGCCGAACCGTGGACGCCTCCGGCGACAAGCACCCGGTGGGCTTCGTACGCCGCCTTGATTGCCGCAGCGAGAGTGCCAGCGGACCTGAGGTCCGTGGCGTTCGGCGCTGTGCACACGTTGATGGTGTCCTCTGCGCCGTGCACGCCGCCCGCAGTCAGCACGCGGTGCGCGTTGAATTTGGCCTTGATGTCGTTGACGAGCGCCAAGACTTCAGGCAGGTCGGTGGCATCGGCCAACACAATGGGGTTGACGGCGTCAGCGATGGCGTGGATCGCAGGCATCCCGCCCGTGTCCGCGATATGCAGATTGTACGTGGCCTTGATGTCGTTGACGTTGGCCAACAGATTGACCAGAGTGCCTGCCTGCGCAAAGGCGGGCGAGCCGTCAGCGTGCACCTGCTGATCCGTGTCTACAATGTAGTTGACCGCGTCAACCACTTGGGAAACGGTGGAAAGGCCGAACAGAGGCACTGCCGGCAGGTCCACGCCGTCGATTCTAAAGACGACGTGGTCGCTGGCGGAGAACGCGAGCGCAGCCGGATTGGAGATGGGGTCTCCGATGAGCTGCGCTGCAAACGCCGCGTTCAAATGGACAGTCACCGGCGCCCCGTCCACAACCGTGCTGCCGAACACCTCAGTGTAGTTGTAGATGTCGTACGGGCCGGGGTTGGCATTGGAAAACGATGCGTGGGTCGCGGGCATCAGCGAGTTGTCGAACGTCACCGTCACAGTCTCGGCCACCGGCTTTCCGCCGTAGTGGATGCCGTCAGTCAAGCGCTCCACGCCAGACGGCCACTGAACGGTCTGAGGCAAAGCCGCCTTGTTGCCGAACCGAACCTGGAACGCAGGCGAGTTGTTGGACACCGAATTGACCGTGAACTTGCCGACGCCGCTGGAGCCTGACGCCGTGCAAGTGAGCACGTACTGCTCGTCGACGATGATGTTGTACCAGAAGGTCGCGAAGGCCTTGTAATCAGCAGGCACAGGATTCTTGAGCGTCACCAGGCCGGTGCCGGACTCGACCGACTGCACCCTGACTGCCGGGCGAGAGAACGCGTCGCGGAAAGTCTTGCCAACGTACACAGACACCAGGTCTGGCCTGTTGGTCGGCAGGTCGATGCGGCTGTTGGTCACCGTCTGGTACAGGGACTGCCCAAGCGGCGTGTCGCGGCCGTTGCCAGTGGTCGGCACAAGCGGCAACACGAACTTCGTGGTGGACACGATGTTCGTGTTGGCGTCGGTGTACCTTTCGCATTCAGCGCCGTACATGCGGTTGTCGATGAGCATGCCGGTGATCTGTGTCCCGTCAAACGGCACCGTGCCGGTCTTCTGTCCGCTCGTGACCTGAAGAGCCGTGCCCCACTGCACCAGCGACTGGTCCCCATCGTTGACGACGATGAAGTCCGTGCCGTTGATGTAGTCTCTCCGATTGGGAGCTACGCCGACGTTGCCCACCGTCACGATGTTGCTGTTAGGCAGATAGTCAAACGTGTCCTGGAAAGTGTTGAAGTAGTACTGGATTGTCACCAGCGACCCCGCCTTGGGGGCAAACGGCAGGGTGACGAGACGGTTGGCGCCGTCTACAGCAGAGGCAATGACCTGCACGCCGCCAACCATCACGACAACCTTCGAGGTGTCTGTGGTGGTGATGCCGCCATCGAAACCGTCGACAATCGGGCCATTGAAGACGCGGAACGTTGCGCTTCGACCAGTGTAGTCGTTCGGGTTAAATCCGAGCGCGGACGAGGCGTTCGGGCTGTCGGTTGCAATGCGGATGTTTCCCTGCGCCACCAGCTGCACGTGGCTGTTGCCCTGCGCATCGATGTGCACCGATGCCGACAGTCCAGCCACTCCCGCCGCCGTGATGTCGTTCACGACCTCTACCGCCGTCCTGGTCCCACCCGCAATCGTCGCGCTCACCTTGGTGGAGTCATCCAGGATCAGATGCAAAACGTCGTTGGACCCGGTCGTGATCTGATACGGCTCTGCCTGAGGAGCCACAAGCACAGCGAGGCCGTCCGTCACTTGCGACGACACGTCGTCCGTGATGCGAGTATCCTTGCGATGGAAGTAATAATTGATCGTCACGCTGTCGGTGGGCCCTGGGGCCAACAGCAGCGACACGATGCCGTTCACTCCGTCGAGCTGCGACACGACGACCTGCTGGCCGTTGACCGTGACCGACACCTTGGAAGGGTCGTAGGTCACGCGCCCGGTGCCGCCGCCGTCCACGATCGGGTAGTTGCGCACTCGGAACCGCGTCATCGAACCGTCTTGAGCGCCCATCACCGGATTGGTGCTGCTGCCGCCAATGATCCACCTGCTGGATGCGTCTTCGCCGAAGATCGGCGTGTCGGCCACGCTGCTTGAGCCGCGGATGATCTCGAAATCGGTCTGGGACAGAGTTTCCTTGCCGGTCCCGATCAAAACCGGAACGCGCAACCCTCCGAGAAGTTGCCCGACAACCGGTTCAGCGGTAGTCCGTGTGTAAACACCAGGAGGTGCGTAAGTCGTGAACGGTCCAATCATTTGCGGCTCCTTCTGAAGCGGTGTATCTGGTATGCGTCTGCCTAACACGCGTTCGCATTTGCGTTTATGTGTGCGTTTGCGTTTAAGCTATATCGCTTCCAGCTTTGAGCTCTGGACACCCGGCGGCATAGGGAGCCTAGCATTCAGGAAAAGAATTTTGTCAGGCGGGTCAGGCGGGTTTCATGATCCAACGCTTTTTACCTAGGTCCCATACACGGAAGTATCCTTGCTTTGACCTGAGTTCGCGTTCTGTCAGTCCGGAGAGACGCTCGTCAGCTGTTTTGCGAAGTCCGCTTTTATGCCAGCGGCGCTGACCTTTGCACCAGTAGTAGTCCGGCGGTATCTCGCCGTCGAGCGAGAAACCTAGCTTGGCGTAAACTCCGCCGTCAAACAGCCTATTGTCAGAAAAGCTGACTATCGACAACGGATTGTGGCTGTCGACAAACCACCGCAGCAATTTGGACCAAATGCCGTGCACACGCACATCGGGATGCGACGCCATGCGCACCAATTCCCATTGGTGCGCAGACTGTCTTGTCGGACGTTTGAACGACATGCAGGCAACAAGTTTGTCGCCAAGAAAAGCGCCGAGGTTTATTTTGGCTTTGGCGCCGCCTATGTAGTGAAAAGCTGAATAAAATTCGTCAGCTTCGCTAGACTGAATCGTTCGCAGCTCGCATTTTGACGGACGCACAGATCTCGTCCTTGATAATCCAAGCTTGTTTCTGAGAATAGATTTGATCTTGTCTGGCGAACGAATCCACTCATCTTCGTAGAACGACACCATGCTCCACCCATGGCAGGCGGCGTTGCGATATTTGGTCGTGTCTCTACGGCGACCTTCCGTGCCGGAGTGCCATCGAAGCCCGTTGTACTCCACAAGCAAGCGTCTGGACTCAACAGCTATGTCATATTTGAGACCGCCTACGACAAATTCGACCTCGGCTGGTACGCCAAGCGAACGAACGTACTCGGCAATCTCAGTCTGTCCCTTAGAAACGCGGTGAGTGCAGCAGCCGCACGTCAGTGATTTGCCCAATCTGACGTTGTCCCATGTCGGCTTGTACTCGGACAAACAAGCGCCGCACAGGGCCTTGAACGGAATGCCTGTGTTGACGATAGGCTCAAGCGCCTGCATAAACCCAGCCGGTATCTGGTGGGGAAGCACCGGCGTTTGCAACGACCGCAAAACTGCAGCGCTGGCTGCGTACCACTTCAGTGCCCTGTCGTAACATGCGCCGCAGCTGGCCGTAAAACCTCGAGTGACATTGAACACCGCGGCGGTCACCTCGCCGCCGCAGTCGCACTGCCAAACTACCTTTGCGTGGGATCCGGGTCTGAATTTGGCTGCAGACTTCGCTCTCAGCTTGCCGTACTTGACTCCGGCAGGGTCTACTGCTTTGCACCACCCGCACGACTTGGTGTCGCCTGACACGACGTAGCTGACGCGCGTCTCAATCTCGTTGCCGCATTCGCACACCCACACGGCTTGTTTGTCAGAGTTCGGATGGTAATCTGCCGGGGTCTTCATCCGAAGTTTGCCGTACTTCGTCTCGGCAAAATGGTCAGCAAGCAGCACTTTGCATTTGCCGCATGATCTGGTGAGTCCTCGCACCACGTTGCCTATTGCAGCCACAGCCACTCGGCCGCAGTCGCACGTCCACTCGACTTTGGTTCGGCAGCCTGGCGTAAGCACCGCGGGATGCTTTATGAGAAGCGAGCCAAACTTGGTGACTGAAGACTGCTCTGCAGAAATGGACGAACACTTGCCGCACGAAGACGTGTTGCCAGACGTGACGCTCGCCACCGGCAACGTCGCCTGCCTGCCGCAGTCGCATTGCCAAACAACACGTTTGTGCGAGCGCGCATGGACGTCCATGGGGTCCAGCATGCGCAGTTTGCCGTACGTGGCCAACTTCCATTGGTCCGCACTCACCACCCCGCATTTGCCGCAGCTGCGCGCATGCCCCGATGCGTACGATTTCCACGGCTTGGCTGTAGTCTTCCCGCACTCGCAAACAAAGTTAACCAGGCGCGAAGACCCATTTGTCGGGATGTCCTGACCCGGCACAGGCGTAAGCATGTCGATTAAATTTACAGCGGATTTTTCTTAGCTTCGTTGAAAGCTTGTATTGCCTGCTCTCTTGCTTTGAGCTTTTCCGGGGAAGTGGGCACTATGCCGTCGGCGGTCTGAGTCACAGCAAACTGTCCTGCCTCTTTGCGCACTTTGTCTCTTTGCGCTTTGCCCTCGTAGAAAGACTGCCATTTTTTGGCAGCAGATCTCCCTACAGCCTTGTCTAGAGTCGGGTAGTCCAAATCGTGCGATCCAGACTGGCCGGGTGCGCCGGCGAACTGGAAGTTCGTAGCAGACAGGACCCTGTCCGCTACAGCTCCGCATCTGCACGGATGTTGGTTTTGATACTTCTTGGCCTCTTCTGGGTCGAGGAATATTTCCTCAAACATAGATTGGCAAGCATCGCAAGAAAATTCGTAGGTAGGAATGTTCGTGCTCCTTGTTGGGAGGCCTGACTCTGTGCCTACCCGTTGGAACGCAGTCGGTTTAAAAACGTTACTGGTGTGCTAGACCAAGCCTTCACCGGACGCGCGGGAAGGTTATCTTGTCGCCAATGTTGACGGACACGCCAGCTACGCTCCCAAGGTCGCCCACTCTGAGCAAGTCCAAGACGTAAGATCCGTCGACATACCCGCTGGAGAGCTCTTCTGCCTGCGAAGTCTGCTCAATCCTGAAGTTTTGAATCGGCAGCGGCACATAAGATTCCCAGTCCACGCGCAAAGTCATGGACACAGCGCTGTCGTAGTAGTAGTCGTCAATCTCGGCGTTGTATATTTCTTCGCTTTCGCCGCCAGGAGACACGTCCAGAAGCTCTAGGCCTTCGTAGCCCCATGCTCGCTTCTTGTCCATGATGCTGTGCACCACGAAGTCGGAGAATTTCTCCCTGTCTTCAGGATCTCGCGAAAACACTGTCAAGTCAAAGTGGACTTCGAACTTGCCGCCAAAGATCTCGGCTGTATCGACTCGCTTGTCAGTGACCACTACGACCATCTTGTCGCAGTCTTGTGCACGGTCCCCAAAAGCGATCACTGTGCCGGGAATGGCTTCCACGTCATATTTGTTGAGAAAGAAGTCAAACGGACCTCGACTCGGCAGAACGTACCTGTAGTCTGCGTCCACAGTCGAGCCCGCAGGTATTTCTTTGAGAAACACTATGGAGCCCAACTCCCAATCTACGCTATAATCAACATCCTGCACCAGCGGACGTTTGCCATTGAGCCACAGCCTGAGTGCGCCTCTGTACAGCGGCAGCCTGGTGATCTGCGACTCTGCGCTGGACGGGTCAGACAAGATCAAAAGAGGTTCGCCGTGAACTGTCAAGTGCGGAGTCACAACGAATTTGCCGGGCACGCCCCTGGCTTGATCAGGCAGACTTTGCACCTCTATGAGGTACGCGCCGGGAGGGCTGGGGAATACGTCTCTGCGTTTCGAGTATTGCTCCAGCAAAGGGAAGTTTTCCCTCACCCACTCCACTGTCGTGCCAGGACAGTCCTTGTATTGGGTCAGCATCACAAAGGACGACAACCGCCCAACATAGTCAGATGCCGAAAGGCCAACCCGGTCGGCTGATGTGCCGCTCACCACGATGCCGCGCTGAGGCCGCTCTTTGAACGAGAACTTGTTGACTACGTTCTTGGAGTCAGATCTATACCTAGGATGCTCATGCAGTATGCTGCGGAGCTCCTCGATCACACGCCTCTTGGAGGCGTTCGTGAGCCACGACATCATCATGAGGTATTACCTGCGGCGTTTCTTGGCCTTATCCTGATGATCTTTGACAGACGCTGCGGGGGTGGTGCTCGCACTGGTCGCGGAATCGGACTCCGAATCGGCGTCCAAGACACGCTTTTCCTCGAGCAGCATCGGCTCTTCTTCCGCGGCTACGACTGCCTGAGCGGCGAGTGCGTCGGAAAAGTCTTCCTTCAGGTATTCCGCCGAATCTACCGGAGCGGCGGACGGCATGGTCTTGGGCGCCGAAGCAGGAGCCGCAGGGGTCGCAGGGGTCGCGGTCTTAGGAGCTGCAGGAGCCGCAGGAGCCGCAGGAGCCGCAGGAGCCGCAGGAGCCGCAGGAGCCGCAGGAGCCGCAGGAGTTTTGCCTTGAAGGCTGAACAGACCGGTTTCGGTCAAAACTGGAATGGTGAGGCCTCTAAACTTGTTCATGTTCGTGCCTATCAATAAAGGGACTAGTCTTCCATTTGCGAGTACAGAAGCAGTCCAGACGCAACAGCAGTCATCGGATCCTTCGCGGGTCTGATGTCCGACACTTGCACGGGGAACTTGCTCCGGTACAGCTCAAACCTCTCTTTGAACTTGTCGACGAATCCGCCAGCGAGAGAGGTTCCTCCGCTAATGACGATCGGTATCGGCTTCGGAACGAGAATTTCCCCGCGGGCGCTGGAGAAGCGAGCGATGATGTTGTCCATGGCGTAGTCGATAAGCGCTTGCACATACAACGCGATGGCTTCTTCCTCTCGAGACTTGGTCGCAGCCAGGTCCACTCCAGCTTCCTTGATTGCGCAGATTTTGGCCGAAGTCGTACCTACTGCACGCGCCGCTCCTCTATCCACCCAGTCGCCGCCTCGTGCCAAGCTGAATTCAAGGGCAGACATCGCGTTGCAGGCAAGGCACACGTTGGTCATACCTGACCCGAACGACAGCGCAAGTCCTGAGAAGTTCTCCTGGACGCATTCCGAGTACACAACCGCCAGGGCTTCATTCACTGGCTGAGGCGAGTACCCGAGCTCAGTCAGTATTTTCGACAGCACGGCTTTGTGGTACGTGGTGTCGGACTCCTGCACGTCCAGCGCCGGCGCGGGCACGGAAAAGCAACATGGTTCGCCGTGTCTCGGGTCTCCGAGCAAGTGCCTGACCATGACAGCCATGACCCCTTGAGCATCGATTTCGCCTGCCGCAATGATGCCGGCTGCCATCGGTCTGCGAGCCTCTTTGTTGAACAAATTGGCGGTTGAAATGGCTTCGTCACCAATCACAAGCAGACGTCCGTCGTATTCTATGTAGCTCGTCTTCGACAGCTTGAGCATGCGCTTGTGCTCTGGCGGCAAATCAAGAAACGCATTGCGAAGCCTAGACGTCTTTACGCCCTTGTTGCTGCCGCGCCGCGCTGCCACGAAGTTCATAGTGCCGCAGTCAAGACCCGCCCCAGCGTCCTGGCTAGCGTCACTCTTCAGCTTGTCGTCCTTGGACATAACTTCTCCATTTGCGTATCGAGTACTACTTTACTTGCCTCTGGCTTTTTTCAAAGCAGCCAGAGCCGAGTCAAAGTCGTCTCTCTGGTGCACATCTTCTTTGGCGTGCACGGCCACTTCCACTGATTTTGGCACAATATTGCCTACGAGCACGACAGGCTCTGGCGCCGGCTCTGGCGCTGGGCGGGCCCCCGTATTGGTCTGACCAGCAGAAGACTCTTGAGGCCTCCCGCGAAACGCTGCTCGCAGCATGTCGAACAGCTCTTCTTGGCGAGACTGCATACGGTCCACGGACTGTCGAAGCATATCCAGCTCAGGCTTGTCTCTGTCATGGGGCGGGGGCGGCACGGCTGGGGCCGCTACAGCGGGGGCCGGCCTCGGAGCCGCACTCGGGCTCTGGTCTGCGCGCGGCATTGCACGCGGCGCAGTTATTTCGAAACTGTCCATGCGCAGCCATTTGGCATACCGTTTCAAGTCTATGGACGCTTCGGCAGTGGACGCCTGCACAACTACTGAGCTCAAACCGCCTGCCGGCTGCAGCCGCACTCCTATATCTTCGATGACCAGACTCATCGAAGTCAGGTTAGTGATCCTGCACATTTTCATGGCGAACGACTAGCCAGTATGGAGCTCATCTCTTCGACAAACCTGTTGGATAAGACCTTTTCGATCCTCGTCATAAACTCGCCCATAATGCCCTGAAACGAGTCTTTTGGCAACTTCAGTCCGAATTTGCCGCTTACAGTCGACCGCTCCAAAGTCACGGACAGTTTGCCGCTAGGCGTGAGCTCCATGCCGCGAGGGTTTTCTATCTGGTCCATGGCAGCGCTGCCGCCTGTACCCATCCTGCGTCGCGCATCAAGCGCCGGTTTCCTGGAGTCTGAGGCTCTGCTGCGGGCGTCTGCAGTTCCTGTCCTGGCGTCTCTGACAACCCGCCTAGGGCCTTCTGAGCCCATTTCGAACGATTTAGAGACCTTGGCCATCATTTGCTTTCGCAGCTTGGACGACTCAGTACTGATGGCAGCCATGGTCCTCGGATCTGTGGCCATTACTTTGTCTGCGTCCACAATTATTTCGAAAATCACCGAGTTGCCGGACACATGCGAGTAAACTTCGTATTGCTTCAAACTCTCCGGGACGCCAGCTTCGTCAAGAGTCTTCTTGAGTACCCTCAGGCCCTGCACAGCCAGGTTCTCCACCATGTCGTCTGCGATTCTGGACACGGCCGCACGAAGGGCCGTAGTCGACACGTCAGGCATGGGCGTCAGCTTTCATTTTTGCCGGCCGGCGTGTTGCTTCGCTCAGCGTGCACCCTTGAATCTGTGATCATGGGTACGACATCTCCGCGACCTGACACCATGTATCTTGTCTGTGGGTAGGCGAACGTCGCAGGATCCAGAGCGGGCACCTTGTAGCGAACGTCGGCAGAGTCCAAGTGGGACACTACGAAAAACTGCTGCAGCTGCATGCCCCGGTTGCTCGGCATGCGCACCGGTCCGATGCCGTACCTGTCTCCGTTGAGCTTCAACACAAAGTCCCGTTGAGACAGGAGGGGACTTGGTCCCGTCCAGGTCTCGTATTGCTTGACCATCGACCTGCCGCGCATGTCTTGCTTGTAGCCCATTTCTGCGTCGTCCGGGGCCAACATTATGTCGTACGGACCATCGTATCCGCCGATGAAGCCTGTGCCGAAGCAGACCGTGCAGTCAGATTTGGCCTGCCCGTGCATGTCGGAACCGCAGCCGCAACTGAATCCTGCATTCTTTCGTATGAATGCTTTGACTCTCTCGCCTCCGTGCTCCAGCATCCAGTGGTTTCTGCGTATGGCCTCTCGCCAGATATAGTTGAGCTTCTCTATTTCGTAGGCGTTGCAGCCAGCTGCCTCTTCCAACGGCGTTTCCAGCAAACTGCCGTCCGCATCGCTGGCTACGGTGGTGACCTTGTAAAAAATCCTTTTGTCCAATACAGGCAACTGGTTGTCCAGATACCTGTAACTAGCCAACACGGTTCCGGCTGGCAGCGCGGTCGACGACCCAGCCTGCCCGCCGAAAGCGGCATCCACAGCGGCTCTCGACAGATGCTGATTTATCACGTCCCACGTACCTGAAGCCGACAGCCTGATTATGCCGTTAGCAGGATCCATCCAGTCCACAGCCGCTGGTTGTCCGCCAACAGTCACTTGCACGTTCATGGACACGCAGTTGGTGCCCCCCGGCACCGGGTCCACAACCACCGGGCTGTGCATTGTCCTGAAAAAATATTCGCCGCCAGGATTGAGCAAAAAACTGCTGGAGACGTCTTCCTGCAGAACGACTTTGGACGCCGCCGCGTCTCGCCAAAACATGGCCCCCACCGGCACGGCATTGACTCGGTAGTAGGGGCCATATTCGGACCCAAAGCTTCGGTACACGTTGACGCCTAGTATTGTGAACCGGCTGTTGCCTGGCAACTCGGCCGGATCAGTCCAGCGCACATCGCAGACGCCGAGCCGCAATCCAGAGAGGCAGAAAGCCTGCAGAGGCGAAAGCGGCCAGGCCGGCTGCATCCGCTCTCTCGGGTCTGGATTTCTGTCCCGCGGCCACGGCATATCACTCTCCAGGAGTCTTGAGTTCGCCAGGTTCGCCGGTTGGGGGCGACTTCTTGATGATCACGGTGGAAGAGTCCAAGGTGGATACGTCGCAGTCTTTGATGTCGATATCCTGAGCCTTCAGGTCTTCCAGCACTGCTGACTTCTTGAAATCGTACAAACTACCAATCTGGGACTCGATCTCTCGCATCTTCATCATAATTTGGCCCAGTTGCAGCGACCAAAACATGATGGAGTTGTCGATGTGGTTGATTTTCTTGGTGGTTTCTTCTCTGAGTTTGATGGTGTTAGATTCCATACGACGACGTTACCGGCCTTCCTTGTCTCCGACCGAAGTTTGGTCGTTCATGGCCGATTCCACGGTGACTGGATTTATGAGGATCCGGTTGGTGCGCAGCTGGAAGTCATTGCCGGTAATGAGCGCCGCCCCCTTGAGCGCCGCCACGACCTCAGCCTTCAGCTTCTTGCGAAGACGATCCTCCGATACCTCATGCGTGTCGCCTTCGAAGTCCACCGTCAGAGACAGGCTGACACTGAACGAGTACTCGACCCCGGGGTCCAGCACATCCGACATCACCTCCGGCACGTCCAAATCCGGCGCCGTCTTTCGCAACGACGTTTTTGCCGGCGGCTTGGCTCGTGGTTTAGGCGCGCTTTTTGACTTGCTCTTACTCTTGCCTTTGTCGTTCACACGGCGAGCTATTCGGATCAGATCCATGTCCGAGCAGGGCGATGAAAAATCAAGAATTCGTCACACTCCGGGTCAATCTGTTTACGTCCGGCTTCCGTGCACACAGTATCCACGACCCGCATGACCGGCTGAAACCTAAACTCCATCAATCGGAACCGCATGCCAGATGCTACATGTAAAGTATCCCATGCAGTTTGAACTGGGCAGTCTGGGCGACATTCCTGACGACAAGCTGAAAGAGCTTCTTGCAGCCATGGTCACCCGCATCAAAGACGCCAAGAAAAAGGTGTCGCAATGTCTCAAAAACAACAAGCCGCTGATGACAGCCTGGATCACCAAACTGGGCGTGGATCCGCCGAAAGCAGCCCCGGAGGAGCTGGCCGGGATCAGAGCGCAGCGCAAGCATGAGTTCGAAATGGCGCTGCTCAGTCATCCGGAAGCGTTCGTGGCTTTCCAGACAAGCTCTTTTCTCGTGGCAATGCAAGAGGAGCTCAGACAGGAACGCAACCGCAGAGCTCCAATGAAGAAGCCGTCCAAGTGACTTTGCCCTAACTGCACCACACGGCAGCCAAAGCAAGTATGACAGGCAAGCCGGTCATCAAAATCAGTGGCCAGAGGCTATCTTCGTCCATGGAGCCAAACAGCGGCAACGCGCTCGGACAAGGACGGCAGTATGTCCATTTCGGACCTCTGCCTGTCGACTTCAGATTTCATAGCTTCTGACAGCTTGCCTATCAGACCGTGCAGCTCTGCATTGGCAGACATGCCTACGGCGACGGCGTTTTGCGCCGCCCCGCGGTCCACATCGCTAAACGACGGATGCAGAGCGTTCGCGATTTCGTCAATGACAAAGGCATTGAGCCTCATCTTTGTGCCGAAATCGTACTTCATGCGCAGGCTGCCGGACAAAAGCTCCAATCGCCGAACGTCACTTGTGGTTGTCCGTGTTCACCCGGCTCAAGCAGTTCGCAGCATTGCTGTCCACTATCGTTTCTGTGGAGTCCGGGTCCACGTCTGCCACAAGCTGCATGGTCACCTTGTGCTCCCCGATTCTGGTGAATATGACCCGCCTATGCCGCAGCAAAAGCTCGTCTACGCAGTTGCTGCACGCGCCGTTGTTCTTATCCATGCAAAACAGAAGCTATCGGAAGTCAATCAATTCAGGTGCTGCAGCTCGTCTTTCAGCCGCCGAAGCGCTCTGTTTTGTAGCTGCCTCACGCGCTCTCTACTCACGCCCATGCCTCTGGCGACGTCTGCGAGCGTAGACTCCGAGTGCAAAAAGGTCTTCTCTATGATGGACCTATCCCTGGGCCGGAGCTTGAGCAGAACTTTGCGAAGATTTTGCTCCCGCTCGTGCTGCCCGGCAAGCTGCTCCGGATCGTATGGGCCGCGAAGAGTGTCCAGCATGGTCGCCCCGGTGTCCCCGGGCTCGTCAAGACGAACGTCCTTAGAAAATATCCGGACGAGCTCCGTCTCTGCGACGGCGCGGTTTTTGATACCGAACTTGCGCTGCATGGCGTCCACAACGTCGTCGTAGCTCGCGCCGCCGCCGACCATTTTGGATGCCTCCCTGCGCATAGCGAAGAAGTTCTTGCTGCGCACCGCGCCGCCGCCGTATACCGCGCTGCGGTTGTACGTCATGAAGTTCATGACGTGGGCTCGAATCCAGAACGCGGCGTATGTGATGAACCTTGTGCCGACGCCGGGGTCAAACTTCGGCACAGCTCGCACCAGGCCAACAAGCCCCTCGCTCACCAGATCTTCCGCCTCTATGGCGGAGTTCTTTGCCCCATAGCGAGCAACAATCGACTTGACGTGCTTGAAATTGGCGGCAACAAGCGCTTTCATGGCGTCTTGCGACCCCTGCTGCGCCTGCAGCACCAGCGCCCGCTCTTGCGCCGCCGTCAGTTCGCCGCTCTGTAGCGAGTCCAACGGGTGTGCCCCTCGGACACTATCAAACCGGCTTGCTTTCCCCGAGCCATTGCCGCGGCGAAGGTTGCTCGCCGCGGCACCCCAAGCTGTCGCATCAGCTGCGCGGCCGGCATTCCTTGTGGGTGCTTTCTGAGGATGTCCACGGCTCTCTCCACGAGAGAGCCCGATCGTTCTTTTGGGCTTGCCGTAGCTTTGTCAGAAACGTCTCCGGCTTCCTCCGGCTCCTCCGCCATGTCTGGGGCGATCTCGCAAAACGATTTGATCACGTTGCTTCTGGAGCTCGGGGGCAGAAGACACAGCACTTCCATCAAAATGCGCAGCACGGCGCTTTCTCTGTCATTCAATTCAACCACTGAACCGCCTCCAAAACCTAGTCTTACGGGGAAGTGCTGGCGCGCACAACAGCTGAGTCAACACTGTGCTTACATTCAGCTGTTGTGCACTTCCGAAGCCGCGAGCATGGCCGCGCCCTCTGGCGAGTCCAAGTCGATAAAGTTGCCTTGCTGCTTGAAGTATGCGCCGCACCCGTTGCACAGAAGCGAGAATCCTTCGCTCAGCAAGGCAACTCCGGCTGCGTCGGGCACGCGGTTTTGCGCATCCAGGCCAAACTCGGTGAGTTGGTACGTCAGGCACCACTCGCACAGACATTTAGGCAATCTATTCATTCATGATTTCTTCGACGTCTTGCTCGCAAAATCCTGGAGCCAAGCCGAACAATACCCTCGGGTGTCCGCACGGAACAGGCTCCATAAACCCGGGTTTTGGCATATGGCCAGGCAAGCCGCAAATGCCGCACCCTTGATTGAACTCGTACCTGACTTTGTGCCTACCGACGTCCGTAGGATCCCCGCAGTTGGGACAGCCGTAAATTCCGCCTGCCTCCACATGCAAGCATGCGAATCCGCAACGGGCGCAGTGCATGTGCCTTGGAATTTCGACGCTGCCGCATGAAGGGCAGTCTAGGCGACCGTCAGGGTGAACTTTCAGCTCACTCTTTTGCCAGCATTTGACGCAGTAATTCACGCACACACATTACATGTGCGCCGGCGCATCTGGATGTCAAGCAGCTTCGACCTTGAGACTACCCACGTCGATCGACTTCTTCGCAACCATGTCGCCCTGGATCGCCTTCTTGGCAATATCAAGAACGGCCTCTTCGGACATCGACTTGTCAAACTGGACAAATACTGCGTTCTTGTCGTCCGCCCTCTTGACAGCCTGGACTCCGGGCGCATTCTTCATCACGACGTACAAAGTTTTGACGGCAGCAACTTCCTGCTCCTTGCCCTTCTCCAGCTCAGTGCGCTTCGCAGCGTCCTGTCCGCTCTCGTCGCCGAACTGCTCGACATTGAAGGACTTGCCCGCCACATCCTTGCCTTCGCTGGAGGTCTGCGCGTAGATGAAGAACTTGGTGCTATCCATCGCGGCCAGCACACGGCGGATTTCGGCAGCCACAAGCTCCCGGTGGGGCCTGCTCGAATTGTCGATCATCGCTGCAATATGCCTAAGTCTTTGTGCTGCCTGGACAGGTGTCATGGGATCCTCCAATTTGCCCAAACACAACACAAAGAGCTTATTGATTAAAGCTGCAAAGTGCGGATGTCGGCTCTGCGAAGTGCAGCACCAGGGTTAGATCATGCGTTCGACGGCTCCTCGGCCGCGAAGCCGCTCTGGCAAGTGAGCACAAAGCCGCTCTATTTCTTGATGATATAAACGAACTTGATCTTAGGAGGGGTACGTACCTTCTCATATCCTAGCGCTTCGGCACATTGGCGCTCTGTTAGCTTGCGGCGCTTCGCGAAATCATACAGGGTTTTCTTGTTGATTTCTTGACCTTGCGCGTCCTCGTAGTAATAGCTGCGTGCCGTCTCGCCCAGCTTTTGCCAGTTGGAAGCCTCATAAACAGTGCCGACATGCCCGAATCGAGGATCGGCAAACGACACCAGCTTCAGAACGCCTGGCTTGTTGGCAGCAACCAGCTTGATAGCTTTTGCCATGAAGTATGACGCGAAATTCTTGGCATGGTATGCAGGGTGTATGCAGAATCGATCGAGCTCAAGCACCTGCGAATCGCTCAGGCCAATAGACTTGGCAACGCCCTGGCGCACCGGCGAAGCGAATTTCGCAATGCCTATCAGCAGTTCATCCGCCCATGCACCGTAAACAATGCTGGAGGCGCGACCGAACCCGGCATAGTGGTGAGCGTCCAAAAATGGCTTTGCGACGCCGAGATCGGCCTTACCTGTGCGTACACTCCACAACAGAAAATCGGTCGCATCGATAGGCGTCGTGTTTTGCGTGTTCCTGATGGTCGGCGTGACTCCCCCAAGCAGCGACACACCGTTGCGCTGATGTACGCACAATCCGCCACCACGATGCTTGCTGTGGTTGCAGTTCCAACACATCAACTGGTGATCAGCTCGCTTCAGTTTGCCGCACGTTATGGCAGCCAAGAGGTCCACGCCGCTGCGCGCCCCCAAAGCTCTGGCTGCAAATCCGTCATTATTGACATGATCCACGACGAGCTTGTGCCATTCATCCAGCCCGCAGCACACGCACGCCCCGCCGAGTGCGTGGATCATGGCTTTGCGGCGCTCAATCTGGTATGGCCTGGCACATTCCAGGCACCGTCGCGTATGACCAACCCGGAACTCAGACTCATCTTTGTCAACGCCGCATGTAGGACAGGAGCGTACTTTACCTACAGCAGCTCCATCCTTGAAGTGATGGACGGGGTCTAGGCGATATTTCCCGAGGTTGCAATTGTGACACAACACCTGGTATCTGGAAGGGTCAGCAGTCCCGTCCAGAATCAGCCGCTTCCAACTGACGGCGCCCAAACGCCTCTCAGAGGCGCCGTCGTTGTTTATGTGGTCCACAGTCAGAAATTCAGGCTCTACCTCGCCGCACACAGCACACTTTCCTCCCAAGACGGCGATGGCCGATTTCAGTATGGCGTCCCTATATTGCTTTGCTCGCAGAGCCAGCAGTTCTTTGTTGCGCCCTCTCCACTCAGATGTACGCTTTTTGATCTCATCCTTGTTGCTTTGCCAGTATTCTGACTTACGGCGCGCAAGTTCTCCCACGTGATCCCGATAGTATGAACACTTGTTGGCCAGGATAACTTCCCTGTTATCAGTGTAGTATTCTTGTCGATGTTTGGCGATCTCTTCTGCATGCGCTGCTCTATATGCCTTGGCTTTGGCGCCGCGGCATTCTTTGCATTTAGCATCGTAGCCGCTAAGCTTCACTGAGTTCCTAAAGAACCCGCCCTCTAGCTCCTTCGATTGCCCGCATGCTTTGCAGATCTGCTGGGTCATGCAAAGAAGTCTAGTATGTTCTTAGTTGGGGCACAACTGGGTCGTGGAGAAAATCATATACCAAGGAACCGTCTTGGCGTCAGAGCACCGCGTCCTACACTCGGGCCGAACGATGAGCGAATACCCATGCCGTAGCGAGACTGCTTGAGGCCCCTAATCACTTTGACCGTTTCTTTAGCTGCTGTGACCATGTCGGTGAATCTGGTCTGCGCATCGTTCGCCATCGACTGATACTTTGACGACTTTTCTAGATTGAGCGAAACACCACCGATTGAGTAGTCAAACTCATCTGCCACCCAGTTCAGCGCCAGGGCGTTGATGGAGTGCACCATCGCCCCGGTGAACAGCAAGGTCCGCCAATTGCGGTGCTGCTGCATGAGCTGGTCCAGAGTGTCGTAGAACGTCTGCGGAGCGTACATGTTCACAGAGTCCAAGGAGACGCGCAAAAACTCTTTGAGCTCATCGTCAAGCCACAGATATCCGAACACCCTGGTGAACTGATCTGTGGACTCCTCGCCCGCCGGTGGGACAAAATGATAATTTCTGTCTGGATTCGCGTCACGCAGCATGATGCGAAGACCGCGGATGAGGTCATATTCGGTCGGCGTCACACCAGGGGCGGTGATGACCTGAGTCGAGTCGCCGACGATGGCGAACTCTTGCATGATCTCGGCCTGCTTCGAATTCAGGTATTCGCGGAAGCGCCAACGAATGCGATATTTGCCGATGTTGGCGTCTGGCGGAATGCGAAAAGCCGCGAAGTACTCGCCCACAGCCGGATTTTGCGGCACGCGGCTAGAGGGAGGAAGAAGAATCTCGGCGCCTGTGGTGAAATCGTAAATGTCGTACGCGATTTCAGCCGCGTTCTTCGGGGTGCCGTCCCGCTTCTTCAGGAAGACATTCAATCCCTCGGCGCGGGTCATTTCCTGACCACGTTTGAAAACGACGCTCATGCAGATCTTCTCTACAGTAAGTTTATTGTATTTTGGGAACAAATGATAGTTCACAAAACTTGCATAGTATGCAAGGAATCTTTCCCAGAAACACAGTTCGCGAGCCGAGGTGTTGGCCGCAGACGCACAGAGTGCCCAGATTGTGCGAAACAGATTGCAAAAAACCGGTATGAAGCACGCAAATTGAAGCCGAAACAAACTCTCGCCACCAAAGACTGTCGAGGGTGCGGCAAACGCCTGCCTGTTTCACAATTCCGCAAGCACCCGACGTCGTCCGATGGACGAGATCAAAAGTGCAAGTCATGTATGGCAGAATACTACAAATCCGCCAAGATGACCGCATACCTGGAGCGGAAGCGTACGAGCGGCCGACAAAAAACCATACTTAGCAGAAAAACACATCGCGAAGAGATTTCGCGCAGGCGGCAAGAAGCGCGGCAAATGCTGTACGAAGTCATGAAGCGAGTCGCTGTGCCGGAGAAGCACAAGTTCACAGCCACGCCCCATAGGCAGACATAGGCGGAGTGTCTAACGTAAATCAAGAACCCAACCAAGTACCAAGCGCCATGAAATGGTGGCTTTATCCGTTCAAGCCAATCCGAATCAGCATGGCCCTCTTCATGAAAGGCGGGTTCGAAGGCTACGTCCTCGAGCACAAATTTGATGGTTTCCGGTGCCTGCTGATCGTCGACACCAAGGGCTCGGCCGCCCTGTGGACGCGCGAGCGCAAACCCATTGCCATGCCAGACAACCTGCAAGACCAGGTTGCCGCTCTGAACCTGCCGGCTGGGACTGTGCTGGATGGCGAGATTTGGACCCCCACCAAGAGGGGGTCGTGGCGACACGACAAGGGGGTCGTCTGCAACCTGACGTTCTGGGACGTCATTCGGGCCGGGTCCGAAGACGTGAGCCAGGAGAGGCTAGAGAAACGCCACGACAGGCTAGTGGAGCTCCTTGGCGAAGGAACAGAGAACGTCCGCGCAGTGGAGCAGCAAGCGGCGACCCCCGAGAACCTCGAAGAAGCGCTTCGGGTGGCCAAGGCGCATCGCGACACGACCGATTCGAAGTCCGGCTTCATTCACGGCGTAGTGCTCAAGCGGCTGGGGTCTCCGCGCAGAGACCACCCGACCCGCAGCACTGAGCACCCGGACTGGGTGAAGATTGTGTTCGACGGCATGGAGTCCGGGCAGATCCGATGAATCCTGCCTCCGGCTCATTCAAGTCGGCCGGCGAAACGAAATGCGCCCACTGCGGCGATGCTGCGTACATGTTCCGACGCAAATACGACGGGGTGCTCAAGCCGCTATGCCCGAAGCATCTTCAGCAGGGCGTCGAGTGGCTGATAGACCACAATCCACGTGGATTTTGCGCAGACAACTACGTCCCGGTGCGCGATGGCCTCGACGAGTGGGTAGTGCAGGCTGTGATGCTATCGTGACCCGGGATGCGCTCCTACTTGGCAAACACAAGCATGATTAGTTTCTTGGCCGCGTCCAGAGCCGCCGCCTGCTCAGGAGTCAAGCCCTGCCCGGCCGTTGCTCTTGAACTCACAAGCGCATCCAATCGCTGCATGCGAGCCCCCATCGTGCCCGCCCCAGCATTCGAATCAGGCTCGCTCCATACGGCAGCCGACACTTGCTCCGGGGTGGGCGCGTCTACTGACGCGCCCCAAGCACCGGCTCCGTGAGACGCGCTGAGCACGCTGTCGAGCTCTGCAGCCAGGGCTGCCGGATCTGAAGAAGCGTCGCCCCAAGCCCCTGCGCCGTGAGAAACCGACAAGGCTGCGTCCACATCCGCCGGCATATGCGAGCTCCGGGTAGATACAGCAACGTCCACGCGCCCCAACTCAGCCGCAATTTCCGCCCGCACCGCTTGCGCCACGTCTTGCGCGCTCAGAGCGTCCGCTCCCTCCCACGAGTCCGACCCGTGGGACGCGGACAGGGCAGCGTCCAGGGCAGTCCTCTCGTTCGCGGTGAGCGCCATGGCGTCTCCGGGAGCGGCGCGCGAACTGACAGCTGCGTCCATTCTGCTTAGCTCTGCAGCGAGATTTGTTCTGACTGCGAGCGCAGCGTCCGCCGCAGTGTGCGAACTTCTGGTGCTCACGGCTGCGTCCACCCTGCCGAGCTCTAACGCAAGCTCAGACCTGACCCCAGCCGCCGTCTGAGCGACTGACGGGGGTGCGCCGCTGTCGACCCAAGAGCCGGCGCCATGGGTCGCTGCTAGTGCAGCGTCCACATCCAGAGCTGTGTGCGAACTTCTGGTGCTCACAGCAGCGTCCAGTCGCGCAAGCTCCGCCGCCAGTTCGGACCGCACGGCAGATGCCCCGCCTGCTGCCGTGTGCGAACTTCTGGTGCTCACAGCAGCGTCCAGTCGCGCAAGCTCTGTGACCAAATTGGACCGCACTGCTTGCGCAACTTGGTCAGCTGCAGGCGCAGCGCCGCTGTCCACCCATGACCCTGCTCCGTGCGACACAACCAGCGCGGCGTCCACATCCGCGGGCGCATGCGAGCTTCTAGTGCTAACGGCAGCGTCGATGCGCCCCAGCTCTGCAGCGAGATTTATTCTGACGGCAGACGCAGCGTCAGCTGGGCTGTGCGCGCTGCGCGTCGAGACGGCCGCATCCATCCGCCCCAGCTCGGTCGACAGGTTGGACCGCACGGCAGCAGCTGCATCGGACGCGCTGTGGCTGCTGCGGGAGGAGACGGCGGCGTCCACCCGCCCCAGCTCCGTGGTGAGCTCCGAACGGACGGCCGTCGCCACCTGGCTGGCAGTGGGGGCGGCTCCCGTGTCCACCCACGACCCGGCCCCGTGCGCGTTGGTCACGGCCACGTTGACGTCCGCAGCGCTGTGGGAGCTTCTGGTGGACACGGCTGCGTCCACGCGCCCAAGTTCTGTGGCCAGCTCGGCTCGTACCGCAGAAGCAACCTGGCCGGCATCTGGCGCGGCACCGCTGTCCACCCAGACGCCAGACCCGTGAACGGCGGACAGCGCCGTGTCGATTGCCGCCCGCTCCGCTACGGTGAGCGCCATGGCGGCGCCAGGGGCGGCACGTGAGCTGACGGCCGCGTCGATGCGCCCCAGCTCGGTGGTCAAGTTGGTGCGGACCGCATCGGCCACGGCCGGGTAGTCGACGTTAGCCGTCCCGCCCCAGGCGCCCGCTCCGTGGGTTGCGCTGAGCTGGGCGTCGATCTCCTGCACGGTGGGAGCGTCGCCGCCAGGGGTGCTGCTGATCACGATCACCTCGGCCGCCGGGGGCTCGTACTGGATGATCACCTTCGAGCTGGCTGAGATAGTGGACAGGTCGAAGCAGTCGGGTCCCGCCCCGCCCTCGGCCGTGAGCTGCTCGCCCGTGACCGACAGGACGTGCGACACGTCTTCGGGCACGATCCGCCAGCCGTGCTGAAGCACGATGTACCGCGGCGTGAACTTGCCGCCGCCCTTGGGCACGTTGCCTGCCGCCACGCACTGCACCGGGTACCTGCGCAGCGTTTCGTCGGTGCGGCGCAGGTTTCTGATCTCGGCGTAGATGTCGTCCACCGGGTGATACGCCCTGCACCCCGCCCGGAGGTGCACGTACCTCGTGACGGGGTTTAGGTGATCGATGACCGGGGCGAGGACACTCATGTGCCCTACCTTACGCGTTGGAGTCAGCGGGCGGTGCGCAAATGACGGGCACCACAGCGGTGCGGGTCACGGTGAAGTACGAGATTGCCTGTGCACAGCCGCCGTCGCCTTCCACCTGGACGACCATGTCCTTGGGCTGCCCGGCAGGAAGGCCCGCCTGCGTGTTGGTGTCGAACGCGTAGGGGACTGAGATCTTGCCCGCCACGTGGTCCACCGACACGATCCCCTTCATCGGATCGCCGTCGGCGTCGTTGACCGTGACGGCACCCGCCTTGTCGAAGTCGAGATCGCCTGCGCCGTTCGCGTAAAACACGTGCCACCAGGCCAGTGGATCCGCGACGGCAGCGGCGCCGACCGTGATCTGGATCTCCGGGAAGTACGGGTAGGTCTTCGTCGCCCCGCTGTCGTCCGTCATGATGACGTTCTGCTTTTCAGCAGTCGACAGGCCTTCGATGAACAGGCCGTCCCCACCAATCGAGGCGGTGACGACCTTACCGGACGCGTTGCGGCTGTACCACACGCGGCCCTTCTGGCCGTTGTAGCTGCCGTCACCATCATCAACATCGGCGTTCTGGAGCGTAAGCGCGTCCAGGTAGGCCGCGCACTCCTGCACCGTGCCGCCGCCCGTGTTGTGCAGCACCCAAGTAAAACTGCCGTCCGCCTCGTTGAAGCCAGTCTCGGTCTGCGGAGACGCGAGCTTCTCCACCTTCATGCCGGTCCACGGAGCGATCTGAGCACCACCGAACACGTCCGCGAGCTGGTAGATGTTGGCCGGGTTGACGGTTTCGCCAACGCCGTAGCCTGCCGAGAACCCGCTGAACTCCGAGATACCAGTCAGGATGCTGGTCGTCTCACCGGGGTTGTAGCCCCAGGACCGGACGCGCACGACCAAGGTGCGAGACGTGTAGTCGAAGTCGCCTGCCCCCATGTCTCCGTAGGCTGTGTCGCCGTACACCTGTACGGCTTCGTTGATGTCGCCCTCGCGCACGAACGCAGACCAGGTGGCTGCCTGGAGCGACGCTTCGTCCGTTGTCTCCACAAGCGCGTAGAGCGGCACCGTCGTGTTCTGGATGTCGACCAGTGAAAGTACCCCGTGATAGATGCGGTCCACATCTGTTCCGCCGGGAGTGTCGGCGTACTCGATCCAGCCAGAGCTGCGGATCTTGTTGCGGTCGGTCCCATCGAGCTTCACGCCGTTGATGAACGCGAACGCGCCTGCGAACCGAAACACGCCGTCCGTGGCACGCAGGAAGGACCGCAGCGTCTCGTCAACCCTGCGGCGCGCGTTCTCGAAGTTGTACAGCGCTCGGAGCGTGATCCCGTCGAAGTTGTTCAGCGGGTTGTCGACCATCCCCGCCCCAAAGTTGACCTGGGCCAGCTCATTGGCGCCAATGAGCTGGATCTCATTGTTCACCATGTCGAAGTACACATTGCCATCGGGCGTCCCGTTTCGGGGGCTGCTCGACTGCTTGAGCATCGTGTCGAAATTCGTGTGGTCGATCAGAGGCATGACTACTTCTCCTACGCGTTCGTCTCAACTCGGAGCAACGCAATAAAACTGCCGTTCGTGGCTGGCATCGTAAGCTGCTGACCAAACTCTTTGTACCCGTCGAGCATGATCTGCAGCCAGACCTGGTTGCCCGCCGAGGTCGAGAAGCTGAAGCTCGCCCCCACGTTCGACTCCACCCCCGCAAGCTCTGTCCCCAGACTGGGCAGAGCGCCGTCCATGTCGTAGACGCGGATCTCGGCGCCCGCCAAGCTGACCTGGCTGCTAACGGTCAGCGTCACTTCCGGCACGATCACGTTCGTCGTGCTGCCGCCGCTGTTCCGCACTGACGGCGTGTCCCCACCCGTGATCGTCAGGTCGATGTGCCCGCCAGACGAATTGTGGAACGCGCGGTTCTCAGCGGTACCGCTGTTCGTCGCGTACCCGGTGTACGTGTTGTTCGAGTTGTACGACCCAGCAACGGTGGCCTCTACCGCGTGGCCGGTGCCAGCCGAAACGAACTCGCAGCCCGTCACCACGCTGATGCTGGTGGTCCTGACTGCGGCTACACCGTAGCTGCCGTCGAACGTACAACCGGTGAAGGTCGCCCCGCCCGTCGTTACCATGTCGCAGCGGCGGAACGTCGATGTCAGGATCGTGCTGTTCGACTGGAACGCGAACGTCCCCATGCCGGTGAACACGCATGTGGTTAGGTTCACCGTGGCGTTGTCAGTCACGATCAGGTTGCCACGAGACGTGGTGCCGAGCGCCGTGAAGTTGCAGTTCGCCCAGTCGACGCGGCTGCTTGCGTTGCGAACCTCGAAAGCGTTGAACGCTGCCGTCACCCGCTTGGTGTCCGCGATGCTGATTGTCCTGTTCGCATCCCTGAAGTCCACGGCTGTGGTAGCCGTTCCCATCAAGAACAGACCTTGCTGCAGGTAGCTGCCGCCGATGTCCTGGAGCAGGCCCCAGCGGTTGTAGTTGCCGACGACATTCATGTCGTTCTTCTCGGCAGCTCCCACGAAGGTCGCGTAGCCGTTGGCGAGATCACCACCGACGCACTGCAGGGTGCGGCCGAACCGAATCACGTCCATTGCGAACGGGCTGCCCTTGGAGATCGTCACGGTCGTCGACGCAACGCCGCCGAAGTACTGCCAGACCCCGCTGGGAGATCCGTACGTAGCCTGCGCAGTCGTGTTCGGATCCACCGGCACACAAATCCACCCGGAGTACGCGTACGTGTCCTTGCCCCGGATGTAGAACCGCTTGTAGTTCGCTGCCGTGTTGCCAGCGATGATCTGGAGCCCGCCGTTTGCTTCAGTCTGCAGCGCGCCAGGAGACGCGAAGAAGATCCACGAGAAGATCGCGTTCGGACTTGCGATGGTCTTGGGTGCCGCAGCAGCGAAGCCCATACCGCAAAGTCCGCCGCCTGCAACAGCGCACGCCTTGCTGACGCCACCTACGCCCTGGATCAGGTTTTCAGTGTCGCCAGGGGCGGGCACGGCGCCGGCCACAGACCCTGTAGGCTCGTTCCACGTCTCTGCGGGCACGTTGTCCGCAGTCGCGATATCCTGAAGGTCGGTGCTGTAGACAGGAGCAGCCATGGCTTCAATAAAAACTCGTGAGACATCCTACCAAATAATGATTCAATTCAGCAACAGAGTCAGGTCTGTTTCAACTATAGGTCAGCGCAGTTCTATCGGACCACTTCGCCGGTCCGGCCCACAAACTGTCGACCGGAGTACCGCTTTCGTCGAAACTAATTCTGTTCACCATCCACACTGGATCCTCTGCGCTGGAACCCCTTGGTGCCGTGCCGACGTAGCTGGCATCAGAGCTAGACATGTCAAACAACTTTATCATAAGCAGTCGACTGAGAACCCCTGCCACCACGGTGTTGTTTTCGAAATTCTGACGCCAATCCTCGAGCGCAACCTGATCACTGCCTAGGAGCGTACAGCAATAACGTATGCCACTTGCTTCTTGCGTCAACACCTTCAAGCCATTCCTGGCTTGATTGATGTGCACATAAGCCAAGCTAGCAATAGACCCGTCAATCAGTTTGCGAAACTCAGGCCACGACAAATAAACGTGGTAAACTGCGGACTCTGACTTTTCAACTGATCTGGTTGACATTGGCGACCTAACTAGCTGTCACATAAATCTCCGCTATACCAGGGTTGCTAGCATCTCCGCACTCAGCAACCAGCAGTCTAACTCCTGTCATACCACCTATGACGTCAGCAGACACCGAGAAAGACGCAACGCCGCCAGATTCAGGAAACGGCACAAGCATGTCTTCTGCAAGCAAAGTCCCGTCTTGACATCTGGTGTCGTGAACCTCGTCTACGCCGTTGCTCCACATGAGCCTGACTATGGCTTGCCCATCTTCAGACCCCCGCTCATATTCTACCCAAAAGACGACTCGACTGATGCCAGCGGGAATGATAAACTTTGCCTGGTCCGTATACTCTCCGCCGCTGGGCAGCACAGTGCGGGGCAGGTGTACAGACCTCGCAACTGGTTGCGCGGCGTCGCACCTGCACACGCAGTCGCTGGAAACGGCGCAGCTAGGCTGCCAAGAGACGCACGGGCCAAACGACGTCCACGAGCCGCACGAGGACGTGTGCGTAGAGCAGCTGGCGGGGCAGGCCACATGTGCGAAGGCTCTGCTAGGTCCAGAGCTTCTGGCGAACGTCGGGTAATACTGCTTCACCACCACTGCGTACGGCAACGACCGGCTGACGACGCAAAAGTCCTGTTTGGTCGATTGCAGCGGGGAGTTTGCAGACTGCCTGAATTCCCACAACACCATGTAGCTCGTGGCTCCGGCCGCATGCCAAACGACGCAGTAGACGCCGACGGCTGCCCTGGCGGCCGCGGTTTTGGCGGTGACCTGGCGTCCAGCCGAGTCAAGGATGGTCCAGGACACGTCGAACGCGTCCACAGGCACACCGTCTTGCAACAAGCGCAAAACAAGGCCGTCTTGCCCTTCGACAAGCGAACCCGACTCGAACGCCAGCGTGCCCGGAGCGGGAAGGCCGACGACGCGACCCGCACGAGCGATCTGGTCCGGATCTATCACGAAAAAATGATCTGTAGCCTTGGACCATGCGTCGCCCGGGTCTTGCTTGTACTCCCAAGCGATTTCGTAAGGGCCTGTTGGGCAGTCTGCATACCAAGTTGCCGCATAAGACCCCACTCCGGTGCGGACGGCCCGCATTCGGACGCCTGACGCCGGATGGCCATCGCTGGACGAAAGCACAGTCCATACGACTTCGTCCGCGTCCTGCGCTTGGCCGAGGTCATTTCGGAGCGTCAGCAGCAGCTCTGAGGGGACAGTGCGTCGCAAAAAAGCAGTCATGGTCCAAACTGGGCCGTCAGCCCGGATGAAGACGGTTGAGCAGGCACAGAGTCAAACTCCAGCGAGCATTCGCCGGCTGTCGGGTGCTGCAGAACCAGGCGCCAGTATCCAACCCTGTCCGGAAAGAACCTGAGGCGGTAAAATCCGGCGCATCCGACCACCTCGTCGAAGTACACAGCGCCTGAAGACACGGAAGAGTCCGGCACGCCGGCGCCGTTTGCAAGGGGCCAAGCGAGCAGAGCGCCGTTGGAAAAAGCTCGCAAAGTCAGTTCAGCCCAGGTGACTCCTGTTTTGCGCTGGCCGGCTTCAAAGAAGTCTGGCTGAAAGAACGAGCACCGACCGGCTACGATTACCCTTGCCATGCTCCAGACGGCCAATCGAAAGTGTAAACTCTCTCATGGAAATCATCGTGGTGGAAACCGAGCAGGACCCGATTTACCCTGTGGCCTTCCACAAACCCTTCTTGGCCTACGCCGCCAGCAATCCGCAGCTGCGAGCTGACGGCCTGAGCGAGGACGAGGCTGTTGATAAACTCATGCAGCACGTTCTTTCCCATGCAAAGGACAAGAACGTCAAAAGCGTGAAAGTGCGGGAAATGAGCTTCGACGAGCTAGTCGTCCAACAAGCCGTGGAACCGTAGCCGAGCGCCTGGCGCTCAGAGGGGACGCAACTACGCCTCTGACTCGCGCAAGCGTCTTGCCTTCGATCACTCGTAACACAACTGCTTAAACGCCACGATGCGCTGTGCGTACTCATGAGCGGACACTTTAGCTTGCCCCGAAAAGAAGGCTTCCCGGAGGTCTTGGACTGGACCGGCAGGGTTGGTGAAGATGAAGTAGACGCGGTTGGCTTGCTTGCGCCGGCGCAGCAGGGTGCATGACGACACAGCCAGAAAGGCAGCCAGGTAAATGTCGTGCGTCTCAAACTCGTTTTCTGTATTAGTGTTCATGTATTTTCCGCGTATGCCTCAGCTCTTTGTTTCCCGGACGTGGCTGCAAGAAAACACTACCAAAGATCGAGCATGCTAACGCTGTCTGCAGGCGAAACCGTAAAGACCAGATGGTCAGGGCAGCTCACCAGGTACGACTGCTCTTGCGGACGCAAAGGCGTACTACGTCCGTGGTCAAGCGTGTTCAATGGAAAAATCAAGTCGTGCGGCCAGTGCAACCTGCTGCCGCAGTCGCATTGGGAGACTACCCGATACGGCCACCTATCCATGGCGCACCCTCAGGACCACAAGAATGGATCCAACAAGGTGGTCGAATGGCTGTGCGACTGCGGCAAAACCGCCATGCTTCCCATCGTTCGGGTAGCCAACGGACGCGCCAAGTCTTGCGGCAGATGCAACGAAGTGGACTCCAGCACCATGGAGCAGTCCAAATTCGGCAAGCTCCGAATGAAATTCCCGGAGAGCGTGCTTCGGGCGTCCAGCAAACGCGTTTGGTGGGTGTGCGACTGCGGCAAAGACACGCAGGCGACCATGGTTGAGGTGACGCGAGGCCACCGCACTTCGTGCGGCAAATGCAACACGATGCCTGCCGAGTTTTGGGCAAACACAAAGTTTGGACGATTGCGACTGCGTTTTGCAACGGAGCTGGCGTTGCGATCGAACAAAAAACTGGAGTGGCAGTGCGATTGCGGAGGCGTCTTTCAGGCTGTCGTGCAAAATGTGACGCGAGGTCGCACAGTGTGTTGCGGCAAATGCCGAAGCGGCGTGGACAGCTGGTTCGCCAAACACAGGGAACAACTTCGGGCCATGAAGCCCCCGATCAGCCCAAGCGACTTGCCGGCGGGCCCTTTCGCCATCCTGGACAAAGTTACGCGAACGTCCAGTCCTGTTTTGGCTTTATGCGGCGCGTGCGGCAAAGAGTATGCGCCTCGCTGGGACCACATAAGAGCAGGTGCAGCGCTGACATGCGGATGTAGCACCAATCGCACGTCCAGCGGCCAACTAGAACTGGCCGAATTCGTGCGAAGCTTGGGATTGGACGTGCGTCTGGAGCATAAAATAGGAAAGCTGTCGTACGACATGTTCGTCGAGACGCATGCAATCGTGCTGGAGTTCCAGGGCACGAAGTGGCATTCCCTTCCTGGATCCAAACAGCGCGATTGGACCAAGTACCAGAACGCCGTGCAACGCGGGCTCGGCGTAATGGCAGTGTACGAAGACGAATGGCTGCTGCGCCAGCAGCAAATCAAGCAAATCGTCCGAAATAGGCTGATGAAGAGCCGTCCGGCGCACGCGTGGAGAGCTTCCGAAGCAAAGATAGAGCGAGTACCCAACTCCAGCGCCAATGCGTTCTACGAGTCTTTCCACTATCTTGGCCGATGTAGGTCTGCCGCCAGCTACGGAGCCTTTGCAAACGGGAAAATGGTTGCTTGCTGCTCGTTTGCAAAACCGACTAGGCAGTCAGCTCACCCGTGGGAACTCATTCGAATGGCATCGGACCCTGACTACAAAGTCCATGGAGTGTGGTCGAGACTGCTGCGCCGGTTTGTGGCGGACGCTCGTCCGGCGTCCATAGTCTCGTTCTCTGACAACAGGCTGTTTACCGGACGAGTGTACGACCGGCTAGGGTTCAAAAACGACGGTTGCGTGCCGCAAAGCTATTACTGGACAAAAGCTGGCAAAAGGTACAACAAATCGGGGTTGCGCAAACGCGGACAAGAACGCGAAAGCACGCACACCGAAACTGAACTGCGCGAAAGCCAGGGCTACAGCAAAATCTGGGATTTGGGAAAGAAGCGCTGGGTGTGGAACCCTTAGCCGAGGATTCCACACCCCCAGCTCATGCTGGAATGGTCCCATAAAGGCATTACCACTCACCTCGCAAATACGCTTTCGCTTTCCAGGTCTGGCCAGTCACGTGATCGACAACTTGGTCTCGCTGCAAAGCTATGGTCCGGCGCTTGTCTCCGCGCTCTCCGGAACCTATCTGCTGCCTCCGGTCAGCAGCACGCGCGTCGATGCGCCCCTGCAGCTGAATTTGCCACAACCGAGCTCGGAGCAGCGCCAACGCTCCCTGCTTGTTTTGCAGCTGCGACCGCTCAGTCTCGCACCGGACGCAGAGCCCAGTCGGCACATGCGTGACCTGCACAGCAGTCTCGAGCTTGTTGCGATTCTGTCCGCCAGGCCCGGACCCTCTGCAGGTGCGAAAAGACAGGTCGCTGTCTCTGATGCGCATCTGCTCGAAATCGGGCTCCGGCAAGACTGCCACAGTAACTGTGCTGGTCTGCACACGCCCGCGCTTCTCGGTGGGCGGCACCCGCTGCCAGCGCATACCTCCTGATTCGTTCCGGAAAAACTCTTCTGCTTTGGGGCTTGTGGACCGCAGGGTCACCGACCCTGGGCGCTGGTCCAAGATTTCGAGGTCAAAGACAGTGGCGAGCGGCGCGCTTTGCGTACACGCTCAGCTGTTCCAGCACGAGAAGTTTGGCGTCCTGTCCACCTTCTGCTGCGCGTATTTCGATGATCATGCAAGGAAATTACATTGGAAGCTCAGCACGAGCTTATGTCAGATGATGAAGCGGATAGTTTTAGCAGAGCTCATGAACGAACTCTACCAGTAACAATCTTCGCGGAACTAAACAACCATAGGAGTGACGCCGTCGTCGTCCACAATGGCTGCGCAGATACCGGCTGGCAGTCCGCCGTGGGCGCCGCCAGGCTGGAACGAGGCAGAGCGCATCTTGGACAGGTTGCCGTATGCGAACGACAGCAGCGCCATGCCGGTTTCCACAAACCTGGGCGCAACGACGTCAGCAATGGCTTCGTACATAGCAAGCTGGGCCGGAAGCGCCATGAGCGCGAAAGTGCTAAGCGCAGTGAGCGAAAGAATCGACACGTCCACAGTGACGGGAGTCGGGTAAGTCACTGCCTGCAAGGCCGCAACGGACAGGCCGGTGGCAGACGCCGCGGCCAGACCGAGCACGACGTGCAAAGCGCCAGCAGCAGGCAGCACTGCGCTGATTTCGACGTACGCGCCGGGACCCTTGGTCGTGGTGTCGATCGTCAGCTGGTTCAAGCCCGAAATGCGAGCGACGAGCGGAAGCCCGGCCGCGCGGAAAGCCGCGTTGAGCTCAGCCGCAATCTGGACCTTGGTCACTGCTGCGCCGGCCGTCACAGTCACCTGAACGAAGTTGGCAGTCGGGCTGGTGCGGATGTTGAGCTTGTCGCCGTCCAGGCCGTTGGTTGCGACTGCCGCGTTCTGGTCCGCGCCCTGAAAAGTCAAGCACGCATGCTGATTGAGCACCGCAAGGAGCTCCACCGAGCTGGGCTTGTGCAGGTACCTGGTCTGGCCGGGCGGCTCCATCGAGAAGCAGCGCTGGGATCGGCTCTCCACGTCGTTTAGAAAAATCTTGCTGATGTCCGAGCGAACGATTCCAACGCGCATTGTGTACCTGCCTTATCGATGAGTATTCAGTGGTTCATATGTAAATATGCATAACAGACTCAATCAAGGAAAATAACGCGTTAATGGGGAGGTGCATGCGTGAAAAACATCGTAGTCAGAAGCTGTCGCTGGCACGGAATGCAAATTTTCTACGAAATTGAAACTGCAGACTGCGCCGGGATGAAGCTTATGCAGTACCGGTGCGCTGTGTGCAAGAGGCAGTACTACGAGCGCAACTCCGCTCGGATCATGCAGCGGCAGAAAGCGTCGTCGGCAGGGCGCCAGGCCGCGTACAGGCGGCGCGCTGCGAGCGAAGCGGCCGCTGCATACTGCGCTGGAAAAATATGCTGTCTGTGCGGCGTTCGCCCGGCCGCAGTCCCGGCCGACGAGTCAGGCCGCAAGCTGGGAGCGCGCCGGTGCGCCCAGCTCAGGCGAGATGGGTTTCCGGCGGGATGCTTGGCGCTGTGCGAAGAGTGCGCTACGGGATGACGGCAACCACTGCCGACGACAGGCCGTCTGCCAAGACTTGGGCCGACGAAGTGGCCGCAGCGATTGGACCGTTGGTGAACAGAGCGGCCGGGATGACGATCGAAGCGTCGAGGAACGTGCCGCCGCCGCCAATGATTTCCGCGGACGTGAGCGTGATCGCTCCAGTGCCAGTGATGACCACGCTGGACACCTCGGGCGCAGTCGACAGGAAGCTCGATCCGGTGATGGTCAAGTCTCCGGCCATAGGCACGTCCTTCTGCGCCGAAGTCAGCACAGGAGTCATGATCAAGGCGGTGGCCACAGAGGTGAAGCCTTCTGCCACAATCTGCACCATGGTGGTGGTTTCCGCGGCGCCGGCAATCATGGCAGCCGGGATGACGATGGACACGTCGGTGAAGACGCCGCCGCCAGCCAGAATTGCCGCCTGAGTCAGAGGAGGCACGGGGCCGAGTCCGATGACTTCGACAGACGAAGTGAGCGGCGGAGTGGAGGTGAAGTTCGCGCCGGAAATCGTGACGTCTCCGTTGACTTCAAGGATCGCCGTGGTGATCGTCGCCACATTGCCGATCGGGTGCACGTTGCTGAGCGCGCAGTTCGCTTCCACAGTCACAGTCCAGCCTTCGGTCGGGACGCCGATGGTGACAGCCGCGTCTTGCACCCTGATCTGTGTGGCGTTGAAGAACGCGAACGCCGCAGACGGCACCTTCTGCGTCACTCCGCCCGGAGTCCTGAACACCACGTAGGTGATGTCCGGCACAACCGACAGGTACGTCGTGCCCGTGATGGTTGTTTCGCCAGCGACGTGGGCCACCGAAGAAATCGTGGGCGTCGCCTTCAGAGCGGAGCTGAAAGCGAAGGCGAGGACGCGCCCGGCAGCCACGAGGCCGCTGATCGTGCCGCCGACGTCAGACGACAGAAGAACGCGGTCGGTCAGCACGAGGTCAGTGTAGCCGCGCACGGCCGGATTGAGCGGATTGGCAAAAGGCACGTACACCTTCTGCTTCACATTCTTGTGCGCGTACCCTTCGGTGTTCGCTTGGCCGTCGTCCAATTTGTCCAACAGAATTGAACGATGAGTCGTCTGCTGGTTGATAACTCGGATGAGATTGATGGACATGTGCAGTTCTCCTGACGTAGCACGCCGAATAAAAAACGCATCATTGTCTAGGCTGCAGACTGCAGACCGGTCACTGCGCGCGGACCCTGTCCGCCAAACTGAGCTTGGGGCGCCTGTCGGGGCACCTTTGCCGGTGCGCCCACCACGCGGGTTTGGAGCTCCGGACGAAGTCTGCAGGGCTGCGCTCTGCCATAGGCGCCTTGGACAAGCTCCTGGACAAGCCTGCAGCTTCGTATCTGGCTTGCCACAAGACGAGGCGCAGAGGGTCGCCGACCGGCCTGCACGGAAAATGCACCGTGTGCGAGGTCGGGGCGGCAGTCACGCACGCACCGGAGTTTGTCCAGACCGAGACCTGGTACGGACTGCTGCAGATTGTGGGCAAACTTGCCACAGCGCCCTAAAAGGTCGGCACATCTGGCGGCGGAGCTGGTGCCGCCGGAGGAGGTCTGCGAACGGGCGTTCTCGACACGGACGCGGCGACTCTGGGCTGCGCAGCAGACGCCGAAGCCGGGACAATAATCAAGACCGGGGCAGCGCTCGCCACCTCGGCCGTGTAGCCTCTCAGGTCTTCCACCGCCTTGTACTGCTCGACTTGCGCCGAGCCAATGGCGACAACAGCGCGGCTGGTCTTTTCGTACCTCTCGTCGCTTTTGCGGCTAGTGGACCAGCTGCTGTACAAGGCGGCGGCAGCTGCCAAAAGGCCGACGAACGTGATGGCCAACTGCACTCGCTGCTGCCTGAGCTGCATGCGCTGCTGCTCTATCTGAAGCTCGGCCTGCCGCTGCGCGTGCAGCTTCTCCACTTTGGCTGTCTCCAGCTCAATCTCCGCAATTTGCAGCTCCACAGCCCTGGACCGGGTCCTCGTCGAGGGCGCCTGCTGAGATTCTGTGCTGTCGTTCGGCACGTTGGTCTCCCGCGCTCAGCTTCAGATCGTGTATGCCGGCGCGAACATCATGGAGAATGGTACAGCGGCGCCGTCTCCTCGAACGAAAATGGAGGAGCTCGTGGATCCCCAGCTCAGGTCCTTTGGCGTGGGCGACGCCGGCACTTGCATCTCTGGCCCGCCGGGGTGAAACGCCACGAACATGGAGGCCAGGTTTTGCACTCTGAAATGCTTCATCTGCCGAGGCAGATGAAACTCGAGCGCGTGGGCGAGGTCCACCACGTTCGGGGCGACTCCGGTGACGGAGAGCTGAGGCAAATACGAGCCGCTAGGGTCGGGCGCCACCACCATGAGCGGCGGCGTGGTGTGAATTTCCGCACCTGCGGCGTTGAGCGGAGAGACCCGAAGCCACCACGGAGAGTCGTCCGGGATGCCGAACGTCGCAGGGTTGAACACCGCGCGCACCCTGTTTCCGTACAAAGTCGTGTCGCCGGCATCAGACACCGCGGGGTCCCTGTAGCCGGATTGGGGCACTTCGAGAAAATTCACCGGGACCGCGGCGTCGAAATTGTTGGACCACCGGAGCTTGTAGGCCACAGCGTTGGCCGTCCTGATGATCAGCAAGTCCACGAGCCCCGGTTTGCGGCGCTGAATCGACAACTGTCGCATCGGCAATTCCTTCCAGCTGCGCCACGGGCGAGCTCAAGTACGCGATTGATAAAAAACCGACAGGTCCCGCAGCCGGCTGCAGCCATGGGACGTCCTGAATGCGGACTCCGCCACTGCGCAGCCCCGGAGGGACCTTCTCAGCTCTTTGTCTTGTTGATCAGTGCAGAGTACGTCGCGGCGCTTTCCTGACCCTTGTCTTTTGCAGCTTCTTGTTGAGCTTCGGCCCAGGTTCCCGTCTCTCGGCCTAGATAGTTGGGAACAAGCGACGGATTCTTGTACCGCTCTTTTTGCCTTTTGCCGGCTGCTGCGGAGGAAGCCGCGCGCTGTTTCTTTATGCGTTCGCCTTTAGATGGCCATGACCCACTAGGACCATCTTTCAGCACAAACTGCACCCCGGATGGATTGAACACATATTCGCACAAGCCCCCACAGTCTTGGCAGACCGGCCTGTAAGATTTGAAAGTGTCCACCGAACACTCTTCATCCTGGGATTTACCGCATGCCACACAATGGTATTCATAAATCATGCTAACCTCAGTGATTGACTCTGAATCAACGTTACTGCAGTTCGGCTATTTGCCGAGCAGTCTTAGTCAGTCATCTCACAGAAAGGTAATTGCGGTCTGCCAATTTTGCATGAACAGATTCGCTACGCAACGTAGGAGAGTGCCAATAGCTTGCAAGAAATGCAACTCGATATCTACTTCGTACTCTATGAAAAACACCGATGAAGATAGGCACGAGTTTTTTCTGAAGGTCACTAGCTCACGTGCCAAAAGCGAATTAATAGATTCAGAGGCAACACTAACTAAATTCGGATACCTGCCGAATTCATTAGGCCCGTTCTCTGCTAAAAGAGTAGTTGCAATATGTGAATTTTGCGACGAAAGGTATGAGTCATGCTTAAACACGCTCAGTAAGCGTAAGTCAGCCGCATGCCAAGACTGCATCGGACTTGCCTCGCTGCATGCGACAACAAAATCGGATGTGAACAAAAAATCCTTTGCGTCAGATTACGGCGCCAAAAACCGAAATATGATCTGTGGGTTAGTCCATCTGATCGACACAGAAGCTACCAAGATCAAATTCGGATACGATCCCGCAACGTTAACTCTTCACTCAAGCAAAAAGATAATCCATATCTGTCCACACTGCTCGACTCGCAAACCAACAACGATAGCATATTTCGTTAGTCAAGCTGGACAGGTAACATGTAAAAAATGTGAAAGCATAAAACTAAAAAACACGATACGGACAAAGTATGGCGTATCATCAATCGTAAACATTCCGGCAGTGAAAGCCAAATTATCTGATCCACTGACAGAGCGACTGGTCAAATCAACATTAGAAAGAATCGGAACGAAATATGAACGCCAGTATGAAGTGGGCCCATATTCGTTCGATTTCTATATTCCCAAAGCGAATTTACTTGTAGAATGTCAGGGGGACTTTTGGCATGATTTCAAGCACAATGGATATGTTGGAACGTCACGAGATAGAGGCAAAGCCACTTATGTTCAGAGGCACACAAACTACAAGCTCATATCAATTTGGGAACATGAAATAAACCTTGGAAGAGTCTTTGCGATCCTAAGCAGACATCTGTCCATCACAGTGGATCCAATCACAGACGACCTGAACAGTCTAACAATCAGCTCGATATCTGCCGACGCGGCTTGCGCATTCTTCAGCCAATACCATTACATAGGTTTCACCAAAAATGCCTGTCACTATGGAGCATTCACTCAGTCAGGAATACTAGTGGCGGCATGCTCATTCGGTTCTCCGATCAGACAGTGCACGTGTGCCAAAGTAAGCAGGCTATCCGGAACCACACTCACGAACAAGAGTCTGAGAGAGCTCAAACGATTTTGTATATCCCCATCATTCAAAACCAGTAACGCTGGCTCTAATTTGATCAACAGGTTTGTTAAGGCATTCAAGAAAGAAAAACGTGAAACCATTGCCATCACTAGTTTCAGTGACCCGACTGTAGGACACTCAGGCACAATATACGCGGCAGCTGGTTGGGTTAAACTAGGCAACACAGACAAATCATATCACTATCTTGATCCAGTGACGATCAAGGCCATACATAAGAAGACCGTATATGCCCAAGCCAGCAACATGGGTTTGACAGAGCAAGAATTGGTCAAATTTGCAGGCTTGACTAAAGTGATGGAATCAGAGAAGGTGTTGTGGTTCAAAAAGCTATAGTCTACCTGCGGATGTGGAGCTTGACTGTGGCTTCCGGAGGCTCTGCGCCGGGGTCTTGCTCGAGCTCTGGCTCGGTTTCTTCAGGCTCCGGCTCTTCTTGCGCTTCGACAGGCTCTTCCGCAGGTTCGATGACGTCCGGGTCTTGCTCTTCCACCTTCTGCATGGGAGTCGCAGCCTCTTCGCTCAACCTGTCCCACTCCGCGTCGATTTCAAGCAGCAGGTCATCGTCGTCCAGGGCCCAATTCTCGTCCACGATGCGCTGCACGTGCCGCTCCAAATGGCGCAGCACGGCGTACGCGTGCTTGCACAGCCAGTTCTTGCGGTCCGGATCCCTGATGTCAGGCGGCCCTGCAGTGCCGCGGGGCCGGCCGAGCATATACTCGTTCTGCTTCGCGTGGTACTCGGGGCCGCCCCAGCGCCAGAACGGGCAGTCGCAGGTCATGGTGATTTCGTCGATCGCCGACAGCACGGCGCGCACCATGTGAGGAACGTTGCCGCAGTGCACAGAGAACGTGTACATCCGGGTGCGCTTCATGTACGACACGAAGCTGCAAGAGCAGCTCTCCGCGTTGTCCTGGATGTTGCCCGGGGCGTGCTCCTGCAGGATCTCTGGCTTGATCGCGATGCGCACCTTCACCGGGCGCAGCTGGCTCGAGTGACGCACCTGGTGATCTGACCTGTACGGATATCCCTCGTCGAAAATGTCGGCGGAGTCTCCGTCTGTCATGTAGCTGGTGCTGTCAGGATTCCACACTCTGGCGTCGTACCGGGGCTCGCCGTCCACGAACTGGTCTTGCGGCTGCGCTGCGGGCAAAGACCCGGGATCCAGGTATGCGTCGTTGACAGACCCCTCTGCGACCGGAGGCACGTTCGGCTCGGTGTCCCTGTTGTCGAACGTCGAGTATCCGCCGAACATGTCCGTGGCGTCGCTGCTGCCAGAAGGGGTCAGTCCTGGGCCTCCAGTGGGCAAGCTCTGCACTGGAGGCAGGTGCTGCCTGGCCACCCGGGCGGCGATATGCACAAGCTCGTCCGAGGGCTCGGAAGCTGTCTGCACCATCACAGGAATTAGAAACAGCGGCTTGAGGTGATCCGGGATCGCCACAGCAAAACTGAGCAAGTCCGGGTACACCTCTTGGCACTGAAACGCGTACATCGCCGCGTCGCTCAGCACGAACCCGCTGGGATCGGAGTCGTCTTTGTTCACTTGTGTGTCCTCATCCGCCAGTTCGGCGCGGCAGCTTCATCCTGACTTCGTCCAGGATTCTTTCGAGCGCGTCCACTTTCTCAGGACGTATCAGCGCTCGGATCTCTTCCGAGTCCATGTGGTTGACGGCCATTGCAGCCGCGTCCAGCGCCTTCTCGAGCTTGACCAGAGTTTGGGGCGCGTTGTAAATGATGTCGCCGGCCACGGCGTAGAAGTGGTCAGACTTTTTGCTCGCGTTGATGAGCTCCACTGCCCGCACCATCATGTGCTTGAGCTCGTCGCACCGCAGGCGCGCATCGGACAGCTCTTCTTGGATGTAGACTATCGGGCCTGCCAAGCGAGTGGTGCTCATGTTGGCACACACGGAGCATCAAAGGGCGATGGGGAGCGGCGGAGGCTTCAGCCGCTGAACTGCTTGGGGAAGGTCTTTTCCAAGAGTTTCCTGAACTGGTCGCCTTCGGCCGCGTACAGAGCTTCCAGGAACTGCGGGGTGATGCCGTGGGCTTTGGCCGCGGCGAGGCGCTCGGCAAGCTTGCCGGTAAAAGACCAATCAGCGGGGAACGCAGGATCGATGCGCCTGGCCATCCGGATCTTGGGCGGCAGCTTGGTGTCGATAGCAATCGCGCCCTTGCGAGGCTGGAACGCTTCTGCGGCCACGGATCCGGCCCGCACGTTGCTGGTGTCCTTGACTTCGATGCCTCCCGTGGACACCTTTTCCGACCGGCGCACCTTGCCAACAACCACGCCTTCGCCGTCGCTGACGTCGGACACCGCTGCCGACCGATCGATGTTGGACACGCTGGTCTTGATGGTGATGCCTTCCACCTGCCTGATCTTGCTCTTGTCCAGTATGGGTTTGCCGAGGCCGCGGTTTTCGATTTGCCTAGCCAGGCCGTGCTCCTTGGTCACGTCCTCCACCTTGATCTTGGCGGCAGACCTGACCCTGCCCACGACAACGCCTTCCTGAGAATCCGCGTCGCTGGTGGACATCGACATGCCGCGGCGATTGTCCTGCTTGGTCAATACCTTTGGCCGAACGCCGGCGCTGGCCTTTTCAATCTTGCCGCGGTCATTGACTTCCAGCACGGTCTCCTCGTCAAGGCTGTCCGTATCCATTTTGATGCCGCCGCGCTGCACGCGGCTCAGGTCCCGGTTGACGGTCGTGGCCTTAGCCACGTCCCTGTCCGCAACAAACCTGTCCACCGGCGTCTCGTCGTACTGCACCTGGCTGGCCCATCCGCTCTCGATAGCTCCGCGCAGGTGTGTGGACGGCACTTCAGCGCCAGCGTACTTCAGGATCGACCCGTCGTACTCGAATTCGTCGTTCTGGTGGATCACATCGACGGTGTTGTCTTTGCCGCCGATCCGAATCTTCATCTTTGCGAAGAAAGTATGGAACTTGCCGCGCTGCCACTTGATTTCCATGAAAGTCTCCTGTGCAGTTGACACATGAGACTTTACCTGCACAAATGGTGACAAGGTCATTGTGCTAATACTTCCCATAAAACGTTTATGACGTTACCAGCACATGACTAACAATAAATTTGAGTCAAACAAGATGGGTGAGGCCATTGTCCATCTAGAAAAGCGACAGCAGACAGAAAAGAGAGTTTGTGTGGTTTGCAAAACTGAAAAACTCTTAACCATGTTCAGTGGTCATGTCATAAAACACATGGAATATCTTTTCGTGTCTTTCAGGACAACCTGTAAAAAATGCGATAGTCAGAAGAATGTCAAGAATGTAGCCACGGCAAAGGCACACGACGATGCATATAGAAGAGCGTGCGGATACTGGAACAAAGTACGAAACAAGGGGCAAAAAAGCAACCTGAAATTATCAGATATACGAATGCTGCTAGGATGCCCGTGCTACTATTGTAGAAGTAGAGATTCGGAAATTACTTTGGATCGAAAGGATAGCAGCATCGGATACTTGAAAAGTAATGTAGTTCCATGCTGCTGGAGGTGCAACACTCTCAAATCAGATATGCCATGGGATGCATGGGTGTACCTAGCACCGGCGGTATATCATGCCAGCAAGCTCGGATTATTCGGGAAATGGCGAGAAGAAATTCCAGCCAGAGCCAGAGCCAGAGCCAAAGCCAGAGCCAGAGCCACGATTAAGTAGGCAGCGGTTTCGAAGTCTTGCTGGCGCAGCATTTGCACCCGCCTTCGCACTCTCCGCCCCCGCATTTGCACTCCCCGCCGCATCCGCATTCGCCGCCGCGGGGCAGAGCCGGGTTGGTGTTTGAACCGTAGTCCGGACGATCGGACAGCGGCTGCGCCAAGCACGCCACGCGGGCAGCTATGTTGAAGAATTTAATTGCCATGCAGCACGAAAGTAATCAAAACTCAAATGTCAGATCTGTGATGCGAAAACGCGCAAAAGCGGCCGCCCTGTCTGTCTTTGCACTCGGGGCGGCAGCATACCTGTCCGCTCCTGTCTTGGCGAAGAGAGCGCTGATTGGCGAGCTCGAGGCCAGGGGATGGGACGCCGCCGTGCAACAGGTGTCCTTGACCAGAAGCGGGGTTCGGCTGAGCGGTCTCGACATGACGTCCAAAGACAAGGCTCGGCACGTTGTGCTGAGCTTCGCTTTGATCGAACTCGACTACAAGCTCTCCCCGAAGCAGGTGACCGCTGAAGGCGGCAAAATCACCATGAGCGGCCGGTGGCCGAAAGCCAAGAGCGAGGCTGGGGCGTCTGGCCGATCAATGCGCATTCGAATAAAGAATGTGCCGCTGCTGTGGGAGGATATCGACGGCAGCGGCACAAAGGTGGAAGCGGACTGCGTGACCGCGAACCTGGACACCTCGGTCGAAGTGCTGCTGGAGGGTCTGATCGTGCAGTCCAAATGGGGTCAGGCAAAGAGCCACTCCATGCGCGTGATCAAAGGCTCAGGGAAGACTGAAGCCAAGTCGCCAGAAGTCATTTTGTTTGCCCGGGGCCACAGCATCCGGCTGCACGAACTCGAGGTGATGGACGTGCAGTCTCAAGGCGGCTCGGTGTCGTTCTCGGCTGCGGCGGCCAGAGCAGACTTGCCTTGGGGTCTGTCCGTAGCCGGCGCGCAGGCAGCGGTGACGGCGGCGCCCGGCGAAGGCGGCGCCCGAATCTCGGTCCAGGCCCAGTTCAAGTCTGCCACAGGCCAGCACGGGGCCGTGGCAGAAGACTCTGTGACGCTGCCTGAGACCTGCGTGAGCGGAGAGATGCTGGTGCAGTCTGCCCGCCGCTGGTCGTGGTCGGCAGACGTGACTGCGGGGCAGGTGCCGCTGAAAATGCTGGCGTCGAGAGACGCAGAGAGCTGGAAGCTGGAAGCCAGCATGGGCTGGACGCCGTGTTCAGACGTGCTGCAAGCTGTGCCGGACTCGATGAAGCAAGAGCTTGTAGGCATGCGCCTGGGAGGGGAGATGCGAAGCGCGGCGAAAGTGAGCGAGCAAAGCGGAAAAACGCCTGAGGCTTTCTTCGAGCTCGTCAACAAATGCAAGGTGCTGGAGCTGCCGGACAAAGTGTCTGCAGCCCTGTCCGGCAAACCTTTTGCGCGCACGATCTACTCCTCCACAGGCCGCCGCACAGGCAAGTCAGCCGCTGCCGGATGGCCAGCCAAAGTGTCTTTGGCCGACGTCTCCCCGTACATGGCGAAAGCCGTGGTGACCACAGAAGACCCCGGATTCTGGGGCCACAAAGGCATCGACGTGGAAGCTGTGCGAAACTCCATCCGGGATAATGTCAAAGACAGAAAGTTCGTTCGTGGGGCCAGCACGATCACCATGCAGCTGGCCAAAAACATGTTCTTGAGCAGGGACAAAACAGCGTCTCGCAAAGTCCAAGAGTTCTTTCTGGTCATGGCGATAGAGCAGCGCATGACCAAGGACAGGATACTGGAAGCGTACCTGAGCGCCGTGGAGTTCGGCCCAGATATCTGGGGCATCGGGCAAGCGGCCAATCACTACTTCGGCACAGACCCTTCTCGACTGTCTCTTGCCCAGTCAGTGTTCCTGGCGTCTATTCTGCCCAGGCCGAGAGCCTCCTACTTTGGCGCATCAGGCAAAATGCATGAAGCCAAGCGCAACCACGTCAACCTGATCCTGGACCTGATGCTTCGGCGCGGGTCCATCACAGACGAGGAATGCAGAATGGCGAAAGAGGAAGACCTGGTGCTGGGCAGCCCAGAGTCTGGCGTGGGCGAACTGGACGCTTCTGAATGGACGACCGAGTAAATTCGGACTCGGCAGACGTATCCGGGGCTATGCACCAGTGGACGTTTGTCCGGGAAACTGCTGCCGTCTGCGGCGAGGTCGCGACGCACGTGTGCGGGATGCGCACTCAATCGCGTGCGCTAGCGCTCGGGTGCGATCAGCATCTGCTGCAGGAAATGATGGAAAAATGAAGCTGGCCAAAGCGCCGATACAAATTCCGCCCGTCATGTGGTCCCACCCGGTAGGCGCCGGCGCAGACCTGATTGTCTTGGCCGTCATGGAACCGTATTCGGGCAGACCGAGAAGGACGTACGCTGTGGCTGTGCGCGCAGGATTCCATACGCGACTTTTCGGACATATGTCGGATACCGGAGTGTTCGTTTTCTTGACCGACTACGGCCGGAGTCGGCGAGTTAAAGGGAGATTTGGGTGCGCCGTGTCGGAGCTTCGCAAATGGGTGGCGGTCAGGCAGGTGATGGACGTCTAGCGCGCGGCGCGAGCATTGCGGGCAAAGACCTGCCAGTCGCACGCACGCCGGGCTAGACTTTGGCGAGATGTGGCGACTTGCCGACCACGTACTCGAAGCCCTTCTTCTTCAGAGACTCCACGACAGAATTGACGACCGTGCCCTCGGCTTGAGCCACCATCGCGGCCTCGTCAGTGTAGAACTGATTCCTGCGCTCTTTCACCAACTGGTTGACGAACTTGCGCACGCTGGTGTAGGGGTTCATCTTCAGCAGAGTCTGCTTATTCTTGGACATCGCCCCGACAGGAGGGTGGGCAGCAATGCTGTCTATCACTTCTTGGATGCTTCGCCTGGTGCCTGAGGGGTCGCTCCAGTTCCAGCTCAGAACTGACTCGTCTCTGGCTACTTCGAACACGGCGTCGCCGAACCAAGTGTCTTGCAACTTCGGCAGCCCTGTGCTGCCGGAGGGAGAGGACCCGGCAGAAAACGTGTCGACCGTGCCGCCGGGCTGGTGGTTGTAGTATCCGCCGCTGAGCACGCCGTTCTCGGCCACATTCCCCTCGAAGCCGAGATCCCGGTTCTGCAGCCACTGGCTGTGCTCCGGAGTGCCCTTCGCCGGAATGACCCCTTCTGACTGGTACCTGAACCTGAACAGAATGCCGCCTATGAGCGCTGCATTGGACCATGCGGCGGGCTTGGCCCCAAAAGACACGTACCCGTCTCTCCATCCCTTGCCGGACCAGCTGGTGTCGTACAAGCCGCCCGAAGAGCCGCGGCCCACCGAAAAGTCCCAAGTGCCGTCAGGCATCAATGAGATCAGCTCCTGCCAGATGCGCTCTTGAATGCTCTTGGCGAGCGAGTTGGCGTCGGCTTGCCTGATGCGGCGAGCAAGCCTGGCCAAAGACCCGGTCACTAGCATCAGCGATGGCGCCGATGAGTTGTCGATCCGGTCCGCAATGTCTCTGAGCTGCTGGGCTGCGCTGCTGGGGTCGACGTCGGCCGGCTCGGCGCCTTGTGGGCACTCGGCCAGAGAACTGTCTCCGCACGACGTCTTTTTGTTCAGCTCCCAGTACAGCGCAGCTACTCTTTGAGCAAGATCCATATTCGAGCGAGCAGCATCAAAATTCAAATCAGTCGAGCCAACCTGCGAGCCAACCTGCGCTTGGTGTTGAATGCAGAGCCGGGCTGCAAGTCGTGCTCCCATACCCTCCATACGGTCCATCCAAGGCCTTCCAACTCCACAACGTTGTCCTCGTCTCTTATCATGTTGCCGACTATTTTAGGCACCCAGTACTCTTTGTGGCTTTTAGGCATTTTGCCGTGCTCCGGACATCCGTGCCAAAAGCATCCGTCGACAAACACGGCAAGCTTGAGGGCAGGTACCACGACGTCTGGCTTGCCGGGCATGCCGCGCACGTTGTACAGCATCCTGGACTCGGTGAGCTGCTTCAGCATTTGCCTGAGCACCCGTTCAGGTCTGGTGCCAGACACCTTGATCTGAGACATGTGCCTGGACCGCTGTCGCCGAGTCATGTTGTCCATGTCACGGACGGACCATGCAAGTTGTAATGTTCTGCATGGGGGCACAACGGCAAAGAAGGCAAATCATGAATAAGAAAAGCATGCAGAAGATCACCGTGATCGTGGCCGGCAAGAGCGAACCGCAAGTGATCCCCGGCCATATGGACAACGCGGGCCGCCGCATCTGCCTCCAGAACTACGATTCGTCGCCCGGCAACACCAAGGTTGCGTTCTACTCCATCAACGTCGACGGCGCATGCAGCGGCAGGTGGGTCTACAAGAAGGCAGCCGGCGGCCGCTGGGCCAAGCAGTAAAACCCCCCTCTCAAACGTTCTCCAGGTCCAGCGAAGCGCACGCGCCGGCTCAGCTCCGAGAGGCGCTGTGCACGAATGCGCTGTCCAGCACCACAGTTTTCCCAGGCTTCGGATAGTACCTCGGATGGGCACCCTGCAGGATGTGGGCAACTGCTTGCTGCGCGGTCAATCCGCCTTCGCCAAGGTCCAGATCGTTGCCCAGTATCTTCGTGTCCCCCTCGGCGTCGGTCACCGAGTGTACGCCAACTTTCTGCCCCTCAGCGTACACGCCCCAGCTCTGTTTGACGCCGCCGTCCTCGGTCATTTCAACGTCGAGCAGAGTCACAGTCGGAGGCGACTTGCCCCCTTTGCCCTTGCTTTTCTTTTTGCTTGGGCCGTCTATGGACAGCGCAAGCTTCTCCAGCAAAGGCGCGTCCGGCTCTTGCCCGGACATGAACCGGAGAGCCGAGGACAGCAGGTCAGGCGACACTGATTGCAGGACAAAGTCCGGCACTATGCCTAGGCTGACGTACTTGAGCTGCAAGCCGAGCTCCAGGTGCTTGAAGTCTCGGATTCGGCCTCTGCACGCAGGGCTGCCGCACCGGCAATCCATCTCCCAGTCGTCTTCGTCCATCGTGGTGGAGTAGTCCCACACGATTTCATCTCCGGCCTCAATCGGCCGAATGGCAATCAGCCACATGGACCCGTCGACGTCCGCCACGCCGGCGTTCGGATCGCACGAGTGGTTGCAGTAATCGTCGAACCAGCCAGAAGGGCCCATGTAGACGCTTCTGCCCACCTGCATGTACCTGTCGTCCTCCGGGGACGATATTTCCGGCAGATCCTCAGCTGAGCAGATGTCGCCAGAGAACTGCGCCACGAGGTCTCCGACAGCGAAATTGCGCCCGGCATATGCGGCGTGCCCAAGCGCGTTGCGGCCCAAATACAAATCGTTCACACGCTGCATGCTCGATAAACGTTTTGTCGATTGCAGGCCTTATGGCCATGATAGCTCTGCGAGTCCCGCAGGAAGTCGGCAGACTTCTGGCGCAAATGTCAGGCGCGCTGCCGGGCGACGTTCAAGCAGCGTCTGAAATGCACGTGACTGTGGTGTACCTCGGCGACGGAGCATCGATGGAGCAGCTTGCGGCTGCAATGGTGGCTTGCCACAAGGTCACGCGCCGAACGTCGCCGTTCACGCTAACATGCAGCGAAGTGGCTTCGTTCGACCCGGGCCACCACGGCACCCCAGTTATCCTGCCGGTGCAGTCCCCTGAGCTCATGCAGTTGGAGCGAGACCTGAAAGAGGAGCTCGACCTCTCAGGAGTGTCGTACAGCGCCAAATGGCCTGAGTTCAAGCCGCACGTGACGCTGTCGTACATGCCTGGTGCCAAAACGGCAGGACCGCTGCCTGCGCCAGTGTCTTGGGGAGCGTTCGATCTGACAATATACGGCGCGGACCGTGGAGACGGCAGGGTTTCCATAGCGCTGCCGTTTGTTTTGCAAAATTTCCAGCTTCAGCTCGAAAAAATAGCTGCCAAGCTGTCACGATCGCAGTAAGTGCCCTCGGAGGGAGTCGAACCCCCGGTGACGAGCTCTCGCTCGTGGACGGTTTAAAGCCGCCTGCCTTCGACCGCTGGGCTACGAGGGCTTGTGTGCTATCCTTGTTCGCAAACTGCGCGACAAATGCGCCGAGAGTCACTCTTCCATAACGTTCGCTATCCCGTAGTATTCGCACTCGACCATGGACGCTTCTCGGCCAGCCGCGTCATACACTTGAACGTTCACGTCGTTGTAGATGAACTTCCTGGCCGAGCACCGATCGCATTCGTACACTTCGACCCGGTCCGCGTCAGTGGATACGAGCCTCCAGCAGTGGGTCGCCCGTGGGTATACGCTCCACAGGTCTGATTCGGTCACCGGGAATGTCACTTCTTGATACCTTTCGCGCGGATGGCTTCCACTGGCCGCCGCTACGCTCCAGGCAGCTAAATTTCCGAGGTAGTCAGCCGCCGAGAGCTAGCGGCAGATTGCGGCACAGCCTTCTGGTGCCTGAACCTGGCTCGAGCGCCAAAGCAGTCAAAGCGTTGCCAAGGTCAGGCTCGCGAAACATCGACAACTTCAAGTCCCAGTCATCTGCCAGGTCAGCCAACTGCCGCAGCGCCTGTTCGTCGGGCACAGTGAGCATTGCCAAAGTGTTGGAACGTTCAAACCAGGCCGCGAACTCAGTTGGGAAATCGACACAAAACTGGTGTGCTGCGTGGGCAGCCTGAACCGCCTGCTGACCCGGCCGCAGATCTGCGCGAGTGACCAGAAAGAGCTTCTCAGCCATCGCCAACCTCCTGGCGAATCGCCTGAGCCAGGCGGCGCTTCTTGTCAGCCTGCTGTTCGGCCTGCTCGGCCGCGTACTCCAGTTCAGACAGGTAGGAGCCCACAGATTCGAGCGATCGGCAGCTTCGCGTACAGCAGCCGCGCCTGCACGGCCCGGTCGACCACGAGGCGGTGTACCATCCGGGGTCAGACCAACGCACCTTGCGCTCATCGGCGCCGTACTCATCCTGCTCGATCCAGGTCTGGGCATCCTCCTCCGTGTCGAACCAATACAGTTCGACACCGTCCACTTCCATCTTGCGCTTGCACGCATGCTCCTTGCCGTGGTGCAGCTTGATGTTGTCTTCATCGTCCGACGTGAAGTCGCACAGGTCGCAGCCGTACGTCGTGTAAGTGACCTCCTCGGCTGGCACAAGCTCGGTCTTGACAATCGTCCTCATGCTGCCTGCTCCTTGGCCTCGGAGGCCATCGGGCGGGCCAGCCACGCCTTGATGCTATCTTTATCCCACTCGGCCGGCAAAGGCTCTCCCTTGGGCAAAGAGACCTCAAGGAAATGCTGCACGAAGGAGGGGCGGGGTTTGTTATTGGGGGCGCACTTCCACTCTGTCGCCGAGTACAGCCTGCCGCGCAGAAACGCGTAGGCAAGCAGCATATGGCGAGTGTCGTCACCAAGGCTGCGCTTACATCCCCAGAGGCGGGAGCGTTCGTCGCCCTCAGATGCGCGTATCTGCTTGCGGATCTCGAGCGATTCGGCCATGCTGGCCTTAATCCAATGCTTGATGCTTACAACTGACTGCTTCATGATGTCCTCCGTCTCAATCGTCACTTGCTCTGGTGTTGGTAGCAGCGACGGCGACGGGGGACCGCGAGGTAGTTACAAGTGGCAGTTCCAGTCAGATCTAAGCGAGTGCATAATTCAAAAATAACACTTCGTCCGGGTCGAGTCAAGGTAGCCCAAGCGCCGGAATTCGAACCACAAAATGCGCGAGACTCACGACTCTTGCACCATGCGCACCGTGTTGATCGCCATGGCTTCGTCGCAGTCATGAGGCACTTGGTGCGTCCACTCCAGCTCGAGCTTGACGTGCATCCGCTCTTCGAGACTTTTGGTGCCGAGAACGTTCCTGAAATGCCTCATGTCGAGCCATGCCGCGACGTTGGAGCCGCATCTGCGGCACCGCAGAGCATATCCCATCCGCAAGCTCGTCGCAACATCCGACGAGGCGTGGAACTGGACTTGGTGAGCAGTCATGCTTGGCCGGACCCTTAGGTTTCTTGCACAGACCTGATTAGGTTCAGAGAGGCAGCTTCGTCGCAATCTGCGGGGAACGCGATCTCCCACTCCTGCATGAGCTGCCTCAGTATCCTGTTGTCGCCCGCACCAGTGCTGAGGTACGAATATGTGTCCAGGGAAGCTTCACAACAGCATCCGCACCTGCGGCACAAAACTCTGTACCTGATTACGCGAATGTCAAGCACGTCCGGATGCTGTTGAAACTCTATGTGGTGAGGCACTACAAGTTGCATCACAACTTGATGCGCGTTTCCAAAAGCTCCGCCTTGCATTCGACGCGCCCTTCATCGGTGTCGATGGCCATGGAGTTCTCGTCGAGCGACGAGAATTCTGAAAACCAGACTTGCCCCACCACCAAGCAGAACGTGGTCTGCGCGATCTGGTAGATCAGACCCCGGGCCCTGTCCCGGGCTGCGTTGGCCTGCACTTCAAGCCACGTTTCGAGCACCGCGTCCCTGTTTGCTGACTGGGAGATGTCGCTGGCCAAGAAAGCCTCAACCCGGTCGAAATGCGGCTTCATGAGCTTGCCGGCCGCGTTGAGTTTGCCCTTCTTGATTTGCTCGCGCAGGTCCTTGAGCGAAGGCAAGCTAGACAAGCCTTTGAGAGACACCTTCAGGCATTTGCCCATATAAAAGTCAGTCGCTTCTGCCTGCACCGTCTTGGGCGAGAATCCGCCGTCGCTGATGCCCTGCTCCTTGAGCCAAGCGGCGGCCTCGTCTCCGTACTGCGCTGCGATGCCTTCTGCCTTCTTGGCAAGCAGCAGCTCCTTGGTGAAGCCGTTGAACACCTTTTGGGCAGCCTGGGCCTGGACGAGCTCGTACTTTGTGGCAAAAAACTTTGCCGCCGACACCGATCGCACCATCTGGCGGTTGACGACCGGCAGCTTGCGCAGGTGGAACACAACTACGCCGCAACCGATGTCGTCGAAAGCGGCGCGCGGCAGAGTGCCATCGGACTCGTACTGTTGCAAAATTTTTTCGGTGCTGTACGTCACGCGCACTGGCAGCTCGTCGACGTTCACCAAGCCGTCTTTGATGATGGCGTAGTTGCGCCAGATAAACGTTGGGAAATGGCCCGGGAACTGCCCGTCCAGCTCTTCAGCCACGCGACTCGACAAATCCACAGTCCCAGGCTTTCTAACCAGAATGGAGACGTTGGGTCGGTCCTCGTTGAACGTCAGACTCGAAATAGGGTAACCGTCCGGAGCCGGATCGGCCTCAAACTCCAAAGCCTTCGGCTTGTTGGCAGCAATAGATGCTATCCTGGCTGTGAGCTCCGCCACCTTTTTGGTGTTCTTGCCAGCTGCAGCGATTTGCGCGGTGAGCCGCTCCACCTCGGCTTGCTCTTCAGGCGTCAGCTGCTCGGAGGCGTCGATGCGGCCTCGGCCGATGGCGCTGTACTTGAAGCTCGGATGCTCCATCAGCACCCGGTTGCCCTCGTCCGACTGCAGCATCTGCAGCAGATCAAGCACCGTGAAGGCATTTTCCGGCGGCACGCGGTCCGGATCGTAACCCAGAGTCCAGCGCCGATCTTTTTCCGCCGCCGCCGCTTTGGTCGCATCCGTGAACTCCGAATACTTTTGGCGACCGAAGCAGTTGGCGAACTGCTCGATGAATGCGACGTCGCCCAAGCTCTTGAGCACTGGGAGCACCACGTCGGCACGCATGCGCACAGCATAAAGCGACGCGGCCGCGTAAGCTAGTGCCAGCGTGCCGTCGCCTTTGTCGCCACGGGCGGCATCCTTCGCCGACATGGTCAGCTGGTCCTTGGCCACCACTCCGACACCGGAGGAGGACAGGTACGCGACAGTGCTCGTGCCCTCGGGCACCGACGCTTTGCCGTCTTCGACTGCGAAAGTGAGAAGGTCTGCGCCAGACAAAGCGAACGCAAACCCTCCGACAGGATTTCCGGCCACCGCCACCTCGATGCGCTTGGCACCAATCGGGCGCTTCTGCATGGCCGACTCGAACTGCGGCGCGTACCGGTCAAAATCCTCCGAAAATATCAGCGCGCCGGAAGACTTCTCCGCCATGGCAGCCAGCAGCGGCCGGTCCGCATAATATCCGTACTCGACAAAGGTGGCAGCAGCCAGACCGCCGGCGGCCTGCTGCGCCGCTTGCATGATGTCTTGGCGCGACCAGCAGTTGTCGCACCCATCGGACATAAAGAACATGGAGAAAGCGCCAGGGTGCTTCTTAGCGATCCTCTCGACAAGCCGGGATACCTCTTCCAAGGGCTCTTTGAAGCCGGTGAGACACACAGGCCTCAGCCACCTGTCGATTGCTTGATTGACCTGCTGCAGGTCGGCAAGAGTCGAAACTGGCTCGGCCTCCAGCAGAGTGCCGAACTGACCTCGGCCGGAGAACCAGACCACAGACAGTGTGTCCTTTTCGCCAAGCAGCTTGGGCATCTTGCGCTTGAGCTGCTCCCTGATCTTGGGCAAGTCCCCGGACATGCTCCCGGAGCAGTCGATGACGACGATGTGATTGGTCGGAACGTCTGCTGGCTTTGCCTGAGGGGCTTTGTTGCAAACTACCTGCTCGACGAGGTACAGATTTTCTGCGATTTTGTAACTTATGGGCGCCATGTGGGTCTCCAGTATGGGTTTCAGTACGAACCATACCGAACGTAGCCCCGGCAAAACTTAGCGCCAATTCGTCTGCCGAATTTTTAATCGGCAGACTCGGTCATGAACGTCTTCGCCATCGCCGCAAGAGTAGCCGCCGTGCGCGGTCCGGAGCAGTGCAGTCAGTGCAGAGGCAGCGGGTTTGATGCAAGAACGCTGGAGGACTGCCTGCGCTGCAACGGCACCGGCAAAGACCCCAGCGCACCTGCCGCCGGCAGCTGGAAATTGGTCAGCGACATCTGGAGCCCGGAAAAGGCGACTGAAGTGCCTGAGAAGGAGCTTCTGAGCGTATATCTGCCGAATTTGAACCACGGGGTGTTCAACATTCTCAGAGTCACACCGAGCGGCGCACATGCCATGTTCGGCATAAGCCGGTACAAGGAGGGGTACGACGTCACCCAACTTGGCGGCTCGATGGACAGGGACATGGGGTTGTTCGAGTCTCCGGCAGATGTGCTGAGAGCTATAAAGAAGAGCTCTGACCGGATCGCATCCGCGGGTGGAGCGAGCCGCACGGCGTCCATCAGCTGGACGCAGGTGAAAGGCGTGCTGGACGCCCTGGACGTCAAGATGGACGTCAAGAAGACGTTCATGCAGATCAAAGACGGAATCCAAGTGCCGCTTGTAGGCGGCCAGCTGCTGAGGGTCACAATAAGCGACTGATCCGGGCAGGACTTTCCAGGACGTTCACCGCCAGGCGAGCAGCGCAGCCGCTGCTCCCGCAACCAATCCGAGAGCAAAGAAGGTGGCAGCCAGGGCGAACGCGCACTCCAGCTCCTCCTTGCACGCGGAGCTGAACTCTGCTGCGGAGATGTGTTTTCTCAACCTGCACAGCACCAGCAAGGAGCGCACCTTGCGGCGCCTGATCAAGTCAAGGTAGCGCCCGATGGGGCCGGGGCTCCGCTTGGCCACGGAAGACTTGCGATTTGCAGGCATCGCACAGCCTGCCGACAAAACGTCGATGGCATGCCAGCGGGTCAGCAGGGAATTTTTGCGTGGCGCCTCGCCAGCTCCACGCCGTCTGACCGAAGGACCACAGAACCGACCGGCAGACTGGACAGGTCAAGCGCCCGCTTTGCGCCGCTCCATCCGGAAAATTCCGCGAACGCTCCCCAAAGCTTTCCGGATTCGCTAACCACGTAGTATGCGGCGTCAACGCCCGTGCGTCTGAGCTTGTCCGCCAAGCGCTTGCATTTGTCTCGATGCCGTTTCTCGGCCGCGCTCAACTCGGGTCTGCCAGGGCCACACTTGGGAAAAGGAGACTGGCGGCGACTCATGTAGTCACTTTACAAGGCGAGGTGTCCGCCAATTACAGAACAAATATCATGAAGGACGTTCATAAACATACACGGATTGCGTCCATGTTCTGCCGTACTTGTGTCTGCCTGTTTGGACAAACCCATAAGCCTTCATCGCTGCGTGATATGCAGTAAAAGTTGGTGCACCCTTAACATCTTTCAAGTGTAGCGCAACCCGACCTCCGTGTTCCAAGTGAGTACTAAACTGTTCCACTAGCGGGAAAACAAATGAGTCTAACCACCCGGCACGCATAGCATCCGACTCTATCCCGTAGTCCTCAGTGTCCATGTACGGGGGACTTGTGAATATCAACCCAAATTTTTGACTCGTAGATTTCAGAAACTCCAGCGCATCGACATGCAGCACAGTTACAGGCCGTGGTGAACCGAAAGCGTGAGCGAGAGTCGAACACCCGTTTACGACCTCTGACTGTAAATCACACCCGGTATAACTCGAGACATCCGTACATAGGGCAGCCATACATCGACCGCCCCATCCGAGAAACGGGTCGAACACGTGCATGCCCATCCCGTATCGTTTGAGCACGGACACTGCAGCCATCGGAAAGAAATGACCAGGAGTCCTAACTCTGTACCTGATGGCCGAGTGGACTGCCCCTGGGGTCACTCTTTCCTCTCGTTTGATTAGACATATGACAGCCTCGTACAGCATCTGGTCGTTGAGCAGCGCTTTCTCCAGAGATGGGAATCGTGCAGTACTGGACCCGAATCGGGTAGTGAATATTGAATCAAGGAAGTTCAGACCAACCATAGACATTGAGCAGGCTCCAGCCACTGGCTGGATTCTAGCAGCAGCACATAGCACATCCTGCTGATTTTCCTTCAACTCCACTCGAGGTAACCGCAACTCTTGAAACAAGAGTCGGATGTCCCTTGGATCACCCAGTAAATGCCGTCTATCGTCTTCTTGAGCGTTGAGATCTGATGGGTGTGGGCGCAAATTCTTCAGGTCCCAGCACCACCTAAATAACTCCGAGTCCATGTCATCATACGGAAAGAAAACCTGCGGGATTATGTGGTCAACTTGCCACGTGCCGGGCCCAGACCCATAATTCGAAAAATTCATCCAGTCCGCAAATTGAGACTCCAGGTGGCGATATAGATCCTCCCAAGAATAATTCAAATACTGCAAAGATGCAACTCCACCTTTCAATTTCCCATGACTGGATAGCGCCTCGCTTATTCTCCCGCGCATGAAGCCGCGAATTCTGATCCTTGGATTTTCCGCCGCCCTCTTAGTATTCTGCGCCACTATGCGCTTGCGGTTGCGCTGGTAATAAGCAGCGGCCCTACTCCTGATTACCCGGTTTTTGACGTCGTCTGCCCTGTTGTCCCGCATACGGTCAAGCACCGATTGCCTATACTGTGGGTCAGTTGAATACTTGATCCTAAATGCAGAATTGACTGCCTCCCGATATTCAGGCTGCGACGCTCTCTCAGCTGCCCGTGCTTTCATATTTTGACCCTTAACTGGGTCGTGATATCTGAGCTTTTTAGCCTCACGGGCTTTCTTCCGCTCGCATTCCTTGCAGTATGGAGACGCGTAGGATTTGTCGTTTTTGGCTTTCCGGAAATAAAAAGCCACCTCAGGTTCTGATTTGCCACATATGGAGCAAGAGTCCATTCTCGAACTTACAATAAAAGAAATAAGTTTGTTCGAGAATGGCAAATAGTCTTGAGGCCATCCACATATTATGTGGATGGCCTCAAGAAAGCCTCAGAACCGATTCTCAGCGCTGAACGATGAGACGAACAAGGCCGCGCGGGTTATATGCGCCAATGCCAATGTTCTCGAACATGCTGAAGCCAATCGTGCGCTCTTCCGGGTTGTCCGCCGACAGCACGGTCAGCTCAGTGCGCACCGGGATGCGGCCGAACTGCTCGGGCTCGCAGCAGATGTACACAACGCCGGCCGGCACGAGACGCGACACGACAAACTGGGCGTTCCAGCCCGTGGCCATCATGCCGGTCTTCCACAGGGTCGCCTGCGACTCGATGTCGAGCACGTCGCGGCCGAACTTGCGGATGTCAGCGTAGTCAGTCGCGTTCATGTAAACGCGAGCGACGCGCAGGTCGTGACGCTCGATCTCCGAGAAGGCGTCCGCGAGAACGGCCGGGGAAATCGGGGCAACCACGGGGATGTCGGGGTTCGTCCCGCCCGGAAGCGAGTCGAAACCGTTGATCGCGATGGCGTCCATGATCGAGAAGACGCGGTCGTCTTCAGCGGCCTGGATCTGGGCCTTGCCGAGGTCCTGCATGCGCTTCAGGAGGTCGTACCGACGCTCCTTGACCTGCGTCAGCGGGGACTTGGGCAGAGCCGCGATCTCGAACAGCGGGAAGATCACGCGGCGCGGCTTGGCCACGGCGGTGATACTCTCGCCTTCCTCGCCGATCACGTACGCGACCACATCAGGGTCCTTGTCGTAGATCGGAAGAGCGCCGTCGGGAAGCTGCTCGACGAGGAACGTCTTGCGGCCGACGGAGCTATAGTCGCGGCGCTCGCGCAGCGACTGAATCATCGACGAAGCGATGCGCTTGCGACCCTGAGAGGTACCGATGTACCTGTCGATCACTTGCTCTTTGATGGTGTTGTCAACTACCTGTACGCCGAATGCCATGGCTTCTTCTCCTCTCAGTACTTGAGCTCGGCGAAGAGCTCGGCGCTCGTTGCGTCAGGGGGTGAAAGGACGATGCCCATACAGGTCACGTCCGGCTCGATGGCAACGCCGCCGCCGCCAGATCCGAGAACAGCCGCGGTAAGCCACTGCGCCTCGTACGAGTCCTGCCAACGATTGGTCAGGTAGCCATTCACCGACGCATACAGCTTCTGTCCATTGCCGTACGCTGCCAGCGGGTCGCCAACAGCGCCGCCGCCGACGAGAGTCTGCTGCTGGGTCTCGTAGATCTTGATGCCAGCCGCGCCGCCGCGGACGAACGGGCCCTTGCCCGAGGCCACGCCGGGCGTGTTCTCGAACGAATTGCCGAGCGCATCGTTGATGAAGAGACCGAGAGGCCGAGTGTTGACCACGTAAGCCGCGTTCACGAGAACGGCGCCGCCTACGGTATTGGACCCGACGTCGGGTCGAGTGAAGGCGACCGATCCGCCAAGAGCGCCCCTCTTCACGTTCGTTGGAAGAGTAGTAGACACTGCGAGCGGGTTGACCACCACGTTGGGGTTGTTCTGAGTGAACCCGTCACTTGCCAGGACCGGAATGTTGTCCTTCGCAATGTGATACAGGATCCGCAGAGCCCCTTGGCTGAGGCGAAAGTCGCCTGATGCGAGACCACCGATGCTTCCCATTGTTCCTCCAGCTTCCTTCAGCCTGGTCTACGGGTCATGTCCGACGCTTCACTTCTGGAGTGGTTTCAGTCCGTTGCCGCGAAACCGTTGCCCCATTAGATTGTCGTCAATCAGCTTTTTGACCAAACCTCAGTAACTGTTAACTCGTCTGCGTATCCTGTTTGCGTATGTCTCCGAGGAGCCCAGCCCAGCAGTACTGGGCTCCTCAAACCTTGCATCACCGGCCAGGGCGCTCCCACAGGGACTCGAGGCTGTCGTCCTGGGTCTTGGCAACCTGAACTTGTCCGAGCTTCTTTGCACCCTTGACCGAAGCCGTCCGCTGACCGAAGCTGGTGCGCTGAGCAGCAACCATCTCGCGCTGCGCCAGGCTGTCTTCGGTGTCGAACAGACCATTGAGATCGGAAGCCATCGCGGGCTTGCCTTCCGCCTCTTCGTCGTCAAACGAGATATCGAGAGCTTCGCCACCCTGCGCAGCGTCTTCGCCACCTTCAAAAAGCTGCTGAAGGTCGTCAACTTCACCTTCGGCACCTTCGGCACCTTCGGCACTGTGTTCTGCAGCCTCGACCTCTTCAATCACTTCCTTGATTGCCTTGAGGTCAGCGTCCGTCAACACGGCCTCTTCCTCTTTTTCGCCCTTCTCGTCCTCGTCCTCGTCCTCGTCCTCGTCCTCGTCCTTCTTATCGCCAGAAGTCGCGGACTTGGGCTCGTCCTTGGGCTCGTCCTTGGGCTCGTCCTTGGCCGCCTCTTCAGCAACTCGCGACGAAGCGACAACGTTCAAGATGCCCTTGAGCGTCACGTCGTCGATGGAGTTGAACAGAGTGGCGAGGCGCTCAACAGCAGACTCCTCGGAGCTGTTCAAGATGAGGGCAGACAGCTTCGTGCAGGCCAAAGCGCGACGGAACCTGGCGGTTTCAGGCAAAGCCTTAGGAGAAACCTGATCCATGCGCTTAAGGGTCGCGACCAAAGCCCTTGAAGGCAGATTCATGAGGTCCAAAGCCGTGTTCTCGATCAGGCTTTCGTCGTTCGTCTTCAGGAGGGCGCGGGCCACGCGTTCGCATGCTGCTGCCTTGCGCTGAGTCGCTGCAAGCTTGGCGTTGTCATACTGGCCACCCTTGCCCCACGGGCGGGTGCCGGCATGCGACCAAGTGTCATCGCGGAATTCGGGCATCCCGATTTCATTCCGCTTGACAGCTCCGCCTGCGTACTCCTTCTCAACAGACGAACCTGAGTTGACGTCTTCCGCCCAGGCCGACGGGTCGCCGTTCACGTACTCGTCGACCGCTGGCTGCGGATTGCCGCCATCGCGGTTCATCGTGTAAATGTCGTCGGCGCGACGTTGTGTCGAGGCGCTGCGGGGTGTCTGCTTCCAAGTTGATCGCTGACGCATGGCCTGAAATGCCTCCTATTGGGGACTTTCCTCATCAATGCTTTAAAACTCAACCAGAGAGGCAATCTTGCCTTTCCGAATGAAAAACTCTCGCTCTGAGTCCGTAGAAGCTCTTCCAAGCTTCATGTCGCATGCAGCCACAAAAGACTTCATGCTGGGGTACGAAGACGGTGCGCCAACATTCATCGCTATCTTGTAAAGATTTGACGAATAACTGCGACCGTTCATGCGATCTTCAATCCATGAAAGGACTATTAGATCGCGAGTACTGATCCTGTGCGCTGCAATTGCCTTTTGTCCGCCTTCATGCACAATGCGGTGGACGTTTTCAGCCCAACGGATCAGCTTCTTGTTGCTAAACTTTTTGCGAAGCTTAGCCGAAAAATCCGTGGACGCATGCACCAAATTGTCGTTGCCTCCAGCAACTTCCCAGTCAGGAGACGACACAACGCTCTCCACGTCTTCAGGCTTGGGGGCGAGCTTTTCTCCGAGAGCTTTGACAAGATTCTCAACAAGCATGCGTTGAGCTTGTTCAAGCATCTCTTCTATGCCACCTTTGCTGTCTGCCTGACCTTGACCCTGACCTTGTCCGCTTTGGCTTTGGCCACCTAAACCGGATCCGCCACCGGATCCGCCACCGGGTCCACCGGGTCCGCCGCTCGGCCCAGGCATGCCGCCAAGATCGCTAAGATCTCCGCCTTGGTCGCCGCCAAGATCTCCGCTCTGACTGAGGTCGTCCAAATCGCTCTGTCCGCCGTCAGTGCTTTGCCCCTGATCGGTGCTTTGCCCCTGACCAGCAGCGGAGTCGTCTACAGGAATCTCTTCGTCTTGTCCCTGAGCTCGCCTCAGCGTGGATGCTGCGCGCTTGAGCTCGTCAGGATGTGACTCCGTTTGCTTGAGTTCGTAAACTCGCGCAGCTTCGCCGAGCTTTGAAGCAATGGCCACGGTATCGGCATTCAAGAAGTTCCGCCGCACGGCACCCTTAAATGCCGGGTTTTTCACCCACGAGGCCTCGATGAACTGATTGGAATTTGGCACAGTCACATGCCCGATCAACTCTGAAATCGGGTGCTGAACGCCGTCTTCGTCCGCGTACGGAGTGCCTTTGCCCTCATATTGCACGCACGGGCAAAGTTGCGCGTCGTCGGCTGCAATGTTGCCGCACTTGGTGCAGATAGTGAACAGAGAGATGCAGTTGGACACCCCCACGCCATTTGCCACATAGGAGTGGTCGTCGTCCACTTCCATGTCGTAGACAAATCCAGAATGCTCAAGCTTATCCACTTGCTTCACACGCGAGAACAGATATTCGCCTGCAATCCATCGATCGGAGTTGCCAGGTATGTACCGGATGTCGGCAGCGTGGCGGCGGATCTTGAGCGCCGGAATCTGCGTCACCTGATCATTGCGAATCCGTATCTGGTAGTCTGTGCCGGAAGCCCCGGGCAGCATTCGCGTGCCGCCCCGCTTGATAGCCGACACCGTGGAAACAATTCCACATCGGGCGAGCATCAAAAAATACTGGTTGGCCAGGTTTTCATTGCGGGTCGATATGAATACTTGCTTGGTGCCGCGACGGGTCGTGCTGACACAGCCGTCAGAGTCGACAACTCCCGACAGAAATGCCAATTGATGCGCCTGCGGCCACGACATGACATCTTGTCCGATGGATTTGTCTAGAGCTTTCCTGCCAGTGGTGTGCGCATCAATAATGCGCCGCGCGGCGCGGCTGGATGACACCAAATAGCGCGCGTTGCGACGCGTGGACACGGACACACGCTTGGGCGTTTGCCCGCCAACTGCGAGCCGCATTTCTCCTGCGCTCCAGGAGATTTGGTTGATCGTTTGCTCGATCTCGCTCGACAGTTCAATGTCTGCAGCGTCGCAGCAAACACCAATGCCAACAGTCGAATCGTGCTTGTTTTCCCATTTCCATCCATCGCCTATCCACAGACCAAGCAGTCGGGCCTCTTGCAAAGACACTGTCGGCGCGGCAACAGCAGTGGGGATTGGCGTGGCGACGACGTCTCCTTTTCGGATGTCGCCAGCTTCCATGTGCTCCAATCGATATGGCGCAGGCAAAAGAATATTGCGGCCGTACCGTTTCTCGGTTTTCAGATCTTGGCGGGGCACCACATAGTATTTGTGGTTGTCTGTCGACAGCAACGCGGGCAACCCCGACGCCTTAATGCGCCGGATCGACCACCGGTTTTGCCTGACTTGCAAGTTATCAACGCGGCAAGGATTGCCCTTCTGGGACACCACGTACATATTTGGACGAATGTCCTCGATCGGGATGATAGTGCCATCAGCGAGCGTGACTCGCGTTCCAGGCAAATGGCAGCCCATGCTGAGGGCTGCCAGCTCGCCGGACAGGATGTCGGACACGAGCTTGCCATGTTTGCGATCGGTGCCAACTAGGATGTCGATGTAGCAGGTCTGACCAAGATCCCGCGAGATGGCGTCAATGATGAAGCCCTTGGACAATTCAGGCAGCTGAATGTGCTCGAGGTAATTTGGCGCGCCGATGAACGTTCTGTAGGTGGAGAGTAGCAACGACCTCTCCCACGCGTCAGAGTTGTGCACAGCGACACCATTGGCGACGTAACTGTGGTCCACCTCAGTTTCAAAGTTGTACACCGTCCCCACGTAATCTTCGCGGCGAACGTCCAAGATCTGAGTGATGATCTTGTCGGGTTGAACTCTAAACTGCAGGAACGAATGCTTCTTCAAATTGGAAGCGGCTGTGCGGTGGGCTTCTTCCAACCACGATCCGCGGACAGCTGCTTCAGCGTCCAAAGAATTGATCGTGATGACGTTCGAATAACAAACTTTCGAAGCATCTTGAACAGTGGAGTAGAAACCGTTAGCTAGCTTCACGCGCCTTCTGCCAGATCTCACAATTGAAAAACGTGAAGCCACGATGCCGCATCGATGAGCAATGTGGATCAATTGTGAGGCCAGATCTTTTGAAGAGCTGGAAGCAGAAAGCCAACCGGTGAGAGTCTTTTTGACTGTGCCGTCACCTTCCAGCCAACCCTGCAGCACTAGAAGCTGCAGTGTTGGATCCATACCCATCACGTCCAAGGAAACGCGCTTGGTGGCAGCACCCTCTCCGCAATGATGTAGAAAAAACTGCACCGCTTCTAGAGAACGAGAACTTGAAACAACGATCCCGTTCGGAGTTGTGCGCGAAGGCTTCACCACCGCATCGAGACCGAATTCATCTCTAAGGAGCCTGACAATCGTTGCAGCGATTGTATCAGATTCGTCCTTGCACAGAGAAAATTCCAAGCTGCACGGAATGCTGGCCAGGCCAGGAAACGCGTCTCGAAAGAGACTGCTGACTCGATTCGGAGACTGCTTGTAAAAATATCCTTCAGCCAAGAAGTACCCGATGAGTTTGGCCTTTCCTGGAGACACTTCAAATCCTGAAGAGGACTGAAGCTTCGGCGTATGCAGCAGGTCGAATTTTTTGAGCAGCCCCGCAGATACGAATTCGAAAGGGGCAGCAGGATTGAAGCATGTTCTCGCCCCGACACGCGTCGGCCTATTCGTATGCACAGGATGCTCACCGGTCACCACGAGTCGACGGGAGTCGCCGCGGCGCCTTACCGAGTAAACGAATCCCTTGTGAGGATGGACAAAGACCTGCGTCACTTTGCGAGCGTGTCCCGTGTGGGAGATGACCATGTCGCCGACAACAACATTCTGAATCGGCTTCTCTGTGCCGTCCTGCATCAAAATCATAGTGTCTGGCGGACAGCAGTTGTTGTTAATGAGGCTGTGGTTTTGAGGCTTAATCCGAAAGTCTGGATACCTGACGTCAATCTGGACGCCGCGGTTGGTCTGCCTACCAAGCTTCACATTCTTCGGCGCATACGTGTCCACCGATGCCACAATCGTCGCGTGGCTCAGCAGGTACTGCTTCGGATCAGCTTTCCTGAGAATGACGTTAGCGACGCGATGGATGTGGTTCTTGGGGACCGCGCCTTCATTTTGCGCGCGAATCTCATCCATCCATCGATCAAATTTGATGTCTTTATTGGACACCAGTGCTTTGGCGTAGCGTCGAGTAGCCATGTCTGCTAGTCACATGGCATAGAAACCTGAAAGAACTGTGGGTTCAGCTGTCAGCGCTTGGCCGACAAGATCTTCTTGAACATCGGCGCAAGTTTGGCCCGAAGTGCCGGGTTGAACTTGGCAGCTGCGATTGCACGCTTGACGGTGTTGACCGAGGCCACGTCCCAGATTGACTCCGGATTCATGTACCTTTGGGCGCTCCACGTGCCTTCGTCAGGGTCCATGATGCCGCCCGACTCGGCTTGGGAAGCCTCGGGCAAAGACACTGAGCCGCCGCCCATTTCGTCGCCGCGAGGAATGCCGACCGCATTCCCTGAAGAAATGTCTTGCTCTAGCACCGCCACAGCTTCATCAGTGGCCGGACCAGGCACAACTTCGTTTTTGATCACTTTGAGCACATCTGCAGGAGTGAGGCGCCAACCAGTGGTCTCCCTCGTCCAGTTACCATCCACGTTGGTGTGCGTGGTGTGCCAACCGTCCGCGCTCTTTGAAATTTCCAACTGATCATTTGGATGAGAAAGCTTCTTGCTCATCGGCGTAAGCTCAAGCAAGAATCTGACTTCGCCAGCGATCATCTTGCGCAAATTGGAACTGAGTTCGTAAGACGCCAGCGGGTCGATGCTCTCTAGAGCCGTGGCGATCCTGTACAGAGCATTGATTTGTGCAATCATGCCAGATCTGCGCAAAACAAGGCTAACGACGCGTCTTGAACCAAGAGCCGACGCAGCGAAGACCGAATTCAACGCAGCAGCAAAGGCGGATTAGGCAAAACTCGTGGACTAAACTCCACCAATCCAAATCACCCAATCAACAAGTCTTCAGGATGGATTGTGAACCCGCAGCCTCTGCAGGCAAAAACTTTTTGGTTCTGCCTAAAGACGCGAGGCTTGAGGATGGACTTGCACCGAGGACAGGTATAGACCTTGGAGTCCCGCTCGCGGCGAGTCACCCTGTACCGGCGTTTAGAATCGTGCCAGTACACAGCCATGCGCCTTGAAGTTTCGTACAAATTGGCAGCAGTGCGCCGTATGGTGTCTGCGCCGAACTCGTCCCCGAATTCGGCGCTAAGACTGCGAAACGCTGCCACTTCGTCAGCGCCGTGGTGCATGAGCTTGCAAGCAGCCTTCCACAACGGCATCGTTTTGAGCTCAAATTCGGACGCGATTTTAGCAGACATGGCGGAGTACCCAGTGTCGGCATCGTCTCCGTGTCTGGCTGCGTCCCAATTTTCGTACCACTGATTGAAGTCTGGAGTGGGACTGCCGGCCTCTCCGACCATGACGCGATTGAGAGTGGAGGGATACTCCTGCTCCGCGCCCCATGGCCACTGAACAACGACCACTCCAGTTTCAGGGTTGGCATACAAGACACGGCCGTAGTATGGGGCCGGGGTGAAGTCCCTCAAGCTAGCTTTCTGGACAGTGTCCCCGGTCTTGAAATGCTGGGCTAGAGCTCTTTCATCTACGAATGCCATTACCGGACGCATCTTGGCCTCCTGAGCTGACTCTTGCACAAATCCGCGTCAGTTCAGGGAGCCCAAGTCTTGACGGGCTTGGTATTCGAGCCGAGCTTCGTGCTCTTGCCGGCCGGGCCCTTGGTCCACGAAGGCTGCTTCTTGGTGCCGCCGGCGTGCGGGTTGAGGTCGCGCACCTGGTACTCGTCACGATCAGTGACCGTGCTGCTGCGGTCCACGTCGAACGTGCCGATGGCCTTGCTGTTGAAGCTTTCAGACACTCCGTGCATGTACGGCTCGTCCTTGTCGGACTGCAGCACACTGTTCGGATTGTCAAACGTGGACATGTACGGCTCGTCCTTGTCGGACTGCAGCACGCGGGCCTGACGACGACGGAACGAGTCGGCGCCGAAGGCAGCGACTTCGAAGCGATCCGAAAACCCGTCGATGGCCGACACGAGTTCAGACGCAGTCTTGGCATCGATGTGGCCGTTCTCGGCCAACTGCTCGACCTCAGTCGCAGCATGTTCCAAATTCGTCAGGATCTGATTGGCGAGGCGCTTGTTCATGTTCATCTCCAAGTCTTCCAGAAACATTCGCATAGAAGACGTATCACCAGTTGACATCATCAAGAGACAAGACGACAGACGCCTTGCGCTTGGACTTCGAATTGCAGGATGTGTCTACCTTTTTTCCGCTGCCCTTGACTTTGCTGTCCTTTACCTTCTTGGAAGGAATCGCAGGCTTGGGCGCCTCTTCTTTGTCTTCCTTCTTGGCAGGCTTCTTGGCAGGCTTCTTGTCATCCTTGCCCTTGGCAGGCTTCTTGCCATCCTTGCCCTTGCCGGCGCTCTTCTTGTCCTTGAGCTTATTGGCAGCCGCAAGAATCGCAGGAAGCTGACCCTTGTACCGAGGAATGATGCTGGCGATGCGGGCCAAGGCCAGCAGAGCCCTGGCTTCTCCGATCAGACTGGCAAACTTCACGTCGCCAGTCTTGGGGTCCAGACCTTGTTCGAGCATGGACCTGATCTTTTCAACCATGCTCCTCTTCTGATCATCGGAGACGTCCCTGCCCTCTTTGGCATACTGATCCGCCACCTGGTTCACCATCTGTTCGATCAGCTTGCGCTCCTCTTCAGCCACGCCCTTCTCGAAATCCGTGGACTGTCCCTGGCCATGACCATGGGCAGGCTCCGGAGCCGCAGCCGACGCGCCAGGAGCACCAGTCGATACGCGCACCAGCTCGTGCAGGTTCTTGATGATTTGCACAGCCATGTCAGGCCGAGTCGCGCGCAGGTCGTCGGCGATCTTCAAAATTGCACGAGCGGGGGAGGTGGCCATGGACGCGGCCTTTCTGGTCTTCTGACCCGATAGAATAGTCTCACTGAACATGTCATAGTCCCAACCTGCCAAGCGATTGAGAAGCATGTTGTAAACGTTGGCATCAATCCTGGATTGATACAATCCGCCGTCGGCTGTGCAAACGGCGAGGTCCAAAGCCGCGCGCACAGGAACGTCGCTAGACTCACCCCATCCGTACTTCAACCAGTCTTCATCCAGCAGTTTTTTGGCTGCAGCTATGATGGAGTCATAGTGCTCTTTGCCGAAATAACGCTTGTCATAATTGTATGACGACGTTCCGGCAGAGTCGGTCGGGTGTCCTTGGTTGACAACTCCGTGGTAAGTCGATGTCTTGATCATGCTGTGACTGGAGTCCCCATAAGAAGTTGACGTGCTCAAACCGCGGACCATTGGGCGCCGAGAGTCCTTGTTGTCGTCATCACGATCCAGGTCGGCATCCAAGCCGCGAGCTCCCTTAGCTGGGCTGGGAACCGGCTTCGCGCGGTCCTCTCTGCTTTTTTCGTCTTTGCGAATCGCCTCCAGCTTGGCAGTGACGCTGTCCATGAACGCGTCGTCCACAGACATCTCTTCGAAATCAATTCCGAGCTCTTGGCCGACTCCCCCGCCGCCTTTGCTTTCGCCACGACTCGACTTCTCCGAATCGCCGAAACTTTTAGGAGGTACGCCGAACCCTTCCAACACAGCTCTCAACTCGCTCGGGACTTTGCCGTGCACTTTTGCGTAGTCTTCAGCCACAACAGACATCACCTGACTAGGGTCCACTTGCAAAGCCTTGGAGCCTCGCATGAAGCTGTTGAGCTTGCTCAACACTGCGTCCCATTCTCCCCTGGACACGTCGATTATGTCGCTGTTGCCTGGCTTGAAACGACTCACCATGTCGTGCCAAGAGCTCATGACCTTGTTCAAATCTTGCACAGCGCTGACTTGAGCCATGATCTTTGTGAGCTGCTTTGGATCCACCAGGTCTTTAGCCTTGACCATGCTCGGGTTTTTGCGCAAAATCCCGTGGGCGGTCACTATGGCGACAAATCGCTTGACATCGTCTTCGCTAGCATGCGTTTTCTTTTCGTCTTTCTTGAGCAAAGCCTTTACGGCTTCGGGCTTAGCTATCCTGCCGCCGGCGCCGCTCATCACCGGCACTTTCACCGACGCAGGCAGATCGGACTTCATGGCAGCTTCCTTGAGCGCCTCGACTATCCCGGCGCGAGCAAAGAAATTGCCTTCAATGCCCCAAGCTTCGGCGATGTCCTCTGCAGCAGTCTTGGGGTTGCCGAACGTCATCGTTGAAGCCTTGTCGAAATGGTTGACGGCTATCTCCACCTCGTTGGCCACCTTCCTGGCGGCCCGAGTCACGTAGGCTTTCCTGTCGTCCCTGGACATCGATTTGGACTGCTCCACAGCTCTTCTGTAGGGCGCAAGAATCTTATGCTGCTGTTCGCTCATCTCCTCCTGGAAGGCAGGACTGATGCTGTTCACCCTTCGAGCGAGAGACTGCAAAGGGCGAGATACGAATCCTGGCATCCCTTTGAAGTCCGCTGACTCTTCAGGCTGAGACTTGAGCGCAGGATTGAGCGCAGGATTGGCCGCAGATTTGTAGTTTTTGGACAAGTCCACGTCGCGCTCCGCCGGCTCCTGCAGATCAGGATCTGCGAAGTCCATAATGCGCTTTCTTCTATTGTCATGCTTCGGAGCGCCAACGCCCGCCTTGTCGCGGCTGTGCGGCCTGTCTCTGTGACCGGAGCACTGTTCTTCAGTGTCGGCTTCCTCTTTTTCGCTTACAGTCTTGCCGCCGCCAGTGCGCAACAGAAATAGTCCGTAGTCGTCCATCATGGCAGCTCAGGCATCAAAAGGGCAGAACTGCCATGGTGGACGGCGAAGACCGAGCCGGCATGCAAACAAACCCCGGCAACGGGGGTCTACTCTTTGCCGAACCTGTCTCCCTCCTTGTCGGAGACAGTCAGCCCGATGTTGCCAGCCACCTTGCCTGTAGCGTTGCTGTCTTCAGCAAGTTTCTCGCCTATCTTCGGGTACATGGACCTCAATACCTCGTTGAACGTCGCGTCCTTCGGACCGAACATATCTCTCTTGAGCAGCTCGTGCGCGTTTTCAGAATCGATGTTCAACAAATCGTAAATGTAGTCAATCGGCATGGACCCCTTCCCATACAGATTGAACATGAAGTCCTGCATCTCTGTGTTGTCGCGCAGGGCCAAACGAGTGAACTGGAGCCTAGGATACAAAAGCTGCCTGTTGCCGAACTCGTCTTCCTCCCAGAAGCCCTTTTTCTCCGCCACTGGAGCAAACAGCTGCTGCTCCACAAATTCGGTGAGCGTCTCTCGGTAGAGCAGGTACATGGTGTTCATGACATCCAGATGGATGCGCTCGCCCGAGTAAGTGGACTCGCCAGTCAGCATCGATTCGGTGATGCGCAAGCCAATGAACAGCATCTTGTTGGTGATCTCATACTCCGTATTGAGATCCAACAGCCTGTCTCTAGCCCCAATCTCGTCCCAATGAACCTCAAAGTTGGTGATGATGGTGAAGTCAGGGTCGATTAGTGCCTGATCTATTTGGTCTCTGAGGTCATCAACATCGGGTTGCGACATTTTGTCGCCCCAAATGATGCGCTTGGGCGTCATCGCGCGAGAAGCGATGGAGGTCTGGGCCTGGCGAAGCTTATCCTGATACAGCAGCGACCTGAGGCACCTTTCCAGGATGGAGACGCCGCGGTCGTCGTAAGGCGAGCGCTTGTGCGCCAGATGGTAACAGAACGACGAGCACAGGAAATCGTCGTACGGGCTCGCGTTGAGCGGAATCGGCTGGCCGCTTAGCAAGTTGTCCTTGATTTGATCAGGAATGTCGTCAGCGATTCTTTTTGCTTCCGGATCGTTTTGCTCTTGAGCTTTAGTGACAGCCAGGCGATCTTTCTCGCTAGGTACCAGCTCCATCTGCACGCGATTGGTGTACTGGAAGATTTCCAGCTTCACTTGTTCGGGCGGCAAAATTTGCAGACGGTGCCATCCCTCATATTTGTCCTGCACGAACTTTTGAATCAGCTTGGACTTGTCTTGGGCTTCGCTGGGCTCCTGCTTCAGCACAGCTACGCCGTCTGCAGTAATCTCGCCCACTGCGTCCATATCCTCGCCGGACCCGTTTCCCATGAGCTCTTCTGGCAGCTCGTCGGACAGGTCGTGATCTTCGCAAAATATGAACACGTTGCCGTGAAGCCAGTATTCATGCGTCACGTCGTAAAGCGTTTGGAATAGGCGCAAACGCCTGCACATGTTTTCGTAGAAGTGCAAAATCTGCTTGTTGCGCTTTATGTCCTTGCCCTTCGGAGCCGCAAGACGAATCTTGGACATAGGCACATCGGTGTTGTGGGTAGCCAACCCATATGCGACGTAACTTTTGCGGTCTCCTTCGCCATCAACTTCGATATTGTAAACAAAACCATCATATTGAACAGTCTCGACTTCTTCGACCCGCCTTAGCACGCTGGAGTCAACTCGGACCTGATACTCGCGAGTGGACTTGGCGGTGTACCCGTCTTGCACAAAGTTGGCGTACTTGGCAAATTCGGAGTGCACACGGTACGGGACGATGACCCTATATACGTCCCCCTTAGGCTTAAAACCGCTAGCGCGGCGTTTTGGCTTCACCACGTGCAATGTGGGCGCCCACCCAACTTTTAGAGCCAAAGCGAATATTTGATGAGCCAACTGTTTGGATATCGTGGTGGCGACGTACCCGTTCTTCGTGAGGCTCCCGTCACCATTCCAATATGCGCCCAAAAATTCAAGTATATCTTCCCTGGGGGAGTCTATTATGTCTAGACTAAGTTGTTTGTTGTGGGAGCCGCTTCCCACGTGCTTGTGACAAAACTCGGCGAAGTCTTTCTTGTAGCACCTGACCTCGCATGCGCTGGAATCTTTCCTAACACGTTTTCGCGCCGGGTGCGCATACTCGGCGCTGAACGCTTCAGCGATTTCATCGGCAATGGTATTGAACTCGCTAGCACCGAGTGTGAACACAACTCTATCAAGTTTGAGATACTTCGTGTATGATATCGACCCTTCAGCCGCATAGTACCCAAGCAAGCGCAACTGACGCTTATTGAACGCAGGCTTGGCACTGACCAGAGAAGGTGAACAGATATAGTCGCCCACCTGCAGATCTCTTGCAAACACAAATCGTGGCTTTCCAGGGTCAGAACTGGCGCATTTCCTGTGTTTGCAGTCTATCTGGGAAGAGCGATAGACAAGGAACGGGTGGTTTTCGGTGCAATCGATATGCGATTGCACGCCGCGCACTTTGAACCTAGTGATAGGCCCGCATACATGGTGTTTGAAAGTCTGAACAACCTTAGTTGGTTCCCCGAACCCGTTGACGACCTCATCACCAACTTTCAGAGATTCCACGGGACTGACCGTGGCGTCTTTCATCATTACCGGGGCCCCGGGCGGAAAGCAGTGGAAGTCGATGGACGCGCCGACTATTGGATGCGAAGTATACCAGAACCTGAACAGCTCTCTCTTTTCTCGCTCTGCCTGAGGCAGCTCCAAGAAATCTGAAGACAGCTGAGGGCTGTAAAAATTCTGTTCGGCGTGTCCGATGGCCATGGAACTTGAGTTACCCATGTCGCCGTAGTACGCCGCTACCCTTATTGACTGACTTTTGGCCTCTCTGCGAGCTTGGCGTTCAAGTTTGGTCAGCGGCTTTTTCATTGCCTGCTGACTGTCGACACGAGCGACAGACTTGCCGACTGCACCACCAGGCCGCACGCCAACTTTTTTGCCCATTGTCTTACTCATTCAAAAGCAGGATCAGCACGCGACGCGTCTGTCACAACAGCTTCCCGGAAAGCCGCACAAGCGTTCATTCTGGTCGTGAGCCTGTCGATGTGTTGACGGACTGGAAAGATAGCTCCAATCAATACCTTCATTCGGAGCTTCTGCGACATCATGAGCTTGTTGGCGGGATCGCACTGACGTATCTCTCGGTCCAGTGAAATTATCTCTTCAACAACTTGACCGATGGCCACAGACACGTCAGACAGCTTCTTCGATATGGCTAAGTACTTATCGAAGATGTTGTCGACCGGAACTCGGTCGAAGTCTTTTTTGGCAGAAATCGGCTTGGAGGCTGACATCAAGAACGTTACCCCAGCTTGCCAGACACCGAAGCCGCTATCCTCTCAAGCTTTTCTGCTTGCAGCACATTTCCCACACATTCCTCCAAAATGCCTATCTGGTCTCTTTCGCCTTCCATAAGACGCTTCCATGAGCCTCCGGCTTTGTGGAACATGAGGCTGACAGACAGTATTTGACTGTCTGTCATATCGTCCTTACCCCACACGTGCTCAAGCAGCTGTTCGATTATTTGCCAGGCAGCGGTGTCTCGTATTCCAGCATTCACGCGGTGTGTGCTCGATAACAGGGCTATCTTCGAGCAGTGACCGTCCTGTGCTTGTCCGGACCGCCGTGCATGCGAGCTCGCATGCTGTGGTACCTGTGGTAACTGGATGGGGCAGCAACCTGCTGAACAGGCGACGTGATGTGGTTGGCGCTTATTTCCAAAACGCCAGGATGGGCTTTGATATACTCTGCAGCCAGCAGAACACCGCGGACCAAGGCGTCGGACTGGTCATCATGTTTGCCTGCAACTTTGGGAGCTTCCACTACAGTTATGTTTTTGCCACCTGACGTAGCCTGAAGCTCCAGCATTTCAGATATGAGCGGGGAGTGCTTCATCATTGTTGAATCTGACTCCATCTGCTGCGGCAGAGGGTAGTCATACAAGCTCAGTTGTCGTCCAAACATGCACATTTTGGCTATGTGGTACGCATGCGACGAGTCTGTCACAGAAAAATTTCTCATTTCAAACTGCTTAAGACCTCGCTTGTGCAGCTCCTGCTCAAAGATCGGCCCTGCCCACTGATCGAACACCCCTTTGTCTATGTAGAACCTTGACGACAGAATGCGGAACCACTCAGCGATCTCTGCCACATCGAGGCGAGATACGCCTTCCAAGTTCTTGGCGTACTCCGTAGGCGGCACAGACAAATGCGGATTAGCAGTCTTCCAACTCTTGCCGGCATACCACACTTCATGATATGCCAGCTCCAGTCTGCCGTTGACAAAGTGTATCAAAGCAATGGCGGTGCCGTCGCGCACAATCCCGAAGTCCACACCAGCCCAAAACAGCTCCCTTGGCGCTCCTCGCACCAGAGGCCTGAGCCCAGGGCGCACGCATTCGATCAAGTCCCTGGAGTCTTCGATCCAGCCTCGCACGCGGTCAGAAAACTCGGCGCCATGCTCGGTCATGAACGACCGAGGATCTTTGTTGAACTCGACTTCGTAGTAGCTCTTGTCAAGCGTCGGATTGACTTCCCAAGTTGGCGCCTGCAACATCAGCATGTTTTTGGCAGCAACTCCGCCGCTGAGCGCTAGCTGGTACTGATGGTAGAAAAACCCGTCTCTTGCATCTGGAGACGAAATCATGATGGCGCGGCCATCTGATGGGCCGGTGGCCCTATGCTTGTTCTTCGGGTCCTTGGGGGAGAACTGGGCGATAGACGGATTGACAGCGCGATAAACCTGATCTGCTGACGAGTTATGATTCGTCATGCCCTGCGCGACGTATTCATGCCCATTCGGCACTAACAAATCCGCTACTTCACCCTCGCTCTCCTTGACCGAAACTACTGAGTCCCAGAAGTAATTAGCCCGACAGATGGCGTCCAGTTCGTCGAGTGCGACGACATCTGCACCAAGCTCACGTCCAAGACTAACCAGACGCCTGGCCGAATCGTACGAAATGGCGCTTCGTCGTTCAGGATCAGCAGAGCTGGAAATCAGCTTGGTTATGCGAATCCTGGGGCCATCGCCTTTCTTCTGAGTCGAGCCATGCGGCACAGACTCGAGAATTCGTCGAAGCCGCGCATACTGATTCGGGATGACATTGGAAGCATCACGACCCGATCCCGCCCCATGGTCCAGGTCAGTGTTCTTGCGTTCGGTAATGAAACGAATCTCTCGGGCAAAGATCTTGCGGGATTCATGACCGATGACACGCAAGCAGTAATAGTTCCGACCAGGATAATTCTTGTTGGTTTTGACGTGTACGCTCGAGGTAATGCCAAAGTTCAAAAGAAGAAGCTGGACTTCCGTGGCCAGCTTACTGCTGGCAGTCGCAAACGAAATAGCGCTTCCCCCATGCTCTAGCCTGCCACCAGTCTCAAACAGACCGCGCAAGAATGCGGCTACGACTGGCTTTGAACTCTTAAAAATTACCCACGGGACGGATTTAGTCGATTTCTTCGCGTCTAGTCTGTAGCCTAAGCGATCGAGGAAAGTCCGAAACGGGAGAGAGTGCTTTACTGCTGACCAAGTAGAAACTTCACAAGTGCTGTGCTCATGTGCCGTCTTCCGCCTAACGGAGCAGCCACCGACGTATCTGAGAAAATGAGATTCAACATGCGGGAGAAACTGTTCGCACCCTCCAGTTACCTGGACCAATGACTTGTCTTTCCCAGCACTCCAAGTTCCACCGCCCACCAGAATGCCTAGGAACTCGCCAAAACCGGGGTCTATGAACGAGGGAAACGGGACCCTATGGAGGCGCGTAGGAGCTATTCCGATCGACTCGCGAGAACAATCGAACTCCTGTAATGGCCATAACCTGGTCTCACGATTGATACCGACAAAATCACCAGGAGCAATATCCCGGACGTACTTCCACTCAATGTTCCCATTCAGGGACATCACCTTCAGACGATGTTCTGGAGTGGGCTCGATAGAGTAACGACTCTTAGTGGTGATGTAGCGAGTCTTCTGTATCCCGCCGTAGTAAATGCGCGTAGCCCAGGCCCTGCGACCGCATTCTTGCGCTACCTCAAATGGGCGAATGTCAGTCCAGCCAATCCGGGATTTGTCGATATCGTTCTCGGCGAGAATCTGCTCCAAGCTAACCGGACCAGAATCAGTCTGGACTATACTGAACAGCCGTTCACATTTACCGTTATCAACGAAGAAGGCAACTTCGTCCAATATGTAGCAAATAATGCCGCGGCCGCGGAGGCCCTTCGCGATGGAGCTCTTGAACGTGGCCGTGATTGTGGATCTGGCGCCTTTGCTGGTCCCGTACCGCTGCCTGTCGTTATCCGTCTGGAACCGCATGAACGTCTGGGTCTGATTGGTGCGCGAAGTCTTGAAATAATCGACGTTGTCGACATATCCAGACATGTCACCGAACACGATCGATGCCTGCTCCTTGTCGTTGGCTATGCACAGCACGCGAATTTCGCTGTTGGCCGGAATGCCGTAGTGCAGCTGCGGGTTTCGACGACGCAGCAGCTTATACAGCTCGTACGAGGCGACTATTGCTGATATTGTGCTGTTATGGTTGGTCATGCCGGCGGCGACATACGACTCGCCGTCGGGCACACTAAGATCGGCCACCTCGACTTCGTCGTCCTGCACCGACACAATGGGGTCCCAGAAGTAATTGGAATCCACGACGTCTTGCAGTTCGCGTCGCAACTCCAGAGATGCGCCCCACTTGGCAGAAAAATCCAGAATATGTTGCAACCGGCTGTATGACAGCGCTTCCGCGCTTCCCGGCTTCGCCGCGTCCCCCATGAGCTCCTTGATCTCAGAACGCGGTCGAAAACATCGACCAGGCATGTTGTTTGTGGATTTGGGGATACTATCTCGAAGCTGCCTGAGCTTGCCGCGCAGATGCGGCACCGACTCGGTGTCTGAGCATCCAGATGAAGCGTTCACTAAAGACCTTGCCAACGCAGCGTTTTTGCGCGGGGTAATGAACCCTATGTCCGTAGCGAATATCTTCTTGGAAATACTCCCAAGAAGATTCAAGACGTAATTGGTGGACTTGAACTTTTTGTTATATTTCGGTTTGACTCGACACACGATTCCGAAATTCAGCAGCAAATCTTGGACGTCTCGGCACAGCTGCTTGGAATGTGAGCACATCGTGATCGACGTGCCTTTTTCTATTCCGCCATCAGTTTCAAACAAGCCCCGCAAGTAAGCGGCAACCACGCTCTTTGGCGATTGAAATACCGGCCACGGCACCGATTTCGTCGCTTTGGTGACCGACAACCTGAAGCCAATGGAGTCAAGAAACGCTCGGTCTTTGACACTTCCGAAGTAAACAGTCCACGGACTGACTTCGCAGGTGGTTTTGTCTTTTTTGATGCGCTTGAGATGAAAACCCCCCAAAAATTTGGAGAACAGTCCCTCAACATGAGGCCTAAACTGCTCACAGCCTCCTGTGACTGCGATCAAGCCTTTGTATTTGCCGCACGACCACGTTCCGTCGCCAGTAAGTATGCCAAGGAACTCGCCCAAAGACTCGTCCAAACGAATGCCCCAGCTGGACCTTGGACGAACAACGCGCCCCGTTCTGATGTGCGACTTACGATTGATGTCGGCTACCCGAGTGTACTTGGGAACAAAACCAGAGATGTCCACATAAGAATCGGGCCATAGTTGGCATGACCTATTGACGCCAACAAAATCTCCCTCGCGCAGCTCGTGTCCATATTTCCAAACAATGTTCCCGGAGTCCTCCATCACTTTCAGCCGGTGCTCTGGCGTAATCGCATGCCCGTACCCGCAATACGTAGAAATGCGCCGCACAGCTTGTCTGCCGCCGTAATAGATAGCGTCAGTTACGGCCATCCTACCGCCCTGTTGTACTATCCCGACCTGCAGCTTATGCCAGCCGGTCTTAGTCCGATCTGCTCCGCTATCGCGCAAAAGCTCATCAAGAGTTCTGAGTCCGGATGTGGTGACAACGCGAGACTCTATATCTCCGCATTTGCCACTTCTTCGTCCAAGCACCAGCACGAGCTCATGCCGTACGTTGCCGTCCTGCGCTGCTATGTTGCATCTGCCCTGATCATACAAATACTTCAGATACTGCACCTCTGTCATCTCATGAATGACTCTGGTGTTGAATCTGTCAGTGATCTTTATGACTTTGTCTTTATCGTCCAGCGGGATGTTGTAGTACAGCTTCAGAATGAACTTCTGCACGGGAAAAAGCCCGTTCGGCAGAAGCTTGAACCTGTCTATGAACTCGATGATGGTAAGGAACTCAATGCCTTCGCCATCTTTGCCGACGTTCTTTTCATCCAGAAAGCTGTCAACTACGCTGACTAGCTCGCTTTGCTGCTTCTTCTCCGTGCTCGGCATGTCACGATTCCATGATTTGCGCTATTCCGGGGAACACAGGGCACGGTTCCTCGGCGTGTGCACCGCACACGCGGCAAACCGCCTGACCACAGGCCGAACATGTTCGGCCGTCTTGCTCGTAGCGCCACGGCTCACCCGGGAGCTGCGAGAAAGCTTCCTCGTCGCATTGTCTAACGATGTCGCAACGAGCCTGATGCGATACGCTCGTGTGGTTCATGAATCCATGATCTGAGACACTTCCCACACTGGGCATACCCCGTCTGCCGCAACAGGAAGGCCGCACCTGTCGCAAATGCCTGTGCCGTCGCCATCGTAACAGCACGTCATGTTACTTATGGCTTCAATGATGCGGGCGTCTTCATGCTCCTGGATCTGCCGGACAGCATTGGCAATCATACGATCCATGATGGTGCAGCTCATTCGCTCTCCATGCGCTGCTCCCAACCAACAAGATCAGCTTTCATCTGCTGAAAGACGACGTTGATGTCCTGAGAGGACACGCCGGACTTCTCCATGGCCTCGTAGAACAGCTGCATCCAAATTTTGAAAATCTTTTGCAAGCGGGGGGACTTCAAATCTAGGTGCTCGGCCCTGGCAGCTTCCTTGCGGCGTATCAAGGCCTCCGCCAAAGAGCGCAAGCCGTTGATGCGGGCCACCGTGTATTGAGCTGTGTTTTTGCCGTCCTTGGCCGCCTTGCGCCTCTCCCATTTGAGATGCGATATTTCCTCGGCTATCTCGACGAGAAGCACGTCCATGGCCTGAGCAGAGCTCTCGGCCATGACCTTGACCAAAGGCTGGTCCTTGACGTAAGCAACGCGGTCCCTAAGGTCCCTCTTGATATCGGCCGGATCCAGCAGCTCTCCGGTAGGAACTTGACCTGAGCTGCCAACCACAAACCCGGGACCTACGTCCGCAGGGTCCACAGCTTTGCCGCCAGGAAAGAGTATCAGATTGTCGTTTTTGTCGTCGCTTCCGCCATTGTCGGAAGGACCTTTGTCATCGCTCATAGGTATGTAAACCGTACTGAGCGATGCATCGCATCCGGAAGCAACCTGCGTCAGACAGCGTCTAGAGCATCAGAATCGGCGAACTGCACAGAAGGCAAAACCCGGCTCTTGTCAGGCTCCACAGTAATGCTGGCGGACAACTGGTAGCTGTCCACCGGATTGTCCACAGGAGCATCGCTGCATGCGACAGGCCTGCGCTTTGCCTCAGCGGCAGCTGCCGCAACCGAGGCAGGAACGCTACGGATCAAAGACTTGGCATACTTGGCGCACCAACCCGGTGCCGTCTGCATGGCGCATCCAATGCAAGATTCTCCTGCGAACACGTTTTCAGCACCAATCTTGCGAAACTTCTTGGCCCCGATCACACAACCCCTGCCGTAGTCAGAGTACGCTGTGGGATCTATAAAGTATGTGCCTTGGACGCCGTCGTTGCCAGCGAGACTGGCGCCAACGCGCGGCACCCGGGCCAAATCGCTGCGAGCGTACCTTTGCAAGATAGCAGCCGCCAAAGCCTTGCCGCGCAGTCCTGTGTTCATCATATGGGAAATGCTGCGGCGCACTTCTTCGGCGTCCATAGGCTTAGACGGCGTCATTTCCTTGGCAGGAACGATAGCGCCGTAGTGTGCCGACACTCGAGCACCGGAGTAGGTAGCTTTGCCCTCGACTGGCTGCAGGAAGTTGGCTTGAGCAGTCAGCCGGCGCCAGTTGGACTTTGCTGGCGCCTTAGACGCTGCATGCCTGGCTTGCTCAATATCTATCGCACCTCGGTCTGCTGCTCTGAGCAAAGCAGCAACAAAGTTTTCTTTGCCAATATCAGAGCGATCGCTGATGTGGCAAATTTTCTGGATTTGCGCGCAGGCGCCGTCCGACGCCCCTTTGCATTCTTCGCAGCAAGACGACCTGCGAACGATGAAGTCAGGCATGTAGTCCATGCGAGACAGGAAACTCAGGGTGACGCCGCACCCGCCGAGCGCGTCCATATCCAAATACGTGTGACCGAGAAGGCCGTGCTCCGATGCAACGCGCCTGACGCTGTCGTCCAGCGACCCGTGCAGAGGGTCCGGGGAGCCTCCAAGCATGAGATGCTTTACGGCGGCAGTGAACCCTCTGCCAAGCACAGGCTGATCGCTACGAGGCCGCGCCAAGTACGCATCGGCTTGCTCGTCTGTCACTGCAGGCTTGGCCACTTTGGCCTGATGCCTCAAATAAAGTCCGCTGGAGTCCGCTTTGGCTTGGAGAGCGGGCGTGCTGAAGCTGGACTTGAGCACTCTTCGCCTGTCGAAGTCAGACCCGGTCAGTGCCGCATCGAGCCCTGCACTGTCCAACCTACCCTCTGACGAAAGCTGTACTGCGTAATGGGCGAACGTCTTTTTGTCATAAGGTACGCTATGCACGATTTGCTTGTGCAAATTGGCACACATCCCGCCTCGATTGTGGAGGCAGCCTGAGCACTCGCTCTTCGAGAGCACGAACTTGGCCCCGGCAGCACGAGTGGCAACGAACTTCTTGTCGTCGCTGTTTTGAGAACACCTTGGAAAATGCTTGGAGTCCACATACACATTGCCTATGAGGCCGCGCTCAGACAACACCGAAGAAATGCTTGCTGACGCATGCCTGATCTGCCCTGGTGAAAACTCAAGCATGAGTTTTTCGCCTACTTGTCTGGGTGCGCTTCCAGACATGAGATGGCGAGCCACTTTGTTCGCAACTTCGGCGGAGGACGTCTTGCTTACAGCACTGGGCGCATCAAGAGGATTGGTGTTGACCAGAGTGTGAGGACGCAGCGGAATCAAAGCCGGCACCCCGCTGTCGTCGTACGTCAGGGCTCTTTGAAGCTCCGGTATGATGTCCAGGTTCTGCTTCGGCAGCGCCTCTTTGGCCCTGTAGTCTTCAGGGTCCACATCCAGCCATGACAAATCCGACAAGCCACGGTCCTGCATTACCGCGCTGATGTCTCCGACTCCGGTCGACCCAATATCAGGAATTTTTCGCGCCATTTCCGCTTACTCATCCATCATAGGGCTATTCAAGCTTGACTGGCTCGAACAACCGCTTGTGCAGCGAATTCGAGCGCGTCGAAGTCAGGCGTCAAAATCGACAGGACTTTACTCAGTTTCGGCAGAAATGTGCTGAAACATCGCCGAAGCGTCGCTCACAGCAGTACTGGAAAGCTTCCCCAGCACTGCTGCGGCAAACCGGTTCTCGGACTTTGCAGAAGCCATGCGGCCAGCCAGATTGACGAGCTCTCTGGCGGCAGACACGCTGGCGGCAACCTTGGAGGTCGCAACAGGAAACTGATCCAGCACATCAGCCACGTGCACGTTGTGCCTCTGCTGCAGGCATCGAATCACGTCAGACGCCAGATACTGGTGATATCCGGCCTCTTGCAGAAAAGACATGACGTGGCGGCGCGTGATGCCTTTTTTGTCGCGCTTCTTCAAGAAGTCTGCGGCGAGCGTGCCGACAAGGTCCAAGTTCGTGGCTAGTTTTTGCATGATGCCGCTCTCCTCAGGGCGCCCAGCTCGTCTGGACGAGCCAACAGGAACGCTCACGTATTTGTCTGCTTCCTCTGGGGGCCTGTCGTTGCCTGGGAACGAAGTGGGTTGTGCCACATCGTCGCACTCCCAACCCGACCACATGTTTCCGAAAGCGCCAAGGAACCTTTCCAGAGTCTGGTCATTCTTTGGCTGACCCGGCAACCTAGTTTCTCCAACCTTAGTCTTGTCGTAGTAGTCAGCACGGGCTGGCGGATTGTTTTCGTCGCTAGGCAGCGCTGACTCCGCCACAGACTGCACCACTGGCTGGATCACGCTGCTTTCAGGACGTCGTCTCGACTGCGAAGGCCGGTCCAAATCGCCAGGCAACCCGGCAGACCCGTTTCGACCAAACTCAGACAGCGGAGAATACTGACTGCCATCGTCAGGAGAGTCCGCAGATTTGCCATCGACAAAATTCTTGGTGGCCGGAAGAGACTCGCCTCGAACTTCGCTGTCGCCTTCTTCTCTTGCGTCTCCACCAGGAGACTGGTCGTATGTGCCAATGCCGAACGTGTTTACCTGGCGGTTCAGTGTGTCTGTGGTGGGCAACTGCGCGGGCATCAGGACTTCACTCCGTCCCAGAGCGACACCATGTCAGGCTCCAGCGCCTCCGGCAGAATGCCCGGAGGCATGTTCGGCCGACAGTTTTCTTCCATCCACTTGGTGTCCGCGTCTGTAATCCCTAGCCCGTACCAAGGCATAGGCTTGTCGTTGTCGGCTCCGGGCAGCCAGGAGTAACTCTCCGGATTGGCGGCGAAAGACAAACGATAATCGTCGCCGTCCGTGGGGTACGCCTGATCGGGCAGCGCCAAGCCGTTGTTGATGAGCAGCTCTTGCTCGTCGCAAGGATTCTGGGGAGCTGCTCCGTCCAGAATCTGAGCCTCCACGTCCAGGTCCGGATTCACGGCAGGGCCGATTTTGTAAGCTCTCGGTCCAGGCAAATCGACCTCAGTGATCAGCGGCTCACCACCCTGAAAAGGGAGTTCGTCAAGCGCTCCTCCCGCCTGCCTGGAGGCTACACGCTTGTGGCGAATCATCTTGTCAAAAGCAACGGCGTACCTGTCGTAATCGACGCCAGAAGACACTCTGGGGTAGTCAGGCGGCATTTGCGACCCCGGTTGCTCCTGCGCTTCGTCGTCCTCGTCGTCTTCGCTCTGTCCCTCGACAACAGGATTTTCCGCAACAGGGTTCACCAGCGGCTCCGCTTCTCCCTCTTCCTCGAACTCTCCCTCAACAAACCCCTCAGGGTTAGATTTCACTTCTGCGGCGTCGTCTACGAGCCCCTGGATATCAGCTTTGTCTTCAACGGAAGACCAATGCTCAGCATTAATTTCGTCATGCACCGTGTCTGTGAAAGACGACATCAGCTCGACTGTGTTGGCCAGACCGCTGCGCATGTCCTTCACGCTTTGGATGTAGCCCCTGCCGCCCAAAAGGCCGTCAGGGCTAAACTCTGAAGACGGCATTTTGGAAAAAATCCGCAACGCAGCCATGGCGTAGCTATGAGCTCGCTGACTGGCCCACAAAATCTTGGCCAAGTCTCTCAGGGCGTCGGACGACCACTTGTATCCCTTAACTCTGACATCGCGACGAACAGGCCCCTGGTCCTTAACGAACTCGATGGTGCCAGCCGTGCGAACTGCGCCGGAGGCGCACAGCTTGCGAGCAATTCTCTCAAGATCCATTGGTGTTCGATCTGCCATGGTAGCCACACACCATAATGAGCTTATGTTTCGGAGCACAGCGCCAAACGCGCGCCAGGCTAGCCTCGCACGGGCCCTGCGTCGTCGTCCACGAGGCGCTCGATGAAGTATCCTTCATTATCCTGACCGAGCTTCCAGAAGTCTTGTTGGGACAGTCTAACAAGTTTGTCGTCAGACAGCATTTCGAAACCTGCGAGCTGGTGGAGTCCTGCGACTCTGATCCGGCTGGAGCTTACTCTTGCGGCAGGCTTTAGGTCAGCGAAGAATTCGTCGATGGAACTCGACGAAAATCGAAAGTCTTCGATTTTCAGGGTACTCATGATTTCACCAGTTTAAAAACAAATTAGGGTTCGACAGTCAGGGTCACAAGAACGTCAACGTATCCATTAGAAGCGTTGGGGGACGCAATTCTGACAGTCTCCACGTAGCTCCCCACCAACTGCGGCACCGAAGCCGCAACCACGGACACGGCCAAAGTGGCCGTAGCCCCTGAGTCCAGCGGTCCGCCAGAAGACGGCAAGACAGAAAGCCATGCGGATCCAGCCAGCTTAGTAGCTGACCAGTTCAACGAAGAGGTGGCGGGCCCACTGTTAGTAACGACCAGGTTGGCTACAGACGGCGTCTGAGTACTAATCGACCAAACAACAGAAACGGCGTTCGTATTGACTTGAATCTGCGGCCTCGGCAACACAAGCACAGTCACTGTGGCGATTATGAACGAAGCCGGGTCATTCAAATCTTGCACCCTGATGTGGCCCACGTAGGGCGACTGCAACGCCAACATGGAGTCAGGCACCACGTCGAAGCTGAACGAGGCAGTCTGACCCTTGGTCACGCCGGCGGTGGCCGGAGTCAGCACTGAAAGCCATGGCACGTCAGACGTGGCCGCAACGGACATGAAGGACCCGAATCCCCCATCGTTCCTCACCTGGACAGTTCCCGCGGACCTTCTGGCGTCGCCTTCGGTGATGCCGATGGAGAAGGAAGTCAAAGAAGACGCCAAAGCCATCCCTGGCTTTATTTGGTCCCCCACCTCGATTATGGACTGAGCCATAGATGCAACCACGTCAGCTGGAAGCGGAGCCGCCGCAACGTGAAGCGGACCCCAGGGGGTCGCCACATCCTGAATTTGGTAATTTTGGCTCGGAGTGTTGAGGCTGGAGGCCACAACGGTCCACCTCCAAACGCCTCCGACAGAAGCCAAACTGAAAGTGAATCCGCCGCCTGAAGCTGTCAGTGCCATGCACAGGCCAGAAGATTAACGATTCAGCGGCAGCGAAATGCGGCGGGCAGCGCCAGCCTCAAATCACATCTTTGACTTCGTAGAGCCTGCCGCCAGCGCACATGCGCCGCCCGTTGGCCGCGTTCTCGCGCATCCGCGCATTCATCGCAAAGTTTGTGAGTGCCGCGCCAAGCGCGACGCCAGCGAACAGCGCCAGGGTCAAATAGTAGTACAGAAGCATCTAGAGAGTCCTCAGTCCGGAGGTTTCACACTCTATGCGCACCTACAAAAGCGTACTTGAAAGGCGCTTCGGCAAAGACACACCTGTAAGCGCCACCTGCTCGATATTGAATGTGGCCACTTCCAAGTCCGCGTGGCACGTGTGACGGCATTTGATACAACAGAACTGCTCACCACGCCTGCTCTCCGGATCACAATGCCTACACTCCGGACAAGTCGTGCTCGTCCTGGCAGGAGCCACTTCCAAGACATAGCCGCCCTTGTGCGTAGCTCGCTCGACAAACGCCTTATGCAGCGCCTGAATAAACCATCGATTCTCCTGTTTCACTTCAAAAAAGGCATCCCACCCCATCTGGCGCTGGCCTTTGCCGTGGAAGAAAGAGATATTCAAATCTTCGATTGCAAAGACGACCTCGTCGCATCGAACAGCGCGCCGCGCCCGATGCACCAAATCATTCACGACGCGGCGAGCGAATTCCGACTTGCGCTTAGAAAAACTGACATACGCAGGGTTCCCACGCTTCAATTCCCAAATGGCATCGTTCCAGTCTTTGCGAGTTTCGGGCGAGAGCCTCAGCCGGAACTGCTTCGCCACGTTGAAATCACTGCGTCGCACCGTTTTGATTTCTTTGCCTTTGCCGCAAGTTTTGAAGAAGAACCACTCGACGTCGCCGCCTGCCGCCTGAACATGATCGGCAATGCGCCATGTACCCGATGTCATTTTATCCCACGAAAGTCCGGCCGGATCGATACCGAACTTCGCACAGACGCAGGATTTAACCGACTCTGCTGAGTCCGCTTCATGCCTGACAATCTCGCTCAGTTGTTCGGGCGACAAAGCCGCTTTTGCTTGCTCTCGCACGAGCGATTCGAAGCGGTCATACTCCTCGCGATAGCTTCGGATCATTGCCACCATCGCGTCGTCAAGGAACTGCGCACTGACCAGCTGCGCCTGAAGTTGCCCCTCTGCGAGGGAAACTCTGGAAAATCTTGCTGCGACTGGATTGCGCTGCCCCAAGTCCACAGACACTAGAGCCACTGCTTGCCTCGCGCAGTCTAGACGTGTCGAGCTTTTTTCAGGCATTGCACATAGGCGCTCCAGCAGGTTCTTCGACTGTTTACCACGACAAACCTTCTCGGAATGTATCCCTACAGAATCAGCCTTGTAAATGAAAGTCACCACGCCGCGCCGAGGATCGATCACCGGATCGCCAGTGAAAAGATCAAGCAGACCCTGGACAGTGATGCCGCCATCTGGCACAAGCTTGCGCCACTGCGCATTTCTCAGCAAGCCGCGCAAATCGACTACTGTCCAGTCATCACCGATGCGGATCACAGCGAGAACCGAATCTCTGGCTTTGGCTGCGGCGCCGGCTTCGGTTAGAACCTGGCGCGTGCGCTTGCCATCCGCATCTCTGTTCCGTCCTGGCACCACGCCATACCTCTTGCGGACTCGGCCGAACTTCTTGATACCATGCCTGTGGTGCTCCGGCACGTATCCCGGCTGGCCTTGAGGGATATCCAGGCGATTCGGCATCGGTGGAATCGCAACATTCGACAACCGGTTATATCCGGCATACTCCGGCGGAAGCTGAATGCCGCATGACTGTTCGTAAGGCCTCGGGGAAACCTGCTGATAACAGTATATGTTTGCATTTATGCCTGGCGGATGCAACAAACACCCGGCATCGTCTGTAGGAGACTCATCAGGGCCAGCGACCAGAGGAGCCTGTCCGGCTTCCGCGCGCTTGGCGTTGATGCGCTCCAAGCGGAGGTTTTTCTTATCATTCCTGTTTTGTGCCTTCTTCAACACACCTTCGTAAGTGCGCTTGCCATGGTTGAAGATCGCGTTCAGGCCCTGCGTAGACTTGAAGTTGCAATCGTCCACGCCAGTGTCTTGAAACCACGCCGCGTGAGCCTGTGCTCTAGCTTCCGGCACGCTAGACTCAAACTCTTGAACTGGCAGCGCGTACAGGTACTGCTGAATGGCACAAGAGACTTTGACGATTGGCCACTCATCGAAAGAGCGGCTGATGGCCACGATGGCTGCCTTCGCGGGGGGTTGAAAATTCGGCGGCCTGTCTTCCCATTTTCCGTCCAGAAAGGCGGCGGCGGCGTCCGGCCCATCTTTTTTGAAAATCCTGCCGGCCTTCGTGATCACGTCCTTCCTGAAGGAGCCCCGAACAGGATCGGAGACGCTCTTGCCGATCACAAAAGCCGCGGCATCACCTGACGTCATCAGCAACTTGTTCGCCACCCACCTATGATGGGGTGCCAAATGCTGGCCAGGGAGAAGTTCGCGCAGCAGCGCCGCCAATGTCTTCGCTTTTGCCATGATTAGCATTACAACGGACCGCGTCAAATTTCCGCGGGTCTGGTCGACGTGTCTCGACATCTCGAGATCGTCCTCGGTTCCGTGTCTCGACGTATCGAGCAATCTTTGGGTATTTCAATTTTGCGACGCACGGTTACAGCGGGGTAGCATGTGCTTGTCTCGACGTATCGAGCAATCTTTAGGCGTTGCAGTATCTGCGCTCGATGATAGGCCAGAGATTGAGGCTATGTCTCGACGTATCGAGCAATCTTTAGGCGTTGCAATCTCGCGTTCGGCGATCGCCATGCTCAAATCCAGGCTAGGGTCTCGACGTATCGAGCAATCTTTAGGCGTTGCAATGTGCGGGCAGTGGCGATGTTGCTTGTGGTGATGGAGGGTCTCGACGTATCGAGCAATCTTTAGGCGTTGCAATTACACCCGTGCTGAGGCTAGGGCTCTGTGCGCGGAATCGTCTCGACGTATCGAGCAATCTTTAGGCGTTGCAATGAGTGGAGCTTGACAGGCGAGTCAAGTGGCTGCGGAATGTCTCGACGTATCGAGCAATCTTTAGGCGTTGCAATTTGGCCGCAGCTGCCGCCAGCTGCTGCGGCACAGCAAGGTCTCGACGTATCGAGCAATCTTTAGGCGTTGCAATTAGGAGGATGGGTGTGAACGAGAGAGCGATAGGGCGTCTCGACGTATCGAGCAATCTTTAGGCGTTGCAATACATGGGAAACGTGGCGAGCCACGCCCCACTGGAGCGTCTCGACGTATCGAGCAATCTTTAGGCGTTGCAATAGTGGCGCGGCGCAGTCTGCCCGGTCAGCCGTATAAGTCTCGACGTATCGAGCAATCTTTAGGCGTTGCAATCCCTGAGTCGGCTCCACTTTTTGCAGCCTCTCGGACAAGTCTCGACGTATCGAGCAATCTTTAGGCGTTGCAATAGCCATATTCTCAAACAAAGTCCGGAACGTGCACCGTAGCACGCTTTGCGAGAGGTTGTCGTCCGGTTGTCCCTGCACAGGTGTAGCACCGTGTGCGCAGAGTCAATTTTGAAAGATCAGAGCCGGGTAGCGAGAGATCCCCCCGGGTCACTAGCAAAGTACACTCGCTCGCAGAAAGCTTACGGCCTATCGAATCGGAATTTGGTCTTCGACTTGCCGTACGCTTTCGCGTAGCCAAACTGCGCCGCATACTCCGCCTCTTTGCGCCCTACGCGAGAAGCGTGGTCGTACAGCGTCTTCTTGTGCACGACGAAGCCCTCCGGGCTAACATAGTGGTAGTCCGGCGGCACAATGCGAACCTGCTTCCAGTTTGCCGCTTTGTAGATGGTGCCGACGTGCCCGAACGTGGAGTCTGCGAAGCTGACCAGGCAAGCCGCGCCGGGGTGGGCTGAGAAAGCCAGCTTTGCGCATCTGGAAACGAGCCAGGAAGCAAAGTTCTTCTTCTGGTAGCTTGGGTGGATGCAGAACCGGTCTAGCTCCAGCACCTGGCTCTGCGCCATACCCATCGAAGTGGCCACCTCTGCCCTTATGGGCGGACAAAATTTGCACACGCCGATCAAAGTGTCGCCAAGGTACGCGCCGTACGCCGCCTTTGCCGACCTGCCAAACCCGGCATAGTGAAAAGACTGAAGAAACTCTTCAGCATAGGAGTAATACGACTTGTCTGCTTTGGCTCTCGGGTCCATAAGCTTAATTTCCAGGTCTTCGAAGCTGAAATCTGCGCATTCTCCGTGGTGCCCACCATCGTCGCCAAACAGCGCACGCAAAAGCTTATGGCGAATCAGATTCGGGTTGAGGAAGTCGCGCTCCCACAGATACAAGACGCTGTACTCAGGGAAGTATGTGTCGACATATGTGAACTTGGCAGCGTCGCGATCCTTACGCATCGAATGCCAGTACTCGCCGTTGCATTCAACAAGCACATTGTGCGACGGAATGAGCAGATCGAATTCAAAATACCCAACCACGTGGTGACGCACGTATGGGATCTTCAGTGAGTCCAGCAAGATCTGGGCGGTGCGTTCCAGTATGCTGTCTTTGCCGTTCGCGAGCATATCTGCCCTGCCAACAGCTTGCTTCTTCTTAAATTCATCATTTTGCCACAGCGCTTTGACTATCTGCGATGCGCGAGCTCTATAGGCCGGGTCCCTCCACACCTTCTTGATGCCGTCAATGATGGCCTGCCTGGTCTCAGGCTTCTGCCACTGCGCTCTTGCATTTTCGGACTTAACTGCGATCAAGTCCGGACTTGCGGCGGCGCGAGCTTGCTTTTCCCGGTACGCCGGGTCATCCCACCAAGACAGCACTCGAGCCGACATTTCTGCTCTGAGCACAGGATCCGACCAGTAGGTGCGCAAAGATTCGGCAATGTGCTGGCGATATTCGGGGTTATCAAACCGCTCCAGCGCGAGTCTGCGCTGGATTCCTACGTGCTCTGCCGACGCCTTGATTGCCAACTGCTGTTCAGCATATTCAGGTCGACGCCACACTGCTTTGGCGGCGTTGGAACGAGTTTCTCGGGCCTCATCGGTGCTGCGGGCAAGTGCATGCTTGGCGACGTACTCACTGTCCTGCCATAGTCCGATGGCAAATTTGGAAGCCTTTTGCCTTTTACCATCTTCTGCCCAAGCGCTGGTCGACGCTTCAGTCAACCGGAGTCTGAAGTTATCGTCGGTCCACATCTTTTTGGATATCAATGACTGGCGCAATCTGCGCTCTTGAGACCACGAGTCGGAAGATCCGGCTCTCTGCTTCCTCGCATAAGCAGGATCTTTGTGTTTGGCCTGCATCCCGCAGGACAGACACCTGTAGTGACCGACGCGCCGCATCGTGCGAAGAATGGAGCTGACTTTGAGCTCTATCTCGACGCCGCAAGCGCACACGACGGTCAGTACTGTGCTGCCTTTGAATGGGCCCTGTCCTGGATTTTTAACTATGGACTGCGGAATGCCCAGTTCTGATAGGTCTTTGGCCATGCGCCAAGTTACATCACCTGATAGTCATTATCTGAGCGTCGCCGCGGTCTAAGAACTGAGGGAGTGACACCTCGTGAAGTATGTTGAAGTGTTTGTCTGAAATGGCGAAGAACACTGTCCAATATTTGGCATACTTGGACGAATCGATGGCAGCGTTGGCCACGTCCGATATTGCCTTCTTGGCTTCATCGGACTCCGGGTCCAGGCCTGTTTTCTTGTGCTTGAGCTGCATCCTCACTTGCTCCTCGCGCACTTCTTCGCGAATGAGCTCTTTGACCCTCGCCAGCGATCTGAAGAACCTGTGCCTGACTCGCCCTTGCGTGAGGTTCATTTGCTTGGCGATCTCCGATTGGCACGTCGTCTCGTACATGCGCCACAGAATTTCCCTGTCTTGATCAGAGAACTTCGGACCGAGCTCAAGCTCGAACTGGTCCCGCATGAGCTCAGGAATGGTTCGCAGAAACTGAATGCGCCGAATGCCTCTATGAAGTCTATATGACACTGCGGCTTGTGTGATCCTAAACAGCTTTGCTATCTGCTCTTGCTTCATCCTGTCCCTGTAGTACAGGGTGATCAGGTCAGCTTCTCGGTCCGGGATCCTGTCTAGATATCGCTCGATCAGGCTGAAGTCAGGGAGACATGTCCCGTCTATCTCCTCCTCTTCTTCTGGCGCAAGATTCTGCTCTATCAGTTCGTCTACGTCCAGCTCCTGGCCGTCCCATCCGAGACGATCCCTGTTGCTGAACCTTGCAGACAAATCACTCGGATTCTGAATGATCACATAGTTAGACATTTCCGACCCCAGCCTGGGTGGTGTGGGTATGCGTATCGGTTTGGGAGGAAAGTCTGCGTATAGATGTGCGTATCGCGACAGGCCATTACCCAGGAAGAGGAATTGCCTACACTACACTACCAGTCAATAAGGCATCTTGAATGTTTTATTGACTGGCCAGAACATGAACCCGGCCCAATTTGCAGCTAAGTTGCATCAAATCGCTCAACGAGTAGCCAATTCCAAGCAGCCCAGTAAGGTGCTTGTGGCCGCTGAACTACGCCGAATGCTCGCCGCCGTGGACGCAAACGGAACGTTCATGGATGTGGTGAACTCAGGCGGAGATCTCTTGTCGATAGTCCAGATGGTATGCGACGCTGAGAACAAGTTTCAGGCCGATGCCGCGGCCCGTAAGCAGTCCGGGAATCAAGAGCAGCAAGACCCGCAAAATCCTGTCATGGAACCCATCAGGGTCGACGCTGTTGACCTTGAAGACCGGGACATGGGGTATGCCGTGATTTCAGGAGGCGGCCTGGCAGCACCCGTAAAGGTGCCTTTCTCCGCTCATGAAGTCATCTCAGAGTGGTGGCACTCTGAGGTTATGGTGAACATCCCCTGAGCAGTTTTCAACGAGCTCGAACAGCGCCGTGCGAGCACATTTGCTTCACAGCGCGTCCAGCCAGTTGTCGTCGAGCTTCACCACTTTTGCCGGAGCATCGGCTACGGACATCCTGCTTGCGCCTGGCACCAAAAAGGTGGTGTCCAAGCAGATGTTCAAATGCTTCAGGACCACAGCTGCCAAACCAGCGTTAGGCTCGACCCTGCGCAACGGCTCCACTGGCAGAGTATCTATCAAACCAACCAATTGCCAGTTTAGCTTCAGTCTATCCAACAGCTCCTGCGCTCGCTGCTTTTCCAGCTCGGAAAAACCAGGCCAGCCAGCTGCAGCTATGCAGTCCACATCCGCATACCCAGCCACAGCTGCAGCAGTCCTCTTGCGAAGCCTTGGCACCCCCACTATGGTGTCTGACGCGTCACCGCACAGGCTCTTGAACATTCTGACGTGGGCGCAAGGTACGGGCGGATGATTGCCACGATTGAGCGTAGCCCAGTACGCTTCAGCCGCTTCAGCGTCGACCAGGCGCTGGCCGCTGGCGCCAGGCCTGTACTGCACAACGCGCGGATTGGTCAGAAGCTGAAAAAAGTCTTTGTCGGACGACACGACAACATGCACATCGTCCTCATGCGCCTTCACGAAGCTGGCAATGAGGTCGTCGGCTTCTTCCCCAGGGTCCGCATATACGTTGACACCAAGCAGCTCCAAGATGTGCAAAAGCACGTCCACTTCGTCAGCGGCAATCCAGCCGCTCGGCAGCTCCAGCGGTTTTCGCTCTGCGCTAAACATGGACCGCCTAGACGTGTCCCTGACTTTGTACGTCTGGTCCATGGACTTGCGCCTAGCCGGCCGACCGTCCATGAACATGTGCACGGCATCAAACCGCCCGAGCGTAGGGATCCAATCAGCTAAGAAGCTGAGAGGGCCATACACGAGTCCCGTCGGATATCCGAAGTCGGAGCACAACTGGCGCGCCCCGGAGTCTTCTGCTGGAGCCACAAACACGTGAAACGCCCGGTGCAGCAGGTTTCCGCCGTCGATCAGGATGTGTTTTCTCACGGATCCACCACCTGAAGGTATATTACAGGAAAGTCTATGAGCATCGGTTTGGACCTCTGACTCACGTCCACCAAGACAGTTTCGCCACCTTCGTGAATCAGGCGGACTACGCCTCTCAAGTTTTTGAACTCGCCTCTGGTGACTCGCACCGAGTCGCCAGCAGAAAACTTGCACACGCTGAGGTTTTTGACGCCTTTGCGCAAAGGGTCCAGCACCCGGTCGTCCACAAGCGAGTAGTCCACAGCTCCTCCTCTTACTTTGCAACACAACACTTGGCCGAAGTACATGGTGTCTTGGAGCTTGATGAATGAAACGTTGTCGCGGTATTTGACGAATATGTATCCGTCCATATATACCGCTGTATGAGACTCGTCTCTAGCTTGCTGCGACACAGCGGGCACAAACACTTCTACGTCGCACCCGAGTATCCGTTTTACAGCGTTGGCTATTGCAGAAAGGTTGGTTTCTCGCTCGCCAGCCGCAGAAAGGCCGACTACGACCCACTTATTTTTTGAACCTGCTGAGGAAAGCACGTGCAAACTCCCGATCAGACATTGGTACCATGTCCGATCGGAACTCTACGCTGGTCGAGTCCAGTTCAGCAGTCGTAGACTCCGGCAAAGCCGAAGGAGAAGAACTTATCTTGGCGTCCAGAGTGGTGAGGTTCTCATTTTGAGAAAACGTGACGCCGTCGATTTCCAAAGTGCTGCACGCAGCTGGAGCCTCTTGTGGCGAGGTATTGGGTGGCTGCACCGAAGGGGTCGGGGTCGGGGTCGGGGTCGGGGTCGGGGTCGGAACTTGCGCAGAAGAAGACGTCTGCGCACAAAAACTCGCACCGCGTGTTTGCGTGGCCAGCAAAGCGGCCAAAATGCTGGCTGCTGTGGGCTTTTCAATTGCGCCTACTTGGTGTGCAAAATCCGCCCACCTTCTGAGCCTTGATTCGAAAAACGTGGTGGACACAGGGTAGGACGGTTTCGCGCCGGCGTCCACTCTGAGACCGCTCGACACAGCCAGCACCATGGCGTCCCTGACCCACACAGCGCCCTCTCGGTCCACTAGAGCGTCGAATGCGTCTACAGCAACACGCGGATGGGCGTCAATCCTGGCCAAAATTTTGTCAACTGCGTCGTAGCTGTCAAATCGCAAAAATTTGCGCGCAGCTGCCATGTCCACGGCACCCATGACAGACATTGTCTCGACTGCTTTGATGCAAACGCGCGGACAGTTCTGCGCCATTCTGGCCACAATGCGCAAGGCTTCCAGATCGTGCTGTATGCCTTGCTGCTCACAAATCTTGGCCAAGTGACCTGTCATCACATCAGTAGACGGAGCGGACACGGGATATTCCTCGGCTCTGGAGCGAAGAGCATCCTTGATCTTGTGTGGCTCCGTGGTGCACATCATCACCATAATTGAGCGGTTTTCTACCGCTTTGAGCATTGTGTCCTGCGCTGCAGGTGTCAGGCGCTGAGCCTCGTCCAGAATGTAGATGTTGCCAACTCCGCCTGGCACCTCATACTCGGCATCGTGAATCATGTCTCTGATGCGATCAACTGTCCCCTGAGACGCAGCGTCAAGCTCTTCAACTGCGCTGGACGTCTCGTCCAAAATGGACTGGCAAGAGCCGCATGACCCGCAAGGTTCTCCATCTTGTTTGCTTTGACATACAGCAGCCATGGCCACCAAACGTGCCAAAGTTGTCTTGCCGGTCCCTTTGGGACCGCCGAACAGCATTGATTGGTCAGTTAGCGTGCCGTCTGCCGACCGCTTGAGGAGCAGTTGCACAACTCCTTCATTGCCAAGCACGTCAGCAAATCTCTGCGGCCTATACTTGAGGTCTAGCCTGCGGGTCTGGCTCATGGCTTCCATCGGGCAGACGATCCAAAGGGCACCGTCGCGTTGAAAACTTCTCCCTCCAAATCGCGATACCGCCTAGGATCGGTTTGGAAGGCCTCTTCGATCAAGCCGCGCTCCTCGTCTGTGAGCGTCTGCCCGTTTTTTGACTTACACTTGATCTGGAAGACCCGCTCCCAAAGGATGTCGCCGATCTGCTTGGACGGCGTGGCGCGTTTTCTGGGAGCCATGGCTTCACTTATTCACCAAGCACTGCCTGAATTCAGAAAGCCCCTCGTTCCAGCACCCGTGGCGCTCTGCCACTTCGGGAAACTCTTGCACCTCAGGCGGCCTGAGGCTCCACTTCATTTCGCCGTTTTGCTCGTCTTCGGTGCCAACGCACCGACTCAACAGATGGTCGACAAGAGCACTGCGCTGGTTGGGCTCCAACTGGTTCCAACAGTCCAGCGCGATTTCCAGCACGAAGTCGACACCAACAAGAAACTTGGACCAGCCACCAGGCTTGTAGATTTTGCCTGGCACAGGCTTGCCGCCAGCCTTCGCCGACTTGGTGCGGCACAGGTATTCAAACTTGGCTGAAGCTAGCTCAGCGTGAAACTTGGGAATCAACTTTTCTGCTATTTCCCTGGACAAGTCGTGCTTGTCGTACATGATCGGCTCAGGCTTCGGACGGGCGGCCTTCTTGGGCTGTTCCATGAATGTGTTCTCCTAGTAACGCACAACATCAAGCAACTGAGTGAAATATCTGGAAAAGCGAACGTCGCCCATCGCTTTCCATGCCTCGTTCGGGTCCTTACATCTGGCCCCGCTCGGATCCTTTACATCGAACTTGACAGTCCGAACGTATGGACCGCCTTGTAGCTTAGCTTGCAGGGACTCGGCCCCGTCTCGGCCAGCGACGTCTTTGTCCAGCAGCAAATCGACAGACTCCACAAAGCGGCGGAAGAACTTTGTCTGGACACGATTGGCGGTGTTGGTGATGAGCGCAACAACGTTTCTAGTGACCAGGCGTTCAATTACTAAATGATCAAAGGGCCCTTCTACCACCACCACTTTTCTGGTAGACCATATGGGACCCATATTCGACGCGGCGCCGAAAAAGTATCCTTCTGGCCTTCTGGAGAGCGAGAAAGAGTCGAATACCTTGCCCTGGATGGAGCGCGTCTGAAACCCAACGACGGCCCCGGAGTACGACGTCAGAGGAAGCACCACACATCCGGCCATCTTGCGACCCGCTACAGCGCGCCGAGGTCCGTTCTCCTGATCTTCCCAGGCAGACGACCACCGAATCATTCTGCACGAATCGCACCATTGACTCCAGTCGCTAGACTCCCCGCAACACCCGCTGTGGCCTGGATCGGACCCGGAATCAGGACAATAATCGCCTATCACGTACCCCATTCTGTGTCGAATCCACTGCTCTTCGGACACGCCTCTGCCGAGCAGATACTGCTGCGCTTCTTGAGACTGCATCAGTCCGGTGTGCGCCCACTCCACGAAACGATCGACCACAGTCATGTGCAGAAAGCCATGCCTTTTTTCACATTATGAAGCAGCAAGGCGATGGTGTTGAGGCCACAAAAATACGTGTAAAGACCCACCATGTCGGGTCTGGATAGGAAAACTACGCAAGGCACGCCGGCCGCAATCACTCTGCAGTACTTGCGATATTTCGCTATGTTCGCGTCCGTGCCAAACAGTTTGGAGATCTTGTCTTGAGGCCAAGACTCTGGAACCAAACACACGTGAGGCTGCGCCGGCATCTTGCTCTGCGTTTTTATATAGTCGAAAGCCTTCTTGAATTCGCTCGCCCCAAAGACGTTCGGCCACCCCTCCTCGTGCGACATGGACAGGGCGGCCTGAACCATGGGACCTATCAGCTGGTCTATCTTGTCTGAGTCATGTTGGAAGACGCCAACTCTGATCCGGTTGTCCCCGGTGAGCCGTCTTGCCACCAAAAATTTTCCAGTGCTGTTGGAAACAAGGGCAGGCAGGAAATCAGGAATGGCCGGCACTTCCACAATCAAAGGCAAAGCTGACTGATTCTTTGACCTATGCAGATCATTTTCCAGTATCTTCAGCATCAGCATTTTGCCACAGATCTCCCGGAATCGGTTCGTCAGAAGCAGGCGGAAGCATTTTGGGCCGGTAAGCTCTGCGGACCAAAATATGGAACCACAGCAGCAACCTGCCCCACCACGAAAGTGGCGTTTTGTATATTCTGTCTTCAATCACCCACTGCAAGGCAGCAATGTCCTGGTAGTTCGCATAGACAAAATCGTCGTCAGCCATCTTGGCACAAAATTCGTCCGCCGCCTGCTTGTCTGTCAGCTTTGGCTGGAAGTATTTGCACTGCTTGGCCACGTTTTCCGAATCGCAAATATCTCCACTCCAAAACTGGACGGATTCAGATCCAAGCATGCACAAACGAATAGTAGCGTCTTGCTGAAACACAACCAGCGTTTTGGAAATACGAGGAGCCAGTTCCATCTCTGTCAAGATGTCAGGCTTCAGTTGGGTGGGTGTATGCTCACGATTGAACATGCAGTTCTGAGGCTTCCTAGACAGCACCTCGGCGCAGTGGCGCTTCATATATCTGAGACGCAGCTTTTCCAATCGCTGCCTTACATCTTCTTGCGATTTCACTGGTCACCTGACGCTTTGCGCTTATGCAGCCGCAAAGCCCCTTCTTTGCGACCCTCATATGCGGTGTGGGCGTAGTTAAGAAACTCCTCGTTGTGCGTCACCATAAGTATGTTGATGCCGGTCTGTTCAGAAAGTTGCCGCATGAACGCCGCCGCCGCCGGCACGTACCTGTTCGCCAAAGCGTGCATGGACTCGTCCAGCAGAAGTAGGTTGCCCATGCCCAAACGCGCCATGATCGCAAGGCGCAAAATAAGAGAGGCTGTGAGCACCGCTCCTCCGCCAAACGAAGCCATCGGGTCGCCTTCGACGCCGTCGTCTTCTATGGCAAACCTCATGGACAACCGATTGAACTTCATCTCCTGCTTGATTTTGAAAGTCAAACTCTGGTCGTGCACAATGTGCTGCAAACCAGTTGTGACCAAGTCCCCGATGGCGCCGACGTTCTGCTTGAGCGAATCGTCAAGCCATTCCTTGAAAACATCTGATGCTTTTTGCAGAAGCTCGGAGCGCCGTTGCAGCTTTGACACTTTCGCCTCAGCAGTTGCAACCTGAGACAGCATGACGTCTCGGTAGGCGCTCAAGTGAGCTACGCCCGCGCGCACAGCGTCAAGTCTGTCGTTCATCGGCTCCTCATCGTATGTATGAAATGCCTGACCTGAATGTCTGGCTCGTCAACGTTCGACACCTCCATCAGCGTAGGGTGCTGCGCGTGGCCAAACCGAAGCATGATGTTGTCAGAGTCCAAATGGTCCGCAACCGTACGCATGAACTTGGCGGGCAGATCTGCTTTGAACTCGCGACCCGACTTGAATGTGACTGGCATGTTGAAGATCTCTCCGCTGTTGGACATCTTCAACTCTTCACCGCTGGCTTCGCACGTCAAACGCTGAGTGCCATCCAGAGCCGCCAAGGCCCAATCGAGTCCATCTATCAAATTCTCGCGCGACAGCAATATTTCAGTTGCGAACTCTAGCGTAGGCGCCTCAAACTTCGTGCTGACAGATGCGACCCGGCTCACGACTATTGCCGAATCTGACTGCGGGTCGACGACGTACAATCTGTGCTTGTCCTGGCACAAACCGACTTTACCTTCCAGCTTTGCACAAAACGTCCGCACTGTCGGAATGTCTGAACCGACGATAGACACGTCCAGGTCCATGCCTTCAGTCTTAACCACAGACGCGTGGAACCTGGCGTTTGACGAAGCGCTGGACGACACTGAGTCGAAATGCACCTGATTGACGCGCATTTCCTCCTCAGTCTTGGTTTCTTTCACTAAAGCCGAGCACCCGACGACACGCAACATCTTTGCGAGCCGACGGGCGTCCACCATGACCAAGTTGCCCCAACGCACAGTCGGCATATGCTTGCGGCGCGTGGAGTCCACGCGCCGCTTTATGGTAGCCTTCCTAGTGTGCTTACCTCCGGTAGCTTGCACAGTCAGGGAGTTCTCACCCAACACAAAGCTGACGTCCGCCAAATCCGCGTCAAACAGCACCATTTTGCTGACAGGAATGAAGTACTCGTCAGAAACCCAACCACCAGGCACTTCAGGAGTTTCAAGAGCGGCCACGTTCACAAGGGCCATGCGGCGCTTGTCGGCTGAAAAGAAACTCACTCCGGTCGTCCCAAAACGTACCGCAAAGTCACCTGAAGCAGGTTTGACCAATTTCACCAAGGCCAACCCGCGCTTCAAACTCTGTGCTGCAAACGCGAACTTGTGAGTCATGTCAACCCTTGATCTCTTCCAACATCGGCTTCATCACACGTTCGGCGTCAGCAAGTTCCGCCTCGAAATTGTCGAGCTTCAGCGCGAGGATTTCCTCGTTCTTGCGTATGTCCTCTTGCAGATTGTCCGGGTTATACCCCTCTTTTTTCGCCGCTTCCATCTGACTCTTCAGAGCCCTTTTGCGCGCTTCCAACTCTGCTTCTATCCGAGTCTTGTCCTGCTGAAGAGAGTCCCTGCGGCGCGACAAACGCTTATACTTCTCGTCGAGATCTTCAATCTTGTCTGCCATGATGCCTCCCGTGTCATGTTACATTTTCAAGGTCAAAGATCGATGACTCTATTCGACCTCCGCTGGCTACGCGCTTCGCTGCCAGGTGCTTAGTGCCATCGGTACACGAAGTTTTGAATTCGCACCGATTGCAGTCTCCAGACGGCGTCGGGTCAAACTGTCCGCCAAGTATGCTGTCTACTATGGCCAACGTCTTGTTGAAGAGCGACCGCATGGACTGCTCGTCGTACACGATCCACTGCATTGGATCGTCCGGGAATCTGTAATGCAAAAATCCTAGCCTGCTGGGAGCAATATGGTGCTTCAAATAGTGCAAAAGCGCATACCATATTAGCTGCTCCGAGTCCACATACTTCTCTCTGTGGACGCTGCCTTTGCCATCGACCACCCACACAGTGTTGACTCCGTGCACAAAGTCAGCACGGCCGCCGAGTCGAAGTTTTAAACCATCTGTCACGTGGTCCACAGTCAGGTCCACTTCGCTGCGACTGCAAGGCGTCAGCAACTTGTGTGTGCGTATGGTCTCCACAGCGTGCGGAACAAACATGCGCACATCCCTGCGCAGGTCGCCCAAGAAATTTTGATGCAGCACACGATCTATGTTTTTGGAGTCGCACGCGTCGTCTATGGCAGCATCCGACACAGACAAGCATTTGCGCACAGGATCTGGCTCCAGCCAAAATTTGCGGTTATAGAACCACTCGAAGATCTTGCCCATGGCTAAGCCGAACAAGGCCTTCCTGCCGTCGTCCACTGCCGCTTGTCGGCTGACGTACCTGTACCAGTATTTGCGAGGACAGGTCAGATACGTCTTTCGACCGGTGTAGCTTAGATATAAGAAATCCGCCATCACAGCTCCGTCTGGCCGGACTCTGCGGCTTCAAACACTTCTCTGACAACGCTCTTCTCGTCCGGGCAAAACTCGTCCGATTCCATGAATTGGCTCATGCGGCGCCTGACGTCTGCTCCGCCAATCATCGCGGCGTTGCACCTCAGCTTTTCCAAAAATGCGGACATCGACTTTTGACTGACTTCTGCCGACTGCTTGCGCTCCAGGTCGAAAACGTCTGCTGAGGCAGAATGCGGCACAACCGACTGATCTATGGACACACCAGAACTGCTGCATTTGATCAAGGCAACCTTCGGCTTGCGCTCAAGGTTTTCTATGGTCAAAGAGCCTCTGGCGATGGCCCCGAGGTTGACAAACTGCACGCCCATGTGGTTTTGAACGGATTGGTCTTTGTGGTAGTGACCAAATACGTAAACGTCTGGACACCCAGGGAACACCAAGTCTCTGTAGTCCAAAATTTGCTCATTGAAGAACGACTGGGTGCGCACAGACGGAGACATTTCCGCCAGCGCGTGGACTACGGCTATGGTGTACGTATGGCCCTTGCTGCCAACCATCCCGACCAGTTTCTCCGCCGTCATGCCAGGGTCGTAATCCACCCCGACCACTCTCACGCTGAGGGAGCCTGACTCGAACACGACGTCCGACATGCGTTTGAAGATGCCAGACTCGTACATGACCCCGAGCGGCTGGCGCGGCAGTGACGACAGGTCGCTGTAGACCACGTCGTGATTGCCAGCTATGGCGTAAGTCGGACAGGAGTACGACTTGTGAATGGCCATTGCTTCAACCAGCGTAGCTTTGGTGGTCCGGCCAGGCTTCTTGGCGTGAAAGAAATCACCGCCGCGAAGCACAGCGTCGGCGCTGAACTTCTTCGCCTCGTCCCCCTGCCAAGACAACTTTGCCAAGATCGCAGCCCTGTAGTCGTCCTTGCGAAAGCCAGGAATCTGGTCAGACAAGTGCTCGTCGGACGACGTTAAAAATCTGATTTCTGACATGAGTCTCTCCAAACCCACCGTTTTTTGCCTAGATCCCAGATCTTCCGGTACCCCTGGGCTGTCCTGAGTGCAGTTTCGGTGCTACCCGTGGCTTTCTCCGAATCCGTTTTTCGGAGCCCAGATTTATGCCAGCGAGACCGCTGCTTGGTCCAGTAATAGTCCTGAGGCACATCGCCATCCAAAGTGAATCCGATGCGAGAGTAAACGCCGCCTGTAAAAAGACGATTGTCTGAAAATGATACAACGGACGCCGGAGCTTTGTCCAACACAAAAGCGTGCATGAGCTTCGACCACACCCCGTGCACGCGGACCTCGCGTGAAGACGCCATGCGCACGAGCTCCCACTCATGTCTGGAAGTTTGCCTTGTGGGGCGTTTGAACGACATGCAGGCCACTTGAACGCCGCCAAGGAACGCGGCATAGTTCAGTCCGGCTTTTGCTTTGCCGATGTAGTGGTGACTGTCGTAAAACAAGTCGGCTGCAGCCACAGGCACGCGTTCCACCACGCATTTGGATGCCCTTGCGCAGCGGGCCTCGTTGATCCTCAACCTGTTGGCGATGATGCCGCACATGATCTGCCGTTTGTTCACCCACTCGTCTTCAAACAACATAAGGGTTTCGAAGCCGAAGGACGCGGCATGCCTGTGCTTCGACAGGTCCCTGGTTTTGGCTCCTGGCATCGAGTGCCATCTGAGTCCGTTTATTTCTATGAGCAAATTCGATGCTGGCACAGCCACGTCGAATCTTTTTCCGCCAACCGAATGCTCAGGCACCGCGTCCACGCCAATAGACTTGAGCCAGTCCAACAGTTGCAAATTCAAACTGGATACGGCGAAGTTTGTGCATCCGCACGACAAAGAAACACCGCGTTTTATGTCTCTGAGTCGCGGCCTGTACGTGGAGCCGCAAAGTGGACATTTGGCGTCGAACGGCTGAGAGGCATTGACGATGTTTGCCAGAGGGATCAGTCCGCCGCCAGGAAAATCCTGCCGAAGGAACGACTGCGCTGAACGCAGCAGATCGCGGTTTCTCGAGTACCAGTCAAGCGCTGAGTTGAAACACTCCCCGCACGTCTTTTGGCCGCGAGTGATATGCTGAATCTGGTAGTCTTTGACTGCTCCGCACCTGCACTTGAAGCGGCAGCACTGAGTGCTGCTGGGCAACACGTCCGCAGAAGGCCCTGCATACTCGAACCACTTATATTTGTCGCCAGGCTCCAAATGAACTTCGCTGCACTTGCCGCACCCCCTAAGTCCGGCGCTGCCAGCAGAGCTCAGTACGCTTTTCACTGTGCGCCTGACGCTTCGTCCGCAAGAGCACGACCACTGGACCCGCTGGCGAGAGCTCGGTTTGACACGCAGCTCAGGTCCGACGTAAGTGAGCTTGCCGTAGGCGGCACCGTTCGTAAGAGCGATGGCGGAGCAGTCGCCGCAGCTCTTGGACGCTCCGCTTAATACGCTCCTGAGTACTATTGACTTGCGCCGGCCGCAGTCGCAAACAAACTCGACCTTGGCGGTGCTACCAGGAGCGACACTCTTCGACGCTCCGTCGTAAGTCAGCCGTCCGAAACGCGATCCTGGCAAAAGATGCGTGTGCGCGCATTTGCTGCAGTGAGCCGAGGCGCCGTACATCACGCTCGTGAACGACAGCGTCGACAAAGCCCCGCATTTACACCTGAACTGACCCCGTTGCCCGAGTTGACGCCTGGTCAGATGAACTTGATCGCCCTCATATGTGAAAATCCCGAACTGCTGTCCACAAATGAAGGAAGGCATAGGCAAACCACATTACACTCGCGTTCAGCCAGTCGCCACCTGCGCTTCGTCGAAGCCGACGAGCCCGGACAAGTTCGAGTTGCGGATAGTTTCCCGGTCGTTGCTGATCGCGTACCTAAAGGCCATCGGATCTCCGAACACGAACACTTTCTTTTTAGCCCGCGTGATGGCAGTGTACACCAGATTGCGATACAACATAATGCCATACTTCATGGTCATGGGCAGAATGACGTAATCGAACTCCTGGCCCTGCACCTTGTGGACGGTGCATGCGTAGGCGACTTTCATCATCGACCGAGCCTCCTCCATTTTGAAGGTGAAGACTTTGTCGATATACCGCGGGATCCTAGATTCAGAGTCAAACCAGTTGAAGATGCGTACCTCCACCTCATCCTGCTTAATGGAGATGCGATGCACCTTGCCCACGTCTCCATTGAAGATCATCCGGTCGTAATCGTTGCGGATAATCATCACGCGGTCGCCCTCGTAGATGTCGGTTTCGCCGTGCTTTATTTTGCTCGCGCTGCCAGCGACGAAGTCGTCATTCAGCACCTGCCTGAGGTGGATGTTCAGACGGTTGACGCCGATGTCGCCGTCGTACATCGGGGCAATTACCTGGAAAGTCAGAGGCGCTGCTCCTGGCTGGCTAGACTTAGCCTTCATCATCGCCGCGAGTTTGCCAACCTCGCCCATCACAGAGTCGGCCGGCATCGGCAGAAATACGAACTCAGACTCCTTCTTGAAAGAAGTGTCTACGGACTCGCCCCGCAACACCGAATGGGCGACCCCGATGATGTCTGAAAACCCCTCTTGCCTATAGATGCGGGTCAAAGAGATATGCGGCACATGCGGGCACCGCATCAGTTCATGCAGCACGTACCCTGCGCCCACTGACGGCAACTGCGCGGAGTCTCCAACAAGCACCACAATGGTGGTGGGCGGCAAAGCAGTGATGAGATGGTAAAAAGTTGCTGCGTCGACCATGCTCATCTCGTCGACTATGACCGCATCCACCACATATTTGTTTGCAGCGTTGAATTCCCATTGACCATCCCTGTCGCACCCGAGAGCTCGGTGAATGGTGTATGCGGGTTTCCCGGTCACCTGCGACAACCTTTTGGACGCGATGCCTGTGGGCGACAGAAGAGCGTAGTCCAAATTCATGTGCTCAAAGATATGCACGAAAGCAGACACCAGCGTAGTCTTGCCTGTGCCTGGATACCCGGATATCACACAAATGCGAGATTGCCGCAGCAGCTCTATCGCGGCTCTCTGGTCATCGGACAGCGTCAGCTTTTTGGTGGACTCGAACTCAGCGACCATTGACGCAAAATCAATGTCAACGCCGCCTGCAGCCAGGATGGCCGACACCTGGTCAGCCGACTGCGACTCGTGCGTCCAGTGGTGAGGCAGGTACAAATTCGGCCCGTCGCCAACGATATCTCCGCTGGCTTTGAGCGCACACAGCTCTGCATAAAACGGAGACTCCGCCAGGTACTCTCCATGAGAGAACGGCTCTATGTGGTGACGTTTGAACGCTTTGCGGGTGTGTTCCAGTATTTTATCGGACGTGACGTACACATGGCCATCGCTACTGGCCATGTCTTCCATCAGAAACAGGATCATCGCCCGAAGACGCTTCGGGTCGTCCACGCCAATACCCAACTTGCGGGCCACTTGGTCAGCCGTAGAGAATCCGATTCCTGGGCATGCGCAAAGCTTGTACGGATCGGACTCTATCTGTTTCCTTGCCTCAACGCCGAAAACTGTAAGCACAGACTTGATCTGGTACGCGCCTAAGCCTAGATCTGTGAGAAATATTGCTGTAGTGCGGGAGGCCGACGCCGTCTGCCATTCTGCGAGCACAGCGGCCACTTGAGGCCTGGTCAAAAACGAGAGTTCTTTGATGCGATCTGGCTCTTCATCCAAGACGCGCAGGAGATCGTCGCCCAAGGCATCATACATCCTGGCTGCCGTGATCGGCCCTATCGATTTGACATGCGTGGTCAGGTACGCCACGACGCCGATTCGGCCGTTCTCTGGCACTATGTCGCAAATATTGGCGTTGAACTGCCTGCCGTATGTTGGGTTGTCCTCATACCGACCTTTGCACCGGATCTTCAACCCAACGTCAATGCTCAAACCAGGCATGCTTCCGCGCACAGTAACGAGTTTCGCCGAACCATCGATGGTGCCCCTGAGCACAAAAAACCCTGTTTGGCGATTGACAAACACGACGTTCGTCACTTTGCAAGTGAGGTCTTCCATGGCCTATCTTTTTGCGATCTCGTCACAAGTGGCAACGCCGTCCAAAATGTTTTTCAAATCGGCACCCTTTATGATTGGGATGCCGTAGGAAGCTGCGCGCTTGGCCTTAGAACTGGTGCTGCTGCTGTCATCGCAAACCAGAAAGCTCGTGTCTTTTGATACGCTATCGACCGCCTGACCGCCAGCGGCAGTCACCATTTTCTGCACAGCCTTGCGAGGGGCCCAGACGTCGCCTGTGATGCACACCTTTTTGCCACGAAGGGGTCCGGAAATTGGCAGCGTTATGTCGAGTATGGAAGCCAAGTCAAGCAAGGTGTCGCGACGGGAGTCAAGCCCGTTTCTAATTTGAAGAGCCGTTATCTCGCCGATGTTGGGGATCTCTTGGAGCTGTTCCAACGTCAGAGCTAGGACCTTGTCTATGGAATCGTGACCAGCTTTAACGATGTCCGTGGCTGTAGCGAGGCCGAGGTTCGCAATATTCATGCCGGCAAGAACTATCTCAAGCGGCACAGAAGTATTGTCGTGCAGCGTTTTCCAGCACTTTTTGGCCATCTTCGGGCCAGAGCAGTGTTCTTGGATGTCTTCAACAGACAATCTATATAGGTCACCGACCGACTGAATTGACGAAGTTTTCTCTGGATCAGTCAGCGATCCAATGAGAGCATCTCCCCAATGCAACAGGCCAAGTCTATCCACCCAGACTTTGATGGCCCCCGACAAGCGCACTGGACACGACTTCGCCTGGCAGTACAGAAAGTCTCCCTCAATGGTCAGGGAACTTGAACAAACGGGGCAAATGTCAGGTATTGAGAAAAACTGGAGTTCTGCCATGAGGCAGATTACACTACATGGGATCAGTCTTTTTTATCTGACTTTTCATCCTCAGGCGGGGACTCAAAATCTTCCTCTTCACCCTGGCCGTCCTCGGGGGGAGATTCGAAGTCTTCTTCACCGCCTTGCCCGCCTTGCCCGCCTTGCCCGCCATCTTCTGTAGAAAAGTCGAAGTCTTCAGCAGTGGGTTCGAAATCAGCAGGCATGTCGAACTCATCAGCGGCGCCCTGGTCGCCAAACTGCTCCTTCTTGTCCATCGAATACTCGCCCTCGGTAAAGGACTTGGAGAAGCCAGCGAGCTCTTGACCAAGATCTCGAACCTTGCCGGAAATGCCGTCGAGCTTCCCTAGCTCCGACCCAGCAAAATCCCCGCGCAACCGGGCGAGTTTGGCAAACAAAACGTAGCAGTCCTTAAGGACATCGGCAATGTAGGAGTTTACCCTCTGCCACTCAGCATCTTGGTCAGCTGCCGCAGTACGCACCAGCCCACGGTCTTCATCTTGAGTCGACAATTTCATGTGCGATCGCTCCACGTCAGCTATCCCAAGCAGTCTTACAGACCGCACCTGGGAATATTACAGATGTATGGACGTTTCCATTGTACGGTATTGGACAAAGAGCCTAGCGCGACAATGTTAAAGCCGATAAACCCGGACAAACTGCCAAAATCGCGCTTTTCCAAGAAGTTCGTCGCGTGCGTTTGCTCTTGCGGAAATCCGAGCGAGGTTTTGGTCAGGTGGAACACTTTCGCGAACAGAACGCCCACATGCGGCAGTTGCGCGCTGCACGTTTGGAAAAAGTCCGGCATAGTTCGGTACGGCAAGCTGACCTTGGGATGCCGCGCAGATGAAGTGGTCAACATGGGCAGACAACAGCTGCCTTGGGTGTGCGACTGCGGCAACACCACGCATGCGCCTCTCAGCCGCGTGGCATCTGGCATAAAGAGCAGTTGCGGCTGCTTGTACAAGATGCAAGCACCACAGCGCGGAAAACGGCATCTGGTCAGAACAGCGTCAGACTGGATGGCGGACGTCCCGGAGCTGCTTCAAGACGGACTGCCGCAGTCCTGGTCACTCAAATCCAGGCTAAAAGCGTCCTTCAGGTGCAGATGCGGTTCGACGTTCAGCATGACCTTCTCAGCGTTCAAAACAGGACGCACGACGTGCGGTCAGTGCGACATGCTGAAGAGAGGCGACAAGTCTGGAGGGTTCGTATACGACGACGAACCTGCTTCCGTCAGGTCTTCAGCAAGAAAATTTTTCGTGTGTGAAAAGTGCGGGCAAAGAGACTTGTTCGTAGTCAAGTACGCCGCGTCAAGCAAGTCGCGCAGATGCAGAAACTGCTGCGAAGTGACGCTCGGTGAGTCTGAGCGACGAACATTTGGCAGGCTCCGCGTCAAAAAGCCAACAGCTCTGAAGAAGTATTCAGTCAAGCAAACCGTATGGGTGTGCACATGCGGCAACGAAATCGTAGCCACAGTCTCCAACGTCGTCAACGGAGTCACGAAAAGCTGCGGCAAATGCCGCAAAAACGCAAAAGACTGGCACACCAGCAACGTACTTGAGCTGAGTCAGCTCAAGTACCCAGTGTCTCCGTCAGACTTCCCGCCTGGGGGCGTTGTGCCGCTGCAGCCGATAGTCAGCGGAAACGCGCCGTTCGACGCCATGTGCCCGGCATGTGGCGCAACATACAGACCTCGCATGAACGACATCAAGCGGGGAATTTCCTTGAACTGCGGATGTGCGAGCAGCCGAGTCTCCTCCGGGCAACAAGGCATCCTTGACTTCCTTGCTGCCAACGGAGTGCATGCACAGGCAGAGTTCGAAGTCGACGGAATGAAGTACGACGTGGGCGTGCCGAGCAAGCGCATTCTCATAGAGCACAACGGACTTCGGTGGCACTCCGGAAAACAGTCTCACAATAGAGACGCGCGGAAGTTTGCGCAAGCAATGCGATGCGGGTGGGGGATGTTGTCCATATTCGAAGACGAATGGGCGAACAAACGGGAAGTGTTTGGGAACCTGATCTTGAACAGGGTCGGCCGACTGGACTGTTTACCTATGCGCCCGAGCAAGACGCAAGTGGGGCGAATCCAGGCTGCGCAAGCGGACGCTTTCTACGACAAACACCACTACCTTGGCGGCTGCTGCGCCAAGTTCAATTTCAGCGCAGCAGTGAACGGAGAAGTGGTGGCATGCGTGAGCTTCAAAAAGCCTACGCGCCAGTCTAAGCACAGTTGGGAACTGGTGCGCATGGCTTCGAATCCCAGGTACCGGGTGCACGGAATTTGGCACAAACTGCTTCGTGAGTTTGCCGAAGGTCGCAGCGGGTCTGTGGTGAGCTTCTCTGATAACAGGCTGTTCACTGGCTCGGTCTACGAAAAGCTAGGTTTTGTCTTCGACGGCGACGTTGCTCCTGACTACTACTGGACGCGCGGCCAAAAAAGATGGCACAAAAGCGCCTTGCGCAAACCGCCTGGATGCGAGGCGACAGAAAGCAAACTAAGGGAGTCTCAGGGTTACACGAAGATTTGGGACCTGGGAAAGAAGCGGTGGGTGATGCAGCTGACGTAATTGCCAACTGTATTTTGTTCCATGGACGAAGAAGCCAAAAAACTTGCTGCCAAATTATCTTTGTGGAGACAAGCGTACTACAACTTGGACCCGCTGGTCCCTGATCACGAGTACGACGAAGCCAGAGACAGACTTCGGCAAATATGCCCGGAGCACTTTGAAACTCGTGCAGTAGGAGCCGCCCCTCCATCAGTCTCCGTCTGGGAAAAGGTCCGCCACGAAATCCTGATGGGGTCGCTCAGCAAAGTGCACTGCGCTGAAGAATTCCGCGGCTGGGCAGCCAAGACAGGAGCGACCGGCGCCTTCGTCATGACCCACAAGATAGACGGAGCGTCTCTTGAGCTAGTGTATAGAGGCGGAAAGCTTGTTCGAGGGGTCACTCGCGGCGACGGCATAGTTGGAGAAGACGTGACCACCAATGTGCGGCGCATTCCGTCAGTGCCGCACAGACTAGAGTTGGATGGCAAACTTGCTGAGATCGACGCCACAGTGCGCGGCGAAGCGGTCATGCTCCGGTCCATGTTTCAGAACAAATATGCGGCGAAGTATGCCAACCCGCGCAACACGGCGGCAGCCAAAATGCGGGAGAAGAAAGGAGCGGGCGCCGCGTGCGAAGATTTGGAGTTCGTAGCATATTGGGCTCAAGCTGAAGAACGCCCCGACTCCATGGTGCTAGTGTTCAGCTGGCTAGAGCGCCTAGGATTCAAAGTGCCGCCTATCTGCCAAGGTACTGTCGAGCTCATCGTGGAAGAATTTGATAAATCTGCGGCCTGGCGCTCCTCCGTGGCCTACGACATCGACGGCATGGTGGTCTCAGTGGACGACATGAAGCTGCTTGAAGAGCTTGGTCATGTCGACAAGTGTCCACTTGGTCAGATCGCTTGGAAATTCGAGTCGGAAAAAGCGGAAACCAGGGTCTTGGACGTGGTGTGGCAAGTAGGCCCCACCGGACGTGTCTGCCCGGTAGCTAAAGTCGAGCCAGTCCATATCGGAGGAGTCACCATAGAGAGCGTGTCTCTGCACAATCTCAAAATGTTCACCGAGCTCAAATTGTTCCGCGGATGCAGAGTGTTGGTAGAGCGCAGGAACGACGTCATTCCTTACCTGGCGGCAAATCTCGACCTGGAAACCACATAAGCAAGCCGCCTGAAAAAACTCACCGCCAGAAGGTTTGGTCTGCCAGGAGCGACGCATGGCAGTCCAAGTGGGACCCCTTATCAGCAAGATGGTCCTAATCCTCAGTCAACATCAGTCCGGCTTGCCCATGGCCGCTTGAGCCGCTTCGTACATGCGCTCAAGATTTTCCATGGCTTCGAATGACACCATTGTCATCCGTACCCTCTTGCCAACGAGGGTTTCGAGCACGCGCTGCGGATTGAAAGCTTTGCCATCTTCGTCTACCAGAATGTACTGCTTGGTACCGGGATCCTGCTGCACTATGCCGTCGACGATTGTGCCGGCGTCGTAGCCGCAGTCGAACCTGTCTCTTTCGTTGTCTTCCATGCGTACACTCTACAGTCCAGACAAGGCAAATAGTTTTTCCAAAGCCTCAGCAGATGGAACATCCCCTCCGTCCCTGAGTATCCTGGCGGCGCGAAACAGCCTGTGCTTCACTCTGCCTTCAGTCAAATGCAAGGTCCTGGAAATCACCTTGAGGGACCTGTGCACCTTCATCAGCTCAATTATGCTGCGGTCTTGCTCAGTGATTTCCATCCAGTTATTTTACCAGGACGAGTCACTCGTCCATCACGAAGTGGCAATGTTTACTAATCAACCGGTCCCCTTTGGTCAATCAGATTCGTCCTTACCGCAGGCCATCTTGGCGTACCAATACGGACCAAGCGGCCCGATTGTGCGATAACTGCTGACAATGCGGTACCCGGCATACTTACACCTCGCTGCGGCCTGATTCTCACACGCCGATATGCCGAATCGGCATTCCACCTCGAAAGTGCCGTCGATCTCTTGCATCGAACGGGACTGCATCGGAGCTTGAGGAGGCAGCACTGCTCCGTCGTAGCCGCACGCTGCCATGGTAAACAAAATCCATGCGCTTTTCATAGGTCTCTTAGGCCCTCTCAGTACGTAACGATCTCGCCGGCCTTGCTCCAAGGCTAGGTCAGTTCGTCTTTAGACATGGGAACGACCGCGGCCATCTCCTCGTCTGTCAGCTTCCTTTACCACTGAATTGGAAGTGTGCGGCCATACCCACCTCGTTTTACCCAAGTCCCAAATTTTGCACAAACCGACGGCAGACCTGAGTTGCCCCTCTGTCTTGCCACTTGTGCGCTCAGTACCACGCTTGCGCATCGACGATTTATGCCAACGTCGCTTCCCGTCAGTCCAGTAATAGTCCGGCTTCACTTTCCCGTCGCGCCGAAATCCGATCTTGCCATACACGAGCCCGTCAAATAACCGATCGTCAGAGAATGATACGACGGATTCGGGCTTGTGGTCAAAAGCAAAAGCTTGCATCACCTTGGACCATGCGCCATGCACCGTGATATTTGGGCAGGAGGACATTCTCGCCAGTTCGTACTGATATTTGGACTGGCGGGTTGGACGCCTGAAAGAAGCGCAAGCAACGAGGTTTCCTTCAACGAACACCCCGTAGTTGACTGGACATCGGGCGGCTCCAATATAGTGGTAACTGTCATGAAAGGCATCCGCGTCCGCACTCGATACGCAAGACACCGTGCACTTGGATCCGCGCCACCTGACGGGTCGGCTCACACCGAGCCGGCTGCGCAACAAGTTCTCGATTTTATGCCGATGCTCGTGCCATTCGTCTTCATATAAACATATTACGCCGTAACCAAGGCTCCTGGCCAAAGCAAATTTTTTAAAGTCCCTCGTCTGCGACCCCTCTGCAGAATGCCAGTGGAGCCCCTGGAATTCAATCGCCAGGCGCGCACTAGGCACCACAACGTCGAATTTTAGCCCGCCAATAGCGTGTTCCACTTCAACATCAAAACCAAGCGACACTATGAAGTCCGCTAGTCGTTTATGGCCATGCGACACTCTTGATGAAACGCAGCCACAAGTTAGCGATTTGCCTTGTCTAATATTGTTCCACGTTGGCCTGTACGAGCGACCGCAGGCCCCGCACTCAGCGTCAAACGGCACGCTGCTACGCACAACCGCCGACCGGGCCACGATCCACCCGCTCGGCAAGGCATCTGGCGGAAATGGAAGGCGCAGTTGACGCAGTTGATCTCGGTGATCTTCATACCACTGCATGGCGCGTTCAAAACACCGACCACAGCTTTTAGATTTGCCTGATGTGAGGTCAGCTAAACGAACCTCAGACTGCAGGCCGCACCGGCATCGAGCCTGAATTTTCGCATCACTGCTTTGAGTCTCGTTGCCGGTCAGCGACACTGTCCACAGCCCAAACTGCGCCAGGCCAGGGTCCACAACGTTGCACTGGCCGCATCGCACAGTGGCGCCGTTGACTACGCTGTGCACCACGATGAGCTTGCTACGCCCGCAGTCACACAGCCAAGCCACTTTCCGAGAAGATTTCGGATGCATATCTTGAGGCGTCTGCATGCGCAAGTGGCCGAACTTGGTCGCAGTCCAGTATTCTGCAGACAGGACTGAACACTGTCCGCAGGAGGTTGTCCTTCCGCTAGTCACATTTTGGGTTATGATCTGCTTGCGCCGGCCACACTCGCATTGCCACAATGCTTTGTTGTGTGATTTGGCACTCCAATCAGGAAAAGGAGGAACGAGGCGCAGTTTACCCCACTGCGCCTCGGTCCAAAGGTCCCGTAGGGTCAGCTGCATCCAGTGCTTGTTCCACACGTCGCACACAGGTGGCAGGTGCCGACCCGGCGCGTCATGCTGCCGCAGTTGGGACAGATGGGGGCGCTGACGTTGACCGGTTCAGGAGCCGGCATGGACACCGGCGGCAGCGAGCCGGCGTCCTCGGATTCAGATGCCATCGCCGCAAGTTTGTCTGCCAAGCCTGAGTTGCGACCTTCGAAATATCGTATGTCGAGCAGTTTGAACAGGTAATCGAACAGACTGTCGGCGAACCGGATCTGCGGATTGTCTGTAAACCCAGACGGTTCGAACTTCGTATGCACGAACGATCGGATCATCTTGTCTAGCGGCACGCCATACTGAAGAGAAATGCTAAGCAGCTGCGTGAACCCATCGATAAATCCAGCCATTGTCGTGCCGGTCTTGCCGAGACGCAAGAACACCTCGCCCAAACTGCCGTCCGGGTATTCGTTCATCATGATATACCCTTTGCAGCCGCCCATGGTGAACCGATGCCGGTGTCCTTCCAAATCCGCGGGCAGATGCCGGCGTCGTGTCGCCTCCTCGCTAGGAGGCGCGATTGACACGGTGGGAGCTTCAGAAGTCTTTGTTACGAGAGGCTGCGACATCTTGCTGCCGTCCCGATACAGTGCGATGCACTTGACCCCGAGCTTCCAAGCCTGCAGGTAAATGTCGGCGATTTCCTCTGGAGTGGTGTTTTTAGCTAGGTTGACAGTTTTGCTGATGGAGCAAGTGATGAGCGGTTGGATGGCCGCCAACATATCCACATGCGCCATCGGAGACAAGTGTCTGCCAGAGGGGCCGCAAGCCATGGCGCCGTCGAACACAGGCAGATGCTTTGGATTGAGGCCAGGCGCTCCCTCTATGTAGTCATTGGTCTCAATGTACTTGCAGATGACTTCAATCTGCGACTTAGAGTACCCTAGACCTTCCAGAGCACCTAGCACTGCCGAGTTCACCAGTTTGAGCGCCCCGCCGCCGACCAGAGATTTGTAGGTAACCAGAGAGAACATGGGCTCGACGCCAGTCGTGTCCATCTCCATCAAAAACGACAGCGTGCCGAGCGGCGCCTGCAGCGTAGTTTGAGACACCGAGTAGCCATATTTGCGGCCGAGCTCTAGCGCTTCGCGCCATATGGATGCACTGCACGATTTGACGTCTTTCCCCAGCGGGTCATGATGCAAACTCCAGCGCTGGCAAACGTCGGCATCAGCAGCGGCATGTTTAGCAATGACGCCAAGCATGGGCTCCCTGTTGTCATGGAAAGCAGGGAAGGCACCGATGCGGGAAGCCAACTTTGCTGCCGCCACATACGCCATGCCTGTCATCAAGCTCGCTGTGCGAGCAGCAACAGCCCGCCCCTCGTCCGAATTGTAGCCATATCCGAGCTTCATGATGAGCGACCCAAGGTTGCCATAGTTCAGCCCGATCGGTCGCAGCTTGATCGAGTTGTCAGCGATAGCCTGCGTCGGATACTCGGCCATGGCAATTATGGCATTTTGCGCCGTCACTAGCACACGCACCACATGCGCCAAGCGGTCTGTCGCCAATTTTCGGCCGTCAAAGAATTTTGTCAGATTGATAGCCGCCAGGTTGCAAGCTGTGTTGTCTATGTTGAGATATTCAGCACACGGGTTACTTGAACGAATGCGACCGGCAGCTGGAGTGGTATGCCAATCGTTGATCGTATCTGTGAACTGAATGCCTGGATCGCCGCAAGTCCAAGCAGCTTCTGCCACTTCGCGCCACATGTCGCGCGCTTTGTAAGTGTGCACAACCTTGCCTGTCGTGCGTTCCACAGTGCACCATTCTTTGTCGTCGACCACAGCTTTCATGAAGGCATCGTCGACGCTGACCGAATGGTTGGCGTTCTGGAACGGCACAAGCTTGTAAACTGAATTTGGATCGTCGTAGGCCACGCCGTAGCCCAGAGCAGCCAGGTCCTGGGCAATTTTCTCCGAGGCCGCTTTGCAACGAATAAATCCGGGGCGGCCGTCCTTTGTTTCAAGGATGTCTGGGTGGTCCATATCCAGCACAATGATCTTGGCCGCGTTGCGCGTGCTGCCGCCGGACTTCATGGCCTTGGCGAATTTGTCGAAGCCCTCCATCCATGCCAGCGTGCCAGACACATATGAACCAGACGACAGACGTTCCCAAGACGAGCGCAAGTTGGACAAGTTTCCGCCAGAACCAGAACCGCCAGCGAAAATTTTGACTTCAGATTTCTGAAACTCCATGATGGCGTCAAGCGTGTCGTCGACGCTAGAAATGAAACAAGCGGAGGCTTGTTGCTTGCGACCAGGCACTCCGATGTTGAACCAGACGGGCGAGTTGAATGCTCCGTACTGGTGCAGAAGCACGTAGCACAGTTCGTCTTCATAGACTTGGGCGTCGTGATCAGAGTTGAAATAACCCTGCTCCGCAGCCCACTTACGCATGACTACCGCAACTCGAAAGATCATTTGCTTGACGGAGTTTTCTTTCTCTCCATCAATCACCCGGAAGTATTTGTCAGCAACGATGTTGATCGTGTTGACGCTCCACCAATCAGGCACCTCAACTCCGAGCTGCTCAAACACGACAACGCCGTCAGAGCTGACTATCCTGGCATCGGTAATCTTCCACCGGATTTCGTCAAAAGGGTGTACTTCTTCCTTTGTGAAAAATCTGGTCCAACGGCCAGCGGACTCAGCTTCCTTTGCTGCGGTCGGACGCTGCAGCTCAACAACATTGCAACGCTCAACTTCGACGACTTGTGACATTGTGTTTGGCCTCCTCGGACAAACGTATGATTTCTGGTTCCAGTCCCCATCGAGAAACATCTGTGCCGCGCTTGTGCTTCAGATCAAGACTGCACAGGGTGTCAAGGCTAAAGCGCAAAGAAGAAATGCTCCACAGACCAAGCTTAGGAAGGATGTTACTCCTCACGAACGCCGGATGTGAGCCGAAAGCAGCGGCCACCTGCTCCACCGTGTGCCCGGACTTCAGCAACAGCTCCGCACGTAACTGCTGAATAGCATGACGCTGCATGTATGCTATTATCCATCCCGTCTCGCATCCCCCTTCTTGCAGCCTATCGTAGAAGGCGATGGCTTTAGCTGGATGACCTTCACACACAGCATCGATAACATGTTTAGGGGTTAGTTCAGCGGAAAAGCACATGACGCGCCGAGCCAAAGATGGTTCAGCGGTGCCTCCGGGACCCACCAGCACTTTGATCTTCGTGATCTCTGAGCATATCTTCCGTAGGTCCGTCCCACAGTTCCAAAAAAGTGCGACGGCAATCATGCTTAGATCTATGTTAAGCCGCTCGCCTTCCTTCAGAATCCATCGCACGTACTCTGCTCCGTCGTCGTACGGCTTGGGTTTTTTGACTTCGACTTCGCGCTTAGCACGTGCACTGTGAATGGTTTTGCCTTTTGCGGCAACCAAAACGACAGTGCCGTCAGACGGCAAATCCGGCACTTCTGTAGCATCCCACAGCACCAAAGTGCAGACGCCTCCGATCGGAATCATGTCAAGCCACTCGGCATACTTTTCAGCGTCGCTCTTCAGCGAAAAATGCTGAACAGAAGGCGCCAGACTCATAGCCGACTCGTCAAGAGCTGCACGCTCTTTCAGGAAGTCGTCGTCCCCGTTAACAATGATTAAAGTGCTCACCGCAAAGCACATTACACCGCCATGCAGGCTCGCCACCAATGGACTTCAACATTTGCAGACGGGCAGGTCCTAAGCACGTCTACAAAAAGAAGCAGAGACGTCAAACGCGGTGCTTCTAGCGCATGCGCGGCCGCAGCTTCGCACGCCAAAATGGCTGCTTTCTTGCAGTCATCGTCCAGTTTGGACCACTCGGTCAGCATGGACGGCGCCCTGGTCAGGTCTAGTGAGCTGTTCGCCAGGTCAATTGCAGCGTCGTACAGTGCGCGCAGCGCGACAGCATTTTTAGTCGCAGTCTGGCAAAGTTCAGTCCTTCCTCGCAACATAGTCGCAACGAAGTCGTCAACTTCTGTCGTTGCGCGCACCTCGTCCGCGGTGGCAGCAGACCAATGCAGCACGGTCAAGCGAGACAGCAGCGCGGGCCGCAGCAAGTTCGCGTCTTCCGCCACGAACAGAATTGAGGCAAATTCTGGCGTCTCTTCGCAAGTTTTCAGGTAGGCGTCCTGCGCAGGTTCTGATATGCCGGACCGGCCGTCTACCACGACCAATCTCACAACGCCGTCAAGCGGCATGGACTTCAAAAATGAAGCCGCTTGACGCGCTCCATCTATGGACCCGTCGACTTGCAGGACGTCACTAAGGCCTGCAAACTCCGACACCTGCACAGCGGTGCGCCATTTACCCGTCTTCTCTGGCCCCGTCAACACGGCTGCAGTCGGCGGGCAAAAGATTAGGCGGCGAAGCTCCTCGAACTGCTCTGTCCGCGTCAAAGTTGGCGTCTTTGTCACTGCTGAAAACCTCTTCGATGTCTACTGTTATTCTAACATCGAAGATACATCGGCAGCTAAAGCACGCCATGCGGTTCACTTGCCCAAGCGGCTCCATGGGCTTGGCACATTTGGGGCAAAGCGCGATCATTTAAACGCCGGGCGGAAGGTTCATGGAACCGCCGACAGGTGTGGACCAAATGTAGCCGCACTTGACGCATTTGAACTTGACCACGAAGTCGCCGTGGTTGGCCAAATTGTAGGCCTGATTGCTGCCACACTCTTGGCCGGAAGTCGCCGCGTCTTGGCCTCGGCGGCATTTGATCAGAACGACGGGGTAATCTTTTTCCATGACGAACGTTACCCCGCCTGAGTCGGTCTGAGTTCAGGTGCACAAACGAAGGAACTTTCGGGCCACGCGAGATGCGATGGGCTCCCTGCGCTGGTCTACCTCGGCAATGGCCTGCTCAGCAATATCAGCTGCGGCCTTCTCCTCGTCCTCTTTCTGGATCTGGTGGCCAAGTTCCTTTTCGATGGCTTTCGTGATATCTTCGCCCCACTCCGCATATGCGTACTTGAGCTGAGCGTCAAAGGGCCCAATAGCCGCTCTGATTGCGGCAGGATTAACTGGCTTAGGCTTCTCAGGCCTATCCAACTTCGGCTGTTTCTCCACGGGCAGATGCGACACTTGCTCGCGTTTGCGCATATAGGAGTCAAGCATCTTAGAATACTGCTCCATGTCCTTCTTGTATTTGTTCTGCGCGCTGACCACGGCATCTGTCATTTCGTCTTCGATCTCGCGCCCGATCTTCTGCTTCAGCTTGGTCATGTCGGACTGCTCTTTTGTGGACAGCAGTCCGAGCTTGCTGGATTCCATCATGCGGATCAAAGCCCGCAAGTCCCTACCACGCTGGTACCGCACAGCTTCCAAGTCACGCCGCTCTTTGAGCTTCTCCACTTGGCGCGGCGTGGTGTCGGAGAAAAATTCATTCCACAGCTGCTCGTACTCTTGCTCGGGCAGCGCGTCTTCCATGAAGCTCTGCACGGATTTCATCAGCTTCAGTCTGGTGTCGCCGACAAATCCGGACCACCTCTTAGCATATCGCTTGAGGACTTCGCGTGCTTCTTTGCCGTTGGGGCCCGGCCTGGTAGCTCGCTCCTCGAGCCAGTCACGGAATTCTGAAGCCTGGCCCATGTTCGCCTTGATATCGGGCAAAAATGATCCAGTGCCCTCTTCCGACATGATATACTCAAACAAAAACCGCTGCGCCGGCAGACCGACTGGGAAATCTGGGGTGCGGTCAACTGTTCTATACTCAGGCTGGTTGAGCTCGTTCTGAAGGTCCGGCACAACTTCGTCAAGCACTTCCATGAAGCTCTTCTTCGCCGCACGCTCGTCAGAAGGCATTCCCATGGAAGACTCAGGCGACACCGGCATGCGTTCCAAACCGCCTGAAGGCGAGCCACCTTCATCCCGCTTGCCGAACGCCTCGTCCAGAGTCTTGTCGCGAGTATTTTTGCGCCGAAGCTTGGTAGGGACGATCTTGTTGATGTCTACGTTCTTCGTACGCAGAGCCTGCTCCAGCCTAGCCAGCTCGTCTTCGTCGTCTTCAGTCCAGTTATATCGCTTGTTGCCTTGATCAAACTGGTTTTTGCGCCACTTCAAATCAGAGTACAGGTCCTCCTCAGTGTGTTTGCCCGCCTTGAACTTCTTGAACGAATGCGACATCGCCCGAGTGTGCATATTCGAAAAGATGTTGCCTAGGGCGTGGCGCCATGTGGACGCGCCTGGATTGCCGCGCTTGGTGGGGGACTTGAACTGGAAATTACTTGAAGTCAGGTATACCAGAAAGTCCTGGATGGCGTCGTACGCGTCCTGATCGTTGTACTGAAGCTGCTTCCTGGCGATAGCAAGCAGCTTGTGGCCAACCGCGGCAGCAGGATTCTCTTTGTACTTTTCGTCTTCAGCCATCTCCCTGCGCATCTCCGGATATTGCTTCTGGAGAATCGACAGGATAGCTCTGCCAAATCCTTCAGCGATGTCCGCGCTGAGACGCATGAAAGCTAGGACGAACCTGGTGCTTGCGGATACACGAAATGTAGGTTGCATGGCTCGGCTGAGCCAAGCCACTAAAGGGTTATGCCGCTCATGTCAGTGAACGGCTTGCACATGACCACTGCCCGGCTTATCGACAGGCTGACGCGATCCTTCGACATGCCGATGCGACTGGCGATTTCGTCCACTGACAAACCAAACTCGTGCAGGTGGTGAAAGAACTCTGTTCTGGCCAGAACGCACGGACCGACTCTGTCGTCACCTATCAGCTCGCCGTACGAGCAGCCGTACTTCGCACACACCAGCTCCGCCATCTTGTCCACAAATGCGTCTGCAATCTCGGCATTGCGCAGCTTCTCAAAAGCTGCATTGCGGATCCTATGTACATACGCCACAGACACGTCTCGCTGCTGAGCAAACTCTCTGATGCTGGTGTCGTTCATATCCACCGAGTCCAGAGCCGCCCGCTCTTCGTCAGTGAGGCTGGCTTTTGCCGCCATTGCGCGTACGTCGTGACCAGCTTCAGCGATGCGGAAAGACTCAAGCGCACTGGAGTCTTTGACCACCATGACCTTGTGGTCCGTGCCGTCTTCAGTTTCCCAGGCAACCACGTCTTGATTGCCTACGTCCGGCGAAATGCCGTCGTTGAAGATCGTGCTGTCCAAGTCTGACGTGCGACCCAACCTGGTGAAGTTATTGCATACCGCGTTGTTTATGACTTTAGCAGCGTAAGCCAACAAACCGGCTTTGATCCCCTGGTACTGCCCCTGATGATTGTCCGGACGAACGATGTAGTGAGGCACAGAGCTGACGGCATTGCACCCCCGCCAATGCCGCAAAAATGGGCGCAGCTGAGAATCGTTCCACCTGAGGACAGAGGCCGCTTGCGGATTTTTCGTCCAGTCGTCAGCCAAGGAAAGATGGCGAGATCGCAAAGACGCTCGACCCCTTTCGCATTCCTGACAGACCGATTTCGTCTGCTGGCCATAGTGCAGGGTGCAGAATCCGCGCGCAAAATGCTTCTTGCCGCAATCCGGCACTGAGCACATGAGTTCGCCCGCGCTGTTCCTCGCGAATTCGCCGTCCTGGCCGCGAAGAGCCGAACCGGAAGTTGACTGTTCGCAGCAATCGTGCTGGGTCAGCTCGGCCGGCTTCAACCGGCCCTGCTTGTACAAGGACTTCAGCACATTGTAGGCTTCAGCTTTGTGGCTGATGAACTGTCCCGGATTGTTAGGATCCTGAACCTTGCTCTTTGGGTTGGAGGCCTCTGGGGACTCCACCGGCACAGCAAGATCAGAATAGCCAAGCATCCTCAGCACCAAGTCAGATGTGATTGTGTGATTTTGAATAGAGTAGTAGTATCGGTCGTGGTCGAACTTCGCATAGGCGAGCAGATCGCTTATGCGCCACAGAGAGTCCTTCTCTGAGCGTTTGCCCACGACTGGACAAACAGCAGAGATGAACTTGAGTTTGGAGCCTGGGCCGAGGATGCGCTCGGCTTCGTCGCGGGACACCAGCTCGTGAGACAGATGCCGGAAGAACCAGCGGCCTATGAAGTCCTTCTGGAGCAGACGCATGCACGCATCCTGCACAGAGTCCTGGATGCGGTCCCTATCGCGCCGAAACAGCTCCGCGACCTTTCCGAAGGTCCACTTGTAGTACAGCTGCAAAAATTCGCTGTTGGAGGGGATCTTGATCTCCCGCCACAAAGACTTGTCGCCTCTTACCCATAGGGACCCCTGCTCCATTTTGCCTCCATGCGGCGCTTATCGCGCCGACTTACCGGTGGGTACTGACTGCGGGTCAGAGTTTACAGGCCCGCAGCCTAAAACTCACAATACCACAGCCCCGGTCTGGTTGCAAGCGTTTTGTGCGGTCACGCACGGTCGGCGTGGGTCGCCAAATGGCGCACAGATATTTCAGGTGCCTGCGTACAGTGCGTTCAGGACGGCAGACGGCTCGTCTGCCGGCTCTTCGTCAGGTGCGTCCAAGAAGAGCTTCATCAGTTGTTCGTCGTCTGCCGGAGGCGGGTAAGAGGACAGCCACCGAATCGCCGCAGACATCCTGCGGCGCGAAGCATCCCTGCCGCTGACGCAGTTGCCAGAGGCGTAAGCCGACAACTGCTCCAACACAGGCAGCGACCTGCAGGCTCTGAAAGAGCTGCGCAGTATCCTGAGACCAGCGGTGAAGCACAGCCCTCTGTCGGCGACCAAATCCTGACCACTGTGTCCGCGCGTCTGGTCCGATGTGAGTTCATATCCTTCACCGTCAAGGACGATGCGCGAAGGCGTGGAGGCCAGGGCACCAGCAGGCGGACGGAATTCGCATTTCCTGAACGAGCCCGCGGCACCTGGTTTGATACCAGATAGTGGCACGTCGTTGCATACCTGCACAAGCTGCACCCGTTGCCTAGTGGCGGCGTCCACGTACACAGGAGACCCCAGCTGCACCTGCATGAGGCACCAGGAGCGCCCGTTGTCTCCTCGCCCCTGTTTGCCCAAGTTCATATCCACGTCTTTTCGATACGAACTCTCGAACATTGAAATGGACAGCAGCAGAGCCGCTGTGCGAATTCTGCCTCGTTTGCCGCTAAACACAGGTTTTTCTCTGGCCACGGTGGCCAGAACGGAATTTGCTATGAGCTCATATCTCGCCCGACCGTCTTCAAACGTCTCCATTGCTGGCGGATGCAAAGTGGCGCCTGGTTTGGACCAAGCAGTCATGCGGTCAACAACCCATTTTCGCAGGTCTGCTGCGTCGGGTTCGTCCGCTCTCGAGGGCGAGTTCCATCCTATCAAAATGGCAAGAACAGACCATGCCACGATGTGGGGAACAAACTTCCTCATACCAACCTCCTATGTTTGTTGTTGACAGCCACGACTGATCAGTCAGCTTCTTGCCGTTCAGAGCAAAAAACCGGTCGATCAGTCTTCGACCGGGTCCAACTCGAGGTATTGAGTCAGTCCCTGGTCGCGCGGCTTTTCAGAAGAGTAAATGAGGTATCGCTTCTGCACTACGTACGCCCCATTCACTTTCCGAACTCGCTTTGGATTGCGCGGGTGCCGCAGATCGATCCTAAAATCGATCTGCGTGCCTTCCGGCACAAGAGGCATGTCGCTTACTCTGTACTCGACATGCACCGGCAAATCATGAAATACCAAATATGTGCGAACCAATTCTGCTCCACCTTCCACCTCTAACTCTTACACCTCCACTGCCTCTGCTGTCTTACTCAATGCAACTGAAGTTGCAACACGATCACCGTTACTGCGTTTTGATTAAGCAATAGTACAGATCGAAGAAAGAAAAAGCAAGAGAGTTAAAAACTCTCCATCAGGGGGCAACAGACTTTTTGGATCTGGCTACCTGATGCAGCAGGATGACTCACAAGGAACCGAATCATCGAGCAGTCCTTTTTCTCAAATCTTTCGGATCGTGCCTCTGTCTCTGCGAGATCGGCTTCGGGCGCCTTGGTTCCAAGAACGCACAAAACCGAAGGGAACCGAGTGCAGCGTATTGTCACGTATGTTCCCTCAGTCTGCACATTGCTCGATACTCTACAGGTGAGACAGATGGCTAGTTCAAAGAAACGTAAAGGAGGCACTGTCCGGGTGGACCAGCGTAAAGCTGTTGCAGCCGTAGAGAAATGTATGAAGCGCTTCAGAGGCAGCAAAGAAAAGCAGTATCTGGCGTCGCTCCTTTACTCGATGGTGATGAACAACTCCATACCGGCTGAGCTTTTGGATACTCTGCCCGCGTCTCCGGCACAAATCGGCAAAACCAGATTTGACCAGTTGTACGACGCCGCCACGGACTTGTCTTTTCCCGGATATCGGCAAGAAACCCTGGAAAGGCTTCTCGGACCAGGCGCTTCGATAAGCGACCGCACGAAAGTGTGGAGAGTCATACTTCCGCCTCGTTTTAAGCTAGCACATGTGCTCATCCGAGCAGACTCTTACCAAGAAGCGTTCGCTCTGGCTTGCGACTACGCGTGTCGAGCATCCTTGCGCGTACATGGGCGCATCCCGGCTGATCTCACAATTCGAGTCATGTTTATGACCGAAAAGGCGATTCGAAGGAAGCTGGATATGCGGTGGGCCAACAGAGTGAACAAACGCAGGCAGTTGCAGCTGGTGGGCCGTGTATTTTCACCTAAGGAAATAAACGGCGCCCGCATCGCAGCTCTCGGACCACCCACAGACGCACGCTTCCAATTGGCCAAGTATATCGAAGCAAAAGACCTCGGCAAAATTGCAAAAGCTGCAGGCAAGGCGAGGGTATCGTCGGTAGAATCGGAAGTGTTCAATGTTGAAACTGGCAGTGATACAGATTAACGACATGTACTCGGCCCCAGAAGGTACCTGGTACCTCGGCGCCGGCGGTTGGCAAAGAGACGTGCCGGAGCTGCTGTCGTTGCGCACCGGGGGTACGCTCGGCCAGCTGCTGCAGCAGCTGGCCGAGGACAGCGGCAACTCGCTTGGTCCGGGCGAGCTGGTCTTGGCGGTGTACGAACCGGAGGGCCAGGACGTCTCGTCCGATGGCGTTTCAGGGGTCAGAGAGTACAAAGGGATGGTGATGTTTTCTGCAGATTCTGAGCAAACGTCGCACAAACCGGCCTCGCCGGAGGAAAAATAATGCAACCTGGCAAGTTCAACATTTTGTTAGACGGGTTCTGGGGATCGTCCGGCAAAGGCAAGGTGTCCGCTTGGCTGGCAGACGCGTACGGCGTCAGCCACGTCTCGTCTTCGAATTTCCCCAACGCAGGCCACACGTTCTTGTCTGGCAACTACAAGTTCGTGGCGAAAGCCATCCCCACTGCTTTGGCACTTCGGAAGGCCAAAGGCGTCAACATGCAGGGGTGGCTGTCTCCGGCCTCCGGACTGACCGTGACCGAGCAAGGCACATGGGATAGGCTGTTCGACGAATGGGTGGAAACAGGCAGACCTAGTTTGTGCCTACACAGCAGGGCTTCCGTCGTCACTCCGGACCATGCGGAGCAAGAAAGAAACGGCTCCGGGTCAACCAAACATATCGCTTCCACGATGCAGGGGTGCTCCGCGTCCATGGTGGACAAGATTCTGCGCAGGAAGGAATGCCTGCTTGTTGGGTCCAAACAAGTGGCTGAATGGACAGGACATGCTAGACCAGGCATGCTCGAGCTCATGCACGAGTTTGAGTCCAGAGTGCGCATTTTGGACGGCATGCAGTTCAGGTCGAGCGTGCAAGGTCTGATCAAGGCGGGCAACACTTGGCTGCATGAAGGTTCCCAAGGATACGCCTTGTCCGTCGACCATGGCTCCAGCTACCCGCACTGCACCTCGCGCAACTGCACCGCCCAAAAGGCCATGGACGACATGGCAGTGCCAGCTTCCATGGTGGGCGACGTATACCTGAATCTCCGTACTTTTGGCATCCGAGTCGGCAACGTGCAGGAGAACGGCGTGCAGACGGGGTACTCTGGCGATTTCTACACTGACTGCAAAGAGCTGACCTGGCAGCAAATAGCACAGGAAGCTGGAATGCCAGACGAAGAGGCAGCTGCACTCATGGAGCGCGAAAGGACGACAGTCACAAAGAGGGTGCGACGTGTTTGCACGTTCTCTTGGGTGGGTTTGGAAGACGCTGTCGCAACGAACGGCGCAACAAAGCTGGCGCTGAATTTCGTGCAGTATTTGGACTGGCGCGATCACGGCCTTCGCGGAGGAAGGGAAGCGTTCAATAAACTATCCTCCAAAACAAGGTCGATGGTGGACAGGATTGAAGCTGCAGCCAACGTCCCCGTAGTGCTGATCGGCACAGGCGCTGACCACGCAGACATGATTTCGCTACTTTGACCTTTCAAGCACGAACTTGTGCTTGCATTTGCCGAACACTTTCGTCCATCCATTTTGTTGCGCGTACTGCTTCTCGGTCATGTGCACCGAGAGGGCTTGGTTGTACAGCGTTTTCTTGTGCATAGACCAACCGTCATTTCGCACGTACATGTAGTCGGGTCGCACTGTGCCCGTTTGGGACCAGTTGCAGGCCTTATACACCGTGCCGTCGTGCCCAAACGTCTCATCAGAAAAAGCAACAACGCGCATCGCACCAGGAAACGCGTTGAAAAACAGTGTGGTGACTCGACTAAGGAAGTATGAAGCAAAGTTTTTCTTTTGCCTCATAGGATGGATGCACAGTCGATCCAGTTCAAATGTTTCTCGAGGATTGGATCCTAGGGAAGTGGCCACTTCTTTGCGTGACACTGGACCCAGTTTGGCTACCGCCGCCAGTTGGTCACCCAGAAATGCCCCGATTATGAATTTGCCCGATTTCCCAAATTGTGCGTAGTGCCAGGTGTTGAGAAAATTCTTGGCCGTCGTCGAATCGACAACCCTTAAAGCTATTTCGTGAAAACAAAAGTCTTGCACTGGCAAAGATGCCACACCGACGGCTTGTGCCAGTTTAGCGCTAGCCGCGCCAGTCACCAGGTCATAGTCCCATATGTACACTATCCTCGATGCGGGCCTGGTGCTTCGCAAATAAGCATACTTGGCTTTATCTCGGCGTTCGTTGTTAGGCAACGTGTGCCAGTATTCACCTTGTACTTCAACGAACAAATCTAGCTTCTCGATGAAAAAATCGAAGTTATATGGTCCTAGGGATTTGTTGTAGATGAATTCGCAACCGAGTCCAGTCAACACATCTCGCACAGCCACTTCCGGCGCAGACTGCCGCCCTCCGCGGGGGAAACCTTCGAGCCCAGCAGCGATTTTGGCCTTGTAAACTGGATCTTGAAAACGAGCTCGAGCCAGTTCTGCATGCAGCTGTTTGTACTCTGGTTTGGCCAAAGCTGCTTTGTGCGCCGCTTTGGCCTGCACTGAGCGCAGCGCAGCTGTCTTGGTTTTCAGGTATTCTTCCGGATTTGCCGCGTAATCTGACTTATTGCGCTCTGCAACAAGTCTGCGATGTTCAGCCGATTTGAACAAAGTTGCTATGCGCGCTCTGTGCAACCTCGCAAACTCTGGCGTCGCCCAAGCAAGTTTGGCTTGCATAGAGCGCTGCTGCCGGCCAGCCGCAGATCTGGCGTTTTGTGCGTTCTTGTCTTGTATGGCGCGGGCAATCTCTGGATCTCCCCACACCGCTTTAGCTTGGCGCGATCGAGCTAGGCGACCTTCGTCGGATCTGGCAATGCATGGGCCGCACCTGTACGTACACCTTTTACGCACAGTGCGGCGCAGTGCCCTGCGCGTGGTGCGAATTGCTTCGTTGCACAAGGCACAATTGGCGAAGCAGTCCTGCGCATCTTTATCCGGCATAGAGTACCCGAACTGCCGAAGAGTTTCCGATTTGTTTAAAAAGTCAGTCCAGTCCACCATATAACCACCGTAACATTGAGGATTAGAAAAGTCAATAGTCTAGGCATCGTTTGCCCAAACGTAGAGTAAAGCCATGTCCCCTGTGAAATTCGAGATTTCAATGCTCGTCGAAGTCAACGATGAAGGTGTTTTGTCCACATCCGCCAAGCTGCACGTCGACGGCGAACCGATCGGACTGGTGAGCCGGTTGCGCGTAGACTACGACTCTGACGATGCGACGCCGGCAGTTCAGATAGACATGCTTCGGGGCGCAGACCTTGGTTTGCTGGACGAGGGTATCGTCGCGACAGCGAAGAGGCATTTCGAGCTTCTTCGCAAAGTTCCAGGGGTCCGGTGCGCCATGCCAGCTCCAAGGTCTTCGTGAACCCGCCGAGGGTATTCGCTGACGGCACTTTGACGGTGGTCATGGGGCCGGAGCCGTGGCCCGACAGTATTCAAGTGTATGCCGGACCACACAAACTATCCCTTGTGCGGCGCGTGCGCGCCTCTGTTGGCGAAAACGCCACTGAAGTAGAAGTGTCTCTGGCTCCGTTGACTGGAAATCAACAGCAGGACTTGAAAACAGAACAAGAGGCCAGACTGCTTGCCGCGCTCAGATGGTTGCAGCTTCGGCAGGATTGATCTCCCTGCGTCTGCGCTTCATGTGTATCCATAGCTGGTCGCTATTGCTGCGCATATAGTCCAGACAAGACTTGAAGTAACCCAGGACAGGAAATGCTGCATCCTTGCGCATCAGCAGCTCAAGCACTGTCTTGCCGCCACATTCAGACAGTAGCCACTGCTCGTCTATCGGCACATCTTGCTCTCGCTGACTCCACACGTTGCCGTACGGGAACATCATGAGCACAAACTCTTTCTTCTCAAAATGAGGCTTTGGAATAGCGCAGAATGTTTCTTTCCTCTTGATTGAGAAGTACACGCCCGGTGGCAGATCTACGCCGCCAGGCGTAGTGGTGACCCACCGCTTGATCGACATCCATTTGACTTCAGGAGTTTTTAGCCCGACTTGCTTGCGACAAGCCAGTGAACAGTTGTATAGCGCGGACGGCGACAAACCACTTTCCCAAGGCTTGAACTCAGGCGGGACGCCGGCAAAAGTGTGCAAAGACTTGACGTGGAAAACGCCCAGTTGGGTGACCTCGGCTTGAATGTCGGCAATCATGCGTAAACAATACTTGTCCGCACAGGTTCTGCCGGCACCACTCGCTGTCGCCTGGCTCGAGCATTTCCAGCAGTCTTAGCTTGGAATGCTTTCGACTGTAGGATGGGGAGGTCGGAATCGGAGCCAAGACGCCAGTGTTCGTGTGGAGGAAACTGTGCCTAACGTATTCTGTTTGATGGGATCTGATGGAAAACTGCTCGATCCAGCAGTGCAGGCCACTGTGCTGGCCAAGTACTCCCGTTCCCCGATGTCTGCCAAAGAAATCTTGAGCAACATCACGCTAGAAGAGTCTGGCAAATTCCACGACAAGTGGGTAATCGGCTATGGGCATAGCTCCGTCGCTGAACTGGCGACAGTGCCTATTTGCATCGAGGGGCTGTCCATAGTGGCATCCAAAGTGGTGGAAACGATGCAGAGAGGCGCTTATTCAGAAAAAAGCACCAGGTACCAGAGATTTTCCAAAGACAGTTTCGTGACGCCCCCAGGCGGCCCTGAGACTATGAAGCCATTCGCCAGCCGCATGTATGCCACATACGACAAGTTGCACGATGCGATGGTCAGGAGATGCGCGGTCTTGATGGGCAGAGACCCTGAGGACCCCTCGCAGGTGGACAGAGTCGTTCGCGCCAGGGCTTTCGACAACCTTCGGTATCTTCTGCCGGCCGGCACAGGCACAAACGTCGCTTGCGTCTTGAATTTCAGAGACGCCAGGGACCTGGTATCCACCATGATGGGTCATTCCAATCCTGAAGTCGTGCAGATCGGCAAAAGCATTTTGTCCGCTGTGTCAGACGTCTGCCCGGTATTGATGCGCCACGCGTCTCCCAACACGTTCGAGCCGAGGGTGCTATCGCTAGGGCCTACGTCGGACAAGTTTTCGATGGAGCGGCCCGACTGGTATGTGGACTTGGTCACCAAAGTGCCAGCAAACGCAGAACCAGAGTTTTTCGATTTGGTGGAGCAGCGATACGGCATGAATCCGGACATGTTCTGCAAACACATGTCGGCCAGGCCTGAACACGCCGAAGTACCGGACGTATTCAAAACGATCGTGTTGACTTTCGATGTCCTGATGGATTTCGGAGCATTTCGCGATTTGCAGAGGCACAGGCGGTGCGAGCAGTTCCCCGAGCCGCTGACAACGCAGTACGGCTACATCATTCCAGACGACATTGCTGGCTCGGAGTTGGAGCCGGAGTACGTGGCTGCCATGGACTATGCGTCGACTTACGACGAAGAGGCCGCTTACGACACGGATTTGTCGCAGTACGTAGTGCCGCTAGGCTACTTGCACCGGTCCAGTTTTCAGATGTCGCTCAAGGAGCTGTACTATATCGTAGAGCTGCGCACAACACCGAAAGGGCACATGTCCTACCGTCGCGTGGCGCACAAGATGTACCAGCTAGCTGCTGAAAGTCTGCCTAGCTTGATGCAGTGGTGTCGAGTGTGCGTCCCATCATCCGTGGGCGAGCACAAGTGACAGCATCTTACTTGTGGGATCTCACTGCCACATCTGAAGACGTTGTGACCACGTTTTTCTCCCTGTCCGCAAGCACCGGTTGACTGAAAATTTTCACTATTGCATAGTGAACCATCCCAGAGTCCACTTCCGGCACTTCGGCGATAGTCAAACACGGACCATTCTTCGACACAACTGCAGCAGACTCCGTCGACAGAACGTCCGCGTCCACTGGCTTCCTGCCATATCCTCCGATTATGTTGCACCAGTATTGCTTTTTGCCCACCACGACAGGAACAGATCCCCTGCGTGGGCACGATAGTGCCACAGCACATTTGTCGCATCGCATCTGCATGCACCACAATACCGCTCGGAGTTTTATTCCCCGTTCAGGGGAATCATGGTTACAAAGCCTAAAGCACCACCATCGCAAAGTCTCGTAATGAAGGCGAGAGAAGAAGGCAGATCGCTAGACGACATAGGCGTGTTCGAAATCGATTTGATCGAGAACAGAGTTGTTTGGGCAAATGAGTTCGCAATAGACAAGTCCGGTTATACGCTTGACCAAGTCAAGCATATGACTCTTCTCGACCTGACCCCGTCTCCGTTTCATAGCGAAGTGCAGACAGCGATAGCCAACACTGCTGACCGGAAACACAACGCCCAAGAAGAAACTACGTCAGTATGGCCCATGCTGACTTCCGGCGGAAAAGTCACGTGGTGGGCTGTCATAAAGACCACCATAGAGTTCCCGCTTGTTTGGATCCACGGCGACCACGTGCAAACCACTGGCGTAAACGGGATGTCGTATGCGTTCATGCGCGCGTTCATGCGCGCGGCAAACGGACAGACCGGGCTCAGCAACCAGATAGCCGAGCTCAAAGCTTGGACGTCAAACCAGATAGACAACCTTAACTCCGAGGACAAACGCCTTCACGAAAGTTTGACTTCGCTGGAGTCTAAACTGACTGAGGCGCTCGCCGCCACCAAGGAGTCTGCTGCCTCTTCCAAAACATCAATAAAAATGATCGACGGGCTGCAGCGTACTTTTCAGGATCTAGAGGCCAAGTATGGGGCAGAAATCCTGAAGCTCATAGGCACCGACGTGGTTCACGACAAGCGCATAGACGCGTTCGAGCAGCACATGAAAATTACTGCCGAACTTGCAGTTCAGTCTATTCAAATGCAAGCCAAGACCTCGTCCGACGGTCTAGCAAAGCAGGCTAAAGAGTCCTCCAAAGGACTCAGCCGCAGGATCGTAATCCCGATGTCGGTTATTGCTGCCGTGGTGACGATAATCCAGATACTTCTGGAAAAGTTCTTGCGGTGAGCCGTCACGACGTCATTACGGACATAACACTCATGGCGGCAGCGTGGGCCGTGGCAGGATCAACGCTGCTCGCGGTCACCCTGGACTTGTATGTGTTGAGAGTTTTAAATAGTCTTTCCGTGACCTCGTCCAGCACCATTTCGTACAGAAGCGCGACGTCTTCCAGTGTCGCTCCGCTAACGGCCATGTCTCTTTCAAGCTCAAAGCACATACGGGCTGCCCTGAAGATCCCAGCCATGGATCCCGGGTTGTCGTCCGCCACGCGACGGATGATCAGTCGACGGAGCCTTGCGGACACGTCTTTGCTATCTGTCCCCAGAGACATGTGCAGCATGCCGTCTTGAATCTTCGAGGGATACGGTTCCAGCTCGTACGCCATAGGCAAGAGTACGTTTGCTGCGTAGAGATTTACGGACGCTTAGTCTGACCACCGTCGGGCGGCAGAGTGTCCGCGTCCGGCGAGTCCGGGGCGTTCTCTCTTGCCTCATCCACGGCGTCGCTTTTCGACCATTTCTTGAATTCAGCTTCCAGGTCGTTCGTCGTGCCTGACGCTGTGACGTTCGGGGAGCCGTGCACGACAAATTTGTAGTCGTACATGACATCGTGCAGCATTATCTTGCCGAAGTACATTTCGCCAATCTCGTACTCTAGCGCCGGCAAACCGCTGTCGTCTTTGAACTCCTGAATCCGCCAGCCGTTTTTGGTCATCTTTCCGGCCAACTGACCAAGCTCCATCTTGTGCAGCGTAAGCAGCACAGACTCCGCGGTTCCGAGATGCAAAATTCGAGCGGCCAAGCGCCGAAGCGCTAGCGCTGCATCGTCAGGATTGCACTCTGCGGACATCACGGCTTTCGCGATGCGAAGAAGCGCAGAGGTCACAAACCTGTCCATGAACTGTCCGCCTGGCACCTCTCCCTTGACGAACTCTATGATGTCTTCTGTCGGGCTGCTCGAGTACCCCTCGTCACGGTCGGATGAGTCTTGTACAGCCTCCACCGTCCAGTGAAATATTGGGGTGTTTTGCTTCATGCTAATGAGGTACGGGTACGCATCTACTTCCAGCGTTCCGTCTTCCAGCACGCGCGTGTCGTATTCATCCCGTCGCCCAATGAGTTTCAGGATGTCGTCTACAGTAGTTAGTGCAAGTCTGCAACGCATGAAACCGCAAGCAGACAAGGAGTCTATGCCCGATTGAGCTCCACGATGCGTTTCAGCACCGCTGAAATGGCATCGTCTGGCGACACGCTCCCATCGAGCCTAAAACCAGCTGCCTTCGCATGTCCGCCGCCGCCGAAAGACCTGGCAAGATCCGAAGCAGAGAAACTGCCGTTTGTCCTTGCAGACATTACGCACTGCGTTTGCCCATTGTCGTGCTTATAGAAGTACCCAACCACAGCGTCGCACGGCATCTCGTCCATCATGTAGTGGGCGATGTCGCTCATGGACCCGCCGTTGGCATGATTGAAAAACGCCAATTTGATGGTGCCTGACGGCAGTATGACGTCGTATTTGGCTGACGATCTGGTCACTCCTTTAGACTGCCGAATAATCTTGTCGTGCATTTTCCTGCCGACTGCAAGCAACTCTTCCATGGGAAGACTTCCGAACGAAGACACTGACACGGCCCAGCTGTGTCCGTACAGAAGAAGAGCTTGGGCCAGAGCGCACGCCTCCGGCCAGTCGGGCGAAGCGGTTTTCCAAGTGTCCCTCGTCATGCATAAGTGAGCAAATGTGCGCCACGACTCCAGTGCAGCCTTCCCGATTCTGTCGCCAGCCAACGGCATCATTATTTTATCGAAGGCAAGAGTGGACCCAGACTCGTCCGGGCCGCCGTACTGACCGCCGAGCGCCTGCACAATGTGCTGCACCGTTTCGTGGTGATCCAACACAATAGGCGACAGGCCTTTCCACTCTTCCCACCGGCTTTTGGGGGGAGTAATGTCTGCAAATATCTGCCTTGGGTGGACAGCCATACCTTCGTGGCCTCTTGTGTCGTACTGGATGAAGTTCGTAGGAGGTGGTTTCATTCCGGCACCCACGAACGCAGCAGCGCAAATCATGGCTGCTCCGATGCCGTCAGGGCAACCAGCGTGTGACACGATTTCTGACGCTTGCAGAATTTGGTCCACTTTCATTTGGAAACGCCTTTCACTTGCTCCACGATCTGGGCAGCCACTTTGTGCAAACTCTCAATGGTGTCGTTATTGTCCACCACGTAGTCGAACTCTGAATCTGGAATGGTGGCCTGCTCGGTCTCTGACCTATGGTTGAACGGCGGCGTCTCCACCCCTGGACGCTTGACTCGAATCAGGACCGGTTTGAAGTCTTCGTGCGTTTTTTCGGCCTGGCGCACATACTGAATTTCGTGCCGGTGTCTGAAATCGGAGAAGCATGTGACCACGTCTTCAGTCAGCCCCCTTTCCCACTCCTCTCCGCGCTTGTTGATGCATAGTCCGAGCATGCGATCGTACGCGTACTTAGGACTACGCATGCGGGTGCCTCGGGCCTGGACGTGCAGCTCAGCCAGTTTCCGATGCGTGCTTACGCCGGCGCGTACCCAAGTGAACATGTCCAGTTGGTTCATGAGGTCGCAGTACAGCTGCAGCGCTTCCCTGGGCGACAGAAAGAATCCAGGGTCTGTGTCTTGCACAAACACCCGCGTCTGCATTCTCCCCAAATACTGAGTCGGCAGGTGCCTGTCTCCGGCCAAAACTGCAGAATTGTCTCCGCGCGCCACATACTTCAGGCCGGCCTCAGAAGCTGACTGCGGCGTCACGTCAAATAGCCACCATCCAAGCCTAGGATACGGTGGCGATTTTGTGCTTGTCGGCAGTAACTCTGCAGCATCGGCCGGCCTACCCCCTAGATGGATCAAGCGCGTCTTGGGGTATCTAGGATCGCCAGAGTTCCTAGCTTCGCTAGGGCCGAACAACTGATGCTTGGTGAACCCGTACACGTCTGCCATGTGGCGTTTGGCCGGGTCGGCGAGCCCAGTGTGGACCGCGCCGTATTTGTCCACCAAACATTTGCAAAATTCGTCTTTGCCTGTGCCGGAGTAGCCAGACACGCAAAACATGAAGTGAGCCATTCGACCTCTGTGCTGATTCGGTTCAGCACAGACCTTACACCGGAAGAATTCGCATGTATGGTCCTTCCATGATTCGCCATGACGTCGAGAGGCAAATGAAGGAGAAACTGGAGTCATTCACCCGGCAGTTGGTGCTGCCAGGTGAAAATTCGTCCGAACTGTGCTCCTTGGTCGTCAGCAGCAGTACTGAACTTGAGATTGAGTGGAGATTCCGTTTGCCGGAATTCAGTTTGCCGAATGCGACACTTGTCGTGCTCATGGTGCTGAGTCACCCACCAGGCGGATGGGTGACACTCAGTCTCGAGTCCGGCGACATTTGCCGGACTCTTTTGACTGAAAAATTTGACCACTTGAGACACGCCGATTTGAATGAGCTGGTGCGCAGCCTGGTAGCTGCCATTCCAGAGGACGTTCAGCTCAGCATGTTCGTGAACGACGTCCAGGAGTCCTGACTGCCGGACTGCCAAATTCAGTGCCACACTACGTCCAACGCAAACCCGTGCTTCACACTAACTTCGCATTCGAATGTGACGGCCGAGTCGTCTTTCCATTCATGTTTGCTCACGGCGTATTCCATCCTGTTTCTTTGAGCTCGACTCCAACAGGAATGGCAAAAAACTGAGTGGGACCTGGCATCCGTGAATCTGCGCACAATGCGAGATCTTTTGCCACAGTGCGAACACTTGCCCATTTCGGGCTGCCATAGTATGTACATTGCTGATTCGCAAACTACGGAGGATTAGAAGCGCCGTCGTTTTGCGGATTGGGCCGTTTGTGGCACGACGCCGACCCTGCGCAGTGTATGTTTTGGGTATGCAAACAACATTTCAAGCAGGTCCTCACGTCGGCCGAGTGTGCTATGTGACCGGACATGGCCCGTGGGCGGTGACAGTTGAATGTCCACAAGAGAAAATTGCTTTCAGGTTCGATGCGCCGACGCCGCTTCGGGTGGGTAGCTGGATCAAGCTAGAAGGCAGTTACAGGTTTGACCCTGGCGTGCGAAGCGACGGCGCACCGCTTGAGAGAAATGCGCCGTATTACCACTGTCCGCACGACGGCACAGACGTGTGCGACTGGGAGTATAGGCAAATGAGCGACTGCAAATATTTTCAGGTAGGTCCGCCTGAACTTACGACAGCCATACACGCGGCCAATCTTTGCTTGAGGCGACACCAGGACAGCTGGGAAAGCAACCTCGGGCTGGACTGTTTTCAAGAAACAGCAGCCTCACTGCGAGCAGTACTGAGACTCATCAACGAAGAAATAGAAGAACGCAAGCCCAAGCCAATCGCTTCTGTGGGCGATATCAGCGACCTTGACTTGTGACATCTTTCATCATCCGGGCAAAAGCCGCGGTAGCATTCTTCAGCGCCTCTTGGTCTACGAAGCTTTCCGATTCAGACGGCACAAGCGTGTTGCGGCGCTTGACCTCGGCGCTCACCTGATCAAGCAGATCGAGCAGCTCCGTGTCGTTGAGATGCGTCAGTGACTGAGTTGTCATGATGACCTCTTCACGTACTCCGCCAACAGTGCCTTGCGCGTGTTGATGCCGACCACTCCGTTTTCAGACAAGCCGTGTTTCAACTGGAAATCTCGCACAGCTTGCTTTGTCTTTGGACCAAACACGCCGTCGGCTTTTCTTGGACCCAGGTCGTAACCTTGGGCGATGAGCTCTTCCTGCACTTCTTTGGGCTCTAGGAACTCTGGCGCCATGCCAGGTATCGTGTTCAGCTCTATTTCTGCATGCCATTCAGACAAATCCGGCGCAAAATCAGGCAAATCCACAGAGTATAGCGACTCAAGCTTGGGGCGGATTTTTTCGTATCGGGCCGGATATATGGCAATCTTCGGCCCAAACGTTAGCTGACGCAAAACAGCAATCGCCCACGGTTCGGTCCACACAGCCGCGTTGGTTTGAGAGACGGCCAAGCGAAGGTGTTCCGAAGCCACGGCGGGCAAGTTGGCAGCAAAGCTCAAATAAGCGGCACGGACGGCGCCGACCCACCCATCGTTGTGCTTCGGCGAATTTGGCCCGCAAAGGATTGCTTTAGACTCCTTTGTGTGGAACATACTGAGCCTGTCTGCTGTGTATCGCATCTGAATTCTGCAGGCTTCTTCATTCTCCCAGATCGAAGCCACGCAGGCCGCCCACAGCCTGGCTCTCGCTTTGGTTTCTGCGGTCCACGCGCCTTTCGTGCCAGAGCATCCCAAAAACAGCGCTTGCTGCTTGGCCAAGGTATTGACCTCGCCTGTGCTGTCGAAAAACCGCCATCTGCCGTCTTGCCGCTGTTTGAACGCGGCGCTGACAGACTTCAAGGCGGGGCCCATCGGATCCAGCAGAGCCGGGTTGCTGGCCGCCACTGTTCCGAGAAGACCCGATACCAGGTAGTGAGCTTCGCACCACTGAATCAGGCCAACGCTAAGTATGCACGAGTCGTACATGTTGATGGCGGAGTACGATCCGCCTTCCGTTGCAGTGATTACGGACAGAACTTTCTCGTCATCTGTCGGGTCGTTCGGCATGATGAACGGAATGTTTCCGATGTGATACGGACCCTCCCACTGTTTGTAACTACCCCATCCAATATCAGCCGGTTTAACCATTGTAATCCTCGCAAACGCATAGGCAAAGCACACACACTGTACAAACAAGCGCGCACACAGGTTTTAATGCTTGCTGCTGCTGTAATGATTCACTCGTTTAGCGCGTCCGGTGGCGTCTTCGTCCTGCTAATGTTTGTGCATTTCCTTGCTGACTGGCTAATGCAAACTGACTCTATGGCCAAACGCAAGGCAAGCGAGTCCACTTGGATGCTGGTGGTGCACAGCGCGACGTACGCTGCGATGTTTGCTCCGTTGCTATACTTCGCTCTTGACAGGTCAGTGTATATGACTGTCACATCCACACTGATGCTCATGATGTCGCACGGCGCCATAGACACCTACACGCCAATATGGCTTTGGGCGAGATTTTTCCGTAAGCCATCAGAAATGCAAGACAATCCTGTCGGCGGTTTCACTGCATGGTGCGCAAAGCCGTATGGTTTCACCCTCACCATGGGTATAGATCAGTTCATGCATGCATGCTTTCTGATGCCAGTGGCTGCGATGGTGGTATTGTCTCAGGATAACCTAGCTGCGGCTCGGACCGTTGGTTTGACGACTTTCTGCGTCTCTTTGGGGCTTGCCGCTTTGAGCGTGTTCACGGTGTTGTTTTATTGGCGCAAGCAAATTAGACCACCGGAAGTCAGCGACGAGGGAGATTTCGTAGACGATGATGACGACAGACCTTCGATGCCGAGCCAACACGACATATGAGGAGGAGAGTGAATGGTACCCAGGCATGTGCAAATAGTTGAGAGCGGCCGAGACGGCATGACCGTGGCCGATTCCAAGGAAACTTTTTTCGTCCCCGCAGACGCTCTCGTTGGCAACGGCTGGGTCCCTCCTGCCGCGCCTGGCGGCGCGTCCTCATCGACCAAGTTGTGGGTAACGGGCGAACGCAACGGCGGACTTCTGTTGCACGACTCGGAACTAGGACAAGAGTACTGGGTATCCAACACCGGCCTGATTACCTCAGGATTCACGCGTCGCGTCAATCAGTAACGCGCCGCGAGAATTTCTCCAGCGTTTCAGGCACTGCTCGCCACACTTTCTTTCCGACTCTCTCGATGGCGCCAGCGCGCAGCAGCGCAGACAGCTGATGAGACAACTGCTGAGGCTTCTTAACCTTGGCCCGTCGAATGAGATCTGCTGCTGTCCATACGTCGGCGCCGTGCGGCTTGATGGCGTCAATAACTGCTCGCAACTTGGGATTGCTGATGGCGACCTCGCTGCCGCCGCTTTCAGGCGGGCTCTCTGGCCGAACATCGAATATCAAGTCGTCAAGCTCAGCCTGCGCTTTCTGGTACGCGGCGCCTGCTTCGTGTAGGCGCAAAACTGCGGCAATGACCTTTTCTCTGTATGTGTTTTCCATATTTCCTCACTATCGGCGTCAGTCGAACGACGTGGAACGTTCGCCGTACTGCAGCTGTGTTCAAATTTACAGCTTCTGTGTGCAGCCAATAGAGCAATCAGTGAGGAGAGGGTGTTGGGGCCAAGTCAGCGTTTTTGACGCTCTAGGTCGTCAAAATCCTTCTCGACGTCGCCTACCGCCCGGGTTATGTCTTCCCCGGACACGCCCTTTTTGACAAGGTCTTCCATTTTCTTGCCGAGATCGTCTTGAGTCTTCTTGACGGTATCTTTTGTCTGCTTCTCGATCTCCCTTTGCGTCTTCAAATCCAGACCGGACTCCACAGATGCAATGATTCTGCTCATATGGGCCAAAACGGCTGACTTGGACGGAGATTTTGCATTGGCGATAGCAGACGCGAGTTTTCGCAAATTGTCGGACAGGGTATTGGGGTCGATCATACCTCGGCAGGTGCATCGAAGGTTCAGTGCACCTGCGCAGCCAGCGATGTGCTCACGTCCACGTGCCGCTGCGCACAGATGTCGGAGTGAATTTCCACTCGCTTGTCGTCCAAGTGCGCTGGCGGCGAATGGGCGGGCAACAAGTCGAATGCTCACTTCGCTCGAGCGCCATCGCGCTGCACTTGCAGCACTGCATTACAACGTGCCCGGCAGGCACGACCATCCACACTAGGCCATGGTAAACGTGCCAGCAGTGACTAGCGCAATAACTGTGGCAAATCATCATGGTTTACTCAATTTGTTGTGACCTTAGTGATTATGGATTACGAGTCATACCCTAAGACGCGCAGTGAGGCCGCAATTGCTAACGTCAAGCATTATTTCACTGGCATACCCTGCGTACGGGAAGCAAATGATCCGGATGGCCCAACCCAGAAAAACGGATCACCAATCAACCCCATTTCCCGTCTCGCACCACTTTCATTACCTGATGGAGTTTGATGTGCGCTGATTCATTATCCAATACGATCGGCGGCCCACCCGATGATGCATCCATTGAAACCACACTTTTGAGTGCCTTGGTATGTGTAGTTCCAGACAAGGATGGCATTTCGGAGTATGCTTCATACCACGGGTAGCCGCGGCGGCTATAATCGGCCGCGGTGAATGGCATGGTGGGTACATCCTGGCCCGTGATGGCCTTCCATGCCAGAGAATTCGACAGATGCACGAAGCACCGGTCGTGGTGATCGCGGGACCAGCAGTCCATGCCGTACGCGTCGGCGAACACCTGCTGGGCCATGCGGCCGCCAGGCGCCAGGCCCATGTCGGGCCGAATGATGCCCGAGGTCTTGACCTCGCCGTTGAACGCGCAGTCTCTGGTCAGGCCGCGCGACTGGCCGACGTCGCCGATTCGAGCCTGACGTCGACGTCGGCACAGTAGTTGACGCTTGCGGCCGCAGCCGGCCCAGCGCTGTAGCTCTGCGGCATGAAGTCCAGGGTGTCGGAGCTCTCGGACAGCTCGCAATCTCCAATGGGTGTCTCCGGGCCGAATCCGAGCCCTTCGCTAGAGCTGCTGCTCTCGAAGCTGGCGGAGCATTTGCGCAAGATCCTGCGGCCGAAGTCTTGGCGCCGCGGCTCAATTTTCGGCCAACGCTTCAGGAACTCCGCGGCGAGCATTGGGAACATTTCAATCTGCAGGCCTCCGAACTCGGCTTTGCCCGTGATCTGCTCCTCGGCGGTCACGCCCATGCCGAGCGGAGCAGCGACGAACTGGCGAACGACGCCGTCTTCGACCACGTAACCATCAAGCCAGGGCTGCTCCGGGACCACGCAGTAGTCGCCTTCGCGCAGCATTTTGGACCATGGTTTGCCGGTGACGGCCGAGCGCTTGCCGGTCGAAACCTTGATGGCGAATGGCCAAGCGTGCGCGTGCCCGTGCGGCGTGTGCGGAGCGAACTGCAGCCACATGGCCTCAGACTGCCACATGGGCAACATGACTCCGCCGTGACGGACCCACTTCTCGGGTACCTTGTCTTTGTAGTCGTCCACGTGCTTGATGGGGAACCGGCCGAGGCCCGGAGGCAGAGGATACGTCCTGCCGTCGTCCGGGATGCGGAGCGTCCGATTGAAGACGACGCTGACGCGCGCCTCCGGGTGGATTTCCGGAAAATGAAACTGCAGCGTGTCACTTTTGAGCTCCAACATTTTCGTATCTCCTGTTCACCAGTCTCCGTCTCGGACTTCCCTCACCACCCGGAGGATTGCATGCTCCGGCACGTCTTTGAGCTGTCGAATAAGTGTGCCGAACAGCTTCGGCCGTTTGATGATCACCTCTTGCAGCGATTTGGATACTCTTCCTGCCACAGCGAGCAGCACGTCCGGGTCCTCTCCGAGGACCTCGGCGATTTTCAGTATGGTCTCGTCCGAGGGGAGCGACATGTGCGAGCCTGATTCAATCTGACTCAGGAAAGTATGCGATTTGCCGATGCGTCCAGCCACTTTTCTGACAGACCAGGACTTGTCTTGGGTCCTCTTGGCTTCCCGCAGCGCTTTGATGTAGTTGCCAAATTCGCTCATGTGCTTGATCAGTGTTTGGTGGTTACCAACCAATTTACATTAAAAGCCTAATAGGGCATTTAATGATGGGGGCAGTTCAGTTTGACTGAACTGCCCCCATCACTTCACGCTGCCGGCTGCTCTTTCGGCTGAGCGCCAAAGTCATCATCGCACAGCACGAACACTTCGTGTTCCACGCCGCCGATTTTCCGACTTCCGACATACTTCTCGTTGCCGTTGGCAACGTACGACGTACCATGCGCCGCCCATTTAGAGTCGCCGGCTAATTTCCAGTTGGTCCCTCGAAATACAAGCACAGACCCGTCGCGCATTTTCTTACCTTGTACCGTCTGCATAACTGACCTCATGTGTGTGAGTACTGCGTGATCTTACATTTTCAATATTGATGGTAAGTATGCGAATCGCCATGCTGGTCGCGGCATTGACAATACTCTGTAGCTGTAAAGACTGCAATAGGCCACACAACCCGGTGACTCCCGAGCACCCGTGCGGCACACGTGCCCATGCCTGCAGCACGAATCCGCTGCTGTGCTGCTGGAACAGCGAAGTGTGCGGGGGTCCAGTGGGCACTGGCTGTCCCGCAGGCATGTGCTGCTTTGTTGGTGATGACTACAGGGCCGGACCGGTTCAGTCAGCTCCGCCGGGAGCGCGTGCCGAGCCGCAGTGGTCAGTCGGCCGCCGTTAGTCATCCACCACTCCTCCCAGCCGTGGTGGGCTTCTCCCACCCAACCACACACTTGCACTCGCGGCAGATTGCGGCGCAGTAGCCAATGCCAGCCCACCGTCGCCACCATGACTGCACCTGTCCTCGCATGAAATGCTCAAACCGCTCGCCACACTTCGGGCACACCGCGAACAGGCTGGACTGCGTATGTAGCAAGACACACTCGATAGGCACTCAAGCCTCCTTCCCCAGCACGAGCGTTTGTCGGTCTTGGCGATCCCGCGGACCTTTGGCCACATCGCGCAGATAGTGAGGTTTATGACATAGGCAAATTACAGTAACGTCCGACATGACATATGAGTACGAATGTTGCGCATGCGGCCACAAATGGGAAAAAGAGGCACCAATCACCGCGGAGCCAGACAAGAAATGCCCGCAGTGCAGCCAAGAGTCAGCCAAGCGCCTCGTGTCGGCTGCGTTGTTTGTGCTCAAAGGCTCCGGATGGGCGGCTGACGGCTACAAAGGCACATAGCTCACTCGTCGTGGACTTTCTGCACCTGCATTTCGTCCCACATCTTGGCGACGTCCTGCATGGTCATCCCGACATCAAGACATTCGGCTAAAATATGTCGCATAACTTGCTCGACTTTGGCGCGTCGGATATCTAGAGGATCGCGCCAATATTCCATCACTTCGCTATAGAATGAGGCCGCACGCGGACCCATATCACATCTGATGAAGCGCGACAGTCGCTTGGCCTCATGCTCGACATTAACATGAAGTTGCTCCCTGCCCCCGATCGTGTGCATGGTGCTCAGCATACACAGGAATCCCACAAGCCGGCGCAGGCTTTCAGGCTCGCGGTTTGTCAGCCGAATGGAGAATGCTGCATTATGGCCAGCTTGCACTAGCAGGCCATCCGATCTCATGGTGGCGCACCAGGGCATCTCTCCGCGCTGCAGCGTGCGAATGTGCCAGTCCGCTTTCGTGCCGTGCGCTCTGGAAGGCGCGTCGGTCAGACACCCCTCGGCAGCCACTACGGCAGCTTGTAGCGAGGCGTAGATGCGATCCCAGTTCGCCATCGTCAAGCCGCGTCGTAGGTCGCAGGGTCCAGCGCCAAGCCAGTCCTCATGTCTTCCCAGACTCGCGTCTCGTGATCGCACCAGATGGGCAGTGCGCCGGGCTGGCCCACTTGCTTCCAGGCCGACATCCAGTCGTCCCGGTGCTTCTTCTTCCAGACGGCGTACGCCGCCTTGTCCTGGATGATCTTGGTTATGGCCGGCCAGTCCGGGTGCCCCGCCATCACCGCGGCGGTGCAGGCGAAGCTGTCTGAGTACGCTTGCATCGAGTCGACGAAGAACTCGTCCACTCCCAGCGCCGCCAGCATTCGCGCGTTGGCCTCCACCAACCCGTCGGACAGTATCGGGATAGACGGCGCGATGTTGACGTGCACCCGAATTCCAGCTGCCTTGAGCTTGGCCACCGCGTCCCAGCGCGCCCGAGCCAGCACTGGAATGGGCTCCATCAGCACTTGGGCGTCGCGCGGCAGCGGCGGCACTGTCATGTGCACGCGAGCCTTGGGTAGCGATGCAATCAGAGCCAGGTCATCGAGCATGATCGGCGAGCGGGTGAAGATGCCGACTTTGCTTGGCGGTACCGGGGCGTTCGCCATCAGTTGCAGCGCCTGGCGGGTCAGCCGCATTTGGCGCTCGAGCGGCTGGTAAGGATCTGTCATCGTCCCCATGACCACGCGCTTGCCCGCCACCAGCGCCAACTCCTTGGCTAGCCGCTTGGGCAGGTGCATCCTGGGGCGCACGAACTGCCCCCAGGGGCGCGCATCCTTCAGGAACCACCTGACGTAGCAGTACGAGCACCCGAACTCACATCCGACATACGAGTTGATGTATACATCATATCCTTGAAACCCGCTGTGGACTACGATTTTGCCTTTGCTGGCCGCCGTCACAGTTGGTTTGCTCCGCATGCTGGACCTCCTTGGCTTTTTGTGGTTCTTTGCTCATATGATTAATTGTTCGATCTGCGGGCTTCCGCGTGAGCCAGGCGAGTTCTACACCCGGAAGACATGCGGCAAAATCCGCCGGATGGCGGAGTGCGTATACTGCACCAGGGGAAGAACTTCGCGAAGGTATGTGGCCAACAAAGAAAAGGTGAAGTCCAGGACACGCAAGTATAGGATGGAACATCAGGCCGAGTGCAAGCGCGCAAATCACTCGCGGTACGAACGCAGCCAAGAAGTTATATCGGCTGCCCGAGCCAATCGCTCGGAGGAGGACAGGATCAAAGAGCGCGCCAGAGTGTCGGCCTTCTACAAGGCCAACCCCGGGAAGAAGAGGGCCCAAATTGCGCAGCGCAGAGCCAAACGCAAGATGGAACAGCTTGAAGCCTTCACCATCGGTGACCTGATCCGTGGGCGAGGGTGTGCTTGTCACATTTGCGGCATCGACACGATAGCGGACTGCCCTGACATCAAGCTCAGGCCAACTATCGACCATGTTGTACCATTGAAGTTTGGCGGCACTCACTGCCCCGAGAATGCGCGCATCGCCCACCAGACATGCAACGCGTCGAAAGGTGCGAGGACCGCGTTTGATGACGCGGCGGCAGAACTGTGCCGACGTCGAGTGAGCGAATACCTTCGTCAGTTGTGATCACCCAGCCCGAAAATTACGCCTGGCGGGGTGTAATGTGGCGCGGGTGAACCAATGGCAGACAAGGTGTTGCAGAGCATTCTGGCGGCGCCCCTGAAGATGTGTTCGGCGCGCTGAGCGGCGACCAGGCCAAACAGCTGCATGATCTGAAGGCGCTATATCGGCAGCTCGTGCAAGTCGTTCACCCCGACCATCATGCCGACAAGTCGCAAGCGACTGCAGCGTTCACCAAGCTCACAGCCATAAACGCTGCAGCCGAGGCCAAAGTAAGAGCCGGCACTTATGGCGACAAGGCCGCCGCGGCTCCTGCTCCGAAGGCCAGTCCCGTCGTGGTGCAAGTCAAGCGCCGCAAGTACGTGGTCGGCGCCTTGCGGTGCTCGGGAGATATCGCGGACGTGTACGACTGCACCTGGGCGGACGGCGCGCAAGACCGCAAGGCGGTGTTCAAAGTCGCTCGCAACGCGGGCGACAACGACTTGATAGAGAATGAAGCCAAGACCCTGCGCCACGTCTTCAAGAAGACGTCAGCCCGAGCCGAGAAGCTGCTCAAGCTTCTGCCGGAGCTGGTCGACGACTTCAGCATGCGCGACGCCAAAGGCGCCAGCAGACGAGTCAACATCTTCGCCTGCTACGACGAGCACATTCCGCTCGAGCGCGTGCTGCACGCCTTCCCCAAGGGCATCGACTGCAAAGACGCCGCTTGGATGTTCAAGCGCCTGCTGTCAGCGCTGCACCTGGTGCACGGCGCCGGAGTCGTGCACGGCGCCGTGATTCCGCCGCACGTCATGGTGCACCCGATCAACCACGGGGCGATCCTGTTGGACTGGACGTCGGCCGCGCAAGACGGCGCGCGCATTCCGTTCGCCAGCCGCGCTTGGCGTGCATGCTACGCGCCAGAGGTGCTGAGCAAAGGCGCGCCGACGCCGCGCACAGACATCTTTATGGTGGCCAAGACGATGGTTATGTTGCTGGGTGGAGATCCGGCGACTCTAAGGATGCCGGACGCCGTGCCCAAGAAGCTGCAATCCTTCTTGAGGGGATGCGCGCTCGACGCGCCCCACGCGCGGCCAGACGATGCCTGGGAGCTGCACAGAGAGTTCGATGAGCTGATGTACCAGCTGGTGGGCAAGCGCACGTACAGGCCTTTTGCGATGCCTCAGCCCTCATGAGGGCACAACAAGGAGATTGAAAATGGGCGGCAGTTCATGGAGCGATGATCACTACACCAGCCGGGTCACCGACAGGGCCAAGCGCGCGGTGCCGACGTTCAGCTACGACGCGGACTACAGAGCTGGGCGTGTGGACAGGAAGGTGCACGACTCCCTCGATGTGAAGGGCAAAGTGCGAGAGGCTCGCGATTCGGCAGCGCACCCAGAGTCGCTCGCCATCGCCGTGCTGTTCGACGTGACCGGGTCGATGTCGGACAAGCCTGCCATCATGCAGAAGAAGCTGCCGCAGCTGATGGGCATGCTCATCCGCAAGGGCTACGTCAAGGACCGCAAGTGCTGTTCGGCGCCATTGGCGACTACTTTTCGGACCGGGTGCCGCTGCAGATCGGCCAGTTCGAATCTGGCATCGAAATGGATGACAACCTCACGAAGTTTGTGCTCGAAGGCGGAGGTGGCGGCTCGTATGAAGAATCGTATCAGAACGCCCTGTACTTCTTCGCGCACCGCACCAGTTGCGATTGCCTCGAGAAGCGCGGCAAGAAAGGGTACTTGTTCGTCGTAGGCGATGAGCATGCGTACCGCAAGACTCCGGCCACCCAGCTGCGCGATGTGCTCGGCGATCTGCCGGATGCCGAAGCCGCCAAGCTCGCCGATAAAGGCGCAACGGAACCGTTGGCAAAAGCCAATAAGCAGACCCCCCGACAGCCTCGACGTAGAAGAGATTGTCCAGGCTTGTCAGCAGAGGTACAATGTGTTCTTCATGATCCCACGCGGTACCCAGCACTACGATGACCCGGAGCTGGTCCGGTATTGGGGCAAGCTGCTCGGCGACGACCACGTCATCCGCATCGGATGCGGAATCTACCGCGCGAACCTTGCTGCAAGCCGTGCGGCCACTTTTTCTTGCTTGTCTTGAGACGACTCTTGCAGCTGCTGCAGCAGCAGCTTGGCATTCTTTTCTTGCTCCGGCGTGAGCTTTCCGGCGCGCAGCGCACCCTCTAAAGTCTTGATCAGAGTGCTCGCGTCGATTACGCCGTCCACGGCCAAACGACGCGCAGAGGCGGATTTGGTTTGGCCGGACTGCTCCAAAGCCCGCATGAGCTCTTCCACGGCGCGCTTGACCTCAGGGTCGCTCGCTGAGTCTCCAAGCACGTCTTCGATGCGGGCAAACACAGCTTTGTCGTCTTGCGGAGTCTTCGGCGCGCCGTCAGGGAACATTTCGCTCATGCGAGTGAACACTGTTTTGTCGTCAGCAGCCAGGACTGAAGCCGCTTTGGAGCGCAAGCCTTCCAGCTTCTCGAGGACTTCCTCAAGCGCTTTCTTGACTTCCGCATCCTTCGCTAGGTCAATCTGCTGTCGCAGCACGACCAGCGGGTCAGCTTTGTCCGCCGCAAGCCTGCCGGCAGCCGCTACGCTTTGTGCGGCCTTGGTCAAGGCCGCTTTGACACTGGCGCTCGATGCAGATGCCGCTCGGTGCCGCAGCATTTCCACCGGATCCGCAGCCAAGCTGAAAGCTAGAGCAATCAACTGGCGAGACGCGTTCTGGTGTGCCGTGCTCTTTGCTTCAAGCTTGTCGGCAAACATGCGTGCGGCGCGAGCAATTTTTGTAGTCATGCTCGACAACGCGAATCAAAAGCCTACGCCGGTCTCAGATCTCCATGACCTCTTGCACGGCCACTTCGATGCACCCGTTCATTGGGTGATCAGAACCTCCGGGCATGACGTCTGCGCCGCACGAAGCGCACCTTGACGTCACTCGGTGCGCCAGCTTTCCGCAGCAGGTTGCTGAAACTTTCCACATTCCGTTTGGAGTTTTTCTCACCTTGGCAGAGGCGAGCTCTTCGGAGCCTGCCTCGACGTCCATGCAAGCTGACGCGAACGCGCACTCAAGCGCAGTACGCACGCGGCCATCGACGAGCTGCTCTGACACGTCCTCGGTCGCTTCCCAGCTGCGGCCCCAGTGGCGGCCTTTGTGCTTCATCTCGACTGTTACTCCATAGAGTTCCAGACCTACGCACCGCCGGCGGCAGTTCGCTCGTCCGTCCCGTCACCAACTCCGCGATCGAGTAGCCTGTCGGCGATGGATGGTGGATCCAATATTTTGAGCGGTTCGCAGAACAGCCCTGAGAACGGCCCACAGCACAAAGGAATGGATTTTGGCAGACAATTCGCTCGCAGGCTCGCTCACGTTTCATCCTTCACCCCCATCCCCATTGCCAAAATTGCCTCAACAATGTTTGCCTTGCCGGTCGTGATGGTGGCCTCAGCGACCGCTTCCGCGATGCGTGTAAGGTACGAGAAGCGGCTATCCCTCTCGGCGGCGCGGCCTGCCTCGAAGACGGCACGAAGACCATCCACCTCTGCGGCCGAAGCCGGCGTGCGCTCAGATGCCTCGACCGCGATGCGGTAGGTGTAGAATAGGTCTTTGTCGCTCGGTTCGCTCATTTCGCACCCCTTGCGCGGATTTCGGCCGCTCGCACCATTGCCATCTTGTAAACGCTTTCGCGCGGGGGCAGTTTCAGTTCTCCCACCTTGCGTGCCGCTCGCAGGTCGTCATACTCCCCCGCTGCAAAACACTCGGCATGCCAGCCCGCTCGAACGTCGCGGATCAACTCGTCGAATGCCGCGCGCGTGCCGGTGCTCGGGTCGTACTGCTCGGCACGGTCGAACAGGTAACAGGCACACGCCTCCCTCTCCACCTTGGTGGCGCGGGTGGCGATGGTGCGGCACAGGTCGCGCAGTGACTTCGATTCTTGGCTGCTCCACTCCCCGATGATGCGGTCAATGTCGGCGTTGGTCATGGTTCAAACCTCTGTAGTTCGTAATCGTCATCAACGACTCGGTAGTAAGATGGGCTGTCCCCAGGCTCTGCGCAGTTCTTGGTATAGGCAAGCATGTGCGCGTCGGCGAATGACAGTCCATCGGCCACAAGCACGTCGTCAACGTAGTCCCGCCCGGCCAAGAGCGCGGCGATGTTAGGCATGATCATCACTCGTCAAATCCATAGTTGAAATAGTCGCTGTCATGACTTACGCTCTACGCGATCTTCTTCAGGTATCCCTTCTCTGCGGCAATTTTTGCTTCGCGCAAAGTCCTGTGTTGAGAATCACCTGGAGACTTGATTGTGGTAACGTACGCGCACCACCTGCCATCCGATCCGAGGCAAACAGATACGCCGTACGGATCCGGGCTGCCTGGGGCATGGCGGCCGTACACATGCACGCCCGGTTCCCAACGCTCCCATTTTGGCTCCAGCTTCAGGTTGCTCATCAGTTTCAATTTGTTTGGCGCTCCGAGGCATTCGGCACTGCGCCGTCAGCTACCTCACGAGTCCTGCACGCTCCTGATCGCCAAGTCCGTCAATAATCTCTCCAATATTTCATGCGACGGATCATTGATGAACAGAATTGAGTCTCCGTACTGTCTGACTGCTGCGAGCTGCACTTGCTCGGACGGGTTCTTGACGTGCTGGATCGATAGTCCGTTCTCACGGACTGCTGCGAGTTGCACCTGCTCGGACGGCCGCTTGACGAATCTAACTGATTGCCCATACTGCCTAACTGCTGCAAGCTGTATTTGTTCGGATGGATTCTTGACGAATTGAATCGCCTCACCGTTCTGCCGGATTGCTTCGAGTTGCACTTGTTCGGACGGGTCATTGAGGAACTGGATCAAAAACCCATCTTGTTTGATTGCTGCGAGCTGAACTTGCTCGTACGGTCGCTCGATGAACCGGATCGAGTCCCTGTTTTCTTTGACTGCTTCGAGCTGCACCTGCTCGGACGGCTGCTCGATGGACTGGATTGAGAAGCCGCTCTGCCGGACTGCTGCGAGCTGCACCTGTTCGGACGGATTCTTTATGAACTGTATCAAGTACCCATTTTGTTGGACTGCTTCGAACTGCACCTGCTCCGGGCATAGGTCCAGTATGCAGCGCAAACCTAATTTGAACGCCTCTTCAGGAGTCAGCCCATGCTTCTGCAACAAGTCTTTCATATCGCCTCGCGGCTCCTGCGCGTTGCGGCGGCAGCCGCATCTTCGCGCCATCGCGCAGCTCATCCTCCCCTCCTCGTCCGGTCAAGGGCTTCCCTGCATTTGCACGGCATACACTGTCCGTGATTGGTGCCAAACGGAGGGCAGTTGTCGCCGTATTCGCACCCGTCGCAGGATAAGTCTTCCAGCACTGCCCGATACTCGTCGCGCTGCTGCTGGTATTCGAGCCGCACCTTCGCGCACTGCTTCAGCGCCTCCCGCGCCTCGTCTCGCTCGGCTGCCAGCTTGTCGCGCTCCAGCGAGCCGTCTGCAATCGCCCCGGTCAGCGCGGCGATTGACATGCGCGCCTCTGCCAACTCCTGCTCGGCTACGGTCGCGCGCAGGCCGTTCGGGCACACGAAGTCGCCTTTGATCGCCACGCCGTGCCGGAGCCGATCTGCCTCCTTCTGCGCCCCGCGCATCATGTCGCGGTCGGCGCCGATCTCCGCGTTCTCGCGATCGAGCTGGTCGCGCTCAGCTACGGTGGCATCGATCCAGTTCCGCAGCGCTTCGGGGCGGCGCGCATCTCCCTGCAGCGAGGCTGCGTCGTAGCAGCTCTCGTACCCGTCCATGAGCTGCTTGTGCTTCTCATCCAGCCCAGCTTTCTCGGCGGCAAGGCGGGCGTTGTCGGCTGACGAGCCTGGCTCGTATCTCGGGCACCAGTCGTTGGGAGACGCATCGTCGCAGGATTCGTCCTCGAGAAATTTGCATGTGTTGCACATGGTCACCCGAATCATACAATGGGAAGCGCTGCGCGCGCGCCTCCAGTTCCAGAAAAGGCAGCGCCGCGCTTTGTCCGGCACTTCGGCGAGATTTTCGCGGAGATCGCCAGAGGCGGGCGGGTTGCAGAGATATCGGTCGAATGGCTGGTCGCGAAGATAATGGAGAGCTGAAGCCTATAGGCGGATCTCGGAGCCTGCCAGCGAAAAGCCTCGGCTCTCCAGCCACGCCAGGAACCAAGGCAAGCCGCGCTGCGCTTCCCAAAGCCCGCTGCGCTTGAGCTGCAGATAAACGCTCTGGACGCAGCTGTCTCCTGCGGCCATTGCGTCCAGCACCTCTGCCTCAGCGTCCCTGTCAGCTTGGTCTTGCTCCGATCCAGCCACGCGAGCGGCGATGCGCTGCAACTTGTCCATGCAGGAGCTTGCGCAATCAAAGCTTCACTGCCAGCCGCCAAAAAGCCTCGGGACTCATTTGTCTGTCTTTGCCAAGATGTTGTGCGCCGCGTGGTAGACAGACTCGTCGTCGACAGCAATCGCACTTGCCACAACGGACGATGCCACAGTTTCCACCGCGCCGCCATATTTGGATACGCGCTTGATCTTGCTTTCGACATAGTTGTACCAATACGCGCGGCTGTCGTCGACCGCGATCGGCCCAAAGGCGGCATCGACAGCAATCGCGACCGCGCCAGGACCCATCACGGCCTTCAGGCCAGGGCCCGCGTTGGTCCAGTAGGCGGCTGACGCTTTGTCGATCGCTATGCCTGACGGGCCGTTTTGCCCTGACGCCACCACCCACGAGTGCGGCGCTGACGTCGAGCATCCGCGAACGGAGTCGAAATTGGTCCACAGCACGGCGCCCTGCACCGAGTCCAAGGCCATGCGCTTCGGGGACCCCGCGCACACCGTCGTCGCGGCGCCACCGCCGACAGGGATTTTGCGGATTGCGATCAAGCCGTAGCTGGAAAAGTAGACGTAAGACGAGTCCGCCACCACCTGCTGAGCCATGTTGGCTGCGCTGGACAACACGTCTGTTGCGCCGCCGCTCTTGCTCACCCTGCGCACGTAGTTGCCGCCGTCCACCCAGAACACGTGCGAGCTGTTGACAGCCAGATTTGTCACCGTCGTGCCTGCAGCCAGCGCAACGGGGGTGCCGCCGCTCTTGGCGACTTTCATGACTTTGCCTTCCACCGAATAATAGACGAACGCCGCATCGATCTTGATGTCCAGCACAGAGCTGCTCTCCACGGCCAGCGTTTGAGCGCACCTGCCGATGATGCACACTGCAGCGCTGGCGCACGCGCGGCCACACGCGCCGCAGTTGGCGGGGTCGTTTGCAGTCAAGCTGGCCTCGCAGCCGTCAGAGATGTCGCCGTTGCAGTCGCCCCGGCCAGCCAGGCACGCAAGCGAGCAGGCGCCTTCCGAGCACGCGGCCTCGGCGCCGGGGCCGGACGGGCAGGCTTGCAGGTCCGCCCACTGCCCGGCCAGGCTGCACTGCTGGACAGTTGCGCCGGAGCACTGCTTCTGGCCAGGGACGCAGACGCCAGCGCACGACAGCTCGTGGCACGCGTACGGGCAAACGACAGCGTCGACCCACTGGCCGAGTGCGGAGCACTGCTGCAGCGCCGATCCGGAGCATCGCATCTGCCCGGGGACGCAGGCGCCGGCGCACGCGCCGCCGACGCAGACGAACTGGCAAGTCTGCTCGACGTGCCACTGCCCGTCCGAATGGCAGGACTGGACGTCTGCGCCGAAGCACCTGGAGTCGCCTGGAGCGCAGACGCCGGCGCAGGCGCCGCTTTGGCACACAAAGGGGCAGTCCGCGGCTACCTGCCATTGGCCGGCCGCAGAGCATGTGCGAGGCGCAGCGCCTGCGCACTCTTGGGCTCCCGGGACGCAGACGCCGGCGCAGGCGCCGCTTTGGCACACAAAGGGGCAGGCGGGAGACGGCTGCCAAGCGGCAGATTGGTCGCAGTGCTGCGGCACAAGCCCGGCACATTGGCTGGCGCCGGGCACGCATTCTCCTGCGCAGCTGCCGGATTGGCAGACATATTGGCACTGCTGCTTTTGGATCCAAAAGCCCATCGGGTTGCATTCGAGCAGCGTCAGCCCCACGCAGTTTTTGGCTCCCGGCGCGCACTCGGTCGCCGCTCCTCCAGCGCCGGCTGCGCCTCCAGCAGGCGCCCCAGCGGCGCCAGATGACCCAGATTCTCCGGCCGCGCCCGATGCGCCAGATGCGCCAGATTCTCCGGCAGCTCCAGATGCGCCAGATTCTCCGGCAGCTCCAGATGCGCCAGTTGCGCCCGACGATCCAGCTTCGCCGGAGGCGCCAGCGGATCCGGCGAAGCTGGATTCGCCGGCAGCGCCAGCGGAGACAGGCGCGCCGGCCGCGCCGGAAGCTCCCGACTCGCCGGAGGCGCCAGCGAGGCTCTCCGCAGCAGTTTCAGGCGGCCCTCCGCAGGCAACGATTGCCGACAGGCACACAAGCAGAGCATGAAGTTTCATGCCAGAGCGTACTCGCTTGCGGCGCAGATTTACGGCGCGTCCGGGCGGGGTCAGGGCGCCTTTTTGGCGGCCGGGCCGGTCTCCAGGCGGCGGATGGCTTCGTTCAAGCGCCTGGAAGTGCGTCTGCGGCACCCGGCCACTTGCTGCTCGGCGATGGCCAAACAAGCAGCCACGAGCTGAGGGGAGGCTTCCATCCCAGCGGCCAGAAGCTTGCGGAAGATGGCCTGATCGGGGTTCTGCCCTCCCCAGTCGGTGCGGATGAGGGCTTTGGCTTTCTTCAAGACTTCGGCCGTGGTCTCCTCGGAAAGATCTGCCTTCGGCTGCCCGGGTTTGCGAACGATCATGTCAAAACAGTCCTTGCCGCCGGAGCGAAATGCCGGCAAGCAAACTACAGGCGGAGCGGGCTTCGCTTTCGGGAGGCATGCAGCAGGGACCCGAAAGCGAAGCCCCAGGAGAAAGGCCCTCTCTACAAAAAGGCTTCGCCTGTAACATGCGGGCATGGACGAAAAATTCAAGGCGCAGCACAGGTCGCACGCAATGGTGTCGTTCTCCCGAATCTCCGGGAATCCCGGAAAGCTGTTCGGATCGCCGCTGACAGATCACCAAAACTTTGTGCGCCTGCGGCTGGGCAGGGCTGAGCGGACGCACAGGCTGGGTGAGGACGGGTTTTTTGGGCAAGACGGCGACATAGTCGAAGCAAACTTGTCGGCGGCGCAGTTCGCCGAGCTCATCACGACCATGAACATAGGGCAAGGCGTGCCGTGCACCGTCGTGCGCCTCGGAGGCCAGCCGGTGGAGCCATGCCCGGACGAGCCCACCGAGCAGCAGCTCGTGCAGGCAGGGTTCGAAAGCGACGCGAAATCGCTGGCTGCAGAGATGGAGGCGGCCCGCGGCGAGATTGCGGCGGCGTTCGAGTCAAAGAAGAGTTTGGGCAAGCATGACAGAGAAAAAATTTTGAAGAGGCTCGACAGGATGATCAGGTCAGTGAAAGAAGACATGCCGTTCATGCTGGACCAATTTCGACAAGCCGCCCAGAGAATGGCGAATGCTGCGAAGACGGAGATCGACGCTTTCGTCTCTGCGTGCGCGATGGCCGAGGGAATGCGGTCTCTGGCCGACAAAGCCCAAAAGGCGCCGCCGCGGCTGCAGGCGCATTGCCCCGAAGAGCCTCGGGGCACTTTGGGCGACGGCGACTCGTAGCAGGCCGGTCATGCCAGCTCCTTTGCGAACGTCTCGTTGAACGCGGGATTGTCGCGGGGTGCGAGTGCTGGGGCCGAAGGAACGCGCCGTGTGGTGCGTGATGGAGAGCTAGGGCCGCTGCTGCCGCTGCTGATTCACGAGTTGGTCAACCTCTGCGCTCTCCTCGGGAGTGAACGGCTCGTCGGCGTTGCCCTTCAGGTAGTGCTTCTCCCAGATGTGCTTGTAGTCCTCCCAGTTTTCGCGCGCCTCGTCGGCGTACGCGTCGGCGTTCCCGATGAGCCGGCCGTTCCCGCACATCTCGCGGATTTTGCGCTCGACGTCGCCGAAATCGGAGGCGGGCGTCCAGTCGTTCCAGCCGAGCTCGTCGTAGGCGCATAGGCCTGCCTACGACGCAGAAATGCGCAGTCAAAAGCTGTAAAATGCGTCTGCCTGCGCGGTTGAATCGCCGCGTTGAAAGAAAATCTTGCGCGGGCCGTGAGCGATGCTGAGGGTTTTGCCGGAGAACTTGGGCGGGGCGCTGCCGACAGTGGACGACGCCATCGCGGCCCTTGGGCCTGCAGGGCCGCGCATTCCGCTCGCCTTTGGGCGCCGGTTCATGCTGGACCTGATCGAAGTGCGATCCGGCGCGTCCAAGACCAAGTTCGATCCGAACTGCCGGTTCCAGTCCATCGACCAGATGCTGCAAGAGCTGCGCTCGTCCGTCAGGCGGCAGCTGGCCGAAAAGCTCGCGCGGCTGGCGGAATTCTGCGGCCCGTGCGACTTTCGGGCGCTGGTCGCGTCCGAGGGGGTGCTGTCGCTGGGCGGGCCGCGCATCGGGGCCGAGATCGTCCTGCGCGCCGGGCTGTGCGCCGTCCCACCCGAGGACCTCGGCTGGGGACCCGAAAGCCTGCCAGGATCGCTGTGGCCGTCTTCAAAAGAAGTTTTCGCGGAGATCCGAGGCGAGCGAGCGGAAGAGATAGCAGCCGAATGGCTGGTGTGGGAGACGATGGAGAGCTGACGGGTCATTCGGCCACCCGCGATGCGCTGCAGCTTGTCCATGCCCCTCTCAATCACAAGCCTCACAGCGAGCGAAAATCTGGGGATCCCTGGTGTAAACCAAGGCATGAGCTCTTGTTTGGAAGTGGCGGCGCGGTCTGCGAAGCTGCGCGACGCGATGATTCGCGCGACAGGGCAAAGCTGGAGATGGTCCCAGTGGGCGGGCCCTCCGGAAAAGCGGCGCGGGCGCAAAATCACCATCGAATACAGCTGCCTGCACGGGCCCGACAGGGCGATGGTGTACTCGATCGCGCGCTGGATGCGGTCCGTCGCGCAGGTCATCTACGACGGCGACGAAGATCCGCACGGGCTGGCCCGACATATCAACTGGTTCTCGGCCGAGGACTACCTGAAGAACGAAGGTGGGCACGACAAGGAATACCTGCGCTGGCTGGCCTGGCGGGAGAAGATGCCGCACGGCCCTCCCCCACCGCCGCAGCTACCCGAAGGAAGGCGATGATGAAGGGAAAAAGCCGACGGCTCTACAGCCTGCCAAACGGCACTCGACTGGTGGCGCTCCACCAGAAAGGCGGATCATGAAACTGAATGATGATAAGAAGATTGTCGGCACCGCACGGGTGCGGCTGACGGTCGAAGTGACGGCCGGCCGGTGGGGCAAAGACTGCACGCTCCACCAGCTGTTCGACCAAGCGGGCCGCGAGGCCAAGCGGCTGGTGGAAGAGAACATGTGCCGGCTGCCGTCGTTCGTCCGCATGGTCGGCCAGCCCGAGGTGATCGGCATCGTCGCGGAAGATGCGAACGCAGGCGACGTCGAGCCCGCGAAAACGCCAGAAACACCGTCCGCCGGTTCGCCGTCGCAGTCATGACAGCCTTCCGGAGCCGGCATGCTATCATGATTGGGTATGACTGAGCCGGATATGACTGATCCGGATATGACTGATCCGGACTGGATATAACTGAACAAACTGTCAGTCTATTTGAACTTCTTCGCGGGATCGTCGTCGCGCATATCGAACGACCCTATTTCCGCGGGTCCCCGGATTTACAAAGTGTGCATCCGGTTCCCCACCCCAAAAGAGATACTCGCCGCCCTCCCATATTTACTGGGTAGGATATTATACTACATATACATACCGTATAATCCCTCCCTATACGTATATGCGTACCCATCCCGGATTTACGGGGCCCCGTAAATCCGGGATGGGTACGCCGCCCTGGGGCCATGCCGCCCTGTCCGATTTACGGATTCCCGGCGGCTGTGCGGCTGCGCGCGTATCAGGTGGTGCGGGACGGCGCGACGATCGCGCGGGACCGGCGGCCGCTCGGCGATCGCGCCTGGCCGCGAGTAACGAAGGCGCGGGCGACCGCGCAACTGCAACGGGGCCGCGAGCCCCAAAGGAGCCAGCCAATGACGATCAACATCACCGAGCTCACCTCTCTGGACACCTGCCTGCAGCGCCTCGCCGAGGCGGTCCCGCCCGTGGTCTCTCGCGACGCCAGGGTCTACCCCTTCGTGGGGGAAAAGGCGGTGCGTGCCCGGCTGGAGAACGACCCGGACCTGCGCACCCTGGTGGCGGTCACGATGTTCCACCTGCAGACCGACGCGGAGCAGGCCAAGCGGGAGACCATCGAGAAGAACAAGCGTGGCCTGATGAGCTCGCACGCCGCCTCGGCCAGCAAGCTGATCCAATCCCTCATCCTGGGCGCCTCCCCTGACGAGGCCCTGGAGTACCGCTGCGATGGCCAGAAGTTCACGGGCCATGAGGCCTTCTTGCAGCACATCGGCGGCCGCTACGCCAAGCAGACGAGCGTCTGCCTCAGGACCTGGGCCATGGCCGAGAATCCCGAACTGGCCGTCACGGCCCAGATGTTCTCGGTGAAGTGACCCGCGGGAGGGGCCGCAAGGCCCCTCCCCTCTCTTTGGGCGGACGTCCCCTGGCGGGCGTCCGCCCAAAGTCGTATCCGACGTTTGGCGAGAAGTGCCCACCGGCCTACCTGAAAGGACACCCAGACCTCCATGATTTGCAAATCCGCCGTGCTAGACAGAGCGCTGTCGAACTACAGGCGCTACAAGCCCTCAGCTTCTGTGCACCTGATCCGGTGCAGGGACCGCTGGATCCCCTGCCAGATCCTGCTCAAAGCGGACCGAACTCTGGTCCGAAACGTAGCCGAGGACTTGCTTCGAGGCAGGCCCTACGCAGAGCAGTACTGGCGCCTGCCCCTCGAACTGCAGCTGGGGGTGTGCCTTGCTGCCTGCCAGGGATGGTCCGAGCTGCTGGCAGCTATGCCTGAAGGGCACCAGAGCAGGGTTTGGAAGTATACCGGCAGACTCTTCGAGCATCTGGCAGGGGTCTCGGTAGATTTCCAGGCGCTGGCCGTTCGCAACTGCTCTTCTCGCGACGGAGGGGGCGAGATGGGTTTCAAAACTGCGCAGCAGTGGCGCTTGGCAGATGTGCCAGTATTCTTGCAAGTATGCCGCAGCATTCGCGACCACTGGACACGGGTAGGTCTGGACGGAGATAGGCGCCCCAGGCCAACGGGCACATACCCTTGGACCGAGCCCCGCGCGCCTTGGGTGCCTATAGATAATCCCGGCGCAAGGCATGTGCAGTAGTGGCTCTATCCATGCCACACACTTGCAGACTATCCCAAGGCACTATGTCGGGCTGCTGGCTCCTGGTCTGGCATACTGCCCCTAAGGCAGAACTCCTGCCGCGCATCTTCAAAGGGAGTAGGGTAGGGTGTTCAAAGGTACGGCATGGTTCGAACCGAATCCCTGCTCCTTTGCCGAATAGGGTACATACCTTTGGCGAGCATATGCCATGGGGTTTGGAAACCTGCCCCAGTCCTGCCCCCTGGACTGGACTGGCCTGCCGCTTGAGCGAGCTTGGCCTTCCCTGCGCCTTGGCCTAGGTCGGACGACCTCGAGCCCCACCTTGTTCGATGGCGGGCTCCGAAGGCCCTTCCCGGGGCAGGACGGCGCAGTCCGCGACCTCGGTCAGGTCGGACTGCGCGTACACGTCTTCGTAGCCGCAATCGAACCGAACGAGGTATGGGTACCTGTCCGGCCCGTAGACGGCTGCGCAGGCCAGCGCGCCGAAGCCAGGCTCTCCGGAGTCGAGGGCTCGGCCCAGCTGGCAGGCGCAGCTCGGCTGCAGCGGGCGGATTGCCAGCACTCGGCCTAGTCCTCGGCCGTCGTGCGACACTCTTTGACCTGGCTTCAGCATGTCGCCTTCCTTTCAGGTTCAAACGTCAGTGTCCGAACTGTCCTCGGGCAGCACTTCTTCGGCCCACAGCACCTGCACTGCCGCTTGCAGGCCCTGCTGCCGCAGCCCCTCGAGCACCAGGGCGCACGCCTGGTCCCGGCTTGATGCTTGCAGCTTTTGAGACGTCGGGCAACCAGACTCATCCACCATGCACACTTTCCACGTCTTCATCTTTACCTCCAGGTCAAGCTGCCGCAGCGCGTCGCGCAGGCGAGCCACAAGGACGTCCTGCCTGCAGCGCAGCTGCCACAGCGCGTCTGTTCTGCCGTACAGCTGCGCCTTCCAGTCTCGGTCGAATTTGTCGAGAGCCGCGCTGCGGCCTTTCGGCGCGCAGTTCAGCCGGCTTCCAGTGCCCAAACGCATTTGCCGAATATTTGACATAGATTTTGCTCACATCTGTGCCATATTTAAAACTGCCGGCACTTGCGGCTAAGGCCCCTCCTGGTACGCGCTCGGAGCGCCTTCTGCCTCGGGAGGCATCATGGCTCGAGCCGCGCGCTCAGCTATGGCCACCAGCGACTGCAGCTCGGCCATGCCCTGGTCGTCCAGCAGCCGCTCGGGCCGCAGCTCCAGGCCTCGAAGACCAGCCACCAGCCGCACCCGCGGCACAGCGGCCAGTACGGCGCAAGCCAGCTGCGGATCGCTGAATTCGGCCAGTCGTTGACCTTCGCGCAACTCCTCGATTGCCAAGCCACGTCCAGCCGTCATCGCGTGCAGCACGGCCTCGATCGGCACTCCGTACTTGTTCGCCAGATCGCCGGCAATCTTCTTGGTAAGACTCGGATTCGACATGTCCGTCACCTCCACAGCAGAAAGGTTGCGATTCCAAGGCCCGCCCCGAGCAGCAGGGCGGGCTCCAAAAGCTCTACGCGGACCTCAGCCCAGCAAGGCCAGGGTGAGCGCCCAGCGCTGGCGCGCGGGCGCGGGCAGCAAAGGGACGTCCTGCAGAGGCCAGGCGGAGTAGTCGGCCGGCTGGTCGCTCCGGCGCTGGATGAGCTCGCAGCCGGCCGGATCGCTCTCGGCGTGCACCCAGTGGTCCACGCCTGCCAGATGCCCCAGGAACCGGCAGCCTTCGTCGCAATCGTGCTCGAACTTCGGAGCCATGCAATCACCTCCAGCAAGAGTGAAACCGTCCAAAACGCCAGCTTGCATCAGGCCGCCTCCTGGAGCCACCGGTCGATGTCTCTCCGGGCTGTCGCCTCGAACACTGCCCGGCCGCCGCACTCGGAAGAGGCGCACAGGAACAGCACCGGCGTTCCCAAGTGGTGCAGCATCGTGCCCACTCGCCTGCAGCCGCAGCAGTCGCACCGGTCCACGCAGATGTAGTTGAGATCTTCGGGCATCGCCAGGTTCCTCCACCCCTCGGTACGCGCGAGCGGGCTCGGCCTTCGCCCGGCTTCAGACCTCATGCACCAGCAGCACGTCCAGCTCGTCGGCCGTCACTCGGCGCCACTGGTCGTAACCTGCCTTCCAGTTGTGCTGATTGCACAGCGCCATCACACCTCCTCCCACCTGCAGCGAGGGGCGCGCCAAGTTGCACCACAAGAACCTGGCTGGTCGGCCGCAGAAGCCTGCTGCTGACCAGCAGCAGCACCACGGGCGGTGCGGATCAAAGACGGCGTTGCCCTTGGCGTCGCGCTCGGGCTTGAACTTGAACTTGAACTGGTTCATAATCAGCTCTTTTGCTCAGGCTCTATCGGCTCGAGCATTTCCAGCGGCACAAAATGCGCCACACCCTTCACGAACACGCCTGCCCGGCCTCCCAGCACTGCGGACCCGGTCCCTGTGACCGATTCGCCGTCGGCCGCGACTTGTTTGTCAGAGAGCCAGTATCGCACTGGCGTACCCACTCGGTGTTTCTTGTTCCAGTCTGCAGCCAATTGCTTCTGCGCTTGCCTCATCCGTGCTGCGTTCGGGTCCATGACGCTTCTCCTCAGCCTACTCGTTGTTCTTATGACCTCTCAAAGTGCGTCCACTTCAATCATGTCCAGGAACGCCGCCAGCTTCAGGCAGATGGTGGCTAGCCGCATTGCATCCAGTAGTCATGCCTGTAGCCAGTGAACTGCTCGCCGTAAGCAGCGTGCAACAGTCCGCACATGACCCGGTCGAACCCGACTTCGCGGGACGACATGAACGATATGGACAACTGCTCATGCGTCGAATTGCCAGATTTGTCGAGATTGACAAACCCCAGACTGTTTTGCTCAGCCGAAGTGCACCGCAAGCGCGCCGCCTGAACGCCGAACTGCAGCACAGCTGCAAACTCCAGGTCCTTCAAATTTTTGCGATCTCGAAGCATGCGGCACCTCTCGGCACAGGTACGCGCCGCCGCGCCGCATCTCCTCCGGCCCTTCGACGCGCAGACGAAGTCAGGTATGCTCGTGGTCTTGCGCGTGGTCGTGTCCGCATTCGCAGCGGCGGCCGAACTTCATCTTCAGCCACACCAGCAGGGGCGCCAAGAACGGCAGCGCCATGACGATGTACAGGGGAACGTCGTGCAAAGGGTTTCCGCAGGCGTGCATGTTGTCACCTCCCTGACTTTACAGCGCACCTGCGCGCCAAGCATGCAAGCCTGCGCGGCTACTCCGGCGCGCCTTTGGACGTGTAGACCACTTCTCCAGCCGAAAACATGCCGTGCTCGTCGTCCACGACGGCCAGCACTTGGTGCGGCTGTCCGTCGTCCGAGTGGGCAAACTCCGCCTCTTGGGCAGCCAGATAAAGCTCGTCGAACGGCTGGCCATCGACTTCGAATCGAGCTGCTTGAATCGCCCTAGCGGCGACGCGCACGTGAATGTTGCTCATGCAGGTTGCCGCAAATGAAAGATCAAACACTGCCCTTGCTGTCAAGTGCGCCTGCCGCGTCTTGACTTCATAATCTGCGCCAGCACCGTCTCGCCGAATTGCGCGGCCAGGGCATCCAGCTCCTGGCGAATCAGCTGGTCTCGGATCGCCGTCCAGTGTCCGGCTTTTTCCAGCGCTTGGCGCAGCTCGGGCGGAGGCGCAAACGAAGGGAATCCGGTCGTGGCCACAGACAGCTGCTTGCGGCCCGGAGTGAGCCTGAACCGGTAGACTTCGCTGCGCTCCGGGCCGTGCAGCGGATTGCGCCAGCGCAGCCTGAAGTGGTCCAGACCCAACATGAACTCCAGAATCTCGACGCTCATTTCAAGCTCCTGCGCCAGCTGGCGTCTGGACGGCCTGAGGCGCTCAGACATCCTGCACTGCTTTCAGGACCACGTTGTCGTACGCGCGGCCGACCAGCTCCAGCAGCTTGTCTTTGGACATGTGCTGTGCGGCCGGGTTGGCCGTGCATCGGGCCGCGTCCATGGCGGTCATCCAAGCGGCCTTGCGGCGCAGCCGCTTCATCGCCTTGGACCAGACGTCCGGATGCATGCTTCGGGCAACTTCGAGTCTTTTGCCCGTTACTACCCATAAACCATGGCACCTGGTATTCTTTGGCCACCGCAATTCGCAGCAGCTCCTCGAGCTTGTAGTCGCTGTAGTCGCCCGAGCAGAGCGTGATCTCGTGCACGACCGGGACTTGGGCGACCGGGCTGGCGTCGATCAAACGCAGATTCCACTTGCGCAGCTCATAGCCCTTGACCCGGGCCACCTGCAGCTTCGAGCGCAGCAGAAGCCGCTTGAAGCCCGCACGGTCTTTCGCGATGCGATTGCGGGCTTCTTATATTTTTTGCTCTTGCTGCAGCTGACTGTTGACATTATGCCTATGTAGCTGAACGGCATCCGACATCGCTTTGAGCAGGTCGTCGGACGACTGCTGGATCAAGTTCAGCAACTCTTGCCGAGTCTTCATTGCCCGTCCCTCCAGTCGTGCGCCAGGCCGCAGTTTGCGCGAAATCCAGGGTCGTGGTAGCAGATCCCGTTGACGCACTGCACCCGGTAAGGCTCGGCTTGAAGCGGGCCGCAGCCCCAAGGCTCTCGCCGGCCCGTGTACGGATTGTTTGAGGGCTTTGAAACTGCGGCTGCTTTCTGCGGCGCGAGGCGGCCGGCCGGCCTTTGCGGCGCGGCGGACGCCTTCAAGGAGGCCTTGGCGGGCGGGGCAGGGCGGGCGACGTTGGCTTTCCCCTCAGGCTTCTTGCCGGGGTTGCAAGCGAACGGCACCGCGTTCTCCCAGATGCCGCACTCCGAGTGGTAGCCGTTGAGCACCAGGTTCAAGGCCCCCACCAAGACCAGAGCCATGCAAGCCAAGACCGCCGCCGCGATGAACCCGCCGATGGTGAGCACGGTCTTCATTCGACCTCCTCATCATCTTCGATGGGTCGAAGATTGCTGAAGACTTCTTTGCCATCCAGCTTTACGAGCAGGCCTTTCTTGTCTCCGTAGTCGTCGAGCTGGACGCTCGGACTGTCTTCGCCCCAGATCAAGATGGAGACCTCGCTCTCTTCCCGGTGGCGCTCCACCCTGTACGATTCGAAAGGCTTCCCTAGAACGCCGGCTTTCGCCAGGTCGTGCTTGACGTAGTCCTCAGCCTGCCGCTGAGTCCAGAGCTCAGCCCAAGATATGGCATTGTCCAGCGGACCGCGGACGAACAGAAAGATCTTCTTGATCTCTTCCTCGTGCACTTCGGCAATCAGTTTGTCTTCGTCTGTCATCAGTCGTCCCTCCCGCCGGACATCACCGAACTCCTGCCAGGGGAAGCTGGACCGGCCCGGCGGCCAGCCCGAGCAGGTCCTGGCATTGCATCCGCTCGAGCCGGATGTACTTGCCGTAGCACAGCGCGTACTTCGCGGCCGTGTCCCGGTACTCGACGAAGTGATCATAGCCGCGGCGACGGAGGTGCTTGATGGCGCGCTTGCGGTCGGCGTGAGTCAAGTAGCCGCGCGTGATGGTGGTGATCTGAATCATGACTTCTTGCTCCTTCCGGCGGGCGATACGTCAGCCGGGCTACGATCTGCGTCGTGGCTGCAAGATTATGAGTCTTGCACACAGATCCAACGCACAAAACACACCGGTTTCGTATACTTGCTCCGGAGTCATCCCATACTTCGCCAGCAGTGCCTTCATTCCATCCTCCTTCAACTCAAGGCTCCGAGATCTCTGGCGATCACCTCGCGCCACAGGTCGAGCACGGGTCATGACGTTTTGCTCCTGTCGTCCGCCGAGGTTTTGCTATACCACTCCTCGAGAAGAGGCTTCATGTGCTTGAAAAAGTCTTTGGCCGTCGGCTTCTTGGGCTCGCCGCAGATATGGTCCCAGACGTACTCGCACGTCACGCGCACGAGCTGCTCAATGCCCTCGCGCCCTCGCATCTCGCCGGCCATCATCTTGCAGATGGCCAAGTCCGCGCCGCGCATGGGCCAGTTCGCGGCGTATTTGCACACCAGATAGACGATGTTGTCCACCTCGCCGTCGGACGGCGCGTAGTCGACCGGCACGCCGATGTCGAGCCCGTCCGGATTGTGCTCATGCACTTCGGCGACAATCTGCTCAGGGGTCTTTCTCTTCGCCATGCGTCATCTCCTGCACTCGGTACGCGCGAGCCGGCCCGACCTCCAGTTGCGCTCGAAGGTCGGCTTCAAAAGGGATCCCCGGCGCGACGGTGGCCGGGCCAGCCTCCGCGTCGACCCGAAGGTTGCAGAGGATGCCCGGCCACGCCATCCGACGGAGTGATCATGTCCGCCGGCCCTCGCGCTTGCTTCTCCTGGGGCGCCGCCACGAGCGGAACGCGGCACCCTTGCGGAGTCACGCCTAATGCCAGTGCATGCAGACCTCCATGTTTCAGCGAATTGGTTGGCGGGTCGTCGGCCGTTGCCCGCGTCTGTCGCACTCGCCGCTACGCGCGCAGCGCTCGGCCCTCCGATCCGCTTCAGCCGGGGGTGTTCAAAAGTCAGCTTTGCATGACTTGTTTGACGAACACTTCTCGAACCACATCTCGAACGATGTCCTCTGCATCTTGGCATCCCAGCTTGCACCGCAGCAGCTTCGCCGCAGCATACTTCACCGATGTGGTGGCCTCCTGGATCAGGCGCTGGCGGTCTTCTGCTTCGCTTTTGGTCATGCGCTCGGCTAGGGCTTTCGGACCTCCGGCTTCTGCGAATAGCCGGAAGCTCTCGGCACGGATGCGCTCCCAACCTGCCTCTCCAAGCCGCTGCCTGATGTTTTTGGGCACGCTGAGCGGAATCGGATGCACATCGACGGCGAGGACGCCGCCCTGCATTCGGACGAAGAACTTGACCTCGCGGCTGCGTTTGCACCCTGGCAGCAGGAACGCCACGTCCACGATGGCCGCGCCGGTATGTATTAGCTCGAGCTTGACAAGCTTGACTTTCATGACTCCTCTGCCGGCAAGTCGAGCTCGGCCAGCGCCTCGACCCGGTCCTCGTCGGCGAACGTCACGAACAGGATCTCGGACTCCTCGTCGTCAGGCCCGCGCATCGCGACGTCTCCGTAGTACTCCTCGGCCGACAGCACGCCCGGCTGAAACGCGTCCGGATCCTCCGGATCCTGGCAGGACTTGCGGTAAAACTCTGCCAAGTCTTCGGCCGCTTGGCCGCGGCGCAGCTCCAGGCAGAACGGCTGCGACGGTTCATTCTGGTACGTCGTGTAGAAGATGCCCGCTGCTCGGTACGGCTTGGTCTGGCTCGACATTTCGTCACCTCCTGCGCCCGGTACGGCGGGCGCCGCTCGGCTCCCGGCTGGATTCGGCGGACTCCGCGCGTACGGGCGCATGTCATGGCACATATTCGCGAACTGCCTGGCATATACTGCGCAGTCAGCAGCGGTCTTGCAGAAACCCCGTTACGTCGTCGCCATATCCCTCTTCTTTGGCCACGTCGACGAGATTTCCCGGAGCGTTATCTGCGTTCAGGCTGTCCGCCGTCCAGTTCTCGCCATCGATGACCCACCCGAACTCCGTAGGATCTCGGCCGTTGCTCCAAGGAGTCACGCTCTTCAGTCCCAGTCGCTTGAGCATCGCTTTCTTCACGGCGCCACCTCACTTGATTTCGTAGACGGCCGAGTAGCGCCGCGTGCACTGCTCGGCGAACAGCCCGATCTTCGCCAGCTCGTCCGACATCGCCTCGAGCTTGGCGTAGCAGTTCGCCCCGCCTCCGCGCTCGTAGCAGTCGTCCATCGAGAACGCTTGGCCGACCTCGGAGCCCTCGTGGAAGATGACGAGCACGGACTCCGTTCCATACTCGCCGCCGCGTTCCTTCCACTCCTTCGGGTCCATGAACGCCCCGCAGCCGCCAGTGTAAGTCAGGTCGTTGGCGACCAGGAACTGCACGATGGTTTCCCAGGCCTGCAGGCTGCGCTCGGACAAACCCTCCGGCGCCTTCAGGTCCTCGGGCAGGTCGAGCATCACCTGCGCGACTGCTGCTCTGCTCTTGGCTTGCTTCGCTCTCGGCATGCGAGTCACCTCCTGGCCCAGTACGCGCCAGGCGCGCTGACCTGCGGCGGGCCTCAGAGATAGTGTAGGATTGCACCGGATACCCTCGGAAGCGGCCTCCGGAGCGGTCTTCGCGCATCTCGTCGAGCTCCCTGCGGACCTTCGCCGCCTCGTCCAGCGCGTCGGACACCCGCTCCAACATTCTTAGCCTGCTGCACCGTCATGCCGAATTCGGACAGGATCTCGTCCACCTGATCCAAATTGAGCTTGAAGTAGGTGTCTTTCTTCTCCGCCATGCCAGTCACCTCTTTCTCCGAATGATGCCCAACGGATATGGATTCGTGTCAACTTCACCTACGATGACCAACAGCGCGAAGTCCGTCGGACCAATGGCCGACAGGTTTTCTTGCCCGGCTTCCCACTCGCGAGGATCGGCCATGAAGTATGTGGCGTGAGTCGGGTCTCCAGGGTAAGTGGCATCGATCGCCAGGTTGACTGCTTGCACCGGATCGGCATGCTCCGCCACAGACACCTCGAAATCCAGAAAAGTCACTACTTGATACAGCTCTTTGTCAGCCATTGAGTTGCTCCTTGAGCTGCTCGACGATGTAGCCGCATTCGGGGCCTTGCTGCGCCAGCTCGAACTGGCCGAGAGAGACGGCCTCGGCCCACCGGGTCCTGCGTCAAGTCGGCTTGCTGTCTCATGACCCCTCAGCGCGCCTTGCGGCGCGGTTGATGTAAAATTGGGGCGGGGCCGTGTCCGCTCGGGGGAGCCAGCCAGGCTGACCGAGCGGCCGGTGCCCGCCTCGCTGTTCGGTACGCGCCAGGCGCGCGGATCCGCGATCGGCGCTCATGAGCAGCGGCACGTACGACACCAGGATGACTGCATCGGCTCGGGCTTGCGCTTCTTGGACATTTCAATCATCTCTCCTGCACTCTGTACGCGCGAGCCGGCCCGACCTCCAGTTGCGCTCGAAGGTCGGCTTCAAAGGGATGTTGCATATTCTGGATGGCCGGACACCTCAAGCGGGCGCCCGGCCATGCCATATGTTGTTCCCCAGGTCGAAGTTGTCTTTGGCGAAGTACCGCCCGGTCGCCAGGTGCACATACCAGTTGTCGACCCTCGCGGTCTCCATCACCCATCGCAGCACTTTGACCTTCGAGATGTATGCCGGGACGACGTTGTCGTCGGACACCATCAAATCTTTGCCGTCAAACCACAGGTCCACGACGTCGGCGGGCTCGCTGGACGAGAGGCCCGCGAGAGCCGCCGCCGCCGCCGCCTGTTTGAGCTCCTTACGATCGATCGGCAGCGGGTTGTCCTTCGACTCCACCTCGATCTGCAGAAAGTACGACTCGCTGCCTAGCTCCTGGCGTTCGACGAGGAGTTCCAGCTTGACTTCCAGCATCACTCGCCCTCCTTCGCCCAGTCCGGGCGATTAGTAGTTACAGACCTGATTTGAACGCTTCTTCAGGAGTCAGCCCGCACTCTTGCAGCAAGTCTTTCATGCTTCCTGCACTTTCTTGATCTGGCGCAGGCGGCGCTGCGTGGCGAGGATGGTCCGGCGATGTTTATCGATCCAGCCGGCTTCCTTGGCAACCAACCCGATCCGGCCGTGCAGCTCCCCGTCCAGATGCCTGACGCCGTTGGTATTAATGCCCACCCAATAGCTGTCGTAGCGGTTCCAGGTGAATGCGGCGAACGAATCGGCATATACGTCCCTGAAGAACAGCTCCTCCCATCCGCTCCAGTGCTCCAGGATTTTGAACCCCACAGCATCCAAGCTCACCGAGCCGAAGACGCCCGGATCGGCACCTTCCAAGACGCCCAAGATGGCGTCCTGGTGTTTTTCCACCCACCAGTCGAGCAGGGCCAGCACTTGCGACTCGCACGCGCCGACCACCGATGACTGAGACGACGTCATGACTGCTGCACCCTTTCCACTTGAGACATGCGCCAAGCCTCCATCACGTCCGACTCGCCGTACTCCCAGGTGCGCATCGTCTCCGCCAGCCGCTCCAAAGCCGCCTGCCGTTGGCGCAACCTGGTGTTGTGCCGATTGGCCTCGGCTTGCTGCAGCGCCTTTGCCTTCTGCGCTGTCGGCAGTGCAGCCAGCGCCTCGTCGATCTTGATTCGCAGCTCATCGCCCAGAGCCGATTCCAGCTCGAGCACAGAAAACCAGCGGGCAGCGGCGTGCAGGGCCGCGTACGCTTCGCCGTTCGGGACTACTTTGAAATGGGGCGTGCATGCCAGCACCACCTCTGAGACTGTCGGAGCTCCCTTCCGAGGCACGACCTTTTGGAGCCGTCTGGTGCCTGTACGGCACTTCAAGCGGATCGAAACTGTGTGACCTGAGGCCACGCAGTAGGCCTGAATTTTAGCGCTCCGCAGAGCGGCTTCTTGTTCTTGCACGCAGCCAACTATGGACCGAACCAAGTCTTTCTGGTTCTGAAGTGTCAAAGACGTCCAGTACAGGTAAAGGCCAATGGGTGCCAAATAGGCCTCGAATCGCGCCTTCACCTCTGCTGCTTCGAACTGCGCTTTCACGGCTCCTCTGCTTCGATCAGACTTTCCAGCTCCAGGTTGCGCTCAAACCCCGCCACTGTCATGTCGATCGCGACGTCTTCGGTGCCCTTGTCGTCCGGGATGGCCCAGGTGCACTCCATGTCCTCAGGCGCCTGCATGTAGCTGGGGAAGTGCTTCCAGATGTTGCCCAGGTAGCCGTCGTAGGCGCGATGGTTCTTGTCCCAATAGTCCTTGGGGCACACCATCAGCCATTTGCTGTCCGGGTCTCCGCCGCACGACTCGCCGGCTACCCCAAAATAGCACTCCTCGGGCTTCAGATTCTGGTAGGGGTCGTTCGGATCGACCGCGTTGATATCGTCGTCCTGTTCGTCCTGCTCCTCGTCCTCGGACGGCTCCGGGTAGCACCCGCCGCAGGAGCACTGGCCGGCCGGGCAACCGCCAACTCCTTGCGAGCTCGCAGAGTTCTGACCTGGCTGCGGATACTGGGGGTCGGGAGCGGCCTCGGCCTCGGTCTCCATGACCTCTTTAGCGATGAACTCTGCGCGGATTCGGTCCCCCTCGTCGTCGATGAATTCGAACCCGCGGGCGAGCTCTGCATCGGGCATGTCCAGACCGGAGGCTGCCTCGCCGGGGAACCTGCGCAGAAAGTCCTCCACGGCCCCGGAGCGGGAGCGGTTGCGCACAAACACGGAGCGCTGGCTCGACGACACATGCCACCAGTCTTCGTGCTCCTGCTCGAGCTTCGTTTGCTCCTCGGGCGAGCGGAAGCGCTTGGGGGTCACGTCGCGCAGATGCACCTCGAACCACTGCTGCTCGCGGCCCTCTCCGGCCTGGATCACCCCGTTGACGACGTCCATCGCGCACGGCACACCGTCGATGCGGGTGACCGGCAGCCCGTCCCGGAGCGGCAGGTCGCGCTCAATGTGGGCGGAGTCCATCTCGGGCTGGGTGATGGCTTCCATGATCGCCTTGATAACGTTATGGTCCTGTAGTCTCATACTGTCACCTCCTCGTCCTGATCCTCGTCGGAGAGACGGAATTCAGTCAGCTTCGTCTTCGGCATACCGTCACCTCCGCAGTCCGGTACGCACGAGTCGCGCGCAGTTCCGCCGGGCTATGACTAGCCCTCTTGAACGCGCCGGACGTAGATGAAGTTCAGCGCATCTTGCTCGTTCGTGAAAACTGCTCCGCCGATATAGCCGCTTGTCCCTCCCGTGCAGCCGGAGCCAGACAGCGACCTTTCCAACTTGTGGCGCTCGCACCGGTGCCAGACGATGCGCAGGCCCTGCACCACGAACTGCGTTGCCGGGCTGCCGCACCAAGAGCAGTCAAAGGTTCCCATTTTTGTCGCCCTCCTCAGCTGTCTTGAGTCTCCTCGCACAACACCTCGCGCCACAAGTCCACGACGTCCTGCTCCTGCACCTCGGCTCGCACCAGGCGCAGCTTGTCGCGGACGTCGTCCATCACCTCCTTGACCCAGGCGGCGCGGGCTCGCTTCGACATCTCCGGCACTGTCTTGGATCGCTTGTCGAGCAGCCGAAGCACCCGGCCGTGTAGCCGGTCCACATCCGGCTGAGCGACGTCGTACACAAGCTCGTACATGGCTCCAGCAAGAGCGTCTCCTGCTGTTTTCCAGTCCACATTCGGATCGAACAACTCATCTGGCACAATGCCCATCTTGTAGTGCAGCCCAAGCACGATGCACACGATGTGCTTGCAGTCTCGCAGATCTTGCTCATCCTCAAACCAGTGCGCATACTCGTTCGAGCCAGCCAGCTTGATGCGGACACGGACGTGCACTGCGCCTCCGTACGTTCTCAAGTCCGAGCTCACTTGGGCTTGCCCGGCCAGCTTGCGCGCGGCTGCTCCCACCTCTCTGGTGACGCTGGGCATATGGCGTATGGCATCTTTGACTTTCCCGGCGTCGATGTCGGCCTGCGTGATGATCACAAGTCCTCCTGCACTGACAAAACCAGCGCTTCTTCATGAGTTAGGTTTTTCCACCTGTCGGACATGTTGTCCATGGTGTGGCTGCAGCACAGGCAAAAAAGCACGTCAGCTCCGGTCAAAAATGTCCACTGCACAGCTGGAGCGCCGCAGAATATCCACTGCACAGCTGGAACGCCGCAGTCAATGTGGTTGCAGCGGTTCACGTCCATCGTCAGCTCTCCTGGACGCTCAGCACGAGCGCCTCCTCGTAGGTCAGGACCTTGATCATGGGCTTGCCTGTGCGGTCGATGATGTGGCGGGAACACCTGCAGTACAGGTTGAGGCCAATGCGCAGCCACTGCATCGGAGGTGCGCCGCAGCGCGCGACGACGGATGTGCCGTCCACGTCGACAATGGCGTCGCATCGGTCGACGGAGCCCTTGTGGGGCGAGGGCAGGCTGGGCGGGCTCATGCGCTCATCACCTGCTTGACCTGGACGCCGTCGAACCAATCCTGGCCGCGTACCCATGCCGCCTTGACGGTTTCAAGCATGCGCTGCACGACGCCTTCGACCGTGCCCACCCGGGCGATGTAAGGGAACTTGCCAATGCCGAAGTTCTTGACCGAGCTCTCGTAGGCGCAACACACCCGGATGGAGTCCTTTCCCGCTCGGCGGACGGCTTCGGCGCCCGCCGGAGCAACCAAAGAGTACGGGATCGAAGTGTACACTTTGACCAGCACGTTGCGGCAGCAGTCGTGCTCTTTGATGTACACGACCTGGCCGTGCGTGCACACGCGGCGGAACCCTAGCGCTTGCAAGGGTTGTTCGATTGCTGCTGCGGGAACCTCTACGAATTTCGCCATGCGGGTCACCTCCTGGTCCAGTACGCGCAGCGGGCGCGCAGCTCCGGCGATCTTCAGAATCAGTCCTCCTGCACCCGGCGGACGAACCACTCGTCGACCGATTCTCGCGTCATAAGCGGCTCGAGCGCCCCGGCCGCTTGCTCGACCTTGTTCTGCAAGTCGTTCAGGGCGTCCACCGCCATGCCGTCGTAGTAGCACGAGTCCTCCAAAAACTTCTCCTCTGACTCATACGAGCAGCCGCCAAGACAGGCTTCCCCCACAAACGGGCCCCACCTGGCCCGGAGCACTGCGGTGCACCAGGCCCAACAGTTGCCTGAGGCGAGCTGCTCCCGCACCCATCGCAGCTGCTCCGGGACGTCGAAGGCTTTCTCCAGACTTTCCAGCTCTTGCTCTGCCGCAAGTTCGAACTTCACCTCGTCCATTTCAAGTGCTCTCACGAACGACATCAGTTCCTCCTGGTTCGATAAAGCTGGTGCCTCATGAATTTTGCACCAGTTTTATCGCTAGGCTTTGCAGAAATTTCTCCAGTCAAACATGACAGCTTGATTCAGCACATCAAGCGACCGTCCGAGCAAGTGCAGATCGAAGCAGTCCGACAAAACAACAAATCGATTCGGCAGATTTTTGATATACTTAATGGCGCGGCCGGCTGGCGAATGCGCAGGCGCATTCGCCGATCGATTTCTCGGTTCAGTCGATCGCGCTTACAAATCAGTTGCTCCAGCGTCATTTCGGAAAACTTCATGCGGATCACCTCCCCGGCCCAGTACGCGCCGCGCGGCCTAATCGCCGATGGCGCGCGATAGGCTCCTTTTGCCGCCGGCTGGGTTATGGCACACACGGTCGTCAGCACCAGCACGCTGCAGTGGACCCCTCCCTCGGCAGCAGTCAACTCCGGTCAGAGCGCCTTCGTGCAGCAGGCGAGCTACAACGAGCAAAACGTAGGCACCATCGGCGTGCCGCCGGCCACGCCTCCTTTGACGGTGTTCCAGATTCCGTTTGGCTCGGTCAGCAAAGCCAAGCACATGACCATTAAAAACCTGATGACCTCGGACATCGACGTGGCCCTGAACGGCTCGGCCGATCCGATCACGTTGCCGCCTGGCGGCAAGATGTCGTACGAGTGTCCGGTGGACGCGTCCACCGGCGTCAGCCCGCTGACCGAGGCAGCCGTCACGGTGCTGGTCTCCCCGACCAATTCTGAGAAAATCGAGTACTGGGTCTTTGGAGACTGAGTCTTCTGTGTCTTCTGTGTCTTTGGTGACGTCGTCACCCAGGCTCGTAGTCGTCGCAATCCCACTCGCTTTCGCAAATGCGCTCCTTGGCGTCGCGCTGCTCTTCGGCAGTCAAGTCCTCGAACTTCGCCACGCCGGAGCATTCGCACCGGAATGCCGTCACCTCGAAGTCCAGCCCTCCCGGCTCCCACTGAGTGTCCGGCTCCGACGAGGCTGTGCCCGAGACTTCACAAATGAACTCCTTTTCGGACCACAGCGGGTCTTGCTCGTGCACCTCGGCAAGCGCCTCCGCTCGCTCCTGTTCCTCGGTCAAGTCAGGCTCGTGGAGTTGGGCTTCCCCGGTGTCTCTATTGACCCACCTCGAAATGACCAGCTCCACCGTCATCGAACGTGCCCAACTGCCTCGCCTAGCCACGCTCGCCTCGCTTGCACAAGGCCAGTAGCGCCAGCTCCTCTGGCGAGGCCTGGCTGAGGTCGCACTGGCCTCGCCGCCAGTCTGCCCAGTCGTTCAGCAGCCCAAGCAGAAGGTCTCTTTCGCGAGCGACTTCGAACAAGTCCCGGTTCTGGCGATCCAGCAACTGGACCGCAGAAGCTTCCCCGATGTCTCGCTTCTTGGCCATCACTCGACCTTCCATAGTTTGCGAGCCTCATCCATGGCCTGAGACCACAACATGCCGCTGTTGTAGAGCTCCAGGTACGTCTGCATCACACGCTCCGCCACCATGGCTCGGACGGCAACCTCGTCTTCCATGACCTGGTCGATGATGGCGGCTTCGAGCCGTTGGATGCGTTTTTCCAGTCGCTGCTCCGCACGCTCCACCATGGCAGCGAGCACCCACCAGGACGCGAATACTGACGCCGCTACGAACGCCAATATCAGCACGATTGCAATCGTTTGCATCATTTTGTTCCAGTCAAGAATCGAACTCAAAAACGTCGTCCACGATATACTCCTGTATCGCTTGCTTCAGGATGTCTTTGCCGAGGTGCGCGTATGCGGCCAGAGCGAGCTTGATGTCTGCCACCGCATGCTGCGCGAGAAACTCCTCGCCAAGCCTGACCGTCTCGCTCGATTCCAGCAGTTCTTGCGTTTGCTTCAGGAGCCGACCCTGGGCCGCCTGCATCTCTGCGGCATACTCCTTCTCGAACATGCCCGCCGCATACTCGTAGAAGCTCGCGGTGTTCTTGCGGTGTTTGTTGCCGACGAGCACCCCTTTGTCGATGAAGTACGTCTTGACCGTCACGCCGAACGCGGCGCGCACAAGGTCGTGGCACTCCTGGCTGCTCAAAAAGCTAGAGCCGGCCATCCAAATTTGCCCGTTGTGCGTGCTGCCGTATTCTCCGTCGCAGTGGGACACTACGGCCATCGGCAAGGCGACGGCCTTGTCGCCGACGCTTCTCGCTGTTTGCAGCTTGAACCTCACGCCGGACACATTGAGCGTCACGAGGCGCTCGCGCGCCCGAGCAAACATAGCCCTGCCAGCCGCTGTCTCTGCGATGAGCCTGCTGACTTTCGCATAGCTCGACTCTGCCATGTCCGTCACCTCCGCTGCCCAATACGCGATCGGGCGGAGCAGCTCCGCCTGCTTTTGCGGGCCAGGGCGCTACTCAAATGCGGTGCACCTCTTGCAAAGCCTGCAAACCAAGCCACTCGTCCTGGTCCATGCGGCGCTCGCCTGGAAGGCAGTGCACCCAGTGCTCGTCGCATCAGCACAGAAGCAAAGGATTTGACCGCCCCAGTGCGCCGAAAACAGTCGCCTCGTTGCTGCAGCTGGAGTCGTCGTTTTCCGCCATGCACTTCGGCACAGGTTGCCTCCTGTCAGCTCAAATGAACGTCTCTCAGCGCTGCCGACTGCTCGCAAGTCAACCCGGCAGGCAGCCCGGCGCACACGAGAACCAACCGGCCCGGCATTCCGCACGATTCGGTGGCTTTGACCACGGCCTTGCAGTCGTTACATCTCCAGATGTACAGAAACTGGCGCTGCGCGTCGCGATCCCACGGGTTGGCGTCCGTGAACCCCGCCCATTCCATGCGCTCCCAATCGTGTCCTTGCAATCTCACGAGATCACCTCACCGTTCGGTACGCGGCGGGCGGCCGGACTTCCCGTCCTCTTCGAAGAGCGGATCGCGCGCGTCGCGCGATCAAAGGCCGGAGCAGCCCAAAGATTACGCTCAAAAGGCAGCGGCAGCGCAGTCGCCCGCCGCATACCCTCATCTATGCAGCAATATTTCCTTTTCCATGTTGCAGCAAAAGCACAGCGTCTGGTATCCGTCCGGATATCCCTGCCGGGCCAACGCAGCATAAAATTGGTATCCAGGCGACATTTGACCGCGAGTCAGGTGTCCATCATTGCCAACGTGATCGATGGTGAGGGCTTCGAGCCTGTCGTATCCGCAGCGCACGCAAGCCGCTCTACTCTCGCCGTAATGTGTGATGACTTGCAGCTTGACTCGCGCTTCTCGCGCAAGTCTAATGGCAGCGCGACGTGTTTGCTCACGGCTGCCATACCGAGCAGCGCGCTTCAGAATGTTGCAATTGTGACAAAGTACCTTGTAGCCTCCAGGCCAGTTGTGCATCCTGAGCCAGGAGTACAATTTGCAGCCGCTCAGGCGAGTCTTGACACGGTGCGCATGCCCGTCGTCTCGAACATGATCGAGCGCCAGGCGACTCAGCCTGGTTTCGCCGCAAGGACACTTGCTGCCGTAGTGCGAGAAGGTTTCGCACTTCAGCTTCTCGTGGTAAGCCACGCGCCAAGCTCGCGTTTTGCCAGAAGCCGCGCGCCGAGCGCGGTCCCTTGTTTGGACCGCGCGCAAACTGTCCTTGCGGACAGCGTAGCGCGCTCGCCTCTTCCGATTGTAACACTCGGGGCACTGGAAGCTTCGAGGCCCAAACTGTTTGAACTCCATCGCATGTTCGCTGCACCATCTCGGTTTCATGTGGTACCGTACTGCTCAAAAGGTGGCGGAGGCGCGCCGCCGTGCCGCGTATCGGCGGATGGGGCGATGGAGCCCCGACAGACAACCAACCCAATGAGGTGACAGAATGCTTACCGGCGTACACAGCATCGACCAGGCCACAATGATGACCATCTACCGCTTCTCGATCGAGGCGGGCGGGAACGTCATCATCTTCGGCAACGCTGGAGTGGGGAAGACGGAGTGCGCAATACAGGCCGCGCAGTCCAAGGGCCGGGAGCAGGTCTACCTGAACCTGTCCGTGCTCGAGGCCCCCGACCTGATGGGCCTGCCGATGATCGACTCCGAGACCAAGCTCTCGGAGTACGCCACCCCCAAGTTCTTGCCCATCAAGGGCACGCGGCCCCAGGGCGTGGTCCTCATCGTGGACGAGATCGACAAGGCCAAGCCGGAGCTGCAGAACCCGATGCTGGAGCTGTTCCAGTTCCGGAGCATCAACGGCCGGGCGCTCGACATCCACAGCATCATCGCCACGGGCAACTTGCCCGAGGAGGGCGCATTCAGCCTCCCGGTGTCGCACGCCCTGACCAACCGCTGCATGGTCTACAAGGTGGAGTCCAGCTTCGACCCCTGGCAGCAGTGGGCCACGGACTCCGGCATCAACGGCCTGGTCGTGGGCTTCCTGAGCAAGAACCAGGAATACCTGCTGATGCCGCCGCCCGAGGGCGACGACACCGCCTACAGCCACCCCTCGCCCCGCGCCTGGACCCAGGCCGCTCGCGATCTGAACCTGGCGGCGAAGGAGTCTGTGGACTTCCAGACGATGCTGGTGGCTGGGCGCGTCGGGCAGGCGGCAGCGGTCAAGTTTCGAGTATGGCTCGACCACTACCGGCATGTCGAACCCATCATCAACAAGCTGGTCCGGGAAGGCGTCAAGCCCAACATCGACGGCATGACCGTGGACCGCATCATGGTTTGCGCCATCGCGGGCTGCGGCGAAATCGCCAAGCTCGGCCGCGAAGCACCGTCCGGCACCGATCGGGCCAAGCAGGACGAAAAGATCATGAAGATCACCAAGAACGTCTTCGGGTGGATGAACGACATCCCGTCCGAGTTCGCGATCGGCGCGGTCAAGTCGGTCCTGTCGATGAAGATCATCCAGGACTGGAAGCTCACCCGGGTGCAGGAGCTGATGTCTGTCTACGTCAAGATCCGCAAGAGCCTCAACGACTGAGCACCGGTTCAGCAATACCGCCAGATCCCCTCCTCCGTTTCCTCCAATAAGCCTGAATTCAGAACGGCCCGGTGTAAACCATTGAGAGTGGCTCCGCGACTGTATGTTATCCCGTCGTTGGTTTTTAATTGTACGTTTGATGGTATGGAAGCCAAAATCGAGTGTTTACATCAGGATGCGCGCATTGGCAAACTGATTCTGTTAGACCCAGGCCCATTCGGATGGCGAACCAAGGCCCGTTGGCGATGCGATTGCGGCAGAACCGCGACAAAATTGGTCGGCAACGTGTTGAAAGGGCGGACCCGATCCTGCGGCCGGTGCAACGAAATCTCGACCAGGGACATGGCCGGGCGTCGGTTCGGGTCGCTGCGCATGAAGACTCCCGCGACCGTCACCGCAGGGTCGGCCAAGAAGGTTCAGTGGGTGTGCGACTGCGGCGGCGAGGTCGCCGCCCGCGTTTTTGACGTCGTCGGACGCGACAGGACGTGCGGACACTGCCGCGACATGCCTATCGTTCAAATATCCGGCAAGAAGTTTGGAAAGTTATGCCTGGCAGATGCAAAGGGCCTGGCGCACATTGCTCCGGAATCGCACAGGAAGCTGACATGGCGGTGCGACTGCGGCCGGACCACAGAAGCTCAGGCCAGATACGTGCTGCAAGGTACAATCGGCACCTGCGGCCGGTGCAACGAACTGTCGGCTGAGTCTTTGGCCGGCAAGAAGTTCGGTCGCTTGCAAATGCGCGATCCGCAAATCGTCAAAGCCAACTCGAACAAAAAAGTCTGGTGGCGATGCGATTGCGGCAGAGAAATTTTTTCAAAGGTGTTCGCCGTCACGCGGGGCAAAGCGAGGTCGTGCGGCCGGTGCTACCTGTCCTGCAGACTGAAGTGGGAATCAGGCAAAGACGAAATCCGAAAGCTACGGGCTCCTATCTCTCCGGAGCAGCTTCCGGACTGGTGCCCGGTAGCTCTTGAGACGATTTCAAACGCAAGCAAGCCGTTCCGCGCTCGGTGTAGGTTGTGCTCGGGCGAATACTACCCTAGATGGAGCGGAATTCGGCTCGGCAAGTCCTTGACCTGCGGCTGCTCGACGTCGCGGGTGTCTGGAGGCCAAAACGAAGTATTCGCATTTATCCAGAGCCTCGGCGTCGAAGCAGAGCTGGAGCATAAAGTAGGGAATCTGACTTACGACATCTGGGTTCCGCCCAAGAACCTGGCGATCGAGTTCAACGGCCTGAAGTGGCATTCGCGCAAGGACTCAAGAAAGAGAGACGCCGAGAAGCATGCCAACGCCGCTGCGTCAGGATGCGACTTTATCATGATTTTTGAGGACGAGTGGACGGCTGGCCGCTCCAAGATGGAGAATTTGCTGCGAAACCGGCTCGGAGCGAACCGGCCAGCGCCGCTCAGGCCGTCCGAATGCGAAATTCGCTCTGTGGACAGGACTGCCGCAGACAAGTTCTACGAGCAGCATCACTACATAGGACAGACGAAATCTGTCGAGAACTACGGCGTGTTCTACAACCAAAAAATGATCGCTTGCTGCTCGTTTAAGCGCCCCACGCGCCAGTCCAAGCATGACTGGGAACTCGTTCGAATGTCCGCTCATCCAGGCTTTCGAGTACATGGGGTGTGGTCCAAGGTTATGCAAATGTTCGCAGTCGACCGTTCGCCACGGTCTGTGGTGTCTTTCTCCGACAATCGGCTGTTCGACGGCCGCGTGTACGGCAAGATCGGATTCAGGCTGGACGGCGAACTGAAGCCGGACTACTACTGGGTGAAAGGCGGAAAGAGGCACCACAAATCCGGGCTGCGCAAAACCGCTGCAGAGAAGCAGACAGGCAAAACTGAAGTCGAGCTCAGGGAAGCCCAAGGTTACTCCAGAATCTGGGATTTGGGCAAAAAGCGCTGGGTCTGGGAGCCGCCCGCAGCGGGCGGCGGCGATCGCCCGCTGCTGCCAGTAGCGAGCCACCGGAGGTGACCGCATGAGCGAACTTGGGCGGACAGTGGCTCAGCGAAAAGCTGCGGAGGCCGCGGTCCGCGAAATGATTGAAGGGTCTGCCGCCTGGGACTTTCTCGAAGCTGACTGCCTGACCATGAAGGGCGCAGGAGGCCGCTCGTTCGTGGTGCACGTATATCCGCAGCGAAACGGGGTTTTGCTGTCGACGAACGTCCTTTCGCTAGCGCCACGGCATCCAAACGACCCCAGGCCGCGCCTGGAGGCGCTGCTGGTGGCGTCGCTGCTGTATGCCGGCTGGCCGAAGCACTGCGCCGAGATGTTCGGCAAAGGGCGAGTGCTGGAGCACGGGCCGAACAAAGGCAACACCGTGCACAGTTGGAGCAGCGACGCGGCTTGCCGAATGATGAAGGCTGTCGAAAAGGTCTTGCGGGAGGACCCGACTCTGGAATACCACCCGCAAATCGACGTGCTCGCCGCCAATGTGCGGGCCAAGCTCAGGACATCGGTCTCGCCGCTCGAGCTGCACATGGCAGACCTGATGGGTCCGCTCAAAGCATCCATCGCCAAGGGCGCGACAAGGGAAGACCTGCACCGCATCGTGGACGAGTGCTTCGTGGAAGGAGTCATGAAAGTTTAGTTCGTTTATGGAACCGGTCCAGCATGGGTTGGACTGTCTACTGCCACATACACACGGAGTCGCAACGCAGGTATGTTGGACTGACCAAACGCACAATGGAACGGCGTTGGGCGCAGCATGTCTGCCAAGCCAAATCCACAAGGGGCGGCCGCTGGCATTTCCCAAACGCCATCCGGAAGTATGGGCCTGAGGCGTTCGAGCACGAAGTGCTCGAAGTATGTGAAACGCTCGAAGAGGCCAATGCCGCCGAACAGAAATGGATCGAGTTTTATGACACTCGCAACCCCGAGTTTGGCTTCAATCTGGCTAAGGGTGAGCAACACAAGCCGCATCCGGTTCGCAAAAATCCTTGGGACGACCCGGAGTATCGAGCCAAGCAAATGACAATTGACCGCAGCCATCTTCATACTCAAGAGGCTCGGGCTGCAAACAAAGCGGCGCTCGGCACATCCGAGTCCAAGGTCAAAAGAGCAGAAGCTTCTCGGGAGGTTTGTGCGCGACCCGACGTTCTAACTAAGATGAGTCAAGCTGCCAAAGAGCGCGTGTATACGCCTGAGGTCAGGCAGCATATGAGTGAGGCGGCCAAGCACAGGAAGACGACTATTCGCAAAAATTCGGGGTGGCCTGCTTTGGCCAGAGAAAGAGCTGCTCAAGCCGGTCGAGACCGGACGTGGACCACCGAAATGCGTGCGAAGATAAGTGCAGCAAACCTAGGCAAGCGATTGTCCGATGATCATAAAGCAAAAATTGCATCGGCCAGAGCTGAGCGTGAAAAAACTGTGCGCAGAGAACATCATCTGCGACAAGCCCGTTTGCTGCTTATCAAACTGCTTAGGTTTATCGGGGTGGATGACATACAGGCGATACTCATTGAACTACAGGTATGACATTCAACGCGCAGCGGCGATCGCGCCCTGCGGCGCGTACCGCAGCATGGAGGTGACAACATGATCGGTTCCCGTTTGTCCGACCCGCGCGACGTGATGGAGAAGGAGGCCGTCCTTTGGCTGGACGCTCTCGAGAAGGACGACAAGTTCCCCAAAGACAAGCTCGAGAAGATGCGCAAGGCGTTCAAGGGCGTGCGCCTGCACGATTTGCAGGAGAAGGTCACGTCCTGCATGACCAGGCTGTTCAAGAAGCCTGAAAACGGAGGCAACCCGTTTTTGTTCGCCCTGTCCGCCCCGAAGTGCCACGAGCTTGTGATCAAGCTCGGCGGCCAGACCGTCGACACGGCCGCCACCGATGGCCGCAAGTACTACTGGAACCCGGTGTTCCTGGCGACGCTGACCCCGGACGAGATCGCAACGGTGATGCAGCACGAAGGCTACCACGTGGTGTTCTTCCACCCGAAGCGGGGCCGCGACAAGCAATCCAAGGTCTGGAACATCGCTGTCGACTACGTGGTCAACGCGTGCATCCTGTCCGACCAGGAGAAGACCGGCCGCAAGGGGACGCTGTTCGGCGGCAACATCGGCCAGCCGATGTTGCTCGGAGAGTTTCTGGCCTACATCGACGGCACCAAGGAGCTGCCCAAGGACGAGTTCTGCTTCGCCGACAAATCGCTGCACGGCCGGTCGCCCGAGAGCATCTACGACGAAATCATCGACCACTGGAACAAGTCGCCGCGCAAGTGCCCGTCTTGCGGCAGCCTGTCGATGGGCCCCAAGGGGCAGAAGAAGCAGTCCGGTCAGGGCCAGCCCGGCCAGGGCCAGAAGCAGTCCGGTCAGGGCCAGCCCGGCCAGGGCCAGCCCGGTCAAAATCCAGGGCAGGGGTGCGGCGGATGCGGCGGAGATCATTGCGACACATGCGGCAGCCCCTTCGACAGATTGGGCGGCATGGACTCGCACATCGAGACAGACATGACGCAGCAAGAGGTTCAAGCGGACCTGATGCGCGCAGCCGAGCAATCCGCCCAGATGAGGGGGACCGTGCCCTCCGAGATCGAGGGAATGCTCGGCGAGCTCAAGAAGCCGACACTGAAGTTCACCGACATCGTGAGGTCGGCTCTGCTCAAGAAGGTGCAGGACGCGGGCCTCAACAACGATTGGCATCGGCTGCGCCGCCGGTACCTGCAAACCACGCCCCGGCAGTACCTGCCGAAGCGCTACACCCACAAGCCCAGGTGGCTGGCGATGCTGGACACTTCCGGATCCATGGGCGACGACGACATGGCTTACGGGATTTCTCAGCTGCAGGTGCTGGGCAGCAATACCGAAGGGTACGTCATCCCCTGCGACGCCCAACCACATTGGGCCGGGGTCCACAAGGTCGAGAAGGCCACCGACCTGAAACGCACCAAAGTGGTGGGTCGCGGAGGAACAGTATTCGATGAGTTTTTTCGGGATTTCCCGAAGCATCTGGGGACCGAATTCGACGTCATCATCGTCCTGACTGACGGCGACTGCGGCGTGGTGCCCTTGGAGCTGCGCCCGCGCGGGATCGACGTGGTGTGGGTGCTGACCCGGAACAACACCGGATTCAAGCCCGCGTTTGGCCGTGTGGCGCCTTTGCGGCATGATCGGCCTTAGCTCGAACATTCTCGAACATACACATGTCGACGGCGGAGGCGACTGATATGAATTGCTACAGCCATTTACATCTGCACCTCGACAAAGTCTACGTCACGACTCTCGCCCGCGAGGGCAAAGCAATTTGCCAGAATCGCACCGCAAAGCTGCGCGGCTTTCAGCTCGAGAAGTTCAGGCGGGCTTGGCTCGAAGCGCATCCGGTCGAAGCCACGCAGATGCTCGTCGACAAAGATGGGAAGCCTATGCACACCCAAGACGGGCGCCTGAAGGCGCTGTGCGCAATTTGCACCCAGCAGCTGCAGCGCTACATCGACAGCCGCAGCAACCCGGCGCGGATCGTGCCTCTGGAGAAAGTGCCGTGATTGAAATTGGGAAGCCGCGGACGTCTGCCCTGAAAAGGAGCTTACCAAGAGTCATGATCTCGGTAAGCTACAATGGAGCAGCAAAACAACTTCGATACTACGAAGGTCAATTTAATCGCGATGAGCATTCGCACATCGTGCAGCATGAAGAAGGAAGCTGGTTTTTAGCCTCTACGAGATCGGCGATGGCATCCGTGGGACACATTTCGTGCTGCGAGCTGCCGGCCGAAGACCTGGACCGGCTCGAGGCAGCGATTGCGCAAGGGTTCGCTGGGTTGCCGAAACGCGAGTTGACCAACACCAAGATCCGAGTCCGAGCGTGCATCCGCAAGCTTCGACCCCTCCTGGTCGACCTGGTCAGGCGCGGCGAGACGTTGGACTCCCTGGAGCAGGAGCTCGCCGTTATGTGCAAAGAGGTGCTGGTTGAGGCAGTGCAGGATGTGTGACCGGGCGACAGCTCTTGGCCGCGTGCAGTGCGAAGCATTTTGTCTCGTGTATGTTGGGCTCAGCCCTTCACCATTAAAACAGTGCGAAAAATTCGCAGCGCACTTCTTCCTTCGCGCAGACGGGGAAACGCTGGCGCGCTGCGAGTACCACTCGCCACAATTTGCACTGCTTGGCATATCGGAAATTTCGTTCGAAGAGTGAATAGTGCACCGCGTGCAGACAGACTGATTTGCGTAAACCTTGGAACGTGGAGTGACCGAATGTCGAAAGGTGACAAACAAGGCGGAGATCCTGATTGGAATCTGAAACTCGCCAAAGAGCTTGCGGAACAGTCCCTTCGTACAGGCGTGGAAACTCTGTTGAAGCTCGGCCTGTCGCCGGAAGAGATAAGTGACCGAGTTCGCGAAATCGCGGTGCAGATGGTGCAAGATTCATGAGAGACGATATGTGTTTGACGCAAGAATTGGAACGGTTGTGCAAACAAAAAGGCCTCCCTGCTTCGACAGTCAAACGTCTGATGAAAAAGATGAATGATGAAGTTCGCTCGGTGCGAGTTGAACAGATGGAGGCTGCAAAGGCAGCTGCAAATAAGGCGTCTTATAAAAGGAACTTGGCTAGCGTCCTGAAGAGTGCCAAGGAGGGTGACCTGCGGCTTCGGTATGAAGCCGTGTCTGCCAACATTGACGCATGGGGGGATCACAGTCAAACTTGACGACGAGCCACACATGAACATTTTGAGACACAACAGCAGGGAGCTTAGCTGGTACTCGATTGACGAGAAAGACGTTGTTCGTGCGGTGCGGACTGTGGCAGAGGAAAAATGGCGTCATGGAAAGATTTTAGAGAGTTGCTTGTCGCAGCAATGGTGGTTTGACGATCATGATAAGGGGGCAGATTTAATGAAGCGATAGATGCGGCTTGCAAGGAAGTGATAGGCGTGCGGCGGATGCAGGAAATTCTTCGCAAATGGTCTGAACTCAGAGGCCTTGCTATATCTGCAGCCATTGCCGAACATTTGAAAAGTGTGACGAAGAAGATGATGACGAAACTTGGCGTGCTTCGTGAAACAGACCGACGTAGCCTTGAACAGGCTGTTAGTGCTGCAATTGCAGAGGCCTGGAACGAAGTCATGGTGGAAGCGGTGCAAGACGAATAGCGCAAACTGCTGAACTCTGTAAATCCCGGCACATTTGCAGTAGGTGACCGTATGGGAGCCATCAAGCAGCAGGTCATAGCAGAGCAGGACCGCGAGTGGAACGAAATCGTAAGTGTGCGCGCTGTGCGCGTACCGAGGAGCGGAGGTGACAGCATGTCGAACAGTTTCTTGGCGCAGTTGGATGCACTCATTTCTGGCGCGAGCGAGCCAGCGAGCGAGCCGCCCCCAGCCTCTTCTGACCTGGCCGAGATCGCCCAAGCCGAAGAGGCTGCTGCAGCAGCCGAAGAGGGCCGCGAGGAGCAGGCCGTGCAGCTCGAGAAGGACTTCGACAGGCAGGAGCGCGCGGCCATTCAGGCCGAGTCCGCCCCCGAAGTCGAAGCCCCCGCCGTTCAGGCCGCCCCGGCCGCTCAGGCCGAGACCGCGGAGCAGAAGGCCCGCCGCCTGGAGCTGTCCAAGGCGATCGTCGGGGCCATCTCGACCGAGAAGATGGTGCACGGCACGATGGTGCTGAACGGCATCGCGGAGAAGTGCATCAGTTGCGGCATGCCGCTGACCGATGCACTGAGCATCCAGCGATGTTTGGGACCGGACTGCGCCGGCAAGGGATATGCCGAGGATCCCATAGACTCTGACGAAATGGGTGCAATGATCGAGCTCGCGGAGTACCCGGCTCTGGTCGAATTTCTGATAGAGCATTACAAGCCGTTTGGCCTGCGCGGTCTGATGAACGGCCTGGTGCGCATCGCAGCTCTGAATCGCAAATCGCCGGTGCACCCGGCCTGTTGCAATGCTATTGAGATGCTCGGATACGGGCGTCTCGCCAATACCCTGCGGAATTCGCTGGTCATTGGTCAGATCAAAGATTCCAAGCTGCATGCGGGCAACCACCATGTCTGGATCAAGCGCGCCAGCTGGACCCGAGAGTTCGGGCGAGCCTGCGGCGCCATCCCCCGCGCCTTCTTCGATCGCGTTGAGAAAGGTTGGATCGTTCCCAAGCACCCAGCAGCGCGCGTCGCTCTGTGGCGCGTGCTGATGGAGCACTACTCGCACGAAGCTATCAAGACCAACAGCGGTCCCGTCAAGATCCCGACGCTTGAGGAGTGGGCGGCCAAACACAAGAAGTAAAGTTTGGTGTTGGGGATGGAATACAAGCTGAGGATGCTATGAAGATCCGTTTCACAGAGCACGCAGTCGACAGGTTCATCGAGCGGCGCATGCCTGGCGCTTCTCGCATGCAGGCTTTGCAGGAGCTGGAGCGCCTGGCCGCCGAGGCCATCCCTCTTCGAGAGCGAACGGCTGCGGGAGACGACCAGGCGCTGGTCGACGGCATTGTGCTTGTGCTCAAGCGGGACCGGGCTGGAGGCCGGGCCGACTGCGCCACGGTGCTGTTCGACTGCCGCGCCGGCGACACCAATCCGCTGGCCGCGGAAATCGAGCACTTCGGCGTCATGCCGCTTGAAGCAGCAGCCGCTCCGATCCCGCGCAAGCGCCGCTCAAGAAGGGCCAACAGATTTTGAGAGCGTTGTCTAGCAATCGCAGCAGAGCTTTCGAGATTCTCGCCAGAGAAGCGCATGCTGTCGTTGCGGCCAGACTCAAGAAAGAAGGTTACGAGCTCGCCATGACGCCGCTCGAATCGCGCGCAGCAGGCGTATTCTTTTACCGGGAGTCGGTGAGCTTTGGCGGATGCCGCGTGGCCGAAATGTCATTCTTCAAGTCCCAGCTCCGCCACTCTACGGTCACGGCCACTGTCGTGACGGGCACTCCGGCTTTTTTCACGACAGAGTTCGCGCTACACCAAACCGCATCCCCGAGACGCGCTGCATCTCTCATTGTACAGTTTTTGCGCAAAGATCTTGTCAAAAGCATCCACGGAATGTGAGGCCAACATGCGTCTAGACAGTAGCTAATAGGAACACCTGGCCGGGCGAGATGGCGCGGACGATGGCCCGACATTCCGCGCAGTAGCCAATTTAATATGTGAGGCAGAAGTCCTCCAATTAAACTGGGAGCGGATGAGGGCGGATTGAGTCAAATCGATCCGCCCTCATCCGCATTCACGACTCGTGCGTGTTTTGCACGATCGCTTCTTCGAAGATCTCGCGCAGCCTGGCATCGCTCATGCCAAACTGCAGCGCCTGCCTCGTCCATGCGACCAGCGCGCTGTCGGCCTCGGACAGCCGCAGCGCTGCACGCGATGCTGCATCTTGCGCTCCTGCGCGGTCTGGCGCAGCCTGATCGTGTCGCCTCCGATCATGCTCGCCAACATTTGGTACACGGTGATGTCTCTCGATGTGCCGCCTCTATCGAACTGCTTTTTGAACTGCTCGGCGAGCGTCGGCGTCAAAGTCCAGCACCGGGTTTGGCCGTCCACTTTGAAGTGCGCCTGCACCCGCTTGCCAGACCTCGTCGCCCCGGCCGATTTGAATTCGATCATGCTCACGCCTCCATCACTCGAACAACTGCAACAGCGTCCAGAATGTCGTTGAACATCCGGTGGACGTGTCCGTCTTCAATGAGCCAGTCAGGCGCAGCGCGCCGCAGGTCCGTCAAGTACTGCGGACACTTTTTGAACAGCTCCAGTTCGTGGGGGCGGCCGACATCCACCAAGCATGCCGCCACGACGCGCGCAAAGCGCTGCGCTTCTGCCAAGGACTTGGCAGAAGCGCCTGGATTCCGGCTGATGCGTATCACGCAGTTCGTCGTCTCTTCTAGAGACGACGACACGACAAACGTCACTTCGCCGTTCGCCTTCATGCGACATGTGCCGAGCCTCGCTCCCGGCACGCCTTTGCGCAGGGTCACCTGCTCCCACTGGTCGACCGGCTTGATATGGCGGCGCGGCGCAAACCCTGTGCCAAGCAGCCACAAAGACACTTGGTCGAATCGGGAGCCGCCGTGGGACCCTATGGTCTTCTTGCCGCACACCACAGTCAGCTCAGGCCAACCGGGCACGTCGTCCCGACTGAAGGGTCTGTAAGCAGACAACTTTCGCACAGCAGCGCAGTAGTAGCCATATTCCCTGTGCAGCACGACGACCCTGCTGTCGAAAGATCCTCTCTCCTCCAAAGACTTCAGAGCGCGCTCCGCTATCTTGCCCAACCGGACTGTGCGGCGGAGCTGGCGCAAAACTTGCTTTGCTTCCGCCGGATCAGAGTTGTTGTCCACCACAAATCTGCCAACCATCGAGTCACCCTCACTTGCTGTGCACGTCTAGCACTTGAGCTTGCTGCAGGTCAATCTCTTTGATGTCTCGGCGCATATTTAGGAAAGGTATGCTGTGCACTTCGCACCTGCACACCAGGGTGTCCGCCCAAGTCTGCAAAAACTGCACCACCTCTCTTTGGCACGACTTGAATTCGCACCGCATGCCGGGGAAGCGCTTCATTTGCTGTCCGCTTCGGCCAGCTCCGTGATCATGTCGTGCAGCTGCTTTTCCGACAAGATCTTGATGCCCATCTCGCGGGCCTTGATCAACTTGCGCGACGTGCCCGACGCCACAGTGGACCCCTCGTTCCAATCGAGGTTCGTCACCAGGTACGTCGTGCCGTATGTCGGAGTCTTGTGGAACGTGCCCCCGGCCCTTTCAATGATGGCCACCACCTGGTCGCGCGGCAAACCCAGATGTCCGGTGATGCTGAACGACTTGCCGCGAAGCACGCCGGTGATTTCCATCACGTCCAACACAGTGCCGACCGCTTCTCCTTCGGAACCTTTTCTCGCCATGACGTTCGCCTCTTGGTTTGTTGTCCGCTGCCCGGTACGCGCGGCGCACGGCGCCTTGCGCCGGCGCTCAAGTCTCCATCACGTGCTTCACGGCTTGCTGTCCATACTCGCCCGCCATCGCTTCGCGCTTGGCGCTCGCGATCATTTCCCGGCACATCTCCGTCCACTCGAGGCACTTGCCGGATTCGACAAGCTTCGCTTGCACCTGCTTCCTGGCTACCCGCACATTGGCCATATCCGAGCGAAAGCCGCGATCGCAGCAGGTCACCAGCCGTTCGGCTGCAGATTGAGCGAGCTTTGCAGGGTCCAGTTCCGGCGCGCTGTCGTCCGACATGTCCAGAGTCAAATGATCTGGACCGAAAGACCCTATGGCGTACGAATCGCAGTGGTTGCGCGATGGGGCAATTACTGCCGCAGCCACTTGCACTTGCGTCCGCACAATTGCGAATCGGCTGCGGCGGGGCTCCCAATCGTAGCCTACTCCGCACAGTTGAGCTACCCATCTCGTGGAAGCCGAACTCGGTTCGATGCGCACGCACTCGAGCTTCAGGCGCCGCACCCAGCGCAGCTGCGCTGGGCTGAGCTCTGCAGCAGGCGGCATGGACGCGGCGTCCAACCTCAGCTGGTCAATGCGCCCTTCGTTGGTCTTCAGGTAGGGGGCTAGGCCCCTGAAGCTGCCTGAGCGCTCGAGCTCGTCGAGCGCTTTCTGCGCCCGGCGCCCGAGAGCGGCAAGATCGCCCAGACCGAGCACGATGTCTCTCGTCCGCTCGTCCCGTCCGGCAGACGTTTCGAACGTCCAGGGCAACTTGTCGCAAATGGCGCGCAGTCGGTTGTTCATGTCTTCGCGTACTCGCGACGCGCCCTGCTTGCCCCTGCGCTTCGGCCGTAATCTTTGAAGTCAGTGTTCTGGCTCAAGCTGCACCGCCAGTGCGGCGGCCGGCGGCGTACCTGACCGCAGAGAGGCGAGCGATGAACCGCAAACGCAAGACGAGCAACGCCGTCCAGTCATGGGTGAACTACCATTTGCGCCAACGCCAAAACCTTGTTCTAATCAAACATCTGGTTGAGCATCATGCTCAGGGCGACGAGTGCGAGTGCTGCACGGCCGCCCAGTCCATTTGCGACCAGATGCGCTGGGACGGCGTGCGCCTCGAGCGCGATTACTACTACCAAAGCGCAGCGCGCGAGTACCCGAGGTTTATGCGGCTGCGTCCCGAGCTGGACCACGCAAAGTACACTCGACTGGTGCTGCAGACGCGGGACATGGACAAATGCCTGCTGCACTTCTCGGCTCACCGGGGCCGGCTGCCTGCGGACGTGATCCTGCAGGAGCTGCTTGCCCGTGCAGCGAGTTGCACGTCAGCTGATGCGGAGGCAGTTCGCGTTTCCGCCGGGGCGCGCAAAAGAGCTTTGTCCAAGCAGGACGAGAACACGCTCGAGCAGGTTCGCGAATTCCTTGACGCGCACGAGACTGCGTTCAGCATCATGGAAGTGCACGAAATTTAGCTTGCAAACTCTCGATGAGGTGACGCAATGAGATGCAAAGGAATGAAGCTCAGCGAAGACAAGCGCCTGAGGAACTGCGGGCGGCCGGCCAAGCACTTTTTTCGCGTGCACTACTCGGACTTGGTGCCTTACAAAGATAACGGCAAATACCAGGACGTGTTCGGCTTCTGCGACGACTGCGCCAAGGGCAAAGCGCACAAAATCGCTTCGTGGGGCGGCACGCATTGGCGTTCAGACCGCAGGGTGCTGCATCTGCGCGGCCAGATTTCGCACGTCGCGCCGGCCACTGAGTCCGAGTGCGTCGAGGAAGCTGACGACAAGCGGCTGCACGACGCCAAGCGCGAGCTTCTGCGCATCATGTGCACCAAGGGCAACGCAGACCTGGAGGACCGCTGGGAAGAAATCTTCCGGATGGCGCTGGATGAATTCTATTGCCGCAAGGTCATGGATTTGTGATTGGTGTGGTAATGTGGTAGATGTATACTGTTTACTGCCACACCCACATCGAATCCGGCCGCCGCTACATCGGGCTGACCAAGAAGACAGTGATGCAGCGTTGGAATCAACACGTTTACACGTCGACTCGAAACCGTGGTGGGTGGTCACACTTCGCTAATGCAATCCGCAAGTACGGCAAAGACGCATTCGTCCATGAGGTGCTCGCAAAATACAGCTCCCTGCAGCGAGCAAATGCAGCCGAGAGGCGCTTCATCAAGAAGTTTAAGACAACCGATCCGATGTTTGGGTTCAACCTCGCGCCCGGAGGCGGGTTCAAGCCGCACCCGATCACGAATCCATGGCACAGGCCTGAGTTTCGCGCAAAGCAGTTGGCAAGGCCGCCACGAAAGCCAGACGCGCTGGTCAAAGCGAAAATATCTGCTGCGTCCATTGCTTACTGGCGGTCAGTCAGTCCGCAGAAGCGCAAAAATCGTAGGAACCCTTGGAACCGCCAAGACTACCGCGCGAAGCGCGCGACGTTGCCGAACCCACTGCTTAGTCATGAGTCCTATTTGAAAATGGTGGCGACTCACAACACACCGACATTCAAAGCAGCGCAATCGAGACGGTCTCGTGCTGCAATGACACCAACAGTGCGCGCAAAAATTGCTGCCGCACTCAGTGGCAAGAAGCACAGCCCGGAGCATATTGCCAAAACAACGCTCGCCTTCAAGGGCAAAAAACATACAGTTGCGGCACTGGCCAAGATCAAACAAGCAGCTTTGGACGCAGCCAACGCCAACTCAGAGCGAAATCGCACTTACGTCATGCAGAATGGCGTTGTTACACACAAAGTTTGCGAGCGACATGGCATTGTTCCGGTTGAAAGCTGTTATGTCGGCAAACTGGCAAGTGGACGTCCGCGGGTGGAATGCCTACTTTGCATGCGAGAGCGCGTTTGAACGATGGCCGGTCAAGCGCCGGCGCAGATCTCGCCCGGCGAGTCGTACCGGACGGAAGTGATGAGCGACTAGTTCAAACCGCATCGGCGATCCGGGCGCGCTGACCGTACGCGAAGCAAGAGGCGAGCGCGCCGGCGAATGAGTGAAATGAAGATCCTGTCTGTCGATCAGAGGCCGAGGAGGCCGTTCGGGAGGTGCAAGCACCATGAAGTACTCGGTGAAGTTGTCCAAAATCTGCCAGAATCTGCTCGACGGCAAATCCGTCGGCACAGTCAGAGCCGTGGCCACGCATGAGGTGCTCGACGACGAGTGGTATGCCGTTGGATCGGCCAACTGCGAGGAAGCCCGGCCAGTATCGAGCAGATTCCTGGGAAGCAACTGTCCCGTGGCTATGGTCATCCGGACAGACAAAGTAACGCTCACGTTCGCATTTTGGAAGATGACGGAGGAAGAGGCTGCAAGCGAGCTCCTGAGGCGCTCCGCGTGCAAGAAGACCCCACCCGTTACCGGGTTGAAGAGAGACATCCTCTACATCAAGGGCCAAATGGAATGGATGCGCGAGCTGGGCATCAAGCACGACCTTGACCTACGTGCCATGTTGGCAGACAACTTGGATCTGGCGAGCGTGCCGTGCCAGTTCAGGCCGCAGCTGGGCAGAATTTTGGCATTCCTCGACTGATACCCGCCCGACGAGCGCCGGGAGCTCGCAAACCTGCTTGAGGTCGAGGAGGTGCAAACGTCGTGATCGAATCTACCGAGCTCGGTCATGACGTTCATCAAGATCTGTTCAACGTCAAAAGCATCCAGGAGAGCTGACATGGATCTTGAAGCGCCGGCGCAGATCGCGCTCGGCGAGTCGTACCGGGCTGCGGAGGTGACGCACATGCCGATGACCGAACGAGAGATGATTGAAGCCCTGGCCGATTGCGGACGCGGATCCGTGCTGTTCGTGTCGTACAAGGCCGGACGGCCCCCGACCGGCCAGGCCGTCTTGGAGAGCGAGCGAGCCACTTTGCAAGAAGGCCTGGCCAGGCGCCACTACGTCGGGACGTTCGAGTCGCTGTGGATGACTCGAAAGGGCGAGGTGGTCCTGACGATCATGGCGTACAATCGCGACCGCGTGGTCGACAGCCAGTTGGTCGAGGGAGGGTACCGGACCATGAACCCGCAGCTCGGCGAGCTGTACTCTCTGGAAGTGATCGAGGCCCGCCCCAAGGACCAAGTCCAGTCGCTGTACGAGATGTCGCTGACGCTGCCTTACGGAGATCTGAGGGACCTGGCCTTGAAGCTGGCTCAACTGGTCGAACGCCGCAAGGAGGAGACGTGAAAGCCTTCGCCAAACAGATGGCGCGCAGCCTCACCCGGCTGAGCGGCTCCAAGGCTCGGGTGGTGTCGACAATCGCCGGGCGAGAAGCTAGCTTCTGCATCAAGTGGCACTGTGGCAAGGCCAGGTACTTCCTCGGTGTTTGTGGAGCGAGACGCTGACGTGGCCGCCGCGGCCTTCTTGGCCAAGAGTGGCCTCACGGAGGGGTTGTGACGTACTTCGTCATTATGTTTCAAAGCGGCGAGTCCGCCTCGGCAGAAGCCAGCTCTGCCCAGATGGCGGCGGATTTGGCGTTCAGCAAGCTCCTCAAGCGGCTGTCCGGCAAGGGGTTGGGGGGCTGGGCAAAGGATGCGCCTGCAAGCGCATCGGCATGGGCTGACAATCATCAAAGATCCTGATGGCAGCGCCGACTGGGGAATCGTCAAGAAGGTTGCAGAGCCGAGGCGAAAGACATGAGGCGGACGCCTGAAGCCACGTCGCTTGAGCGGACTGTGCCTAGGGACCCGCTAGAGATCCAGGACCAGCTGGTGCCGCACGAGAACGGGTGCCTGCTGGACCCGAATTTCCCGGGCTTGGCTTATTGCCCCAGGTGCTGGCTGTCGATGCATGAGTCTTACTACCCGAAGCACGACCAGAAGGAGTGCGAGCTGGTCCAGCTCGAGGAAGTGGGAGGAGTTATGAAGTCATGAAGTTGGAAGTCGTCCGCGACAAAATTCTACGCAAAGAATTCGCGCGCATGGCCGACATGGCAGACAAAGCGGCCGAATCGGAGAGCGGCCAACAGGGACTGCTTGCCGACGTGTATTGGTGCGACAGCACCGATCAATGGCTGCATGACACGAAACTAACCCATTTTTTGAAGCAAGACAAGATGATTTTGCACCAGCCGACCGACAGATATGTCTTATTCCGCAGCGGCGAAGACGCCTGCGCCGTCTGCCAAAGGACCTCATTCCTCAAGTGGATGCTCGAGGATCTGGCAAGTACATGAAGGAGCACGACTGGTCTTGCTGCGTCGTGGTCTACGAAGAGCTCGACTCTGGAAGGACAGAATGAAAAACTTCGTGGTTTTCAAGCGCACGCACGAAAAAACGGTCCACGGCGCGGTGACCAAAGAAGAGTGGCAGGCGCTGCAGCAATTCGCTGCCGGCACAGTCGAGAAGGTCGCCGAGGCCGACACCTGGGAAGAGGCTTCCGACATGGTCGAGGGCTACGACGCCATCGGCCGAGTCGGCGAAATCTGCGACCTGTGAAGCTGACCGAAAAGGTTAAAGATGGTTGACATTTCTTGCAGAGCCCATGGTTGTAAAAGTCCGCCCACACACTTTCATCTGGTGAATGCCGGACTCGCTCTCATCGCGGTGTGTCCGGCACATCGCAACATTTACATAACAGATGAAGAGATGCGGCGATATGGCATACCTGTTCTGACGCGCGAAGAAGTTGAATGCTGGCTGGTGCACCAGGTTTGAAGCCAGGCAGCGATCTGGCTGCGCCACGCGTACCGGACCGCGGAGGTGACCGCAGCATGAACAGGAACGAGATGTTGGCTCGAGGTCTGGCAATCCTGGCTCCGAGGGCAGTCGGCAACCCGAGCCTGCACGAAGGCTGGCTGTGCATCGGGACCCCGCCTCCATCCAGCTTCACCGCAGAAGAGCTGGCGGAGCTGAGGCGGTGCGGCTGGAACTCCGGGCACGAAGACGACGTCCATTGGTGGGATTTCAGAATCGAGGAGAAGTGACGGACATGCCAAAGATCAAGGTCAATGAGGTGAAGCTGGTGCGTGCAAACGACAAGAGCATGGGAGAGATCTCATTCGAGTTCAATCTGCCGGAAACGCGAATCCGCGTCCAGTTCAAGTTTCCAGACAACTACGACCTGTTCTCGCCCAACGGCAGCTACTTTCTCACGATTTGGCGCTGGCGCGGCGGCAAAATGGAAGAAGCGCCTGAACTGGACTGCGAGGCAGACGAGCCGATCCGCGAGGCGTTTGGCGGCGAATTTGACGACTTGAGCCTGCGGCGGCTTCGCGACGTGGCAAGGGCCGTCAACAAGGCGATGAGGTGACGAGCATGAAGCTATCTGAGATGACAACCGAGCAGCTGCGCGCGAAGCGCGCCCGCATCGACCAGCTTTTGATCAAAAAGAGCCCGGTCAAAATTGTGCAGTTTAAGTTCGACCCTGGCGACGATCGCACCACTGGCTACTTCGAGCTGGAAGCCGACACCCCGCTGGGTCTGCTGACAGGCAGTGGCGTTGTGAACGGCGACTTCGGCGAGGAGGAATGGGAACTGAACGGCCAAGAGCTGGAAGAACATCCTGGCCTCGGCTTGCCCCAAGCAAGCGAGGCCTGCGGCGGATACTTCGAAGATCGCCAAACAATCTTGCTCATTGAAGTGCTCGAGCAATGGTGCGAAGAGGCGCAAGCACTGAAGGCGAAAGGGCGTCAACTCACCAAATGATGCTCAGAATCGAGGAGAAGTGATGATGAATTCGCAAAAGGTGCGCAAAGAGGTCCAGACAACAACCCGAATCAAGAAACTGGTCATCCAACCGGAGTCGTCTCTGTGCTTTGCCAGCTACGAGGTGACCGCTGAGGCGATCGAGGGCAAGAAAAAGACGCCCATTCGCATTGAAGTTCAGTTTGTTGAGGAAGCTCAATATGACGGAGTCAACAAAATCCGCTACGTCCATGCATTTGTGGATACAACTCAGCCTGTGGAAGTAGACAACCGCTGGCTGCCTTCGTTCGAAGAGGTTTCCTTTCCTAAGGTTCAACAGCTCGTGCAGCGGATCTGGGAGCGTTTTTCAACCGGGATGTAACTGGTGCTGGCGAAACAACACCGGAGGCGCGCGGCGGTTGCGCGTACCGGATCGCGGAGGTGACAACATGTCAGACTGGCAAGACGGGGAAGTTCGACAGGTTCAAGGTTCCGGCGCCAAGCCCTACAAGCTGCTCCGGCGCGGAGAGGTATACAGCTGCTCGTGCCCTGCTTGGACCCGGCAGAGTAAGCCGATCGACCAACGCACATGCAAGCACCTGATTGCCCAGCGAGGCCGAGCGGTCGAAGAGTCCCGTATCTCGAGCGGCGCTCCGGCCACTTCTCCAGTGACCATGCCCGCTCGGGGTCAGGAAGACCCCGAGGAGGTCGTGCGTCAGGTCATGGGGGTCAGCGCCCCTGCCCGGGTGCCCCAAGCCCAGGAAAGTACCGTCCCGTGTCAGGACGGTGGCATTGAACGGGACAAGACCAAGCGGGTCAACCGGTTCGGCGGATTCCAGCCTTTCACCGACCAGGAGAAAACGATCATCTACGCCGAGGAGGAAGCGCGGCTGGGCCGCAAGCTCAGGCAGGACGAGAAAACAAATTTGTTTGGACCGCCTGTGCTGCTGGCCAACTCGGTCGAGGACGACTTCGACCCGACTGGGTGGCTCGAGTCCGAGAAGCTCGACGGCGTCCGGGCCTACTGGTCAGGTGTTCAGTTCATTTCGCGGCAGGGCAATGTCTACGAGGCCCCGGACTTCTTCGTGGCGGAGCTGCCCCAGGTGCCGCTGGACGGCGAGTTGTGGATGGGGCGCAAGCAGTTCCAAAAGACCATTTCGGTCGTCCGGTCTGCCGGGTCCGGCCAGGCCTGGGACAAGGTCTCGTTCGTGGTGTTCGACGCACCGAACCGCACCGAGGGATTCGAGCAGCGCCTGACATACCTGGCCGGACTGGAGCTGGGACACTTCGCGCACGTCCACCCCCACTCGCCGTGCAAGAGCCGAGCAGAGGCCGAGGCGCACCTGAAGCAGGCGACAGCGGACGGGGCCGAGGGGCTGATGTACCGCAAGCCGGGCAGCTCCTACGAGCCGCGAAGATCGAGCACCTTGATGAAGTTCAAGCCATTCAAGGACGCCGAAGCCGTGGTCATTAGACATGTGGCCGGCAAGGGCCGCCACAAGGGTCGCTTGGGCGGGCTCGAGGTCCGGATGGCCGACGGCAAGACGTTCAACGTTGGCACCGGGCTCACGGACCGCGAGCGCGACAATCCGCCGAAAGTGGGTGCGACAATCACCTACCGCTTTGCAGACACGACATCGGACGGCATACCTAAATGCGCTTCGTTTGTCGCCGTGAGGGATTACGAATGATCCCTGAGGGGAGGGCGGCAGTGCGCCGCCCTCCCGCGTACCCGCCAAAGAGGTGACCGAATGCTCGAGCAGATGCCTGCCGAACTCAACGACTTGCTGCAGCGCGTCATGTGCCTGATCGATCTTGGGGAGATCCGAGGCAAGCTGGCTGAGCACCGGGTGCTGCTGACCAACGGCACAGACCTGGTCGAAGGCTACAGGATTGCTTGCGGCGGAGAGTGCTCCGCCTGGGGGTATGCGCCGCCAAAAGGCAGCCTCCTGTTGCAAACGGCCAAGCTGGCCACCCAGATGCAGCCTGAAGCCCTGGCCGGGCTCATCGACAGCCTGTGGCCGCAAGCGCGCCAGATGAGCGGCTTCGAATATGCCTTCCGGCAGCGAGCGCGGGCGACCGCGCCTGCCGAGTGCGACCGCGCCGTGCAATGGCTCTCGGCGCCCATCGAATTCAAGCTTCGAGACATCATGGCCACGCACAAGCGAGAGCACGCGCCGGACCCGGTCGAGGAGCAAGGCAGCGTGCTGGTGCAGCCGAAGTTCGAGCTGGTGCGAGATGGGCTGTCGCCGCTGGTGATCGAGACCCGAGTGGCCAAGGAGTTCGAGCAGTGGATTGAATTGGATTGGTTGGCTGCCAACAGCCCGCACTTCGCGGACCTGCAGCAGCGCCTGGCCGTTGCCTGGCCCGAGGTCCTGGTCTCGAAGAAGGAGGCGATTGACCGCCGAATCGAAAAGCTCATTTCCAAGGGCAAGGACGACTTCGCCCAGACGTTTGTCAAGGTCGTCGAACAGCATTGGCCCAAAGGCATGAAGCTGCCCGAGCCCGAAGACTTGGCCCGCCTCATGACTGTGGCGCACCAGGATTACAACGAGCGCCGCTGGAGCTGGGACAAGCTTCGGATGGGTTACGGCTGGGATCAAAACAACCGCGCGGCTTCGAATGCCCTTTACGAGATGACCAAAGTCGTGGCGCGCCACGAGCACAAAGGCAAGGGCATCGCTCTGGCCGCTATCCCGCTCCTTCAAATTTACACCATGATGGCCGAGTGACGCCTTCCCTGAAGCCGGCCGGAGCCCGCCGCGCGCCGCGAATATACGATCGCGGAGGTGATAGAGCATGGTCCGAGTGCTGATGAAGGTGACGTACGAGAAGTGCGCCGGCAACGCGCCCACGACGCACGCGACGATCCCGCTCGGGCGCGTGCTCTCCTGGCTCGCGCGGTTCCGGCGCAAGCACGTCTTCAACGTGCGCTGGGAGCTGCTCGACGAGCCGCAGCCCAAGGATATGGCGAAGCTGACAGCAGCGTTTCGAGCGCTGGGGGATTGGTGACGCATATGTTTGACTGCATCATCACGGTGTCCGGCAACGGCAAAGGCGGAAACGGCCGGTTCAAGCTGGATAAGACCGACCGGGTCGAACGGTTCATGGTCGACAATGTGCATCTGTACACTGAAGTCAAAAAGCACGTAGTCGACTGCCCGAAGTGCGATCCGACCGCCGCGCTGCGGCACTACTTGCTGCGGCGTTTGACGATGGACAAATTCCAGCCCAAGCCTGGGGCGCATTGGCCTGTGGCAGGCATGCTGACCGTGTCTTTGGCCAAGCTTGCCGTCTCTTACGAGCGCTTATGCAGAAAGATCAGGCCCATCCCGACGGCGCTCGTCAACGAGTTCATATGGCGCTCTGCCGACGCGGGCTTGATCGAGGCTCGCGGGTATTCGATGCCGGTCCGCGACCTAGTGTCAGCCGTGCAGTTGATGCTGCTTCGAAACGGCGGCACGACGCCCACCAACATCCGGCCTGGCACTCGGCTTGGGATGGTGGCGCAGCTGCTGCAGCACCACGCTGCGCCGACAACCGAGCAGGAGCTCGAGGACCTCATGGCAGTGGCGGACGTTCAAATTAGCTGACCTGCGCCGGGAGCGGACAAAATGCAATACTCTGATGTGACGGCTTGTTGCTGGATTGTTCGCCGCGACATATGCGGGCGATACTCGCCGGTCCAAGCGGGCTCGTGGTTCTTCATGTTCAGACACGTCGAAATTGTGAGCAGCAAGATGCCGTTCGTGGAAGCGTGTCTGCTGGCCGAAAAACTCAACCAAGTGGCGCAGGTGCACGGTGCCTGAGCCCAAGCTTTACGCCGTGCTGAAGGACGCGTCAGGGTGGTACCGGGCCATGCCGAGAGAACGTATGACGCCAGAGTTTTTAGGCCAGGTCCCAGACCTGGAGGTGGCTGCGGCAGACACGTACGGCGAGGCGAGCGCGGTGGCCGACCAACTCAACCAAGTGGCGGAGGTACACGATGCCTAGGAAAACCAAGCAGGAAATTCTGTTCGCCAAAAAAGACGAGCTGGCGACCCAGCAAGCCAGCAAGATTCTGCGGTTCGCTCGCCGGGCCGACTTGCCGATGACAGTCCGGTTCGAAATCTTAGATCAGTGCTATGAGTGCAGCTGCGGCCGGGGCTTTATCTCCGACGAAGTCTGGACCTTCGCGCTGCACCGCGTCGAGCCGGCCGCAGCTGAAGTGCGCCAGTGGGTCTGCTCAGGTTCCGGGAGATGACCGATGGCAAAGATCAAGAAGACAAAACAGAACGGGCCGTTGGACTTGAGCGAACTTGCGTCCAAGACGCCGCTGGCGCGTAAGCAAGCTACCAAGCTGTTCATTCCAGCTTGCGGAGACCGGATTGTGCTGGCCGAGTCTTGGACCTTCACGCTGTATTTCGAGGGTCGCAACCACGAGTTCGGCAAGGCGCTCGGAGTTTTCAAACCCACAGGCAATCACTGGAAGGATTGCTACGACTCAGTCGAGGGCCAGCGCTACGGAGGAGTTCTGAAGCGCACCCAAGTGACCCTGCCGGCCGGTCTGGCTTTGGAGTGCGACCGGGTCTACATCCGGACCTTCAACAAGGGGCGCCTGAAGGAAGGGGATGATTACGACTCCATCACTTGGAGGGTCGTGGGCAAGAACGGCAAGACCATCCAGAAGCTCCGGTTCTGGGCCAAACTCGCCGACTGCTGCCAGGTCCAGTACTCGATGGAGCCGGATGGGCTATATCGCGACCGGGTCAAGCTCATTCGCTTGGTGCAGGAAGCTTGAGCGCCGGCGCAAGGCGCCGCGCGCCGCGCGTACCGAGCCGGGGAAGAAGGAGCTAGTAATGAAGTTTGAGGTTGGACTCGGCAAACTCTGGATGGACGGCTCCGGCAAAGTGTCCGTGCCAGTGTCCGTGCCGGTGCTGTTCAAGTCCGCTGCAGGCAGCAAATATGTCGAGTGCAAAGTTCTGGACTCAGGAGACGTTGACAAAACCAAAGAGCACTTGCGCGCTTGGGCGTTGTCTTTCGGAGTCTGCTTGTCCGAGCAGGACGCCGCTCAGCTGTCCGGCCAGGTGGCCGCTCGGGCAAACGAGGCCAGAGCCGACTCTGGTCAGCAAAAAGCTGTGGCGAAGGCCCTGCGCCAAGCTGCCGCCGGCGCCAAGTCTTCACGCCGGGCACTGGACAAAAGGAATTTGGAACTGAAGTGCCGAGCTTTCAAGGAGCAAGTGCAAGATCTGGTCAACCGCGGCATGACGCAAAAGCAGCTGCAGCAGCTCGTGAGGGAAGCCATTTGCGAGGGAGTGCACCAGTCGTGAGATTGGCACCATGAAATGCAACCACTCAGAAACCGAGTACTGCAACGGACCAGCTGTCCGGTTCGCCCTGACGGGCGACGGTTATTTGGTGACCAGGTGCGAGGCGCATTACGCGCTTGGTTTGAACGCAAGCGGCATTTGGCTGTTCCTGTATGCTGAAGTGACCGAACAAGAGGCCGAGGTATGGCTGGTGCATCAAAGCTGACTGACGCCGCCGGGGCCGACACCGACGAGCTTGAGCAGGAGCTGGCCGAGCTCGTCAAAGAGACCGTGGTCGAGGCGGTGCAAGAGTCATGAATTGCAACTACGTGGACGATGACGACCGCAAATGCCGCTGCACAGCTGTCCGGTTTGCCACACTAGGGCAGGAGCTTGTAGCCTGGTGCAAATGGCACGCAGAAGACGATTGCCCACACCCGGACGGGCGCTGGCTGTTTGCGAATACGGAAATCACAGAGCGAGAAGCCGAGCTGTGGCTCGTGCACAACAGTTGAGGTGACTGAATGCGAACCAAGACGATTCAAGAGTCCATCTGCTGGATCCGCGATCATCACGACCCGACCAGGCTGTTCTCCCGCCAGGTGCTGCTCGAGTACCAGCCGGGCAACGGCTCCAGGTATGTGGTGTCGTTCGTGCAGGTGCCCGGGGGCGCAGAAGAAGGGATCGGATGCTTTCCCGGCTCGTTCGTGGTGTCGCTCGCGGACGGCGCTTGCAGCGGGCGCTGCTGCGTGCTGGCTCCGGCCGGGTACCTGGCGCCTAACTACGTGGCCGAAAAGCTGCGCCTGCCGTTCGACAGGAACGAGGACGATGTGCTCGTGCTCACCGAGCTGTTCGGCCACATTTTGGGCCGACAGACCCCGTCGGCCCAAGACGAGTCCGGGCCGTACAGCCCCGAGCTCCAAGTGGAGATCATCCACAATGAGTGATTCTGAGTTTTTAGCAAGCTGCTTGCCTCAAAATGAATGATAGAGATCGCAAGCGCATGGAGCGAATGGCTCGGAAAGGTCACTTCGAGCTGGACCGAGTATTCAGCCGGTCCAGGGTGTCGGCCAGGTTCGTCACGGGAGATCCGAAGTACGACACGCCTCGGGCCCACTTGGGTGACTACGACCCCAGGCCATCTTGGTTCATTTCGTTCAGAAAGCCTTCTCGCACCGAAGACCTGCAGATCATATCAAACAGTTTGCAGCAGTACGCCAACACTTGCTGCGACAGTTGGTCATCAGACTACGAACAAACTTTCCTGATATTACAGCAAAAGTTCGTCGAGTTCGTCGCCTCCATTCCGCCAGAGCAGTTCGCCCAAGCAGACGCCTCAAACGCCGAAGAGGCTTTGAGGTCAGCAAAAGATAATTTGCAACGTGCCGTTCGGACGTTCTTCAAGCGGGGCGGCACGCACGAGCAGATGCTGGAAACGGTAAGCGAAGTTCAAGTGGAACTGGTGCACGAGTCATGAGCGGCGCCGCGCGCCTGGCTCGCGCCGCCGAGCGCTTGGGCCGTCCGCGCGCCGCGCTCCGCGCGCCGCGCGCCGCTCGCTCGGCCCGCCGCCCGCGCCGCCGCAGCAGCGTCGCGCCTGGAAACTTTGCGCGGCCTGCAGTAGACCCAAGGAGCTCCTCGCATGATGATAGAAATTACTGGACGATTCGTTTACAACACCGATGACTGCGGCCGGTCATGCCCGGCCCGGTGGCGCCACCGATGCCTCAACCTGCCCACCCAGTGGGTGGTGTTCTGGTGCGAGGATGACCAAAATCCAGACCAGTTCAACACCGTTCTAACCCGGTATTGCCAGCAGTGTTGGGCGGTTGTGCCTGCCACCAAAAGCCGGCGTTTAGCGCTGACCGACGAGCAAGCCGCCCAGCTGCTGCTTGATGCCGAGGTGTATAAAGTGCAGTCTCAGTGAGTGGCGGAAGCTGGGCGGCTTGCTGCGTACCGAGCAGCGAGCAGACAACCAACCCAGGAGACGACGCGCATGACATCAGCACTCGACACCCTCAAGCGGCTTGCCAGCAAAAAGACCGTGGACGGACAGGCCGCTTCGGCCCTGACTGTCCAGCTGCAGGACCCGGCTCTGGCTGGCGCCCGCAGGGACAAGAACGTGGTCCGCCTCGGATTCGACCCGGCCATGGCCGAAAAGGCCCAGACCGCGGCCGAGCTCAAGGCGGCGCTGCAGGAGGCAGAGGCCAGGTTCTCGATGATTCAGTCCGACATGCGCCAGTACGGCGCCGACAAGAGGGAGCTGTACAACGACACGTTCAAATGCGACGTGACCACCGTCTCCGTCCCGTACTCGGTGGAAGTGCCGGGGGACCCTGCCGCAAGGGAGACCCGGTACGTGTCCGTGGTGTGCACCAACCGCTACACGGTGGCGCGCGACGCGGCTCTGGGGATGCTGCAGGCCCAGGTGCTGGACCAGGCCACTTTCGACCGGTTGTTCGTGGTCGAGACCGCCAAACGCCTCAAGGCCAACGCAGAAGAGCTGGTGCGGGGACTGCTCGGCGAGCTCGGCATGGTCGGCGATGACCTGGAAAACGCCATGCAGACCCTGTTCGACACCGAAACCAAGGTCTCGGCTTCCAAGGACTACGAAAGGCGCATCAAGGAAGTCGACGACAACACCCGCGCGCTGCTGGCCCAGGCGGTCAAGAGGGTCGAGCCGGCGCTCAAGTTCGGCTGAACCTGCCACATCCCGCTGGAAGGGCCGTCATGCTGAAGTCTTTGTTGAAAAAGTACGGACTGACTCCTGAAGTGGCATTCGAGTTGGGCTTGAAATGCGCGCTGGGTCTGTGCCAGGAGCGGTTCCAGCTCGAAGCAGTCAAGCAAAACTGGTTGATCCGGTATACCAAAAACCCCTCCGAGCAGGTTCAGCTCGCAGCAGTCCGGCAGAACGGCTGGTTGATCCGGTATATCAAAAACCCCTCCGAGCAGGTTCAGCTTGCAGCAGTCCGGCAGAATTGGCGCTCAGTCCAGTACATCAAGCGACCGTCCGAGCAGGTGCAGCTTGCAGCAGTCAAAATGGACGGGGATTCGATTCAGTGCATCAAAAGTCCGTCCGAGCAGGTCCAGCTTGCAGCAGTCAAGAAAAACTGGACCGCTGTACAGTTCATCAAGCGGCCGTCCGAAAAGGTGCAGCTTGCAGCAGTACGGCGAAACAGTTGGGCAATTCAGTACATAGAGCGGCCGTCCGAAAAGGTGCAGCTCGAAGCTGTCCGGCGGGACGGCACTATCTGTAGAATCAGGAACCCGTCCGAAAAGGTGTTGGAGAAATTTCTGCAGGACCTAGTCACCAAACAGGTGCAAGACTCGTAATTTCAGGCCTTTTATGGCGCACGGACTGTGCCGTCGCAGCGAAGCCTCACCCTTTCCTAGGATAAAAGGCGCGTAGCGGAGCTGCAACGGTTCAAGTTGGTGCAGCTGCACCCGAGTTCGACATTCGAAGGCGAAGTTGAACAAAAGACCCGGCCTCGCTTCCCAGACCTAGACAGTTGCTGTTGTAAGCCCGCACTGCTGGATTCCAAACAGAGACACGAGCGGGAGGTCCAAAAGGGAAAGAGAAAATCGCCGGGTAAACTTGTATCTTCGAAGGCCATATGTGCTTTGCCAAAGCTTCAAAGGCCACAGTTTGAACACACCCTCGGGGTGGCCAGCGGCCTGATCGGTTGAACTGCTTCGAAGGCCATATGTGCTTTGCCAAAGCTTCAAAGGCCACAGTTTGAACACATCCCCGGAGGGGATTTGCCGTAAATGGGACGAGTTTCCCCGTAGGCAATCCTGAAGGGAGATTTGCAATGGTGCTCAAAGACGCGTCGGGAAAGCGAGTGGGGCGCATCGAAGACCGGGGCAACAAACTCGAGGCCTTCGACGAGACTGGCCGCAAAGTGGGAGAGTACGACAAAAGCCAGGACGTCACCAGGGACCGCTCCGGCCGTCGAGTGGGACAGGGGAACCTCTTGAGCTCCCTGCTGTAAGGTGGGGATTCAAAGGAGCCGTTTCCAAATGCCTAGAGTCCCCTTTCGAAAGAAGATTGCGTTCGAAATGCACCCTTCGCAAGCCGTAGTGGTGCTGAACTGGGTGCAGGCGGCTTTGCAAGCCACTCGTCCAAACGACCCCGCATTCAAAGCCGCCCAGGACTTCGAAGCCCAGCTGGCTGCCGCGCTGCGGGTCCAGATAGGTCCGACCGACCAGCAGCAGCTTCTGCTGAGCCCCCGGCTGGCCCGCAGGCTGCGCAATGCCTGACTCCTGGCGAGCCGCCCCAAACCGGTCCTGGCTGCAAGTTCCGTCTGCGCAGCGCACGAAAGTGCGCACAAAAGTGTCGGATGAGCCCGTGGCGTCCGCCGTGGACGCGATGCAGAGGCGCTGGGAGCTCGACCACCTGCAGGACTATCTGACCAGCTTGCAGCGCAAGCCAGAGCGGACAAAGACTCGGGTCGACCGGACTCGGATGGCCAACCTGGCTCGGGCGGTGTCCACTGTGCAAAAGCACCTTGCTGTCTGGGAAGTGCAAAACTCATGAAGCGCTTGCTAGCTGGCCGCCGCTCGGCCAAAACTGTCCAGGAGCTTGCCCGCAGCGTCCAGTACTGCTGCCAGTTCAAGTCTTCGCTGCATACGGGCGCCCAGGTTGGCGTGTCTGTTGTCTTTTACTCTTGTGAGAACGAGCCGCCAGACCGTTTTGACCGGCACGTGTGCCTGACCCTGGACCGACCAGACTCCGGGTGCCGCACCAGCCTCGACCTGACCCGGGACGAAGTGCTGCAGCTGCGCCAGCATCTGGACATCGCCTTGACCACCATCGACGTCGCCGAAGTGCACGACAGCTGAAGTATATGCCATATACTTGCTAAGTATATGGCAGGGGTCAGCGAAGTGTCTGGCATATAGTTTTACCAAACGCTTGTTCAGTACTTTTAACTGCGCTAGCCTTTCGGCCCGAAGGGCCGAAAGGCTAGCGCAGTCCCGCCTCGCAGTTTGAACTCAGCCAAATAAATCAAGACGGATTTCATAGAACTGGAGGGATCCCTCGCATCTAGGTTTAACGATCAGATGTCTGGCATGCTTCTTTCAATATTCCTCGCATCTCCATGACAATTCGCACCATCGCCTTCGTCTCCTCCGGAGTGAACTTGTCCCATTTAATTGTTGTTGCAGATCCGGCAGCAGCTCACCACGTTTCTGGCGACGTAGCCGCTCTTACTGTCCAGCCTGTCCAAGCCGAGGCTGGCTCGAGTCTTCTCGCCGAACCCGCCGCCGCAATAATGGCACGGGAGCGAGATTGTGGCGGCGGGTTCCTCGCATGTCAAGGAAAATTCGATGCCTCGCTTGGCGGCGCATGCCTTGCCGTTGGCAAACCGCTCTGCGAGCGAGTACCCGTCGCACCACCTCCTGTCCTTGCGCTTGTCGTTGATTTTGTCCCGATTCTCCCGCCGATACCGGTCGTGCTGCGCCTTGACCTTCTCCTTGTTGCGCTGCCAATATTCCTTGTCGGATTGCGTGTTTGCCTGCCCCGTCAGCGTCCATTTGCCATTCTTCCGCGGCTGGTCTGCGTCCGGCATTTGCGGCCTCCGTTGCGAATACTCCTGTTCGCTCCGGGTACTTCGGACCGCGTCCAATTTCAGGTGTGGAAATCTGCCGCTCTTTGGCGTAAGCTCGGCCATGGTCCGCATTCTCGCCAAGATGTTTTGCAAGGTCCTGTCGCGCAAGCCCGATTTCGTGGTCGTGTCGGCTGCCGACTCCGCCGTCTGGTATCTCCGGGCCCGCAACAGCCTGGTCCGCGGCAAATGCGTCATGGTGACGGCCGCGCTCGACCTGCCGAGCGACGGGAAGGGCCGCATTTTGCATCCGGAGCCGTTCCGGGGCCAGGACTTCGCCTACGGCAAGAGCGACGTCGCCAATCTTCTCGGCTCCCCGTTCTGGCAGCCGGCCTCAGTGCAGCCGGCTCCCGGCGCCGACTTGTTCCACCCGATCAGCCAGGATCGGCTGGACCGGGAGATTGCTTCGCTGTTCTCTTCCAGGCAGGAGATGCATCTGCGGACGGCGACGGCCACAGGGGCTCTCAAGGACGTCAGGACCGGATGCTCGCAGATTTTAGACCCGGGCAGTCCGATTCCGCAGGGATTCTTTCTGAATTGAGGCGCGCCGATGGCAAGCCCTTCCGACTTTCCCTGCCGTTGGCTCATCTACGGCGGCCATCCCTATGAGCGGTGCGGGCAGCCCGCTTTCCGGTGCTGGGCGTCCGACCGGGGCCTGCCGTTCGCCCTGTGCAAGAGCCACGACGATCTGGCGTCCCTCCTGATGGGCATGTATTCCGAGGTCTCGGCCGCCGAATATTCCGTCCTGCTGGTGCATTCGTCATGAGCGGCAATCTTTGCAAGCATGCCGGGCCTCTGTGTCATTGCAACCTCCCCGCCGCCCGCTTCTTCGCCCAGGGCAGGCCTGGGGGCGTCTCCGTCTCCCGCGTCTGCGAGGAGCACTCCTTGTGGTGGATCGAGTGGTCCCGCGAGCCCCGCCTCAACGAGCCCGTCCGCGAAATCTCTTCCGAAGAGGCCGACGCCCTCGAGCTCCTGGACCAGGTGCGCTGCTCATGACCTTCTTCGTCCAAATCGCCCAAGGCCGCCATTGGGTCCTTCCCGGCCGGCAGTTTTCCAATTTGTCCGAGGCTCTTTCATTCATGGACAAGCACAGGGTCGCTCGGGTCGTCCGCTCCGACGGCCTGCAAGCCGCTGTGCGCAACCGCCTGTCGCGCTGGAGGCTGCTGTCCTTCGGCGGACTGCCCGTCTCGTAAGTTTCGCCGCTTCAGCTGTAAACCCTTCCGACTTTCTCAGAGGCACGGTTGTTGGAAATTTTGACAGCGCAATTTCCCACTCACAGCTTGCGGAGGTGTTTCATGCAGCTCATGCGATTTTTGCCGTTTTTGGTCATCTCGGCCATCGGCTGCTCTTCTAACGATCCCGATTCTGAAAAAGTTCGGAACCAGCTCAACCCGTGCGCGACCAAGAATGCCACTTACGTCGTCTCTTGCGTCGAGCAGTCCGGAAATTGCGGCCCGCTTGCGGACTCTGTCTTCAACACTGATTCGGCCGGCGCAGCGGACCTGTCGTCTGTGTCTTGCGACGCTCTGTCGCAAGACGGTTGCGCTGCCCGCGGCACGGGCTGCTCCTATGAGTCTCAGACCCCATTCGCCAAACAGCATGGCGGTTGTACGGTGTCCGAGACCTATATGACCACTTTTGCGCAGGATGGCTCGTCAGCCGACAGCATCGACACTATGAGGATCGACTGCGGCGACGGCTCCTGGTGCCAATCCACCTACAAATGCCGCATGACGAGGCAATGATGCTGAAGCTTTCCGCGCCGATTCTTGCTGTAGCGCTTCTCGGATGCGGGTACGACGGAGCAATTTTGCCGCCGCAGCTCCCGATGCAGTCTGCGCCCAGAGTAGAAGACAGTGGCATGTTTGAAGTGCAGTGCCGATTTGGCATTTCAGCTTGCGAGTCTCAAGCTGCGGAGTGGTGCAAGCACGAAGGAGTTCAGAAGTGAAGCAGACCAAGCCGCCTTCCTTCCTGCTCACGGTGCTGATCGTCGCGGTGCCCGTCGCCCTCTTGGTGGCGTGGGCGGTCTACGCAAAGCATCGATGCGACGCCAAGGCGTGTCCGGCGGACGCGCGGCGCATCTCCACGATCGCCTTGGACTGCTGGTGCGCCGTGGAGGCAAAATGAGACTGGGACGATTGCTTCCTGGCAAAGGGCGGGAGGCCCAAGTGATTTTGTTCCTGGTCGGGCTGCTCGCCGGGGCGTCGTTCGGCATCGTGCTCGGACGCGCGTGGGCCGAGACCCGCGAAGAGGCGAAGAGAGGCGAGTCATGAGCGCTTCTTACGCAGTCAATGATTCCGATTTCCAGTGTTCCTGGCGCTGGAAGAGGTCTGGGTCAGGCTCTTCCAGCAAGCGTTGCAGCAAGCGTGCAGCAAGCCTGCTCGTGCTTGAGAACGGCGCGCCGTTCGCCCTATGTTCTGAGCACAACAAAATGAGGCCGCTGTTCAATGCGATCGACGTCTCTCCGGACGAGTTTCTGGCCGCGCAGGTGCATTGGGAGTGACCGGCCAGTCCGCGCAGACAATGTTCAGTCAGGCCCGGTCCGCCGGGGCGGTCGAACCGCGGAAATCTCCGCTGCCGCAGCGTAGCGCCTGGCTGGAGGTTAGCAAATGGGAATGCAGAGCCAGAAGCAGGAGCGCAAGCACAATGAGCAGCGGGTGCGAGACATCATGGAAGAGGATCAAGAGTTCTTCGTCCCGGTCGAAATTGTCGTGTCCGGCACCGTTCGCGTCCGGGCCGCCTCCGCTCAAGCTGCAGCCGAGAAAGTCGAGAAAGAGTTTTCTTGGGGCCGCTACGACTCCTCTGGGTGCACGCCCGTGGACATCGACACGTACGAGGTGCGGTTCGACGCCGACGATGTGTTCGAGGAGCGCGACTTGGACGACGGGGACGAAGGCGGCTGACGCAACTCACGGAGCAACGCGGAGAGCGACGCGGCTGAGGATGGGCATCGGACCACGAGTCAGCGGATGTTGGATAGGGTGGATGAGTTGGCACTGGAAGTGAGGAGGATGGCGGAATGAATGACCAGCCAAACAACACGAACATTCTGACAATGTACCGCAAGTTTGCGCAGGCGCGCGGGTACGCGGACCCAATCAAGGGGCCGATCGTCTCAACGGCGCTTGGCGATCTTTGGGATGCGGCACAGGCGTTCGCGTTGCGAGACGCGGCAGCAATCGCGCTCCGTGACGGTAACCTTGACATGCGGCGGGAACTGCTGCGCATGATTCCACAGGCGCACAGAGATTCTTGTGTGCGCTGTTCGGGCTTGCGCGGCGGTGTGCCAGGAAACGAGAACATGGAGAATGGCTATCCGGTGTGCGACTATTGCTCGGCCTATTGCTCGGCCAGGTGATAAACCGCCTGCTAGGCGGCCCGGCGGGCGCACCAGAAAGCCGCGGATCAGAAGCGGATCGATCAGAAGACATTTGGGGTTCAAGCCCCAAGCCCGAAGCTCCGAAGGGCTGATTCATCGCGCGGCTACCGTCACTGTTCCTGGGACCCTTCTTCCTCGTGCACGTCCTGGCACTGGGCTCGGTCCCACGCCTGGGCGAACATCTCACCGAGCTCCGCTCTCGAGATGCCCGACATCACCACCGTCTTCGCGCTGAGCGACATGGCTGCCGTCTGCAGCTCCATCTGCGCCCATGCTCGGACGAGCTCCTGCGTTTTGGCAGCCCATGCTTTGGGGTTGATGGCAGCCCAGCTCGGCAAGTCGCTCAAATCCCCCTCGTCCAGGCTGTTCATCCCGGTCTGGGCGACGGAGCACCGGGAGGCTGCCATATCGATCATCCGGCCTTCGAGCACAGACTCCGCGGTTCCAAGGTGCATCCGCACGACCTCCTGCCCCAGCCAGACCCGCGGCCAGCCGGACTCGTCTGCGCGTACCTCCACAGGCATGGCCAGCGCTTCAGGCACGACTTCCTGGATCGCCGCCGACATCGCGTCTGCGGCCTTCTTGCGCCGGCGCACCCGAGCCATGGCGTTCGCGGCAGCTCGGGCATCCTGTTCGGCCAGCCTGACGGCGGCAAGCTCCAACAGCGCTTGCGACACCTCCGCGTCCCATTCGGGGTCTGCCTCCGTCTCTCTCTTGCTCAGACTTCCGGCGCTCAAAGACTTTTTTGCATATGCTTTGTCCATGCTCCTACTTACACCGGCGCAAATCCGGCCTCCCGCGCCGTAAGATTTCGGCATGGCAACCGTCGCCGCTCATTTCGCCATCCTTTCTCGGCGAGCTTGCAGGTTTCCGGAGGCCGGAAACCTGAGCCTGTTCGAAGTAAAATTTCCCATGGCTCTCAAATTTTTGGCGCTCTGTTTTGCTTTGGCGCTTGGCTGCGCCGAGCCCGCCACGCTAGGCCCCCCGCCGCGCACAATGACAGACCGCGAAGCCAAAGCCCTCTCGGCGCTGGAGCAAGCCAGGGAGTCCGAAGAGTTCGACGACTACGCGGCTGTCGTCCGGCTTTGGGGAAACACGAGGGCGGCTTCGGAAGCCCGGTCGGAGATGGCCAAAATCCGCCTGGCCGGCGCCTTGCGCCACCTGTCCAAGGGCAATCGGGCTCAAGCAGTCCTGCTGGCTCAAGAAGCGGCCAAGTTGGCAACCTTGGCAGGAGACGCGGACATCAGGCGGGCAGCCAAAGACCTGGAGCAGAAAGCATCCGAGGAGCCCGAGTCTTCAACAGCCCCGCCTTTGCCTGCTCCGACCGCAGAGCCTGTGGCCGCAGTGCCGGTGCAGAACGCGCCCCCGCCCCCGCCCCCGCCAGACCCCGGCCTTTGTTCGGATGAGGGGACGTTTGCGCCGCCGTCCAGGCCGCCGCTGCCCAAAGGTTTGGCGGGATTTTCTTTCGGCATGACCCTGGCACAGGCTAATAGCCTGTGCCACCAGTCCACAGGGGTAGAGATGGTGGAACGGCCCTCATCTTTTCGCGGCATGCGGGCTTTCTACTGCCTAAGAGGCGTGCCGCAAACCTTGGGGTTCTCGAAAGAGTGGGCGCAACTGCATATGTGCTCCGGCACGGTGTGCGCAATCGCGGTGTTTGCTTACAAGAGGGACAATCCAAGCTGGGCAGCGACGCTAATTGAGGTTGTGCGCGACATCTCCCGCAAGTATGGGTCGGAGTCCTGCCAAAACGAGCGCGAAATCCGGTGGGGATGGCCTGGGCAGGCGGGTTTGCTCGGAGGGATTATCGTGGCTGATGCGGAAGGCAACAATGTGCGCGTCACCTATCGCAACGAGGCATACGTCAAGATTTCCAGCAAAGCCTGGGACAGCCGCCTGTGACGCTCCGCCCAGGCACGGCGTCGCCAGTTCAAATTTCCGACCGCGAGGAGTAAACGATGCAATCGTGACATTGCCTCCGGAAGTTTTGACTCGTTCGCAGTAAGATTGCCGTGGTCCTCTAACTGGCGAGGCCGCTCGCTGCTCCGGAAAGGCTGCACGTTGGAGACTGAAGATATGAAGATAGTGTTCGATGCGTTGGACGTCTGCCAGCTGGTGCAGCAGTGGGCGCAAGATCTGCTCGGCCTGACGGCCGAGCAGATTGAGACAACCGACTGGTTGGCCCTTAAGGGAGACATTTGCCGGCTTGAGGTGACGGTGCGCCTGAAGCCCGGCGCCCGGCCAGACTCGCCCTATAGGACCAAGCCGTGACTGCGCGCCGGTCGCTCGATCGCTGCGAGTGGGACGACGGCTCGCACGGCGCGCCCGAGCGCTGGGCAATTTTTCCCGACGGAAGCAGCGCGCCGGTCGCCGTGTGCGCCGCTTGCTGGCAATCTATTCGGAATGGGACTTGGCAAAACGTGTCCATCGTCGAGTGCGAGTGCACGCGAGCCGAGGCCGAGGCGGCCGAGGTGCATTCGCTGTAAACTGCGGGAGCCGCAAATACCCAACTGGATTGATGACGAAGGCTACGACTGGTTCAACAAGCTCGGATGCAAGCGCTGCTTGCAGCGCTTCGACATCACTGAGGTCGGGCAATGCAAAAACGTAGGCCGCTGGCATGTTGGGACTGTGGCGGGCGATCTCCAAGTTATATGGTTCGCCAGCACGTGTGGTCACAAGCGTTCCCAGACTACCCGCATATCAAACGGCAAGTCGTGGCGCAACACAAGGGCACAAAGGACGATGCGTTGAAACACGTCGAGCTGTGCTTCGATTGCCTGGAATCCCGGCTCGGGCGCCGGCTCGAGGAGGACGACTTCGACCTGACCGTCCCAATAAACTGGTCGCTCGCCAAGGGCATGGAGATCGCCCGGCGGACCAACAATAAGGAGGCGCGATGAACACGTGCCAGTACCCCGACCGAAACACACCCGAACACGCGTGCGGCTACTTTGTGCGTCACTCATGACTTCAAAAAAGATCATGGCACGGTGATCCCAGTGCTCAACAACAGAACAAAAGTGTTCAATGTCGTCACAGAAGCTTCCGCCTCAGTGTCGCCAGTGCCTAGCGTCCGACCGGGGAGTTTTTCGTGGTGGGCACTGAGCGGGCATCCCAGGGCACCGCGTTCGCCGTTCCTTGGGACGGTGCGCGAGCTGGACCTTCCGGTGATAAACGAGTTCGAGTGCGAGAAAATTCATGAGCTGTAAAGAAATCAGGCAGGCTGCGATTGAAAGCTCTGGCATGCCGACTGGCAGCTTCAGTTTCGCTCTGGCGTGGCTGCGCAAAGGCGGGCGGGTCAGCCGCAAGTCCTGGAACGGCAGCCGCTACCTGTTTCTCGCAAGCTGCTCGCCAAACGTGGTGGCGGAAGCCGGGCCTGGCACGAGCATGTCGGGTGACGACTGCCGGTTCGTCGCCATGGCGCACGTCAGTGGTGCCATTGACGTCGGCTGGACGCCCTCGACCGAAGAGCTGCTCGCGACCGACTGGGAAGTGGTGCCGTGAGCACACGCCGCTGCATGCCCGCGAAGCTTGAAGACTTGGTGAAGCGCAAGGGTCCGCTGTCGGATAAGCAGCTGGCCGAAGCGCGCAAATGGCTCATCAAGGATTGGGAATCGCACGACCACGACAGGCAGCTGATAGCGCTCGCTGGGAGGCTGCTGGCCACCTGCGACATCGACAGCTGCCTGTCCGACATAGGGCTCAAGATCCGGGACAGCAAGACCGGATTGTATTCCACGGGCGGGTAGGGCCCTAGGTTCAACCCGGTCGGAAAAGTCTGGAAGACCAGGGCGGAAGTGCGGGCCCACCTGCTGATGCTTGAGCGCGGCAACAGATATCACCCTAAGATGCGCATTCCGACCAGCTGGGAGGTCGTGACGATGGAGATCCGAACTGTCGAGCGCCGGGCCGCCGAGTCGGCGCGCTCTCTGCTGGGGCGCAAGTCCGGCGTAACTTGAAGTACGGATTTGGTCAAGCACCAAAGCTCGTTGTCAGAGAGGCAAGTGGGAGAGCGTATCGGACGCAGTTGTCTAGGCACCAGGTTATCGCCAGACGCGTATCACCGCGCCGAGGCAGCTCATTATAACAACCCGCATGCACACAAGCGGGCCGTTGCTGCCGCTGGGGCCCGAATTCACGCTCTTGCAGCTTGAGCACAACGGACAGTTCATGGGGTGGGTGAAGAACGCGCTGCTGCGCTGTGAAGTAGCTCCGATCACCGAGGATGAAGCTTCTTTGGATCGCGAGCCGGAATGTAAGATTTAGCATGGCGCGATTTATTGGAGTGTTTAGTCCTTCCAACATCACTCGCGGTGTTTGCTCGGTGGCAGAATGCGACGGGGAGATCGCCGGAGCGTTGTCTTGCGGCTCTCCAGTAGACGGAATGATGCTATGTCGAGAGCACTTGGACGAGTACGCTGAAACTGAGGTTGAACTGGTGCAGGAGTCGTGAACGCTAGACGCACAAATACTCAGACGCAGCTTAAAACTGCCCCGCACCGTTGGCAGCTCATTGGCAGGAACTTCGCATGTGCCAAGTGTGGCTTGAAGCTGACCAGCATCTCTGGCACAATTCGAGAAACCATCTACAAACTGGGCGAATACGAACTGACTGACTGCGACGAGAGGCAAGTGAAGGCGGTCATGGAAGAGTAACGGGGTCTGTGCTGAGGCCATGGGAGCGAGACCAGTGCACTGCGACAACATACGTCAGCGCGGCAGCGCTTATGCCGTTATAATCGTGACGTTGCATCTTGCCTTGTCTGTCTGCGCTGGATGCGCAGCAGTCTCAAGCATCGGCGTGGAAGCGCCAGATTACGGGTCCGCCAAAATAACGCGGGCAGAGGTGTCTCCGGACGGCACCATGTGGTTCACGATGATGTGCCGATGCCCCTCTGTCGAGTGCCAGGAGGCAATGCGTGCCGACTGCAAGGGACGTTTTGAAATTGACGGTTGGGACAACAGCCGCCCGCTTCCAGAGTGGAGCAAACTAAGCCAGAGACGAGGTTATGAACTTCGGTATAAATGTCTGCATGAAGAGTCTGACGAGTCGTAGGCTAGATGTAATCTCCGGACATGAGCTATTCAACAACGCCCGCCCACATCTCTTTCGGACTCGTCATTAGCAAGAAGCTCCTCGGCGAAGACAAGGACGGCGAGGGTTTTCTGACCGAGCTGATCAAGCACTTGCGCACCATCGACGGCGTCCTACAGGTGATGGACTCATCGTGCGAGGTCGACGACAAGCCGTCCAAGTACGAAATTTGCGCCTCGAGCATGGGGCACGTCGTGCCCATAAGCTCGCCGATGCTGTCGCGTAAGCAGCTGATCCGGGCCCTGACCATCGCGTTCGACTACATCGAGAAGATGGAGAAGGGCGTGTCGGCCGCAGCCGAGGCCAAGAAGCACTACCACGGCCTTGTCGGCGCTCGCCGATAGACCGGAGATTCGGCTACCTTGCGCGTAATCCCTAGCGTGAGCAAAGATCCGAGATTCGCCGATGTGGTCTACCGCATCGAGGCCGATAGCTTCGCGCAGCATCAGTTGTGGGCGGATTACTCAGCTGACTCCAACACGGCTGACGTAATGGAGCAGTGACGAGGATGATTTCCTCTGAAGGAGCAAATGGCCAAGAACCGCGACAGGCGCCGCGAGCATAAGTCGGAAGACAAATCTGGTGTTGAGCGTCCTCCGCTGCGTCGTGCTCGCCCTGATTTGTTGATCCGCGTCGGTAACGCCGTGTTTCAAGGGTACGACTGGCGTTACCGAGCGCACAACCCGATGCAGATTGCGAAGGCTCTTGGCGAGCACGTCGACGATGTCGACGACTGCCTGCAGCGCATGGTGCACGACGGGCGGTTGCGTCGAGATGGCCGATTGTACAGGTGCGCCCCGAGCGCGCCGCCTCCGCCTCCCGTCCCGAAGCCCCAGGTGGACCCCGATGTGCTGCTCCGAGTCCGCAAGGTGTTCGAGCGTATCGGCAAAGCCAAGATTGAAGACTTTGGCCGAAGGGACAGCGTACCGGGCGTGCTCAGCTATTTGCTTGCTCAAGGTTATTTGTTCAAGTTGAACGATGGCACTTACATCAGGAACCAGAGTGTTCAGTTGGCACAAGCTCGTGTTTCAGGATCGGCCACATCTGCCCCTAAACGTCGGCTGATGTTTGAGTGGCGCACCAAGGGAGAATGTCCCTGGTGCAGCGGCAAGACCCGGCGCCATGCGCGCTCCGAGGTTCATGACCCTGAAGCCTGCAGGCAGCGGATGATCACCAACATCATGAGCGGATAAGTCCGTTTGGCGGCGTGTGAGTGAATAGCGTAAACTCGTCTGCATCGAGCGTAACCTCATTCATGGCCTCCGAAAAAGACAAGTATGAAGTCAGCTTCACGCTCGAAGTCGATCCTGCGGTTGGCGCGAGTGATTACGAAGTCAAGAGCTTTCTGGAGTCACTCAGTCGATTTCTATTGCCTGACCGCTTTCGCATCCGAGAGGTTAGGGCATCTCGGCAATATGACGACAGTGAGTGACTACAATGACGACTTGGTTTATTTCCGGGCACCTTGACTTGACTCAGACAGAATTCGAAGAGCACTACGCAAACAGCATAAGAGATGCGGCTTGGGAAGGTGACGATTTCGTGGTGGGTGACGCTGTCGGCGCGGACGTCATGGCTGCATCATCGGATGGTCGAGCAGGTCCGGCAGGAGTCGCTCGACCTGGTCGACCAAGGCCTGCCGGGACAAGGAGACGACCATGAACCATGAGGTACTGGCCAAACTGATCAACAAGCAGCTAGTAGAAGGTGGAAGTGCTGCCGCTTTTGGCGTAATCCCCTAGGAATGGAGGATATATGAAATTCTGCGCACTTTTGATTTTGGCTTTGTCGGTCGGATGCTCCTCTGAGCAAGGAGACTCCCTCGACGTTTGCGCCGAGCGGCGCGGCACCTACCAAGTCAAATACTCCTATCAAGACGGCACCTGCTCCGCTCCTGCAAACGAAATCGTCAGCTTGAGCAGTCAGCCCACCACCGAAAGCATCAAGGCGCTTGGATGCACCGGGCCGATCGACTACTCTGCAGACAACTGCATGTCTTCATGCGACACCATGTGCCCCGCAGCAAACGGCGGCGTGGTCAGAACTGTCGGACAGGCTTCTTGGACCAGGGATGCGAAGAGCGGCACCGCCATCGAGCGCAAGACGGTGTTTTTGAACGGCATCCAGACGTGCTCTGGCCGCATCAAGGCTGTCTGGGAGAAAATTTGAGCGGTGGACATGGCTCCGCCATTGCCGTTGTCCGCCCAGCGCAGCGTGCCTGATTCGCTCTGCTCTATTCGATCCGCTCAGACAGCTTTCGCGGCTGGTCGAAAGGATTAAGCGCTGTCCGCGGCTCTCCTGCTCGCCCAAGAGCAGCTCCGTCTCGCGCTGCAGGAGGCCGCGCCGCCCAATCCGGCGAGGCCGCAGCGCGCACAAACGTCCGCAGAAAGACCTCGTGCTCCAGCAAGATCGAGTCTCCTCCGACCCGGACCTGCACGAAGCGCGCGTCCGCGTCGACGATCTCGGCCAAGGACCCGACGTGCAGGAAAGGCAAAAGCCTGGGGTCTCGCTCGCACGCGCCTATGTCCGCCTTGTCCAAGGGCGCTATGCGGACCCAGGTCTGGCCAATCTCGACGGGCGCCGCCACTTCATTGAGCTTTCGCACGAACTCCGAGATTGCGTGGGCGTAGCTGGCTTGGTCGTATGCGTTCATGGCAGGGAGTGCTCCTGACTGGGTTCGGCTCCGCGAGAACTGTACCGCCGCCGGCCAAGCCGCTCAGCGCTCTCGAAATGTAAGCTCCCGCATGGCAACCTGTCTGGGCGTGTTCAGCCCGAGAAACCGGGAGCAGGGCTTGTGCTCGGTCGCCGAGTGCGAGAGCGAGGCTATGGGCAAAGCCCCCGACGACTCTCTTGTCGGAAGTCTGCTGATGTGCCAGGAGCATTTGGACGAGTACGCCTGGCTTGAAGTGGCGCGTGTGCAGGAGTCGTGACGCGAGCCATTCGTCTCGTCCGCCAATCAAATCTCAAGAGGCGCCAGTGCCAGAAATAAGCTCTGGGATTCTGACTGATCTCGGCCTGCAGTTTTGCAAGGAGAACATCGGACCGGCGCAGCCGTGCGACGCGCCAGCCGTGGTCTGGTGCGTGTCCTCTTCTACAGGCTGGATTCATCCCCGTTGCGCCGAGCACGATTCGGTCTATTGGCCGCTGCGACTCACTTGGGATGAGGTCTTGGTGGCGCTGGTGCACTCGGAGTGAGTCAGGTTTCGACGATGCGGCAGAAGTCGAAGGCTAGGTTCTCGCTCGGGTATCCGTGAGGATTGCACTCGATGCGCATAGAGCCAACTTCGTACGACATGCAGTCGTGCGTGTGGCCATGGATGACCAGCCGCGGCATGTGCTTGAGCACGAGCTCCTCAGCGTCGGCTCCGGCCCAGAAGAATGGGTTCAGCGCCGAGGAGGCATATGCTGGGGCAATTGACTGCCGGAGCGGGAAATGGTGCGTAAGCAGCACGTCGTCCGGCCTCAGCGTGGCCTCGAGAAACTTCATGTCTCGCTCATGCTCTTGCCACACCCAGGGGTCGAAGTCCCGAATTTGGAAGAAGTCATTCAGCCCGCTTCTTGGCGCGTTAGACGGCGGAAACCACAGTGTCGAGCCAACGATGCGAGTCCCGTCAATCGTGCACGTTCCTCGCTCCAGCCACGACAAGTTTGGGTGTCGCTCTGTGGCTATGCGTCTCACCTCGGCTAGCTCGGTTGGACTGGACGCATACAGATCATGGTTCCCGTTCACGTAAATGAGTCGAGGGAAGTGCTCGCAGGCTAAAGCTAAGGAAGCCAGCAGCATCGGGGCAGAGCTTGCATCTCCAGCCATCAAGCACACTTCCTTCGGCAAGGAACGGATCAACCCGCGACCACCATCGCGATGGAAGTCAAGATGCAGATCGCTGAACACGGCGAATTTAGGCATTTTCCGACTGTACACTGATGTTTTACGACTTTCGTCTTTAGGATTTGTCGGAGCAGCAAATTGAACCTAATCATTAAGTCGTGCGTCGGGTGTCCTTGTCTGTTCAGCGTGGAATTCCCGCCCATGAGCGGCTGTAGGTTGAGCGAAAGCGTCTCTCCTGACAGAAACTGCGTTCCTGCGTCGTGCCCACTACGGTCCGGCCCGGTGCAAATCGAGGCAGATCCTGCCCAGCTTCGGCCGGCAGCCGCGTCGGTCACCATTCCTCCGCAGTGTTCTGACTGCGGAGGAAGGGGGTGCATTTGCTGCACCAAGGATCTGTTGTGAAGTGCTTCCGTCCGCAGTGTGCATTGGAGGCCACGCGCGTCTTTCTCACAAATCATGACGACCGCAACATTTTGCAATACTGCAGCTCCTGCGCTGACATGATGACGCGGTTGTGGGACGGCAACTGGCATTTTGGCGGTCCAAACAGTCCGCCGCGGCACATACTGTGGGAGGAAATTAGCCCGGACGCCATTGCTGTGATTGAAGTGCACAGCGAGTAGCTCAGGCGTAATTTGTCTCGATGAGTTCCAAAACCGAAAGAGTGGCATGTTGCGAGTGCCGCACATCTGCGTTCGTGCAAACTGCGTTCGTCAAGCGCAAGCTTTGGCACCTGCCGCCTCCTGGGTGGCTTGTGCGCAATAGCTGCCCGTCTGGCGACGGGAATTTGTACTACATTTGCGGCGGGTGCGCAGTCAAACTTGGTGTTGAATATGAGAGAAACAGTGATTCGGTGCGTGGTGTGGAGCTGCAGGAGAAACTGCGAAAATCCGCAGCATGCAGTGGAGCAAGGGTGGGGTTGGTACAAGCCTCAGTGGGACGCGAGAACCGCCTGGAGATGCGCAGAGCACTTGGAAGGAAATGAGACGTTAGGGCAAGCGCCTGGGTTGTCAGAGAACAGCGCCGAACTGGAGTGAGATGATGAAAAGGGCAACCGGCTTCCATGCTTACGAGACAGTTGGCGGTGCCAATGTCAACTTGAGGGTAGTCAAAAATTTGAACTTGGCCTCGACTCAGTCCGCCATGCTCGAGCTGACGTTTGATTGTTGGAAAATTTTGGTCCGATGCTGCGGCAGCGAAGCCACCTTTTTCATGACCTTTGCTGACAAGACGGCTGCGCTCCTAAGGTTGCAGTCGGCAGATCCGCTTCGTCCCTACCAGATAACTGAAGCGCCCATTTGGCAATTTGCTCGCGTGCGCGGTGACTGGATAGTCGACAGTGTAATCAGCAGTGGCATAGTTGAGTCAAAGCTTATTCCGAGAAAACGGGGTTGGCTATGGCATATGGCGTGTGCCGAAGTGGGCGACGCTGTTGATCCGCGCTCTGGCAAAGTTTTGCCGTCCGAACGATCGCTGCTGTCGGGTCCTAGCAAAGTGCCGGACCGAGATTGGCCAGAATGGGATGAGTTTTCTCGACAAGTGGACTCAATGTTGGATGTGATGCACATTCACGAATCATGAGTTAATGTATGGCCATGTAACCCAGAGTGGCATTGCATGATGAATTATGATGGCACTGATCCCCCAATCAGTTGCAACATGCAAATTGCGTTAGGATCAAAATTTTAGTCAGACCCGTTTGCAAATTTTCGCCGCACGTGCTTACAACTGTATGCTAAAATTGTTAAAACTTGTCCTAAAATTGGCAAGGACCATACCATGAAAAAGGGCATCCCGATGGTCTGCGATGGTGCAGGAGGAGTGTGCGGGAAGCCGGCTGCTCGGTGGTTCGAGATGCTGTCCAGAGATGGTAAAAGAACATCGGCCAGGTGTCGCAAGCATGCTGCTGCAATGACATTGGAGGTTGTGGCCAACTGGGTCAATAAAGGCTATCCGATAGTTGAGAAGACCTTGGACGAGCTGATAATTGAGGAAGTCCAAAATTCATAAAAGTAACGGTCGACATGATGAAGCTCAAGGCAGTCTTGGATGACATTGAGTCATCCCTGGTGCTGACCGACAGGTGCAACCTAGTCCATCGTCTGTACGGCGGCGCCAAAGCTCGTATCGACGTACATGACGTCGAGTTCGACTTGGAATCTAGGTTGGTGATGATGAAGTTCGCCGCATATCGCTGCTCAAGCGGCGGCAGAAATTTGCCAATCAGCGGCGGGATTATCGACGCGCATAGGCCGAAGGCGCGGATTTTGGAATTCTTGGCACTCGCATGGACTGACAATGATTGGGTGGCGAGTAGTGGCCTGGCCAGCGACCAGCTTATCGGCCGCTGGCCCACGCTGACCAGTTTTGCTGGAATTGTGTGGGATGCCGTTTCGAGAGATTTGCACGCCAAAATTCGCTTCAGAGCTAACCGCCGGCTGCGTGACCAGATGGCGGAGGCAATGCGCGAAGGCTTGACGCCAGAAGATGTTCAGACAGTGTTCAATGAAGTTGTCGTGTCGGGGGTTCATGCATCCTGATGGTGACCAAATCGGAGTTGAACCAGGCCAAGCGTCTGAACCTGGTGGGTTTGCGCCGGCTGGCGGGATGGCTGCGCCTGCGGACGGATGGGATGTCGGACAGGCAGGTGGCGAAGCTTGTGTGGTGGCTGATGACTCGCCGCAAGAAGAAGGAGCGCGGGATGGCCTCAAGGCAGTGAATTTGAATGAGTGGAACGACAAGTGTGAGACGACTCGGGATCCGTCGCCCGACGAGTGCGACAACTGGAATGGCAATCCGGAGGATGGACCATGCGGATGCGAAGCCAGGCACTGGTTCCTTGTCAACTGTGGGAGCACGACGTACGTGGCGGCCAGGTGCCGGCTGCACGCGACCTCACTTTGTCTGGGACAATTCGCCAGCGTCGTAGAGATCGTCAGGACCCAATGGGACGCCGCACAAGCGATGATTCAAGTGGACTTGGCGTGATTGCCGACGAGTGGGCCCAGACAGTGGAAGCATACCAGCGTTCGGTGGAAGGATACTTCGAGCGAATCCGCGCCGAATCCGACGCAGTGCGGTGCGAAGCCAACGCGGCCGTGTGGGGTGGAGCCAGGTGCATCATGCGCTGCGGCCACGGCACCGCACACCACGATGGGCAGAAGACGAAGTTCTTTGCATCAGCATGAAATGTTCGCTTGCGAGAAGTTCACGACTCCTAAATCTTCAATTTTGGAGGCTGGATATGGACAAGACTGCTGCCATTGCCAAAAGAATCTCTGCCTACACTGGGCAACCAAGCCCAGTCGCTGCCGAATTTGCATACGAGCTGAATGGAGACGGTTGGGACGACGACGCTCTTGTCGACGAGATGCGAGACGTCATTTTCAGCGATCTGGAAGTCAACGTTCGGGTGGTGGACCAAGGCATAGGCCAGTACGAGTACTGGGGCAGTAGAGGACAAGACTCCAGCATTGGCATCGAAGAGGTGCTCGGTCCAGATGTGACCGTGACTTTCTCGTTTTCGCCTGCGGCAGGCGAACAAATGGCGCCAGAGCAAATGGCTGAGCTGTCAGCCGAGTTCATGGCGAACCTGCCTCCGGTGTTCGAAATGCGCGAGCAAGACGGGTTGGAAGCCTACGTCGCGTGGCGGCCTGGCAAGGTGGACGGCAACACAGCGGTGTACGAGTTCGTATACCCGGCAAACAAACTGACAGTCTAGCTCACCTCGGGTAGTGTGCTCCACATGGCACAATTCGGCTTGGCATGAAATCGTGCGTATCGTGCGGCGAGCCCATACCGCAAAGGCGCCTTGACGCTCTGCCGCGCGCCAAAACGTGCGTGGTTTGTTCGTCTGAAGACAAGAAATCGTTCGCCGATCTGCCTGGGTCGGCCACGGTACAGCACACAGGCGGACTGCACGAAAAATATTTGCACGAAGAGGACTTGGACTAGCGGCTCGCATCAGCAACGGCACGTGGCACGTGGCGCCGTGGAGTCATGAGCACAAAACTCTTTAGAAAATCGCATGCTCTGCGCAAGCTGCGCTCGGAGATTGCCGACGTCGTCAAAAATATGGCTTCGGATTCCAGTTTTGGGATCCGGAAAAAGTCTTGTACCACATTTGACCTGAAGCTTAACCGATCCAAAGTAGCTCGCGTCGTTGTGAAAATTCGCCATTCTACGGTGTGGGTCAGTGTGGAGGAGTCTGCTCCCAGCGTACACGATCTCTTCGCCGGGTGGACTACAGATGGAGTATTCCTGCCTGCATGCAGACACGAGCGACCGTTTCATCTATTTCACACCAAGTCCGTAAAAAGGTGGTTTGCCAACATTCTTCGGTCCATGCTCGAGCGCAACGTGTTGCATGTAATGTGCGAATGAGGGCGCTAGCTCTCACTAAAATTGGAGCCTGAGGGTGCACGTGAAGCCTCGACGGCGACGCTGTATGGCTCCCAGTCAAAGACTGTTCCAGCTTAATTGAGGCATCTACGGCGCCGAGCGTCCAACAAAGTGGAACTTTTGTAACATCGGTCGAGTATGACCGAGACGGAAGTTTTGCAGGGACTGCAGTTGGCTCAAAAACCATGGATAGACCGCAATTTTCCCGGTCATAAGCCGTGGCATCCGCTTCTCGGTCTTGTAGAAGAGTTTGGAGAGTTCGCTGCTGCGGCCAGCGACGAAGATAGGGTGGACGCTGTAGCCGACGTTGTCATATTTGCGGCAGACTACTGCACCTCGATGGGGTGGCATCTTGGCGACATTTGGCGCGAGTCCAGCTCCAGCAGCGCCGTAAGTTATGCTGAATCGCAGAAGCCAGAGACCGCTGTGCTGATCAATCTTGGGCGCCTGTGCCATGCGCATTTGAAGCAGACGCAGGCGGTTCGGACAGACGAAGACTGGCAGACAGAGGGACGCCAGGCACTGGCTAGACTATTCGCCTTGTTGCGAGTCATTTCCGGGGTTGACGTGGTGCAAGCGGCAAAGCAAACCTGGGATTCGGTCGTGTCAAAGCGAGACTGGATCAAGAACCCTGTCGACGGCTGACAGCATACCTAAAGCTTGCAGCATCAGGTATCGTGTTCCATGACGTCAGACTGCGCCATCAAAGACTGCGGCAAATGTGCGGCCCCCGGAGTCCGTTTGTGCTCGGACCATCTGGCCCAAGTGGACGAGGTTTTTCATTCCGCGTCAGATGTTGCATGCGCAGACCGCGGCTCGGACGGCTCGGACGACTGCTACGATGTTCATGTAGACGAGTACGCGGCCAAAATCAGCAGATCTGGACAAATGAGAAATTTGGCCACTGCGCTTGTGGACGCTGGTCTCAGATCGGCTCGCGAAGCTTTCCCTGACCTCAAGAAACTTCCCGACGAGATGACAGAAGAACTGACGTCGTTCATGGCGGTGAGCGTGGTGTCTGCAGTGATTCAAGAAAGAGCGCATTTGCTGGCTAGGGCCAAGATACTTGCTGACGTTTTGCCGCAAGAGCAGGCCGCCGGCATAGAGTTGGCGATACAAGAGGAGCTCGGAGCACTGGACGACGTACGCTGACCTCGGCGGCGAAACACGAACTGGTGGAATGGAACGTGAAGTGAACACTTGCGGAACTGTCAGCACAATCAGGCCCGGGACGACGTGCCAGAAAGAAACGGGGCACGAGGGCCTGTGCGGCAACGATCGCGTGATGTGGTGGGACGATGTGCTGCACCCCATGGAGCCGCGATTGTCAGGCCACGCTGCAGGCGACCTCGACGCACTGGAAAAAGTCAAGGCTGCAGCAAAGAAGATAGGCCATTTGTTCGATCATCCAGACGAAGTGCCGGATTTTGATCAGCAACTTGCTCAGCTATTGTGCGAACTGGACGCGGCATGCAAGCCTCTATTGCCGAGGTTCCTGAAGACAAGCTACAAGCCCCCGGTCGGAGATGCGAAATGACAGACTCTGAAGTCCTGCATAATTTGCGCAGTGCTGCGTTGGCTATTGGAACCGTGACTGGACCAGCACAAGCCTGCTCGCAGGTTGGCGAGTTTGCGGAAGCTGCGCTGGGCACGTTGGCTCGCATCAGGGAGCTCGGCGAAACAGCAAAAATCAGAGCTGACGAAGCGGCGGAGCGGCTAGAGCAAGCAGCAAGGCACACGTTCAGACCGTGATTTGGGCTTCTGGGAGGATAGTTCGGCCACACTGCGCCGGACGCCCTCCGCTGCTGGACCGCTAAGGCAAGTTGCAGCAGTGTCGACAATCCTGAAGCGTTCAAATTTCACCCTGCCGTAAATCTGCAGGTCCCAAACGTAATTTATTGGCAGATGAGACGCGGACCGCACTCTGTGCCGTTTGTGCTGGCAAGAGCGGTCCAGGATGCAAACCCAGATCTGCAGGAGGGTGACGACATGCGGGCGCTGTTGTTCAGTAATTTCCCCGACAGGTTCCTTCAAGATTCAGTCATTCCCAAGCTGAAGACTCGAGGTGTGTCGGTGGATAGAGTCTTGTCGCCCAGAGCCGCCTCATCCATCACGACTCCTGTGCCTGATGTTGCCACAGTGCTGTTCATGCACGAGCTTTCAAGTCACGGCGAAAATGATGCTGTGAAAAATTTTGCTGAGCGCGCCAATCTGCCGCTGATTTGCATCAGCCGCAAGTCGGCACTGTGGGGAGACAGACTCCCCAGCGTTCAGTCAGAAGTCAGAAGTGCCCCAGCGGTTGGAACACACATCGACACGGCTGCTACAATAGCTGCAGCAGAAGTTGTAGCAACGGTTGTAAATTCAAGCGAGACACCGGCCAGTGCGCCGCCAGACTCGAATACTGGAGACGAAAACATGCCATCGAACGCAGTCAAATCAGTGCCGAATGAACTGGTGGAGCACATGCTTCGCCATATGATCAAGATGCACGGCCATGGCACCTCATACGACGACATGGTGCCGGAGCTGCAACAGTACTGGAAGTCAGGGACGCTTGAGAGCGGCAAGCAGCTGCGCTCGTATCTTGACAACATTTACAGGCGCTCGAATTGTCCAGAGTTTTACAAAGATTGGATTGAAGCCGGGCGTCCGGCGAGCGACGCGGACGTTCAGGAGGAGCCTGAACCTGTAGAGGCCGCAGCTGAGGTCGCAGACCGGCGCGGCAAGCGCCCCATGTTCCTTCGCGCTTTGAGCGACAAAAATCTGGACAGGTTTGTGCGCAAAGTCACGAGCCTGCGCGACAAAGGCGTGCCGTACAAGGACATCTTTCCGGAAATTCGCAAATACTGGAAGGAAGAAGACGGGCCTCAAGACCCGGACCAGTTGTCGAAGTTCATGGCTTCCATTGCAATTTCGCCACGCGCGCCAATCGGATACAAGGCGTGGTACGACAGGGTTCGACGTCACGGGCCTGCGCCGAAAAAGATCCGTCGAGGCAAGACCGCAGAAACGGCATCGAACAGGGCCGCCGCCAGGACCGCCGCCAAGCCGCTGGCTAAAATTCAGGTGGTGGACGACGCCGAGCTCGCGCGCATTTACATGGAGGAAAACGAAGTGCTGAAGAAGCGCTTGGCCGACGTTCAGTCCTCCCAGCCAAAAGATGTCGCCTTGATCAAGGCGCAGCTCAGGGAGCTGTTCGCCTCGTGCCAGAAGCTCGTTGATATTGGCGCCATGGACGTGGAAGCCACTTTCAACATGGTTTTTCAATATCTCGACAGGGCGTGACCTGCCAGCGGCGAACTGCCGCGCATCTTGCACGTCGAAGCGCAAGGTTTTCTGCACAAAAGTTGCGAGCCGGTAGCGTCTTGAGTTTTCATGAGCGCTGCGGTGTGACGGAAGTGGAGGAGCCAACAGGGCTTATACTTTAGATGAGCAATGAATGCGGATGGAAATGGCACGTGCCTGATGTTATGTCTCAGGATGATGAAGCCGAACTCATTAGGGCGGCCAAAGCGGGAGACTATTGGTCCGCGGCCAAGCTCGTGCACGGTAACTTAAAATTGGTTTTGTTCATGGCGTCGGCGTACGCCAGATCCAGCGCAGACAGAGATGACCTGGTCGGAGCTGGTCTGCTCGGAGCCTGGATTGCAGCCAACAGATATGACCCATCCAGGGGCATGAAGTTTTGCACCTACGCTGCTTGGTGGATCCGGTCTGCAATGATGCAGCATATAAAGCAAAGCTGCAGGCTGTTGTCAGACTTCCCGAACATGACGCATTTCAAAAGAGAGTTGTGCCGGCAGTATGCCATGTCCGGCAAGGGTGCCTGGGACGACAGCGTGAGAGTCGCCGTGCAAGACCGTCTGGATATGAATTCTGCCAAGCTTGACGAACTTCTGGACGCATCCAGGTCGTACGCAACTTCCATGGACGCTCCGGTGGGGCAAGATGGGGAAGAGACTCTGGGCGACCGCATAAGGAACTACGACGCCGATCCCGAGGAACAGTGCATAGCCAAAGAAAACAGGGACTTCGCCCAGCTGTGGCTTAGAAGCGCAATGGCTTCGCTCACAGACCGCGAAGCCACGGTTATTCGCTCGATCATGTCTTCAGAGAGTTTGGCTGAGGCCGGCAAAAAGATAGGGGTCACAAAGCAAAGAGCCAAACAGATCGGCGATCGTGCTGCACTGAAGATGAGAAGGTGTATTTTGCAATATCAGGCAGACTGCCGCGAAACGCGCAGCTCGTGCTCGCAGCACAACTGATACAGTTTCGCGCAAATGCGAAGTCCGGCCAAGTAAAACAGTTCATGCCAGCTTACACCGTCCAGTATGTAGATGTAATACGAGCAAAGATAGTATCTGCTTTATCATCCAAAGATGTAGGCAGGAGTGAGAAAGACAGGCAGTACTGGCTGGTGGACAGTGTGATGTCTGAGATGAAAATTTCAGGCGCTGTGTTCGAGTACAGTATTTCCATAACTCGCGGCTGCAGCGGGGACTGTGTGACAATAAAATGGTCCCGAGTGTCCCCGACGCCGTGCCATACGATGGATGCGGACTTGGCTTCGCTGACGCGGGACTATCAGCATCTGCGCGATGTGATGGAGTCATGATTTTTCCGCCTCTTTATGACGTGACGCCATATTTGCACATCGAGGACGACCGGAGAATCAAGATTGCAATCGGGGTGGGGCCGCTGTACTGCCAATGCGACGGCATGTGGCTGATGCTGTCAGATTCGCCCGCAGAGATAGTGCAGCGCATCATGTTTCGCGTGGCCTGCGGCGTGCACAACGCCATTTGCGGCCAGGTGGGCAAGATCGAAGAAATAGACATGCTGGCGCGTAGGTATACGCTTGAACTGGAATACTCTTCAGCGGCGCGGCAGTGGCGACAGTCTGTGAAACAAATCACGGACTATCTTGCCGTGGCGCTTATTATGGAAATTTGACTGCATGAGCATCAAAGACGATCTTGCAACTCTAAGCACCATCCTCGAATATGAAGCCCTTGATGAATGGGAGAAGAAAGCTTTTGCTAGCATGCGAGACAAGCTAGACCAGGGTAAGCCATTAACGGCTGCGCAAAAGTCCAAGGTGGACGAAGCATGCAAAAGGCTGGACGTGGACCTGGACAGAAAAGCCAAAAATTTGTGGAGCTCAGGCAAAATTCCTGAGGGCAAACCGCTGGAGTTCCCGTACAGTTTGAACCGGCCTCTGAAACCTCCAGGTCGATGACCGACGCGGAGCTGGCAGCAGAGGCCGCTCGCTGGACGGGGCGAATTCTTCCTTTGGAGGGCTTCTTCACCCGGACCCGGGACGAGTTTAAGGACTGGATCGTATGGACTCTGCTCGACGCGTTCAGGTGCAAGCGAGTGCCGTTAGGCATGCCTCCGCCGCAAGTGCGGGTCATGGATTCGGCGGAAGTCCTGGTGGACGGCATCATGGAAGAAGACGAAGACCGGACCGTCATTTGGGTGAAGGTGACGCTGTGATTCCCAGGTATACACCTAAAGAATTCGCCGATCTGTGGTCCGACCAGACTAGGCTCGACACTTGGTTCAGGATCGAGATGTCTGCCGCTGCGGCCATGGAAAACCATGGCATCGTGCCTGCTGGCACGACAGACGTTCTGACGGCGGCTGCGCAGAATTTTCGCCCCGACCCGGCCCGCGTCGCGGAGCTGGAAGCCGAGACCCGGCACGACGTGGTGGCGTTCCTGCGCCACCTGGAAGAGAGTTTGGGGCCTGCCGCCAGGTGGCTGCACCACGGACTGACCTCTAGCGACGTGGTCGACACGGCGCTCGCTGTGCTGCTGGATCGGGCGTGCGCGCTGCTGTATCTGAGGTTGGAAGCTGTGATGTGCGCCCTGGCCGTGCGAGCCCGAGAGCATGCCGGCACTGCCATGGTGGGCCGCACGCACGGGCAGCATGCCGAGCCCACTACGTTCGGGCTGGTGCTGGCTGGGCACTTCCAGGAGCTGCAGCGGGCGCAGCACCATCTGCTGCAGGCCCAGCTCGGAATCCAAACAGGTACTATCTCAGGGGCCGTGGGTACCTACGCGCATCTCGATCCAGAGATCGAGCGCGAAATCTTGCTCGACTTTGGGCTGCGGCCGGAGCCGGTGCCGACCCAGGTAGTGGCCCGCGACCGGCACGCCGCCTTGTTTTGGGTGTGCGGCATGGTCGCGACAGGCCTCGAGAGGCTTGCTCTGGCATTCAGGCATCTGGCCCGCACCGAGGTGGCCGAAGTGCGAGAGAGCTTCTCCCGTGGCCAGACGGGCTCCTCGGCGATGCCTCACAAACGCAACCCCATAGTTTCTGAGCAACTGTGCGGACTGGCAAGATACGTCCGGTCCGCCGTTGCGCCGGCGATGGAAAACGCCGTGTTGTGGCATGAGCGCGACATTTCGCACTCGTCGGTCGAGCGCATGATAGCTCCGGACGTCACTGCTGCCTTGGCGCACATGCTGGACAGGGCGCTTCTGCTGGTGCAGAACTTGGTAGTGGACGAGGGCCGGATGGACTTGAATCTGCGGGCGACGTGCGGTTTGATCTTCAGCGAGTCGGTGATGTTGGCGCTCGTGAGGTCTGGCATGATCAAATCTCAGGCTTACAAAATAGTGCAGTCGTGCGCGATGTCTCCAGCGCCGTTTCGAGACAGAATAACTTCCCACCCGGAAGTGCTCGCCGCCATAGGCCCCGAGGGGGCGGCGCGCTGCTTCGACTTGAACTACGTCTTGCGCCACGCAGATTCAATTTTGCAGAGAGCATTGCCGGAAATTGTCGCGTGACTCCCGTACCAGCCGACATATATTCGTCTGACGTCAAGCGGGCGTTGTCTGTAGTCATTGACTTGGACGGCGTTGGCGAAAACTGTCTTCGCCGGCAGTCGGTGGAAACCGTGTGGGCAGAAATCAGGAAGCACGTCAACGAGACATTCTCTTTTAAATTTCAAGTGGTAGAACCAGGTTGGACCATTACCTTCGTGCTGGACGTCGGCTTGGACAGTTGCAGACTTCGATTGGCGCAGCGGTACGATTACCTGAGCGAGTACGAGCAAAAATACGTAGCGATCAAACAGACCGGATTTGGTGTTGTCTTGCCATGTCTCGACAGAATGTCGGCCGACGATTTGCTGCACGCTGTCGAGATCTTCCTTTTGGGAGACATGATGAACCAATGACGGGACCTGGCGAGTGTGGCGCATCCGAGACCGATCTCGACGAGCTTAAAGGAGCGATCGACGAAGCGGTGCGCAGAAGCTATGCGGTGGGTGGCGAGATGTCGGCCAAGCAACCCGCTAGAGCGCTTGCTGTTGTCTTGGCCGATTTGGACCCAGGCCTCGCAATACTCGAGGGCGTCCGTATGGTCGAGGACGACCCGGCCGAGGCTCTAGTGCGCGAAGTCATGGAAGAGCCTCAAGACGAAATGCATTCCGAGATGATAATGCGCGTAGCCATGCCACTGCGCTACATCCATGTTGACTTCTTGGTGAAGAAGTGATTTCGCGCAAGACGCTGCGTGAAGCGTTCGCCGCGATAGATCGGCAGACGCTCGTCTGCAGCAAAATTTGGATGGATCTGCAAACATACAAGGATATGGTGTGGGTGCCGTGCGAGCACTGCGGCGGCCTGCGCCATCCGGACCATCAGCATATGCCAGAGGACTGCGACGTGCACCGCGTCAAGCAGGTAATGAACTCATGACAGACTTCAAGAGAACTTCGGAATCGTGCGCCAGGACAGCTGAAATTGCCCGCAAGATTCGCAGCGGCGAGATCCAGGTGACCTACGTGCGGTCAAGCCGCATCAACGATCTCCGCAAGTGGATCAGCAAAGTCCTTGAAGCCGTGGGCCATCCAGAGGCATTTGTCACAGATCTGTCGATTTGTAGCGACTTTTGGGACCAGCACGCCAAGGAAGATGGGGCCAAAAATCTGAGCCGAAAGCTCGGATTCCGCGTCGCGCCGGGCGACAGAGTTGTCGACGTGGCAGGCAAGCTTCGGTTGGAAAGTCTTCAGTGAACTGCGTGCTGTGCGGCAAGAAGGACCCTGGTTTTCCGCAGTGGTGCGAAATTTGCGGCAGGCCGCACCAGGACGCGGTCGAGCTCACCCACAGCTGCAAGGTTGCGGCGATGTGCCGCGGATGCGCCATTTGGGACCACGACTGCAACGCCGACCCGGGCATGACGACGAGCCGGGCAACAGATCCGCTCGAGCCGACGCCATGCTGGCCGGTTGAAATGTTCTAGTACACTGCGTTTTTCATACCCTGGCGTCGTTGCATGACTACGACCATAGGCGTGATGAAGCAGGTGTCGGACCAGCCTGGGACTGTTAAAGCCACGGCTTTGCTGAGTTCCGACGTCGTGCTGCCCGATCCGGTGTGTGAGCTGACCAAACCTGACGTCATGGACCAAGTGTATAGGGCGCTTGGCATAGGCAAGGAGTACTTTGTCGCGAACTTGTTCCTTGTGCAGGTGTCAAAAACCAGCACCGGCGTCTTCGGGTACAGTTTTGCGCTCAAATTCGCCAGACCAGGCGTGCAGCTGGATGTGGCTTCAGGACCCCAGGGAGACAGAGGGGATAGGGGACCGCCCGGCCCCAAAGGCCCTCCTGGCGAAAGAGGGGATAAGGGGGACTCCGGCGAACCTGGCATTCCCGGGGCCACCGGAGACAAAGGCGACAAAGGAGACGTCGGGCAGCAAGGGCAGCAGGGTCTGCCTGGGCAGCAAGGTCTGCCTGGCGACAAAGGCGATCAAGGCGACCCAGGGCCGCAAGGACCCCCGGCGAACGGACCAAATTTCGCCGAGATTGTGCTCCTAGCCGGCAAAGCCTACGCCGCCACCGTCGTCTACGAAGTTCTCGGTGCGACCACAAGCTTCGATCCAGCCAGTTTGGGCACTGGCGCTGTGTCCGCAACTTTCAAAGCTGCAGTGGTGGTGCCAAACGGAAGCACTGCTCTCGTGCAGCTGTATGACTTCACGAACCACAACAGCCTCACCGGCGAGCTTGGGCCGTTTGCAGCAGACACCGAAATCAGCCAGGCCGTGGTGCTTGCTGCGGGTTCTCAGCAGCTGGAAGTTTGGATGTGCACGCCAAACAATGCTGGCGGGGCGTGCTGCTGCATGAAAGCTTGCCTGCGTGTCGATTTTTCGTGACAACAAGCACAACTGAGGTTTTTCACCAAGGCGACGTGACATGACCGTTTATGGAAAAATCGAGTGCTATCTCCCAAATTTGTACAGCACGCTGGGTCTCCAGGGCACTCAAGCAAGAATGTGGATGAAAGCCACGTTCCAAGCGATGGAGCATTTCAAAAACCTAGGGATATGCGAGCGCATCGCGTGGTTCAAAGGGTCTTCAAACCTCGTCGGCACGGGTTGGCCAGTCAACCCAGGGTCCGACTGGCCGGACGAGGCCAACCCTTTTGGTACCAATGCTTGGTTCCTGTACAGGTTCCCGCCCAATGCCGGCAGGTCCTGGCCGTGGTATCTCCATTTCCAAGTGAGCGGATATACCATAAACTTCGGGGCAGTAGATCATCCGGCTCTCATAAACGGTGGCGTGTCTAATAGGTACAACCTATTCGGATGGCAGATTGCCAGGGGCATAGGAAGCACAGCCAGCATTTGGAACGGCACCACAAACAACGACGGCACGGATATAAAAGGCAGCGAGCCATACTGGAAGATCCCTGCTGGAGGCACCCGCGTGGCCGTGCTGCCTAGAAGCAACGGGCTTGGTGGAGCGCACGCTGCCTCCAAAAAGAACATGGGTTCTATAGTGAATAGTGACTCGTATTATCCATACCGCGTCAGTTTTTTGACTGATGGTGACGCCGTGGTGTGCGTGTTTTCAGACAATGCAGGGTCAAGTTACGGATTCAGCTACCTTGGAGCCATTGTGGAAGAGCCAGACATGAAATCCGCTGGCGGCGTCATGGCTATGATCACCAACAACTCTCCGCCAATTTCAGTTGCTACTGACTTTGGCCCAATCAACGGCCTGGATCTCGGAGGAGGCATGGACCTACCCGGAGACCAGGAGCGCATGGCGAGGATAGACCGCCTACAAAATGTTGGCGCAGCCGGCACCATACCCACATATAGCCCGAGCAAAGTATGGACTCCTGGGCCCAATAGAATGAACCTGTGCGACATTCCTTTGCTTTGCTCCGAGGCGTACCAAGGCATTGTAGGAACGCTCAGCCCTGCGCTGGTGAGAGAAACTTACAACCACATGAACCACACCATGGACGGCAACCTGAGGCGAGCCGTTTTAGGTTCGTCTTCCGCAGCTCAGCCCATGATGGCCTTGGCCTGGGATGGCGCAAGTGTTCCCGGCACCAACGCGACCAGAGCCGGGATTGACTTTCAGCTATGACGATCGTCATCGACGACTGGGACATGGAGGCTCTCACAACCGCGTCTTGGACTGCGGACGGGGCCACGCTGGAAAAGCGCACAGACACGCCGTACGCCGGCGTCAGGTATATGCGGGTCACGCACACCGGCGCCACGTACGGATATGCGAAGCAGATCAAACTCGTCAACGGCCGCACTTACCGCATAAGAGGCGCGTGCCGATCAGACGGCACACGGCTGCCGCAAATTTGGCTGCAAGGCGTGCTGGCGTTTGAGGGCAGCACATCCACCGACTGGCAGCCAATCGACGTGATTCAGACAGCCAACGGCACCACGTTCTACATAGGCGTGTATCAGCAGTCAGGCGGATACTCTGACTGGGACTCTCTTGCTGTGGAGGAGTGGTCCATAATCGACGCCAGCCAGCTGAACCCTGTGGTGGCGGATCAAACCAAACTTGTGCGTGCTGCTGCTCCGGCGCCCGTAGTGACGTACGCCAAGCGGGCTTGGAGGGTGGAGTCCGGCGCCTACGTTTCCTGGGAGTCTCAAGACCCTGCAGCCCCATATCCTGGCGGAGGCATTATCGTGCCTCCGCTGGGCACTATCGTGCATGTCAAAACAAGCTGACTCCGCGGCTTCTATTGAAACCGACACGGCGAGATGCTGAAGGTCGGAACGATCAAACAGGCGTCCGATGAGCTCGACACTTATCGGGCTACAGTGATAATCACGTCAGATGCAGTTTTGCCAAACCCGGCATTGCAGTTTGACGACCCGGCTGTGCACAACCAAGTCTACGGCACTCTCGGCATTGGCAGAGAGTACATGCTGACGCAAATCATACTGACTAGCGTCACGACTGCTCACCAGGTATGGGAATACACGTTTGCAGTCAAGCTTGCCAAAGCGGGCTCCAGACTGAGCAGCGTTCAGGGCCCTCCTGGAGTTCGAGGCCAGAGAGGACCCCTCGGACCGCCAGGGCCTCGCGGAGAACCTGGCTTGCCGGGGGACAAGGGAGACAAAGGAGACCCAGGCGGCGCGTTTTCGGCCGGCGGCGACTTGTCAGGCGACGACACCATTCAAACAGTCGTTGGACTGCAAGGTGTCGGATTGTCGTCCGACAGTCCTTCGCCAGGGCAGTCTCTGGTGTCGGATGGGTCTCAGTGGCTGCCCTCCAACATCGAAGACGTCAACTGCGTGGGAGGGTTCAGAGTAGTCTTTGACAACGCTGAACGAGACAGCATACCGGAGACTCTTCGCAAAACTGGGATGTTCTCTTTTGTTGCGGGCACGTCCAAGCTTTGGCGGCTGGCGTCGCCGCCTGGGGACCCGCTCTCGTGGGTGGAGTGGGACCCTCTGGCCGCCGGCGCGGACTATCAGCACCTTGAGTGGAGCTCGGGCGGGTGGCAAGCAGTTTACGACATTTTGCTGAGTCCAGTCGCTGCAGGGGACAGATACTTGGGTCCGCTGGCTTCGACCAGCGACTTGCTGGGCAAGAATTTCGTTGTCGCCGGCGGTGCCGGCGGTGCGGCGTTGGCGACCGGCGGCGGAGCGGGCGGGTTTCTCACAGTCCGCGGCGGCGCCGGCGGCGCCGGCACTGCGGTCCTCGGTGCTGGAGCTGGAGGCGCAGTTGTGCTGGCTGCCGGCGCAGCTGGGGTGGACGGCGGAGCTGGAGCAGGAGCTTCAGGAGGGATAATTACCCTTGTTGGCGGCAACGCCAGCTTGGGAGGAACTGCTGGATCCGGCGGCGAGGTGTCGATTTGGGGCGGCGCAGGCAACGAGTTTGGAGGCGACGTTCTCATAAATTCTGGCGACGGAGGGTCTGAAGCCAGCGGAAGCATCACGCTAGCTATCAGCGCAAATGGAGCTTCCAGGGGCAGCATCCGCCTCCATGGCGGGTCTGTGTCTATCGGAGACGGCGACAGCCTTCAGTTCAACTACTCCACCAAAATTCTCAGCGCTGTCGGCGCAGCCAATGTCAACCTTCCGAACAACGCCTCTGCCAGATTCCAGATAGAAGGCTTGTCGGTCAGTGCAAACGTGACTTCGGCTGGTTTGGGCACGCTGACCGCCGGTCCGGCGTCAGACGCCACGCTGCTGCACACGCATGCAGGACCAGCAGTTGAAACATCCGGGGAAGTTGGCGTAATAGAAGTTGGCGACGTTGTGCACACAAACTCTGATGATGACATGGTGCTGTCGCAGTCCGGCGGCACTTTGGCTGAAGCTGTGGCGGTCGGAGTCAAGAGCGGAGCAAACTTGATGACGGTGGCCGGGGTTGCTGTGTGCAACATGGATGCTGGGATATCCACAAAGGGCGAGGTTTTGTACCTTGCCACCACTCCGGGCAAAGTCACCCACGCAATTCCTGGATCCGGACATGTGACTGTTGTCGGATACGCAAAAACATCTTCAGCTACGCCTCATGTGTACTTGCAGCAGTCAAGACCAATAGTGATGTAGGCTGCTGTCGGTAACGTCCGTCACGAGGAGCCGAGGCGCTCTTTGTGATGCTCAAGACGTTTGACTCGGGTATGGTGTTGACATGACAGCTGCAAATGAGACAAAAAACGACCTGGAAGAAGCGCCCGCCAAAATCAGAGTTAAGGACGAAGATCAGAAGATCATAAAAGAGATCAATCAAGAACTCTCGCGGGCCAAAATGGAACTGGCCAACATTGCTGCGCAGGCAGAGTCTTTGGCTATGCAAAGAGCTCAAGCAGCGCAGCAAGTGATCAGTCTGGACAGGAGCCTGTACGACAGGATCAAGAAGACTGCTGCAGAGTATGGGCTGAATCCGGACGAACGCCCTCTGGACTTCGACATCTCCACCATGACCTTCACCAGGATTTAGTTCGAGTCAGGCTGTTTATCAGGAGGCCTTAGTCAGGAGGCCTCATGGTAACCATTTCCGGCGTAAGAGTGGCGCGCAATTTCGGGTGGGTGGAAGACCCGCCGGACGTCAGGGATCTGCCGTTCTCGGCCAGTCCGATGTCCGCTTGTGCGACTGCCGATTCAAAAATCGTCGACAATTCGCCGTACTTCAAAGACATTTCCAATCAGTTCAGTTTGCCAGCATGCGTGGCGAACGCTGCCGCGGACATGTTGGAGGCCGCCTTGGTGCTAGACAAGGTCTCGGCCGGCATGCCGCTGGCAAACGCCAGAGCGTCCACCCCTGACCTGTCCAGGATGTTCGTGTGGTGGAATGCAAGAAACGAAATGGACCCAAACCAGACAAACAATCCAAACTCTGGCACGTACAACAGGTTGGCTATGGACGTAGGGGCCAGATTCGGCGTGTGCACTGAGGCCCGTTGGCCCTATGATCCGCTGAAGGCCACCACCAGGCCGTCCATCATGTCGTACAGGGAAGCCTTCGTCAACACGTTCTCGTCTTTTTACAGCATAAGCGGAGAGGGAGACGCCAGGCTTGCGTCGGTGCTCCAGGCTTTAAACTCCAAGCACAATGTGCTGTTTGGCACCGCACTGGCAAACTCGTTCCTATCTTATCCGGGAGGTGTAGCCCGCCGACCTGGCGCTTTTGACTACATAGTTGGAAGACACGCCATGGTCATATGCGGTTGGGATCCAGGCCGCCAGGCGTTCAAGGTCAGAAACTCTTGGGGCACCGGGTGGGGCGAGGCTGGCTACTGCTGGATGCACAAAGACTATGTAGACTGGTCCGGAACCAAGTCTCTGTGGTGCGCCACTCGAGGATCTCTTTAGGATTCTCATTCCAAGTGTGGGCATGTGGTCCACAAATCGCGCCTTCTGCGCATCAGTGTTCGTGCTAGTGCAAGCATGCGCCAGTCACCCCGGGCAAGACCCGGCCCCGCACATTGTTCCGCAGTCATCTGACCAGTGCGCAGCCGCTTGCGAAGCAATGAACGCCAAGCTTGCTCCAGCAGATGCCGGTCCTGACGTCGTCGGATGCGAAGAAGGCAAACCGGTTGTGTTCAAGGATGGCGGATCGGTGCAGTGCGTGGACTTCTGCGTCTACCAGCACAATAACGGAGTTGCCTGGAACAATGACTGCATAGTCAAACTGGCGCAGACTTGCGAAGATATAGAAACACTGTGCAACCCGCCGAAGTGATTCGACCGCGCAAGTCTGTGGAGGCCCGGCGATGTCTAGATTCAAGTATGTTGGCGAAAAACCGCGCAAAGGTTTCGTCAAGAGCATGGGTCGGCTCAAGAAGATCCGAATTCCGCTCAAGGATGGCACTGTGGCGGAGTTTTTGCCTAAGAACGGTGAGTTTTTTCCGCCAGGGCAGGACATTGGATACGACATTGCAGATGAATATGCCGTCAAACTGATGTCAGTAGACTCTCGTTACATGAAGATCCAATAGTTCCCGCCTGGAGATCACGGCATGTCAAGTTATCAAGCGTTGGTGTTTAAAGGCGCGATTTCCAGGATCGGGGCCGATGTACTCACGTTCGAAACTGCAGACAGTGCAGGATCCACTTTGCACATCGGCGACGCTAACGCTGCCAGTGTGCGCATCGGCGGACACGCGAACAGTCTGTCTGTGTCCATAGGTGGTGCCAACACGTCAGTGGTGGATATTGGCACAGGCTCCGCCAACAAAACGATCAGCATAGGCAGTGCCGGAGATACGGTCAATATAGGGGACGAGCTCGGTCCTCCATACAGCATGTCTGTAGTCGTCCACGGAGACTTGACTGTTCGCGGCATCCAGCACGTCATTGGCGACACCACTTTTGACGAAAGCATTGTGCTTGGAGACGGCGCAGGAGATCCGATAACTGTCAACGGCACCATGTCCTGGAACCTCGGCAAGATGGGCGGAGCCATTCCGTTCTCGTCCGGCGGCACAAGAGGACTTACTGTAGACAGCGCTGCTGCTCAAGGCACAAGTCTTACACTGTCTGCAGGTTCGTCAAGCGGCAGCACCGGCGGCAACGTGGTTTTGACTCCAGGCAGCGGAGTCAATTCGGCTGCATGTGGTGACATTGTGTTTGGCCAGTCAGGCGCAGCCAGCGCCAACGCTTACCAGATTCTTGCCAACACTGGGGTTTCTCCGTCAGCAGGTTTGCGGTACGACAATCTTGACGCAGTTGGACACAACACCTGGCAGATCAGGTACGATGGGGACTCCAATTGGTACGACGTTCTGACTACTAACAACTCCGCACAAGTTCCTGTCGGGGCGGCTGGTGACATCCTGCAATTCAGCGGCAGCGTTTGGTACGCCACCAATCCGAGCGCTCTGCATGGGGCGCATACCACGTTCGGCTTTGCCGACGGCGACAGCCAGTGGAGCATAACGCTGGCCGGCCAGACGGCCGAATCCGAAAACGCGGCTGGCGGAGCGGTCAGTTTGCTGGGCGGAGGCGGGTCGACCGGCGGCGCGGTGCAGATCACCGGCGGCTCCGGCGCGACCGCGGGCGGCAACGTGGCCATCGCGGCCGGCACGGCTTCGACTGGCAACGGCGGCAACCTGACCTTGGCGGCTGGGGCGGCAGGCGGGGGCGGTACAAGTGGGTTGATCTTGATTGGCAACTCAGGCACTTCCAGCATAGCGCTGGGCGCGACCAACACCTGGTCGCTGTCGGTGCCGGGAGGGTTGCTCGGCGCTTCTGGGGCGGCCAACATCAATCTGCCGAACAACGCCTCTGCCAGATTCCAGATCCAAAGCGCTGCCGTCAGCGCGAACGTGACGGCAGCCAACCTTGGCACGCTGACGGCTGGCGTGACTTCCGACGCCGCCCAGCTGCACACGCACTCGGCCGTTCCCGTCCCCACGTCAGGCGAGACCGGCACTGTCGCGGTGGGCGACGTCGTGTACATCGACAGCAGCGACAACATGGCGAAGTCTCAAGCCGACGGGACGGCCGAAGAGGCCGTGGTGGTGGGGGTCAAGGTGGCGACCAACGCGGTTGCGATGACCGGCGTGGCGACGTGCAACATGGAAACCGGTACCGCCACCCAAGGGTCCGCGCTGTACCTGGCCGATACGGCCGGCAAGGTCAGCCACGCGGCCCCTCCATACGGGTTCGTCACGTTCGTCGGCACGGCCAAAACGGCTTCCGCCACCCCGCTGGTTTACCTGCAGCCGGCGCGGCCAGTGGATGTGCGGTCCGATCTGTGGACGCCCAGCATGCTGCCCGGTCTCGTCATAGGCTGGGAGGGCAGCAGCGTCAACAACGTCGTTCTACCCGGCCCGGTGCCCGCGCTGGTGGACGGCAACATGGAGACGGCTGGTGTCGGAGCCTGGACCTCGTACGCCACCACGACTCCGGTCAAAGACACGTCCATCAAGCACAGCGGCACCCAGTCGATTCGACAGGACTGGGTGTCGGGCAATGGGGGGATCTACCAGAACGTTCTTACGACAGGCCTGTGGTACCGCGTG